CTTGAAGCACTGCCGCCTGGTGTGCCGGGTCGGCGTCGGCGAGCATCTGCTTCTGCAACGACACGATGTCGCGCATCCCGCCCAAACCGTTCTGACGTTGAAGTTCGTGCTTCAGAATGCTGTCACCGACCTGATGAAGTTTTTCGGCTTCGAGCTTCTTGATCATCTCAGCTTCGAGCGCCGCGGCGTTTCGCCACTGCTGCACGGCGAGTCCGCCGATACCGCCAACCGCTGCGCCGCCGAGGCCGCCCATGAGCGCGCCGCGGCCCGGGCTCTCCTGGTCACCCCAGGCGCCGAGCGCGGCGCCACCGAGGCCGCCAATACCCGCGCCGATCGTGGCCGGGTGCGAGAGCCACGCGGGAGCCGCGGTCTTGGCGAGCGCGAGCAGGTCGTCGACAGCGCTCTCTGCATTCAGTTCGTGGAGGGCCTGCGCGTCCTTTTCGCTGAGTGACGAGTCTGCGTCGATGGCCTTGTCCACGGCCAGAGCCGAAGCGAAGCCGACTGCGAGCAGATCGAGGTCGACACGCTCCTGAGCGCTGGCGGTCTTCAGAGGTTCGACCGACGTCTGGGTTGTGAGCGCGGACTCGTGGCCGATACGGGCGGCCATCTTCGCCAAGCCGACGGCCTGTCCCGAGCGATCCGACACCGCTGCCGCTTTCATCTGAGTCCAGAGCGAAAGCTTCAGCAATGCCGTAGCACTCGCGCCAGCACCTTCGCCTGCGAGCTTTTCGGACGCCTCTTCGAGGCGTGCGATCTTGTAGAGCTGGCGCAAGAAACTCACGGAGTCACCGCCTTGATGTAGCTGGCGATGCCAGCTCGGATCGACTTCTCTGCCTCACGGTTTTCCGCCATCTTCAGCGTCACCGCGAGTGCGGCGGTCCGGAGGTTCCAGTTCTCGGGGTACGGCTGGCCGGCCTGCTTGAGCAGGTCCGAGGTCACGACGTGCAGGCCCCGAGTGCGGACCGCGTGCGTGATACGTTCGAGGGGGGTGCTCATACGTTGACTCCGATCTTGCCGCGCGAGGCCTGAATGTTCTTCTCGGTCTCGGCGAGAAGCTTAATCGTGGCGAAGTCCACCTGACCGCCCATCACCACTGCCTGGCGAAGGAAGTTCTTCACCGAGGCCGGGTCTGCGGTGAGCGACGGGGCGAACTGCTTCAGGGTCTTGTAGGCCGACATGACGATGTCGGGGGTTTCTTCCATCGCTCGGGCGAGGACCGGATCGGTCTGAATCGCCTGCTGGAACACGTTCTTCTGACGCGGTTCCAAGTACAGCTTCCGATTCAGGATGTCGAACGCCTTGTTGATCGGCGTGGCGAACAGCTGCTGCGCCACGGACTTGATCACCGGTTCGCCGAACGACTTCATCGCCGTCTGACCAAACGTCTCGGGCCCGGCAGCGGTCTTCTGAAGCAGCTTCCGCTGGGCGAAGTCGTCGTAGCGCTTCGAGCACTCTGCGATCTTGGCGTCCCAGGCTTCCGCGAACTTTCGAACAGGTGTGCTGGCGTCGTGCTTCATGGCTTCGATCTGGTTGCGAACTTCTTCGGCTTGGGGGCCGGCGTGGATCGCTCCACGAACGGCCCCTGCGCCAGCAATCGCTACGCCGGTAGCCTTCAAGGGGTTCTTGGCGATCAAGTTGGCGGCTCCGCTGAGTACGCCGGAGGTCTTCTCGGTCTTCACCGGGTTAACCTCCCACCTTCCGGACCCCGATGAGGCTCCGGAACGACTCCATCTTCTTCTCGACGGTCTGGCGAGCGTTTTCGAGCATCGAGTGCTCTTTGCGCGCTTCGGCCGCAGCCTTCACGAGGTCGGTGGCAGGCGTCGGCTCTGCGTAGATTCGATCCCGAAGGGCCGCAACCTTCTCGTTGGTGAGCGGCAGAACCGGTTCACCGCGCATACGGCGAAGCGCGTTGATCTCCGGCACGACCGACAGGCCGTGCAATGAGACCGCGGCCTTCTCGAACTCGGCCGCGTGAGCCGGCGTCCAGGTGATCTTCCGGCTCTCGTCGAGAAGACCCTGCATGGCATCACGCCACGCGAAGCGCGCTGACGCGATCTTCACGTCGACCTGGTCTGCGAGCGTCTGGAGCTTGAGCAGTTCCATGTCGGGACGACGCGGACGGAGAAGATCGACGGGCTCGACCGAAGCCTTCTTGTACGTCCCCGACTCCTTCGGGAGTGGTCGACGGACTTCGTCCATCGCGTCCTGGAGATCCGGGAACGCTTGCGCGGGAGCGGCGTCACCGGACGCCGTCTTGATGGCGGTGCTCACCATCGCCGCGGCGTCTCCGTGAAGACGGCGAATGACTTCGTTCTCGCTGGTCAGCTCGAATTCGACGTTGCGGTCCGGAGCGCTCGCGGCCTTCATGCCCGCGAACTTCTCTTCCCACGCACGGATGTTTGCAACGCGCGACAGACGGCGGATCTGTTCGGGGTTGAGTCCGTTCTGACGCGCCGTCTTCTCGACGAGATCCGTGAGGCTCGCGCCGTTCTGGCCCTGTCCGGCATTGAACGTCTTCGCGATCCGCGTGGCTTCGTCGTCGTACTTCTTGTTGTCCCAGAACGCCATGTGGTCGCCTCGCTCAGTGATACAGTTCGCCCGGCTTTACGTCGAGTTCTTCGATCGTCGTCGTGTGGTCCTGAGTCAACAGGGCCAGCTTGAGTTCTTGCAGTGCGTTCTTGCCGTCCTGCGGTTCCGTTCGAAGAAGTATATTGGCCGTCGACATCGCCGCCCGGCCCCATTCCAATGCGGTGCGCGCGATCTCCGTGTCGAGACGCTGGCCCCGGTGTGCCCGTGCGCGATCGATCTGATCTGCGAGCAGTTCTTGCAATGCTTCTTTGGGACTGACCGGCACTTGTTCGCCGATATGAAACGAGTTCGCCAAAGAGCGGAAACCTCGCTTGCAGGCGAGGTTGTAATACGCTCGAATCTCTTCCGGGACAGCGAGCATATTGATGTAGTTTTTGACGTCCAGATCATGTCTGAAAACGTCCCGGTCGAAGAATAGGTGCCGGTACGCCGACACAAGCGGCACCGACATCGAGAGCGAGCTGCTGATCTGCTCGACGGGGGCTTTTGCGAGCAAAAGTGCATTCACGATGTGCCGGTCTTCGGGGTGGGTGAACAGCTCGTAAGCGTCATCCACCTCCGGGATCGGAGATTGGCCCGTGGTCAGCAGTTGGAACAGGGACATCTCGTCAGGGTGATCGCCCTGATAAGGGGTCCGGGTCTGTACCAGCGTCAGGACGCGCTGGGCGTTGTGGTCGGGTTCACGTCGCGGCATGAGTTACCGCGCATCTGCGTAGTCCGGAGCGCGGTGCTGACTCATCTGCTCGACCTTGAGCAGCGTGTCGCCCAAGCCCCTCACGAGGTCCCGTAGCTTCTGTACGGTCATCGCGAAGGACTCCTGCCCGAACTGTTCGCGGATGACGTCCTCCTTCATGTTGAAGAGAGTCAACAGACGGCACAGCGCGTCGAGCGCCGTCTCCATCTTCGGCGTGTACGCCTGCGCGAGTTCCATCGTTCCGTCGTTCTGTGCGAGCGACGCGACCGCAGCTGCATCGAACGCATTGGCGTCCGAGAGGCCCGCTGCGTCTTCCATGAACTGCGGGTTGATCGACTCAGCCACGTTCTGTGGCGTGAGCTTTTCAGCCGTCATGCGCGCCATCGGAGGCGGAGGCGCTTCCATCGGCATGCCGGTATTTGGATCGATTTGGCCCATGTTTGGATCGGTTTGGCCCATGCCGCCGTTCGGGTCCATGCCCGGGGCCGGCGGCTGTCCGCCTGCGTCCGGGGAGTTGGCCGACGGAGGCGGTGGCGCGATCATCTGAGCCGCGAGCGGAGCGGCCATCACGCCGGCGCCCGACGCCTCGATCTGTTGCGCGCGAGCCGCGACCTGCTGGAGCAGCTGCATCTGCTGCGCGAGCGAGTCCTGCTGCGACTGGAGCTGCTGGAGCATCTCCGCCGCGGCGAGTTCGATCGACGTCGGCTGCGGCGGCCCCGGAGGCGCCATCATCGACGGGTCCATGGGCATCGCGTTCGGGTCCTGCGCCGGGGGCGCGCCGCCGCCACCGCTGCTGCCACCGGACGACTTCTTGCTCGAAGAATCGTCTGCAGCGAGCTTCGCAATTACGGCCTTGTTCACCGCCCAGAGGTCCTTCGCGGCACCCCGCTCTTCGGCGATCTTCAGCACGTATTCCGCGTGCGGCAGGCAGATGTCGTAGGTCTCGGCCACTTCCTTAAGCGCCGCAGCCTTGGTGAGCGCAGGTCCGCCGCGGCCCACGTAGAAGCCGTCCGCCTTGCCCACGACGTGAATCGAGAGCGCACCGGCCGTCTTCATCTTGCCTTCGATGTGCTTGAACGCACCACGCGGTTCGTTGCAGATCTCGTTTGCGTCCATCCGGTCCGTGACCTTGATGAACTTGTAGTTCGACGGAACGATCAGCGCGTTCTGGTTGGCCGGGAAGAGGATCGTCTTTCCCCGCATGCTCGGGTCGAGAGTGACCTTCGTACCCGCCATCTGCAGGATCTTCCGGCCATTCGCCTCGCTCACGCGGTCGACGTACTCGCAGCTCGTCGCACGAAACGCGAGCCCAGTCGTCGAGAGCAAAAAGCCCTTGTCGGCCGAGCGCGGCGTCGAGCCGTTGCCGATGAACTTCTCGCACTCGGCGTGCGTCGAGAGTACCGGCTCTGCCATCAGGTGATGGGTTTCACAGTACCGACCGTCCTTGAAGACGACGAGCCAGCTCTTCTTGTGGTGCTTCCCGTACGAGCCCCGCCCTTCGTTGGTGTGGTTCTTCTTGTCGAACTTGTGCGGGCCCCAGGTGTCGTGCACCGGGATCGGGTTGCAGAGAACCAGCGCGATTTCTGCGCTTCCGTTGCTCAGGTAAACCCGGTAAAGGCCTGAATGTCCGGGCTCTTCCATCTGGATGGAGCGGTCCGGGGTTTCGATTACCGCGCCGGTCTCCTTGCGGTAGTCCTTCGCGTAGAACCCCTTCACGCGGATGATCGAGTAGGCGTGACCTGCCTCGTCACCGAACATCTCCTTGAGCTTCGTCGACTTCGTGTTCTTGTCGGCCACGAGGACGTTGCCCTTCGTCGGCGACTTGAACTTCTCGTGACGCTGCTTCTCTTCGCGCATCGCCGTGTTCTCGGTGACGCCCGCGGTCTTCGCCGTCAGACGCAGTGCGCGGCCGAGGCGCTCGCGTCCGAAGACTTCCACCGACTTCTGGAAGAGGCTGGCGTTCTTCGCGAAGAACATCAGCACGCCCTGTTTCACCGCGTCGGGGGCCTGTTCCAGCATCTGGGTGAAGGCCGGTTCGTCCTTCGCCGAGGCGTAGCTGTAACGGCCCGTCGTCGGAGGTACGACGAGGTTACGGATGTCGACATCCGTCGTGAGAGTCTTCGGCGGCTGCACCGGGTGACCCAGTTCGCCGATGGCGCCCTTGGTCGCTTCGTTCAACCACTCCGGATTGAGCGGGAGGTAGCGGTCGAGACGCTTCGAGTAGAAGACGTCGAGCGGCTTCACTTCGTTGTTTGAGAAGACAGCCGGAACGTAGAAGACTTCCTGGTTGTGATCGAGGATGAAAACACCGATGCCGGTGCCTTCATCAGGGTCGGTCTCCAAGATCTTCAACGTAACGATCTCGTTCACGAGGTCGGGGAACATCTTCCCGAACGTCTCGTACGCTCGCTGCGTGAAGCCGTCGTTGAACAGCTCCTGGACCTGCGCACCCTGGTCCTGCGACTGCAGTGCCTGAGTACGTGGCGAGCTGGAGAGCGGGAATCCCTGCATGGTCATGGCGCGCACGGCTCCTGGTAGTGGCGAGTCAAGTATAGGCGCCGACCTGAACGCGCCGCTCCTTTTCGGAGGCCAAAAGAAAACGGCCCCAGTCCCGAAGGACCGAGGCCGTTCGACCCGTTGCTTGTCGGCAGAAGGCTCTCAGCCACCGAGCTTGCGGAGGTAGTCCGCGCGCTCGTTGACGCTCATGCCCATCATCATGCGGACGTGGGCGATCTTGGTCTCCTGGTCCATGTGCGTCGGGAGGTAGGGACCGACCTCTTCCGCCGTCTTCTTGAAGACCGTCATGAAGGCCTCGTCGGCCGCCGACTTGGTCTCCTTCGAAGGCACCGTGCTCGGCGACTTCTCCGAGGTTCCGGGCTGATCCGGACGCTTCGCTGCGTGTTCGACGCGGCCCACGTTCGGCATCTCGGTGTTGCCCACGCCCTTCAGGTACTTGTCCGTCGAGCGGTTCTGCTGATCGAGCTTCGCGATCGAATCGTGCTTCGCCGCGTCTTCCGGGGTGTTCGGCTTGCTGTTCGTGAGCGAGCCGCCGGTGGCGATCTTGTTCAGGAACGCGAGCGCCTGGTCGTTCGACATCCCGAGTTCCTGCGCCGACTTCAGGAGGTACGCCAGTTGATCCTGGCTCTCCTTGTCCATCGCCTTTCCGGCCATGGCGCCTGCGCCTGCACCGGCCGCTGCGCCGCCGAGACCGAGAAGCGCTGCTTCGGCGCCTTCCGGCATGTTCAGGAGCTTCGAGCCGATGGCACCCTTCGGGTCCAGGCTCATCTGGCTCGCGCCGTAACCGAGACCCGCGCCGAGGCCTGCGCCGGCGAGACCGCCGCCGAGAGCCCCGAGACCCGGGTGATCATCCGAGGCGAGACCGCCACCGATTGCTCCGGCCGCGCCACCGCCGAGGGCACCCGCTGCCATGAGCTGCGTCTGCGGGTCCATGCCGCGGATCGCGTCCATCGCCTTGCCGGGAGCCGACTTGAGCGCGTCCATGATGCTTCCCGGTGCCTGCTTGAGGCTGTGGAGCGCGCGGCCACCAACGCCCTGCACCTGGTTCATCACCGATTGCGACGGCGTTCCGAGACCTGCGAGCGTACCCGAACCGCTTCCGACCGGGATCGCGTTGGCCGCCTTGGAGTGCTCCGTCACACTGTTCGGCGTCGGAGAGGTGTTCTCCGGAGCCTTCGGGTGCGGCTGCTCCTTGCCCACGACCGCTGCGCCTGCCGGCTTCACGTCCGTGTTGCCCATTCCCACGAGGTACTCACCCTGGGGACGGTTGTGCTGATCGAGCTTCGCGATCGAGTCGGGCGACTCGCCGGGGCGGTTCGTGTGCTGGCCGCCCGACATGATCAGGGCGTCGGCACGCTTCGACAGGAGTTCCATGTCGAATCGAACGGTCGCTGACGCGAGGTCCGAAACGGTCATGTTGGCGGCGGTCTTCCGGAGCGAGTCCGGATCACCGGCGAGGCCCTTCGCCTTGAGTGCTTCGTGCGCCTTGAAGAGTTCCTGCGCGATCTTCAGCGCGCTCTGGGGATGAAGGCCGGATTCCGGAAGCTTGTCCGGACCCTGGAGCTGACCTGCGACGTACTCGCAGACCTCCGAAGCGACCTTCTCGTTGGCCCAGGTGATCCCGTAATTGGCCCCGAGGTAGGCGTTGACGCCTCGGACGGCTTCCATCTTGTTCAGGTGAGACGTCATGTTCACTCCTTGAGCGTCGAGCTGAGGCTAGTATAGGGAGACCGTTCCCGATCACAAAACCTAAGTGATCGGATGTTGCGGTTGTGGGTGCATTGCCCCGACGTTCGGGCTCGTTCCTGGCGTCGGGTTAACCTGGTAATGCGCGGGCTCAGGCTGCTTCTTGTCGAAGTGAGAACCGAGCCAAGTTCCCGCGTGCTGAAGCGCGGGCGCGAGAAGGAACTGACCTGCGGTGCCGAAACGGCTTCCGAGGACGGAGCCAAGCGTACCGCCCAGCGCGCCTCCTACAAGAGAACCGCGATGATACTGCCGCTGCTCGGCAGGCATCGAAGCGTACTGCATTGCCGTCATGGCGGCAGGAAGACCGTAGTTCAGAGCAACGCCGACACGGCTGACGCGGCCATCCGGAGCGCGCGGGACGAAGGTTCGGTCGAGGGCATGGCCCAGACCTCCCGTGGGCCCTGTCATCTCATGATGAAGAGACAACGGATCACCGAAGAGGAACTGGCGCGCGCCTTCGGTGACGTGTGCAGCGAACCCAGAGTCCGCCGGAAGCTGGCGCGAACTGAAGAGGTAACGAGCAAAGTCACCCGAATCGGCGTACTTTTCGTTGGCCGTTTTCGTCGCAGTTTCGACGACGAAATCGAGGAACTTAGTAGGTGCCACCGGGTCCATCCTGTAGTTCGGCACCGAAAGCATAGGCCGGCACGGGGTGTGTTCCGTGAATGTTCGACGTCTCGCCGGTTTGCGCAGCCTGTTGGATCGACCCCTTCAGGAAGCGATGGGCGAGGCGGCCCATCCAATCCGAGTCGAGGAGCGGGTTCATCACGAAGGACTTGTGGATGAACTCGACGTCCGGGATGTGGCGCGCGACCTTCACTGTTTTGATGCCGTGCGCCTTCAAGTCCTTCACGAGCGAAGGGGTGATCGGCGTACCAACCGTGAGGTGGTGGACTTCCTGAGCCAGCCGGCGACCGAGCGCGTCCTCTACAGAGACTTCTTCGGCGTCCTTCCGGTAAGCCTCGGAGAAGGTGTTGTAGGAAACAATGTCACCCTTGATGAACTCGGGATGGTTCGGGTCGTGATCTGCGAATCGAACGTGGTTGAGTGCGGACTTGGCCAACAGTTCGAAGTGGCGCTTGTCGAGATTCACCCCGGCGCCGCTGTACATCTTGTGCAGGGCGTCGACGAAGTATTGCCGGCCCGCGCCGATCCCCTTGTGCTGAGTCACCGCGTCAGGCCGCGGCAGACCATCCGTGAGAGCGTCTCCCGCTTCCACCTTGTCGCCCACCTTCACGAGGATGTTCAGGATCGGCCCGGCATAGAGGTCTTTTCGAACACCCTTCATGCGGATGTAGTGTCCGCCTTGAGGCGCGACTGTGATCGATTCGATTGACCCGTCGGCCGGTGCGATGACAGCCTCACCTTGGAAGATCTTCGGGATCTCCAAGACTTGGCGAACACCCTTGAATCCGGTGGGAACTACCGTGCGTTCTTTCACGGTGAGAACTGCGTGCTTTGAGCCAAGCGCCATCTGGGTAAGGGGTTCGGCCATTGCCTGAGCGCTGCGAGTACCGACGTTCACGCCGATCGTGTGGATCTTGCCCTTTTCGTCCAAGCCCTGGCACATCTGGCAGACGCCCACCGATTCTGCACAGGTCATCGGGCTGCGGACCAAAAGCCAGGTCGCACCCTTCGTCTTCAGCTGTGAGATCAGCTGCGGCGTGACGAGGTCATTGTGATGGGCACCGTGCTGGTCCCCGGCCAAGTGACGGTCGATCGCATGCGAGTCGTCGACAGCGAGGCGGATACCGTTGCGGGTACCGCAGTCATGCTTCGTCACAACCTGGTTCGTCATGTTGGCGACGAGCACCTTCGCCATCTCCCCCGGTTCAGCGGTCGAAACCGTGGTGGCGATGTTGTTCGCACGGGCCTCCGGAGCCATGACCCAGTAGTCCGAGGGCTTGAGACCTTCCGAGTAGCTGCGTGTTACGAGCCAGGGCGTGATGTCTTTTCCGGGCAACTGGCTGGCGAGAGGGGTGCCGACGATCTTCATCAGCTGCGCGAAGTTGCCGCGCGCTCCCGTCGCCGCCATCTGCGTCATCGTGCCAGGGTGCTTCTTCGTGTATTCGAGGAGCTTCTTCTGCGTGTCGACAACGATCTTTTCCTGCTGCTTGGCATCGTGCGTCTCGTGAAACGCCTTGATCGCAGGATTCAAGATCGCGTCACGGTCTTTGTAGACCGGACGGATGTCATCGAGGCCGACTGAAATGCCTTCGAGCGTGGCGATCTCGTCACCGCGTTGCTTCAGGCGATGCACCACCCGCGAGTAGGTCTGCGGTTCTTCTTTCGCCAGACGCACCATGGCGTCGTGAAGACCTTTGGCCGTCACCGGGCCCGAGATCTTGTATCCCTCGGGAAGGACTTCATTGACGAGGAGAAGACCGACAGAAGTCGTCACGGGTTAACCCAGTTCAGTAGCCGCCGGGAGCATAGTAGCCAGAAGGCGCTGCCGGCTGCTGCGATTCGTCGTAGAGGCGCTTGGCGCCGTAGACGCCCAGAGCACCCATACCCGTGAGAGCCGCTGCGCGCAACCCGCCGTTGTTGGTGAAGCCTTGCACACCGCCACGAATGGCCGCAGGGATCGCGGCGAGACCGCGCGTCAGCGTGTCGTGCTCCGGCATCGACGCTGTCAGATGCGCGGCGGACTGGCCCGCACCCTGAAGACCATGTCCGACCGCCGAAAGAAGAGAAGCGGGCGGTTCGACGATGGCGTGAACCACTTGCCCGATGTCGGCAGTCTTCTCTTGCGAGAAGCGTGTCGCCAGGGCTCGATAGAACTCGTTGTAGTAGCTGGGCTTCATCACACGCCTCCGAATACGATGTTCATGCCCGCGGCGAAGGGTCCGTTGCGTTCCGCTGCATCGCCGGCGCCGAGCGGGGTCGGCTGACTCCACGAGGTGTCCGAGCGCGTCGGGTCCTTCTTGTTGTCGTCGTACATCCAGAAGGGCTTCGCGTCGTCGCCCATCTGGTGCATCGCGTTCGTCAATGCGCTGATCGGATCTTGCGCCTCTTCAGCCTGAAACCGGCTGCGGGCGTCTTCCTGGGCCATCTTCACGATGTCGAGGAACGTCATGCTGCACTCCGCATCCAGCGCCGAAGGTCGTTCGCATGCTGGAAGTCCAGCTCGCACTGACTCTGCGCCATCGATTGAAGACCGAGGTTCTGGCCCGCGGCCAAGTTCAGTTCACGCCAGAGCTGCTGGACCTTCTGTTCGGCCTTGAGCAGCTCGGAGAGCATCGTAGGGAGATCCAGCGCAGGGCGAACGGTACCGACCTTCGGTGCGGCCTGCCCGCCGAGCGCCACGATCGTCTTCGCCACCAAGTAGGCCGACTTCTGCTCTTCTTCCGCGTGTTCGAGGAAGTGCTTGAAAAGGCCGTCCCGCGAGAGCGTCAGCATCGTCGCGCCGTAGTGAAGATACATCACCATGATCGCGTACTTACCCGCGAGGATCTTTTGGAGCAGACCGACGATGTCGGCTTCGTTCGAAGCGTAGAGCCCTTCGTCCTTCGTGTTTCGAAGAGGGTCGTTCGGGTCGGGAACGCCCGGCGTCGGCCCTTCTTCCATGCCCGCTTCCGGGCCAGGTGCGGCCGGTGCCGTCGGCGCGCCCTGAGCCATCGGATCGGCAGGAGCCGCTGCTTCCGGAGCGGCCGGAGCTTCCGCAGCCGGGGGAGCAGCCGCGTCCGACGCGCCGCCACCCAGAGCTGCCGCGAGATCCGCCTCCGGAGGGAGGCCCGTGTCTTCGCCCGCGCCGGCCACGCCGCTGCCGTCGCCCGGCGTCGTGTTCGGCGGCGCGAGCTGCGGATCGGGCTCTACCTGGGGGTCGGTACCCTCGGCCGGCGGCGCCGAAAGTCCCATCGCGGTGGCCAGATACGGATGAAGGGGGTGCGGGTCCATGGGTTACTCCCCGTAAGGATAGTAGCCGGGACCGGTCTGCGGGACCCACCAGTCCGTTTCCTCATCCGAGGCGGCTTTCTTCATCTCCGCCTCGATCTTCACGGCGTCCGTCAGCTTCAGTTCTCCTCGTCGGTAGGCTGCTTCGACATCGGCGACCGACTTGAACGTTTTCACGGCACCCTTCGGAGCGGCCTCGGAGGCGTGAGCGATCCCCAGGATGGCCTCGAATTGCGGGAAGGCGACGAGGCGGTTGCGCTGCTGATCCGACAACAACTGGTTGGACATCAACATCTTGTGTGCGTCCTTGACCGCGGCGTGGGTGACCGGCGCGTGGATCTGCAGCGTGTCGCCGTCGTAGTCGAGGTTCATGCCCTTCTCGATAAACGGTGAAACTCGTACGGTTTTCCCCTGAACCATCTTCGGGAACGCGCTGACGATCGACCACCGGTGCAGGGTCGGGGCACGATTCAGGTAGACCGGGCGCTCCTGGCATTCTCGCTGGAGAGCCTCGCGAGCCGCCGGCGCGCGCTTCTCGACCATCTCCTTGGCCTGAATGGCCGGATAGCCAGTGCGCACCAAGCGCGCCACGATGAACGGTTCGAACATCCCCCAGAGCTGGTCCTCCGGGAGACCGACTTCGTCCATCCCGAGGTTCACATCCGGGACCGCTGTACCGCGACCCGAGATGTCCAGGGACCGGCGCATGATCTTACGCTGGAAGAACCCGGACTTCGGGGTACCCACGCCAGCGACCGACGAGAGGAAGCCCTTCACCTTCTGCCCACGCAATTCGTCGTCCGCGACTTCGTGGGTCCCGAAAACAGCGCCAAGGGCGTTGTAGAGATGGCCGCGATGTTCCGGTACGTCCGAGTCCAGAACGCTGGTCTTCAGCGTCTGGTTCGCGTCCATGAGGTGCATGTAGAGCTTGTTCGCATCCGACACCATCAACTGCTTCGGATCGTTCGGCATCGGCAGAATCGGACGGAACATCGGCGGGATGACCGGGACGTGGTTGATCACGTACGCCTCGTGCGGCTTCAAGCCTTCGCTCTTCAACGCCTCCAGGTACTTGATCTGCTTCACTGCGTCGTTGAGCGCGGGCCCAGTCAGCGAACGGACGCTGTCGCGAAGCTCCTTCAGCTTCTTGCCGACTTCGATCTTCTCCAGCTCGGACTGGATGTGCTTGCCGCCCTTTTCCTTGAGCATCTTGTCGAACTGCGTCTGCGTCATTCCGAGCAGACGCCGAATCGGTTCTTCGAAGACCGGGTTCGGCAAAGGCTCGTGCAGCTTGATGTGGCTGTACTTTGTTCCCTGCGGCCCGCCGGTGGCGTTCGGATCGAAGAGACCGCCGCGTTCCGGCTGAAGGTTCTTCGCGAGCACGGTCTTGTTCGTCTCGATGGCGCCCGAGGACTTCGCGAGGATGTCCTTGTCCGTCATCGGGAGGAGCTTGATTTTCGAGCCACGCTTGTCGACCTTCACGCCCGCGCCTTCGAGCAGCGCGTTGAACTTGTTCCAGACGAACGACGGCTTCATCGTTGGGAGCGGGTGTCCGAGCTGTAGCGCCTTCCAGAACTCTTCGTTCTTCTGCGAACGAATCGTGGAAGCCTCGTTGAGGATGTTGCGGACGTTGTGCGCAACGAGTGCGTCGAACTCCATCTTCGCGTGACCCATCGCAGACTCTTCGCCACCCATTTTCGAAGGCTGTTCGTTCACGTCGTACGGGCCCACACCGTGGGCTGCGAAGTTCGTGTCGGTCGACTTGAACAGCTTGAAGATGTACGAGCGGCCGACGAAGACGCCCTTGCCGTCCTTACCTTCGATCTTCCGTCCGGTGACCGGATCGCGAAGAACTTCCATGTCCTTCACGCCGTGCTTCTTCAAGAGGTCCGACGCCCACTCCACTGTGTCGTGTGAAGCGGCGTTGTCGACGATGATCGGCTTGCCGGTCTTCTCGGCGACCTTGCCGACCGCGCCTTCGATGATCTGGCCGGGGTTGATGCGGCTGATGATACCGGCCGACGTCATGACGACATCGATCGGGTGACCCGACTCGTCACGGACCATCTCTGCATCCGGGACGATCTTCGCCACGACGCCCTTGTTCCCGTATCGGCCAGCAAGCTTGTCGCCGATCTGCATCGGCTCCCGGGTCTTCACGAGGATCGCGATCTGCGAAGCCGACTTCGCGACTTCGACGACCTCGCCTTGGAAGGAGTGCGTCCAGGTGAGGCCGACGTCCTTGAAAGGACGAGTAAGCGACTTCGAGATGCGACCGAGCATCAGGTCTGCGCCTGTAGGTTCGCTCTTCGTGAGACCCGCGATGAGCAACTCGTGGGGGTTCACCTTCGAGCCCTTCTTGATCACACCCTGCTCATCGAGCTTGGTGTACTGGTCCGGGCTGTACTTCGAACCGTAGTAGATCTTGTGCTTTTCCTTGTTGAGTTCGATCTTCGCGGTAACCGGGTAAACCTCCCGGTACATGTGCTCGGACGTGAGCTTCTTTGCGGCGCCTTCGCTGATCACGACCGCGTCGTTCGAGTTCAGGCCGTGCCAGGCCATGTACGCGACGCGCATGTTCTTGCCGAGGGCGAGAGTCTCGTCCTTCGTGAAGTTGGACTCCGCGAGATGCTGACCGGCGGTGACCTTGTCGCCGACCTTCACCTTCAGATCGTGATGCAGGTACGTCTTCGACGGGAAGGGGAAGTCGTGCTGGTAGTGAACAGCCACTTCCGCCGCGGCCACTTTCGTCACCGCTTTCTCAGCGGTCTCGTGCTCATGGTCGCCTGTCGGTCGAATCCAGATACGGCCACCCTCGATCTTCGTCACCGTGCCTGCGACCGGCGACGTCGGGACCACGAGTTTGGCGTAGAGCTTTTCGTAGCTGTCGTTGCCGCGGTGGCTCTTCACCTGAACGAGCGGAGACTCTCGCTCGACGAGCGGCAGCGCCTGCGTCTGCATCTTGCTGCCCATGATCGCGCGGTTGCCCTGGATGTTGTGCAGAAAGGGCACGAGCGAGGTCGCAGGCGAGTAGGCTTGTCCGTTGTGGATGTACTGGTACCCGACGTTGCGCGCCTGGGTCCTCTTCATCTTGCCCGCGACGAACGCATCGACCATGCCCTTCAGCTCCTGGTGAGGAAAAGCGATGACGTGCTTCGCCTGGTCGCCGGCGGAGACGTACTCGATCTTCCCCGTGCGGACGTTCTTCACCGGCGTGTAGAGGTTGCCGTGCTCGTCGCGTTGTGCGGCGATCGTGATACGCACGTCGACGCCGGCATGGCCGCTTTCCGGGGTGCGGATCGGGTCGAGGACTCCGTAGTGGGTGTTGTGAACGAGACGCGACTCGTACGGGATGGCGCGGTCCGAGCTGATACCGCCTTCACCGAGCGAAGTGACCTTCACTGCGTGGTCGATGAGTTCGATGGGGTTGATCCCCATCGGTACCGCTGCCAGCGTCGACGTCGTCACGAAGCGCTTCACTGTGTCGGTGAAGGGCTGGGGTGCGAGGGCTTCTCGGATCTTGTCTTTGCCCGTGAAGCGGAGACGAGTCTTCTGACTCCAGGCACGTCCGAAGAGCTTCAGGCGCTCGGCGAGGAAGTCGTCCACCGAGTGGAATGTCTTGAAAGCGAGCGAGTCGGAGTCGTCCACATCCTGCTTGCCTTCGTGGACGTGCAAGAGCTTCTTCGACGCATCGAGAAGAGCTTTCGGCGTGACCTTGTCGTGTTGCGCTCCCAGCGTCTGCTGCGTGACATCGCCGCTCATAGCGGTCTGACCGAACTTTTCGACGACGGCTTGAAGCTTTTCTTCGTGCGTGGCGGACGCCTTCTGCACGCTCGGGTGGATCAGCTTCTGATAGAGCTTGCTGATCGCGGTCTGCTCCTGGTGACCGTGCAGTTCTTGATTCGCTTTTGCGACACCGGTGCCGAGATGCTTTGCGATATCGGTGTTCGGCACGCCCATCGCGCGCAACACGGGATAGAGCGGCACTTTGGTCGCGTCGTATTCGAGATGGAAGGCGCCGGTTTCCGGCACCATCGTGATGTAGAAGTTCTTCCCCTTTGAGAGGTTGAAAAGCGTACTCAATTCGCCGTTTTGCGAGCGCTGCGTGTACACGCCGGGCTTGCGACGCAGCATGTTGGCGACCTGGTATTCGTTGCCGTCCGTGATGAGCGTGTGCCGCTCGGTGAAGTACGGCAGTTTCAGCAGGGTGAAGTTCTTCGCCTCGTCGACGACCTTGCCGGAAGCGTCCTTCAGCACGAGCGTGCCCTTCACGGGCTCGGTAAGGCTCTCCCCAGTGAGCAGAGCCTTCTTCTGGTCCTCGGTCGAGAAGTCCTGCGCGTGGACCTTCACGTCCTTCAGCTCCAACGTCCGGCCCTTCAGGTCGAGCGGGAACAGGCCATGAAGAGCCGAAGTGACCTTTTCGTGCACGCTCTGACGGAGAGCGGGCGCGGAGTTGAGCACAGGGCGCAGTTCGGGCTTCGGCATGGCCAAAAGATAGGAGGTTAACCGGGTAAAAGCCAATGCGGCAGGTTGTGTGTCGTATGGAGGGCCTCATGACGAAGGAAACCAAGATCGTTCCGCTGGAACCGGGTGTAAAACTGGGCGTTCGCTGCTTCGTGCAGGGACGTCTCCAGGGCCGGTGGGAGCGCCTGATTGCAGAAATCGGGCTCCAGAAGGACGAACTTGAGAAAATTGCCGATCAGTTCTTCGACCGCCAGATCGCTTACAACGAATGGCGCTGGAACACGGCAGAGAAGTTCAAAGAAGCGGGGGATATGTTGAGGGCGGAAGCGTGGCGACAGAACTGCTGCGTCCTCTGTGACCAACCAATCTTGGTGAGCGGTGGTCAGTTGATCTGTCCGTGCTATCGGGAACACGGTGTCGGCTTCGTTCAGTACGAACCGGTCGACCCCGTCTTTCATCTCAAGAACTGGCAACAGCTCGGGGGCGTCTGGGGACCGAACAACAAACCGGTTGGTCCGCCGGCAGCGCGCCAGTACGCCAGCAAGACGTGCTACTCGAACGACTGTACGATGTGCGGGGAGCCCTTCTACGTCACCATCAGCGAGATGCTGAAGGTGGCGAAGGTGATCGTCGAAGACCCGCGTGCGGGTGGTGACGGCCGCTACCGCGTTCGTAGAGTCTGTCCGAACTGTAAGAATGGGCAGAAGCCGGCTGCGCTCCCGCGCGGCAACCCTGCTCGCCCCAAACAGGGGGAAGTGAAAAGACTTCAGCCGGCCGCAGCTACGCATGTGGCCAAGGCCGTCGGAGAGAAGGGAGGCTAGTCCGATGGGTATCGTACCGGTGTGGTAAGCCGCTATACGAGCCACACCTGCACGCAAACAATCCAAGGGGGCGCGGGGCCAAAAGCTCCGCGCTCCTTGGGTTACCCCGGATCTTCAGAGGTCCGGGACATCGACCTCTTCTTTGCTTCAGCGAGCTTCTTCTCGTCGACCTTCGGAACGAGCCAGGAGATGGAAACCTGGATCGAACCGTCCATGAGCGTCTCTTCTCGCTGGCTGACGCGCGTGTGGCCCTCCGTCAAGAAGCGCTGCATCTGAACGAGATACTCGTTCTTCCGGGTGTGCGGACACGTGTAGTCGCCATCCTCGGCCAAGCGCACCTTGCTCTTGTTCAAGTCGTCCTTGCAGCGCTGGCAACTCAGCCACGGGCGGTAGATGACGTACACTTCGTGCTGGAAGGTGTAATCCAGCATCTCGTACGGGACGTTGTAGACGTTCCGCGGGTCACTGACCGGAATGGTCTTCGCACCGGGCGTCTTCGTAGTCGCGCCGAGGTTTCCTGCGTACGCGCTTTCGACGTCTCCCATTGCGGGGAGAGTCGACTCGACGGCCTCCGAGAAGGAGGGCCCGGCCGAGGAACTATTCTTTGGCTTTGCCATTCATCATCCCTGGGGCATGCCGCCGCCCTGTGCTTTCGCGGCAGCTTGCTGGTTCTGTTGAAACTGTTCCATGCGGTCCTTGACCACCGCATACATGATCGGGTCTTCACCCTGCAAGGCGTCCATCTGCGAACGCCGCGTATTCGGGTCGAGACCCGAGTATTCCTGGACCTTCTGGTCGGCTGCCGCGATGACCTGCTGCGGGTCGTTGTAATTGAGCCCCGTCGCGGATGCCTGCTGTTGCACCTGGTTGGTGAGCGAGCTGCGGATTTTCGCCAGCTCCGCTTCCATCTTCTGGTGCGCCTTCTCCTGGGAGAGGGTGTTTTCCAGGATGCGGTCCTGCTCCTTGTCGAGGTCGATCTCGAACATCTCGGCGACGGTCGAGTCTGACACCTTACCCTGGGCCCAGAGCTGCATGAGAAGCTGCTTACGTTCGATGTCGTCGATCAGCTTGAAGTCCGCGAGTCGGACGTCGATCGACTCGAAGCCCATGAACGTGGCGACCTGGTCTTCGATCCACTGAAGAAGGTCGTTGAGGTCTTCGATGTGTGTCTGGAGCTGGTTTTCCAGGATGCGCAAGCTGATCTCGCCGCGTACCTGACCGAGACCGCCGGTGATGAATTCGATCGGCACGCCCATGGCCGTGACGATGTTGGTCTCAGCGTCCTTGATCTCGGCCGAGACCATGAGGGCACGCCCCTCTCCGCCCATGTTCGTTACGCCGAGGGGGATCGGCGCGAACATGATATGCAGCGGGTCCCGACGCCAGCGCTTGAGATTCTGCTCCAGCTGCCCGCGCCACTTCGGCAGCGAGATTGTCGTGAGAGGGTCGCCGTTCGGGCTGTTCATCTGCGGGAACAACACGCGGAACGGCGTGATATGCTCCAACGCGATGGCCTCGTTCGCCTTGCGGAGAATTGCCGCAAACAAGAACAGCTTGATCGCGCTGGTGATCGGCGGGAAGCCCCAGTGAGCTTCGACGCCCGCCGGTCCCGGCACCTTCATGTGATAGATGGAGTCCTTCTCGAAGCGGAAGATCTTGTTCTCTTCGATCGCTTTCAAGAAGCCCATCGGCATCGAGTTGATGAGGACCTTGTTCCCTTTCTCGACGCCGTCCTTCATCGACTTGGGGACCGTGTAGTAGTACACGTTCTCCCCGGTGATCGGGTTGTGCTCGATGTCCATGAGCTTCGGGTCCCACCGAATGATCTTCAGGCGGGAGGAGTCCTTCAGCTTCAGGTCGACCACGCGGCCGGTCGTGTGCTGATCGCAGTCCTTGCAGAAGTACGAGAAGACCAGACCCTTCTTCTTGAACTTGTAGTTGATGTAGTTGATGTCCTTGCGTGCCTTGCAGAGGCGGCACTCCAGGAATCGCTTGAAGGGCTTGTAGAGCGAGTAGAACCCGTTGCCGTAGATGTGCTTGTCGAACGACGCCTTGGTGAGGAACCCGCGGACCTTCATCTCTCGTTCGAAGATCCGGCGGTGGGTCGCGAGCACGCCCGGCACGGCGGACTCATATTGGATCTTCGTGATCGGGTATTCCCCGAACTTCTTCACGACCGCGTAGACTTGCGCGCTGTTGAAGACGAGGTACTCCGCCCACTTGAAGAGGTCCTTCAACTTCCTCGGGACGAATCCCGTAAGGAAATCGAACATCGGGTTGGGGTGGGACGCATCCCGGCTTTGAAGAGCCAGGTCAGAGAACGTCGGGTCGAGATCGGCCATGGCGTAGGTAGTTTACTGGGTTAAGGAGCCTGCCGCGAATGATCAAGCTAAATGGAGCGCTTTTGGGCTCGACGCCCATTCTGACGTTCCCTTCGAACCAGCTCCAACCCTGGGACCAGGCTTGGGGCGCAACGTACCTGCAGAAGGACGGGAAGTGGGCTTTTCCGGCCTACTTTCCGTTCGCGGACCGCGCCATGCAGGACCTCCGTACCATCGCCAAGGATGTCGAACTCGACCCGATGGGGCAAACCCTGGTCCAGCAAGCGGACCTGATGAAGGCCCTCTGGGCCGAAGCGGATGTGCAGTATGAAAGCCGGGCGGAGGTCACCCTCCCCCTGCCGGAAGGCCATGCCTTCCACCGGTTCCCCCTCTTTGCCCATCAGAGACTCGGACTTGCGAAAACGTTTTCAGCGTTCCGGGCGATGCTCCTCTGGGAGATGGGTACCGGCAAGACGCGCGTCATGATCGAGCTGGTCCGGTGGCTGAAGAAGATCGGTGGATTCAAGCGGGCGCTCGTCGTCTGCCCGACGATCGTGCTCCCGACCTGGGAAGCGCAGACCGAGACCTTCGCCGCCGGCGGCATCAGCACCCTGGACCTGACCCGCGGTGACCGTGAGAAGCGTCTTCTCAAAGCGAACCAGTACGACATGGTGCTCACGACTTACGGTGTGATGCGCGCGGAGGCACGGGCAGCATTCAATCATCTCCTGCCGGACGGCTACAAGGTGTCCGGACTCGTCTCGGACAACGCGCTCCGCCGTGTGCTCGCCGACATGGCGAAGAATGACCCCGGTCTTCACAAGGCGACGCTGGCGAAATTGAGTGCGACGCCCACGCCGCTCTCGGACATCTACCGGCTCGTGGACTACGACATCATCATCTTCGATGAGGCGCACGTTCTGGGCAGCTGGGAGTCGGATGTTACGCGGTCTGCCATGCAGCTATCGACGAAGGCGACGCGCCGGTACTTGCTCACGGGCACCGCCGGCGACAACCCGCTCAAGTTCTACCCCCTGCTTCAGATCCTTCATCCGTGGCTGGAAAAGCGACCGTATTGGCAGTTCAAAGAGCACCACGTCGTCAAGGACCTGATCAACCCGTATCTGGTCACCGGCTGGCGGAACATGGACGAGATCAACGCGAAGATCGATCTCGTCGCAAGCCGCATGAAGAAAGACGAGTGCCTCGACCTGCCGCCGGTGCTGGTCAACGACGTCGTCATCACGCTCGGGTCGAAGCAGAAGGCCCGGTACAACGAGATCGTGGAAGAGATGCGAGCTACCCAGTCGGGTACGAAGCGTCACCTCCCTGTTTTCAACGTCGATGAATCTGTTCCCGAACGGGAACAAACCGACGCTCTGACCCTCCCTCCAGAGGTCCTTGATCCCGATCGGGCAAATCCGACCATCATGACCATCGCCCACGGCGCGGTGCGGGTGAACAAGCTCTTGCAGCTTACGAGCGGGTTCTTGATCATCGAGCCTGACCCGTCGATCTGCCACGGCTGCGAACACCTCGTGAAGTGCGTCGATGAGAAGGTGCGCCCGTATACGAGCCGTTGTCAGGTGGTGAAACGACCACCGCCTCGGAAGATCCTCCGCGACGTGGAGAACCCGAAGCTGGATGTTTTCGAAGACCTCGTCGAGAACATCATGGACAGCGACGCGACGAACAAGGTCATCGCCTGGGGCGTCTACCTCCCCGAACTCGATGACATGGAAGAGGTGTGTAAGAAGCGCGGTTGGGGATACGTCCGGGTCGACGGGAGCAACACCCACAAGATCCGGAGCATCGAGGACAGTTTTCAGAACGACCCGAAGTGCCGGGTGTACATCGGACAGGTCGCTTCCGGAGTTGGCATCACGCTGACCGCGGCGAACTACACGATCTACTACTCGCTCCCCTGGGATCGAGTGACCTACCGGCAGTCCTTCGACCGCAACAACCGCGCCGGTCAGACCCGGAAGATCACCGTCTACCGACTGATCGGCCGCGACACTCTGGACGAATTCGTCAGCCAGACCCTGAACTACAAGGACCACCTCGCCTTCACCCTGAGCGAGAAGATCCGCTGCGCTTCGTGCGATCGGCAGACCGTCTGCGGTCCCAAGGAAGTGCGGCCTTTTCGAGAAGGGTGTAAGTATCAGGCTGACGCCGATCGTCCGATCGCGCGAGCAGGAGTTCTTGAGTGAAGCTGACCCTCGAACACGAAGACATTCTCGCTGCACTTCGCAGTTACGCCCGCGACGTCCTTTATGTCGAATTGCCGGACACTCCGGTGAAGATCGAGATGGACGACGCTGGATTCGCGTGCGTCACGTTCCGCGACGCCAAGCCCATCGCTCGGCCCGCGGCAGTCGTTTCTCAACCTCAACCCGCTCCTGCGCCGGCAACGCCCGTCACGGCTTCTGTTACGGCGCCGGCTGCGGCGTCGGGACCGAAGTCCCTCGAACAGGTGATTGACGAACAGCGTTCGAGCATCAATTGGAAAGAGGAGTCCCTCGGTGCGACTGATCTCAGTGCGTTGGGCAAGGGCGACCCTTCCAACTTCGCAGATGAGATCTCCGGACCGGCGAAGCCTTTTGCCACCAGGAGTTAGCCATGGCTGGCCCATCTGAGCTGATCCTCGCGCGACGCACAGACCTCGTGCCCGAGGACAAGAAAGACCCTGACCTTCCGAAGGGAACCTTCAGCTACTCGCAGTACGCGCTCTACCAGAAGTGCCCCAAGGCGTACGAGTTTTCGTACGTGAAGAATATCAAGAACCCGCCGAGCGGGCTCTCGTTCAAGGGCCAGATCGTCCACAAGGGCGCAGAGGCCGCTCATCGCGCTAAGCAGGCGCAGTCACCCCTCGAACTCGAAGCAGGCAAGGCGATCGTTGCCGACGAGTTCGAGAGGGGCAAAGAAGAGGTCCTCGAATGGGAGGAGGGTGAGGACGAAGGCAAGGCAAAGGACCTCACTGTTCGGACCTATCAGACCTACCACCTCAAGGCTCTTCCCAAGGTGCAACCCGAAGCGGTCGAGCAACCCTTCGTACTCTACCTGGACAGCGTGCCGGTGGTCGGGTACATCGACCTCATCGATCGCGTCGGTGGCAGCGTCCACGATGGGGTCGAAGACCTGGGACTGCCCGTCGTCGCTGATCTGAAGATGAGCCGCCAGAGCTGGTCTCAGGCGGATCTCGACAAGGACCCCCAGTTCACTCTCTACTCGAAGGTGACGGGAATCCCGACGGTGCGAGTTGACAACCTCGTCACCCTCAAGAACGGTCCGGAGTTCAAGCAGCAGACGGCGACTCGCGACAGGCGCCACCATCTTGTTGTTCTCGAACATATCGCTGAGACCGTTGACTTGGTGAAGAAAGGCATCTTCCCGAAGACCCAGATCGATAGCTGGGCTTGTTCGGAGAAGTGGTGCGGATACTGGAAGATGTGCCGCGGAAGGAAGTTGTGAGTCATGCACACGAAGTACGGTGTGGACGAAAGTGCCGAGGACGAGGGTCAGACGAAACAAGCAGACCCTTTACCCGGTTCAGACAGTGATGTACGGTGCCCACAATGCAAGAGCGCCGTCTTACCGCCCGAGAGCTGCGGAGGCTTGCGAGTCTGTCCCGTTCACGGCACCGCGCCGTTCGAACGGAAACTCTGACGCCTGACCTCCACCTGCACAAACCAGCCATCCACAAACAGGTAGTCAACCACCTGTTTGTGATGCTATTCACCTCGCCACACGAGGAGTCCGAGATCGCGTTGGAGTTCTGGAGAGCGTACCGCCACTTGGTGGAGAGCCGCCCCATCGCAGAACTCCGTCTCTCGCTGATCAATCGAGACGAGTTCGTCGCGTTTTTCAACGCGGTGAAAGCGGCCGAATCGGACGAAGACGTAGACGTAACGAATTCGAATAACGCCAACGAAGAAGAACGAGGAGCACATGAGCACGACGGAGACGACGAAGACGGAAGCTTCGACGAAGAAGAGTGAGAAGGCCTCTGCCAAGAAGACGGGCAAGGGCAACAAGAAGGAGGACGTGATGACCTCTGCGCCGGCAGACAAGAAGGCCAAGGTGGAAACCAAGGTCGAGACCGCGGCACCCGAAGTGGTCGAAGCGCCCGCGCCGTTCGTTCCCGCCAAGCCGTATGCGAAATACGACGTGGGGGCGCATGGTGAGATGCGTATCGTTCCGATCACCGAATGCTTCCCGGCATCGTACGACTCGCGCGTGAAGCCGGGAACCATCACCGAGCAGTTCAAGTCTTCGCTCAAGACGAAGGGCCAGGACTATCCGTGCATCGCAATCCGTTGCGAGGACGGCACGTATGAAGTGTGGGACGGCCGTCGCCGTCTCCGCGCGCTCAACGAGATCGGTGCTGACACGGTGAAGATCCTCGTGATCAACCCGCCGGCCGACCCGACGGACCCGCGTGAGATGCGCCGGTTCAAGCTGCTCGCGTTCCGCACCAACCACGAGCGCCAGGAGTTGAGCGGCTTCGAAACGGTGATGCAGATCGAGGAGATGGCGAAGGAAGACTTCAAGAACGCCGAGATCTCCCGCAACATCGACGTGAGCGAGGCGTACGTCTCGCAGATCCGCGCCATCTTCAAGAACGAGATGCTCACGAACATGCTCAAGAACAACGAGCTGGGCGAGAGCGCGGTGAACAAGGCCAAGGCGATCGCCAAGATCAAGGACGCCGACGCACAGACCGTCCTCGCCAACACGGCGAAGGGCGTGAACATGGCGAGCTTCCAGTCGATCATCTCGGGCTACGACGCTGCCACGGACGGCTCTCTTCGAATCGCTCCGAACGTGGTGACTCTCGTGGCGCGCGGTGAACTGGAACCGCATACGGTCGATCGTCTCAAGGCGTTGGCGAAGTTGCGCAACTTCGAACAGCAGTCGGAGATGGCGAAGATCCTCGCTCAGCGCACCGCGAAGGCGTTGCGTATCGAGAACCCCGAGGAGCGCGCCAAGTCGATTCCGACCGTCACGGAGCTGGAGGACTGGATCTCCGCGCTCAAGCGTGAGAACGCCGGTGTGACTGCCGATGACTCCGACACGGACGAGGGTGTGAAGTACACGTTCAAGCCCATGTCGCCGACCCGGATCAACGAAGCGTTCGAGACCTGGACCGAGAAGTACAAGACCGCCAAGAAGGACGAGGACCCCGACCCCGTGAAGCTCGCCGAGCTGCGCGGTGTTCTCAAGGGCATCAAGCTCGCCGGCGGTTTCGAGAAGGCCTGATCAGAAGACGTCCGACACGGACGTCAGCTTCTTCTTCTTCAGTGCCTTGCGGAGGTTCCGAAGCGCGTGCTCCTTGATCTGGCGCACGCGCTCGGAGCTGATGTAACTCCCCTCCAGGTCGAGCAGCAACTTCGAGAGCTGCCCGAACGTCTGACGCGGGCCACCCCGCAATCCGAAGTAATAGATCAGGATCAACATCTCCTTGCGCGTGAGAGCCGCCTCGCGGATCTCTTGCAGGACGTTGAACTCAGCTGCTGAAAGCAGGGTATCGGCGGAGGGGTCGGACGACGCAAGCTGGGCGGGATCGGAGAGGTACTGAACGGTGCCGTATTCGTTCCGCACGGCTTCGGCGTCGCCCGACTCTTCCCAATCGATCGGTGGTTCTTGGACCGCCGGCGGATGGCCGAGCCCGGCTTCATGCAAGGCGCTCTGGATATAAACCCTGATCCACCAGGCGCCGTACGTGAGGAAACGCATCGGGCTGCCGTTCTGGTTCTTACGCTCGGGATCGAACTTCTTGATTCCGACGAGCAGCCCCTCGTTGCCGGCCGCGATGAGGTCGAGAAGAAGATTCTCGTCTTTCGTACGGCCGAGCGCGTGTTTGATTACGAATCGAAGATATCCTTGAGCGATCTGCTGCTTGATCTTCGCGGCGACCGGCCCATCGGACTTCTTCTCATCCGGGTTACGGTCCGCGGCCTGCTGATAGGCCAGGAAGAGGGCGCGCTCCTGTTCCGCCGTAGGGATGGTCAGCTTGGCCACTTCGCGGAAGTACGAGTCAATGAGACGATTTCCGTTCCGATTCGCCCCAGTTTTATCGCTTGACATGACTTCCGCCTTTGCGTAGAACGGCATCAACAATCCACTCCATCCGGAGGCCAATTTCGATGGGAAAGCCCCACAGCAAACCGACCAACACCACGAACACCACGAACACCACCAACACCGTGAACACCCACGAGAACCCGCAGGAGTCACAGATGAAGACCGAAGAAACCCAGCCCGCAGCAGCCGCACCGGCGGCCCCCGCGGACGTGATCGTTACGAGCACCAGCCTCGCCGTTTCTGCCGAGAGTCTGCCGAGCGACGCGCCCGGCCGCAAGTTTCTGACGGTTCTTCCCGAAACGTACCATGACACGCTCGTCGAATTGGTGGACCCGACGTCCGCCGACTTCCGCGTTGCAGCGGAAGACCTCGATCCGCGTGCACGTCAGGGCTTCGACGCGTGGCAGAAGAAGACCGACTCGAAGAAGCTCGGCTTCCACGTCGCGCAGAGCGACTTCCGCATCCCGGACCTGCGAATCGACCAGGGCTCGGGCAACGACATGGCGAAGCCGGGCAACTCGAACAAGGGCTGCACGTACGACTCGGACGGTAACCTGGTTACGGCGCCCGGACAGCTCTCGATGAGCTTGGGCGTGCCCGAGCGCTTCATGGGCGCGATCATCGCGGTCCATGGCACCCGTCAGATGTGGCCGCCGAAGGACGAGCAGGGGAATCCGATCCCGCTGCCCGGCCTGAAGGGCGATTTCAGCAAGAATCAGCCGCTCTGCAGCTCCATGGACCGCCAGGTCGGGAGCCGCTGGGGCGATTGCTCGAAGTGCAACTATCGTCCGTTCGCCACGGGTCAACCCCGCAAGAACGAGTGCAAGGACGAGTGGCACTACTACGTGGTGCGGATGGATCTCGATGACCGCAGCCAGGTGCTGCCGTTCAGCGCGCTCTACCGCATCGTGATGACCTCGTCCTCGGTCGTCACCGGCGCCAAGCCCATCAACCAGCGCGTGAAGGGCTGGCCGATGCTCTGGAGCCGCCTGTTCATGTTCGAAACCGCACAGCAGTCGCGCGGTAACATGAGCTGGTATCAGTGGAAGACCTCGCTCGCGATCGGTCCGGGACAGCCCGCGGGCATCCCGACGCCGCCGTGGGCTCAGAAGCTCCTGGAGCAGCTCGCCCGCAAGGTCGACGCCTCGATCTTCTTCCCGGCTCTCGCTTCGACGTACGGCCGTGCCAACGGCGTCCTCGAAGCGGCGGCGGGCGAAGAGAATCACGCAGACATGAACGCGCTCGGCGCGGCTGCGGATTCGCTCGATCCCGCAGCGAACATGTAAGCCTCCACCCAGGCTAGACTCTTCAAGGGGAGGTCGGTCCCAAAGACTGGCCTCCCCTTGTTGCGTCCGGCTACTTTAGCCGTCGGAGGCTCTCATGATCGAAGAACTGCACGAGTCCGTGTTGAGGTTTGCACCGTGGTCGATCTCGAAGGCGGGGTCGCTTCAGCGATGCCAACGTCAATACGAACGCAAGTACGTACTCAAGCTCGCAGAGGGCCCGTCCCCGAAGTCAGGACGTACCGGAACCGCCGTGCACTACGTGCTCGAACGCGGCCTTCTCGACGACAACGATTCGCCCGAATCGATGAAGGCGAATCTCGAACACATCGCGAACGAAAAGAAGCTGCTCGTGAACGAAGTTCTCGATGCAGAAGTCTTCCTTCCGTACTGCGGCGACTTCATCCGTCGCATCCGCGCCTTCAAGCTGAAGTTCGGTGTGAAGCAACTGCTCGTCGAGCATAAGCTCAGCATCTCACCGGAGTTCGGCCCGCTGCAGTTCTTCGACAAGGGGGGACTGTTGCGTGGCGTGATCGACCTCGCGTTGATCACCGGGGACAACATGCTGATCGTCGTGGATCACAAGACCGGCAAGCCGAAGCCGATCACGTTCCACTACGAGCAGATGTACAGCTATGCTCTCATGGGCGTAGCGCACTTCCCTGTCCGGGCAGTGCAAGGGACGATCCACTACGTCGGTGAAACGGAACTGTCGCGTATGAATGGAATGACGCGCGACTACATCGACAGCGAACTCCGGCCGTGGCTCGTCAAGTATCTGAACAGGCTTGTAGAAAAGATCGCTCTGGTGGAAGCTGGCAACCCGCCGCACAACACCGGATGGATGTGCGAGTGGTGTCCGTACGTCTTCGAGCCTGAATGCCCCGAGGGGAAAGCGCATGTTCAGCGGAAGGGGCACGTGTACAAGCCGTCTCCGATCGTTAATCTCTAAGGCTCCGTCTCGCGTCCTCTGGGGTGAGAGTGTCCATGCCCGCGACTAAGAAGCCCGCCAAAGGTCCACAGGACAAGATCTCTTACGCCATCCTCAACAAGCTGGTGGCGACCCTCGGGCCGCAGCAGCTGACGACGTTTCTGAATCGGAATTTCACCGCGAAACGCACGACAATGCGTAACGCGTCGACGGTTCGTATGCAGTGTCCGCTCAATCGGCACCCTGACACCGAACCGTCGTTCGACTTCGACACGAGCCGCAGCACGATTCACTGCTTCGGTTGCGGCTACCATACGAAGAACTTCTTTCAGTTCCTGCAGGACTCGCTGGGGTGGTCGTATCCCGAGAGCGCGAAGGTCCTGCAGGACCAGACGGGAATGCGCGTCTTCAACGAGAAGAACAGCGCCCGTCTGGAGGCTCTAGACACCCACCGCCTCGCGGTGGCGGCAATCATGCGCGCGTGCAACCGATACGCGCAGGACGCCGTGGTCTACTGGAAGACGGGCGTTTCACCCGAGGAAAACACCTACGAAAACAACGCGCTGATCAGCACGATCCCGACGCTGCAATGGCTCTTCGAAGAGCGCAAGCACGATCCGGACGCGCTGCCGTACATGCCGTACGGCATTCTTCCGCCCCTGGCGACGCTGCGACAACTCGTCTCGGCTCAGATCAACGCCAAGAGCGAAGAGAACCTGGCGGCGAATCGCCCGGTCATCGGCGAAGACAAGCACAAGAAGGTCCTCGCCCGCGCGATGGAACTGACCGCGAACCTCGACACGATGATGGTTTACTCGGTTACGTTCCACTACGGCTACGCGATGAACATCCCGGGTCGAATCCGGCTTCGCCGGCCGACCAAGGACGGCGGCAAGAACATCATCGCGTTGGAGGGTTTCGAGGAAACCGATCCGATCGGGTTCTTCGGCATGTACGACCCTTACAACCCGTTCACGGGCGAAGACCTGAAGCGAATGGTACCGCTTCTCGTCGAGGGCGAGAACGACGCACTCAGCATCGCGGAGAGGCTCTGGAAGCAGGGCAAGAACACGCAGCTGGTGTTTGCGATCGGCGGCAACAACAACGACATGGACCAGCTCTACGAAGCTGGCTTCGAGCGCGTGAAGTTCTGGTCCGACGGGGACCAGGGCGGCGTCGACTTGATCAAGTCGCGCGTCACAACGGCGTTCGAACTCGATGTGAGGGTCTTCAACCGTTGGGACTTGTTTCGTCAGGTCGGGGTCAAGGACCCAGACGATGCGGTGCAAGTCCACGGCATCGAGAAGATCATCAAAGAGGTCATCGAAGACGCGAACGGTAACTTCGTTACCCTCGACGTCTGGGCCTTCCAACAGGCCATGGCGGCATACGCTGACATCGAAGATCCGACTGACGTGCGAGAGAAGACCCGCGTCGCAGCGGAGTACGGCCGTTTGGTGCGCCACCCGGCACTCCAGCAGCAGTACATCAAGGAGATCGCGAAGGCGTTCGACATCCACGCGGGGACCGTCCAGCAGGAGATCCTCAAGCGGACCGACACCGAAGAGAGCTTCGTCCTCCGCATCGCGGAGACGCTGCGCCGTGACTACCACTTGGTCTTCAAGGAAGAAGATTCACGGAATTCGTACATCGTGATGTTCCACAAGGAGAAGCGCCGGCTGATTCGTCTCGCCATGATGGACGGCGAATCGTGTGCGGTGCAGCTCTCGAACATCCACGGCCCGATCAACGACTACTTTCGGAACGTGATCGGTCTGCCGTCGTTCCTTGCGACGGCAGAGGGGCTCGAAGACAACACGAATCTTCAGCCCATCAAGCAGCACTACAAGGACATGTGCAACTACTTGAAAGTGTCACTCCAACATCTCTATGTCGGTCTTCTTGACCGACGTCTGTGCAAAGAACTCGGTCAGGGCGTTCACTACGTCGCTGACCCGCATGACCCCGACCGCCGCGTGACGTACATCGTCAACGGCAACGCGGTCTACAAGGGCGAGTACGATGACAACGCAGCCGTCATCGAAGTCGCTCCACCGGTACGCTGGACAGCGCTGCCGGGCCCGAGTGACGGTCACTATGTCTTCAACGTTGGCTTCGAAGCGCCTGTCGACCCGTGGTCGAAAGAGATCGTTTCAATCGCTGACCTCGAAGAGAGCAACACGCTCGATATCGTGCCGTTCCTGCGACGCACGATCGAGATGTTCAGCACGCACTGGAGCTTCAAGCACCAGAAGCTCGACGCGGCCTTCTTGGCGTACCACCTGTTCGCAACGTCGGTTGCGGCGGCGTTTCCTACGATGGTCATGGTCGCGTTTCTCGGGGACACGCACTCCGGGAAGACGACGTGCTTGAACGTCTTCTCGGGCATCAGCTCGCGCAAGATGCAACTGCTCGAAGCATGCGGGTACGTTTCGAACTTCACCCAGGCTTCGATCTATCAGGGCTGGGACAACAGCACTCGCGCGCTTGCGATCGACGAGTTCGAAGACGATGGCGGCCTGTCGCACAAGTCACGGCAGGTCGAAGACGTACTCGCGATGCTCCGGCAGATCGTGAACGAAGAGGGCATCACCGTGGAGCGCGGCGGCAAGGACGGCGTCATGACGACGCGGCACTTGCGCATGCCGATCTTCACGGCTGCGATCCGTCAGCCGCGTCAGGCTGCAGACCTGAACCGGCGTCACGAGATCGAGATGAACAAGATCAAGGGGCATGCCGACGCCAACGTCAGCATCCTCTCGGCTATGACACCGGAAGAGCTGCGGCAGGTCCGACGTGCTGTCACGTTGGGGCTTCTGCGCTGGATTCCGCGTCTCAAGACCCTTTCCGAGCAGGTTGAGAAGGAACTGCTTGCGAAGCAGGTCGTGCCGCACAACGTGAACAACCGCACGTTGAAGAACTTCACGCCGGCGGCGACTGTGGCCGCGCTCGTGGGTGACGACTGGCGCGCGTTCGTGCGTGAGTCGTGCATCGCACGCAAGCAGAAGCATGACGCGATTGCGTCCGAAACGACGAGCCAGACGATCTACGACCGTGTGCTCTTCACCGCCAGCATCTCCACTGGGCAGAATCGCAGCGTGCGAATTCCGCTCAGCGAGATGCTTGCAACGGAAGAAGCGTGGCCGCAGATCAACACCTCCGGAGTGGGTTTCTTCTTCATCCCCGAGCTGAAGATCGGAATCATTCACTGGATCACGGCACAGACCGCACTTCTCCACCCGTGGAACGAGTACGCGTCAACACCGCATCGAACGCTGAAGGACGCCTTCGACAGACACCCCAATGCTGTCAAGACGGAAGACTTCGACAGGCTCGGAATCTGGCCGCATGTGCAGAGACTCATTCCTGCCTCGCGAAAGCCGGACGTATCTGTGGTAGACCTGAAGGCGTTCATCGAAGACGCGCGGAACCGCGGATCGGGATCGGCACCATCAGCCCCTAGCGAGCCTCCCCAGGCTGCTTCGCCCCCCGCAGAGTCCGCGCCTCAACCGAGTGAGGCGAAGACCGATGCCAACGACAACCTTCCCTGAGCCCCCGCCACCATTCGCATGCGGCATCTGCCGCACCGCGAGCTACGCCAGCAAGCTCGGCACCCCGGAGTGCCGAGCCTGCCCGGCACATCGAGACCGGCACTTCTTCCCGCGTCCGATCGGCGACACGAACTGCGACGTCCTCTTCATCGGGGACACGCCTCTCGTGCCGCGCCTGACGGTTCTTCGTCAGGACCGAGAACCCGAACACGTCACCTTCAACGACACCGCTGGCCGCGTAGTTCTCGCGGCGGTGGCGCAACTCAAGAAGGACGTGCGGTTCGCGAACCTTCGCTGCCACTACACCTACGCGGTGAAGTGCGCTGTCGACAGCGCGACCAAGAAGATGCTCACAGCCTGCAAAACCCCGCTCGTCAGCGAGATCGGAAAGATCGCTCACGCGCGCGCCAACGCAGGGAACAAGTCGCCGCTCATCGTGGTGGCACACGGCGTGACCGCGTTGCGGTCGCTCGGCATCTCCGTCGCGTCCGAGACGGAAGCGATGGGTATGACATACACGGCCGTCGTGGGGGAAGTCCCCGTCACTGTCGTCGCCTCCCGCGGAATGAAGTCGATCGTCGGCGCGCCGGGCAAGTTCAGCTCGCTCGTCGCCGACATCGAACGCGCATTCCAGATCGCAATCGACAAGCCCGTGGCGCGTATCGATCGCGACACGCTCGAACAGCACTACCGCTATCCGAAGACGATCGCGGAAGTGAAAGCACTCTGTGACGAGATCATCGCCTTCGCGCCGCCCGGACAAGATCCGGCGGAATGGGCGATCAGCGTCGACACCGAGACCAACACCCTCTTCCCTCACCGGGACGGGTTGCAGCTCACCATCGTCTCGATAGCCTGGGCACCAGGGCGCGCCTGCGCGATCCCCCTCTGGCACAAGGACACGCCCTACGACCCCGCGGAAGCGTGGGAACACGTGAAGCGCGTTCTTCTCTGCCCGAAGAAGAAGATCTTCCACAACGCGAAGTACGACCTGAAGGTCTTCTGGAAGATGAAGGCGGACGTGGAGCGTCTCTACTGGGACGTGATGCTCGCCGAGCATGCTCTCGAAGAGGACAAGAAGGGCCAATACGGCTTGAAGTACCTTGTGAAGCAGTTCCTCCCCACGTACGCGGGATACGAGGATCAGCTGCACGAGAAGCTCGCAGCCGCGCAGGGCGAACGTCAGCTCGACAACGCTCGCAAGACGCGCAAGGCCGAAGAGAACTCGGTGGAGGTCCCGCCGGCCGCTGCGAAAGCGCTCGAAGAGGCGGGGCTGAAGACGACTTTTCAACCGAGTCGTCTGAAAGCCAAGGTCGATGAGTTGAAGGCGCGTCTCGCGACGTACCCGACGCCCGTCGATCTCGCCATCGCCGCGCTCGATGTACCCTTGCCGGCGAAGGGCAAGAAGTATCAGAAGCGGATGACGGACCTCAAGGCGCAGGCCGAGGGGATCATCAACCGCAGCGAGCTGATCCCGCCGACGGACGAGGAGCAACTGTTCCTCGACCGCGTGGGCATCTTGCTCACCGCGTCTGAAGAGGGCGCCCTCCCTTCGCCGCCGACCGAAGAGGACGCAAAGTTCGTCGCCGCTGCTGAAGTGGTGTTGGCGTACGCGTCGTACTTCAAGGGAGCCGCCTCGAAGGAAGCCACGACCAAGCGTGAACTGAAGTCCGGGGGATTCGAGAACATCCCGCTCTGGGATACGATCGAAGTACCGAATCCCGAAGACGAAACGAAGCCGCTGCGAGCGACCAATTACGCTCGCGGCGTACAGCTCTTCTACGCCGCTGTGGACGCCGACGTAACTCGTCAGCTCGCCATCCAGCAGCACAAGCGCATGGCCCAGGAAGACGAAGCCTTCCGGGCCATGAAGAAGGAGGTCCGGGGCCTGATCGACATGGAACGTCGACGAGGCGCCACGGCCTTCGAGGTCAAAGACCTCTGCACGATTCCGAACCCGGTCGTGAACCTGGTTAAGTCCTACTACGTCCCGCGCGTGCGGGAGTTGGCGGACATGGAGTTCCGCGGCGTGCGGGTGAACCACGAGTACATTCGCAAGTCGATGGGAAAACTCGAAGGCGTGGTTCGCGAAGAGACCGAGAAGCTGTACCGGATGGCCGGGACGGAGTTCAAGGTCGGGGACGGGCGCAAGATCGCTCGCTACCTCTTCGAGACGGGCGAGGGCTACATCCCCACGGACAAGGTCCACGCCGCCGAGATCGCTCAGAAGCACCCGGACCGCGTCTACTGGGACGGGGAGCGCATCCGCTTCAAGGGCGTCAGCTACACCGAGAAGGGCGCGCTGCAGACCACCGAGAAGGTGCTCCGCACGCTCGCCAACAGCTACGGTTGTGAGTTCTCCAACACCGTCTTGCTCCTTCGCAAGGCGACGAAGGCCAAGGACACCTTCCTCTACAACGCTCTGGAGTTGTCGAAGGACGGGTACATCCACACGAACTACAACCCGAACGGCACGGCCACCGGCCGTCTGTCGTCCAACGACATCAACATGCAGAACATCCCCAAGGGGGAGATGGGCGGGATTCCGAAGTCGGACCCCCGTTACATGCACCTGACCGCAGACCAGCGGTCGGGGGTGAGCTGCAAGAAGATGTTCACCACGGACGACGACAGCTTCCTCTTCGTCAACGCCGACGCCAAGGGCGCCGAAGTTTCGGTGTTCGCAGCGTACTCGATGGACGCCAAGCTGATCGCGGCTCTCCGCGACGGTATGGACGCCCACTCGTTCTTCTCCAGCCAGATCCTGAATCCGGACAAGGTTGCTTTCGGCCTCTCAGGAGCCGAGCGCAAGCGAGCACTGGAGAAGGTCGGCGTCGATGACGAGCATGCGTGGTCGTACGAGGACTTCTTCAACCGCGATGCCTACGCCGAGAGCGATGACCCTGCGCTCAAGGACTACGGCAAGCGGCTCAAGAAGCACCGCGACAACGTGAAGCGCGTCGTGTTCGGCATCCTCTTCGGAGCCGGTCCGAAGAAGATTGCAGAGATCGTCGGTATCGAGGAAGCCCTCGCCCGCGCGATCATCGACTTGCTGTTCAAGATGTTCCCCACGATTCCCGCCTTCATCGAACAGACGAAGTGGGAACTGCGGACGTTCGGTATGGTGGAGACGTACTTCGGACGCAAGCGTCGCTTCGCCATGAAGAACGCTCCGAAGGAGATGATGGCCCGCGCTGAGCGGCAGGCCGTCAACTTCAAGATCCAAGCCTCGAACAGCGACATCGTGCTCTGGTGCCTGACGGAGATGGCTCCGGTGATCCGAAACGACTTCGGCGGGCGCATGCTGCTGACGGTGCATGACTCCCTGGGCTTCCAGGTGAAGAAGCAGTACGTCACGCAGCTCAAGGACTTCATGGCGGAGTACGGCACGCGTCGCGTTGCGAAGCTGTGTCCGTGGTTCCCCGTGGACTTCAAGTGGGACATCGAGGTCGGCCCGTCGTACGGCGAGCTGATGTCGGTCGACAAGTACGTGTCCAGCCACCGCGAGGAGCTGGAATCCCTCAGCCAGCCGCTGGTCGAAGAGGAGATCCTCGACGATCTGCGTATGGAGGGGGAGGGGGAACTGAACTAGCCCCCTTTTCGGGTAGAAGGGCATGGAGGTCCACCGCCATGCCCGAACCCGTCTTTTCACTCGAAGCCATCATCAAGCAACTGACCCAGGCCCATGACACCAAGAAGGCCGAGGTCCTCGCCCGCACACAACGCATACAAACCGCCGTGACTCGCTACGAGATCGCAGCGACCCAGGAGGTCCTCCGCGAATTCAACATTCGCAACGGGCTTCCGGTACCGAAGACCGTCACGTCGCCGGTCGATGCGGCACTCGACCTTCTCGCTCTCGTCAACAGTCTGCCCGAACTGGGCGAACTGTCAGACAAGGGCGAGAAGCCGGCCGGCGAAGAACCCGAGGTCATGACTCGTCCCAAGGGTCCCCGGCTCACCCCGGTCCCCGAGGGAGAGCCTGAAGACACACGCAATCCTTCTGAACCAAATCCATACGCACGTCTTGCGCTTCACACAGCCACCAAACCTCTCTGCATCATCGGGGGCTACGTGTTCGGTGAAACGCGCGACTGGATGAAGAAGGACTACGACATCAATTACGAGTGGATCGAGACCCACTCGGGAGCCGCGGAGGCGCGCATGGTTGCCGCCGGACGCCGAATGAAGGGCGGCAGTTACTGCGGCGTCATCATCCTCGAACACCTCATGGGCCGCGAGCACGTGGCGATGCTCAAGAAGGCCGCCGAAGACGCCAAGATCTTCGTGGCACTGGGCGGCAAGGGGCACAAGGGCAAACTCAAGCAGCTCTTCGGCGAGTTCGAAGAGCAGCTGAAGCACCCGCGCCGCTAGGCGGTCTGGTCGATCTCGCCTTGGATCATCTGCATGGCGAGGCGACCGAAGATCATTGCGTGAAGGCTATCGTCTGGGTCGGTCTTTGAGTGTGTCCAGATCTTCCGGCCCAGACGAGTAGTCTCCACGAACTCTGCGAGAACGTGATCGAACGCCGGGGTCATGCGCTGGATGGTCTTGTTCGCGGGGAAGATGAACTCCTTGCGGAGGACCGCCATCATGATCGAATCGATTGCTTTCGTGCGGTTGACGCTGAATTGTTGCGCCTGCGGGTCCCACTTCACCGGCGCTCCGCCGGACCCGTACGCAATTTTTTGGATTCGATGATGCCAGCCTGTAATGCGGCGGAGTTCCTCCGTGTGGAGATTTCCTTCACCGGCGTCGCAGCAGATCACTTCAGGCTGATAGAACGCGAGGATCTGTCGGATCGCTTCGAGTTCCTTGATCGGATGCTCGCCGACCCATACCTGGTAGTAGAGGCAGCGCAGTTTCTTGTCGCGTGTGAGACCCCAGATCCAGAGCACGGTCTGAGAGGTCATGTCCTTGCCGCCGCCGGACCAATCGATACCTGCGGCGACGTGCTGGATACCCATACGGTAGGCCGCATCGGGGCGCATTGGCATCGTATCGGGGCCCGTGCAAAGCGACTCAAGGTCTTCACGGGTCACGAGGCGCACGCCCTGGCTGTCGCTGACACCGACGATCTCGTTTCGGAACTTCGCCAAGGGAAGAGGCTTCGGCCCGTCCAGACGAAGCATGATCTCTTTCCAACGCGCGATCGCCTTTTGGTAGCGACTCTCGGGGTCGACCGACTCCGGCCAACAGAGCGGTACGTTACGCGGCATGATCGCTTGCGAGATGTGGAAACCCTTGACCTCAGCGCCGGGCTTGAAGTCCACCCACTGGCCCTTGCGGGGGTCAAGCAGCTTCTCGCACTTCAAGCAGATGGGCCCCTTCCACTTGAAGTTCTTCTCGCTGTCGATGTAGTTCCAGGCGTTGCAGCCGGAACACTTCATCACCCACTCGGTCTGAGTAGACATGAGCCACTGGCTCTCGATGGGATTGTCGAGCGTCTTCGGCGTGCCGCAGTACGTGTGAAGTTGGTAGTCGGAGTTGTCGAGCGTCGGAACCGCTGCGGCCATGACCTCGTCGAACACCATGTCCTGGATCTCGTCAGCGAGAAGACGGTCCGCGGAGATACCACGGAGACGGTCGCCAGAGTCCATGGCGTAAGAGAAGGCGTTTTCCGAGCCGTTGCGGTAGGTGCGGACGAGGACGCGGTTCTCGTTAACCCAGTAACGCTTGAGGAGCGGCGAGTAGTTGAGAGTCTTGCCGACACGAAGGTTTGAGAACTTCAGCGTTTGCTCTTGCGAGGGCGAGAAGAAGAGCGTCTTGAAGAAGGGGATCGCCACGCTTTCGGCGATGATGAAGTTCGCGAGCGTGGTCGACTTGCCGACCTGACGACACGTCTTCAGCAGCGTCTTCTTGTACTGCCCGTCGTAGAACGCACGGTGCATCGGATAGTCACCGAGACTGATCCGTTTGCCATCGAGCCACAGCAGCGACTCAGTGATCTGAGACCGGGTGCTGTGAACGAGCTTCGCTTGCTCGGCCCAAACTTCATCCATGCCATAGCCTACGTGTCGGCGAGCGCGAGACCCCGCGACAGCGAAGCTTCGTGGTCGGCATGCTCGCGAACGTACGAAGAGGCGTCTGCAAGACGACGCAGCTGTACGCCCGCGGCGTCTTCAGGAAGTTGTTCCGCGACTTCGTGCATATTCGGCCGGCCGTCGAGCGCGTTCCACGCCTTCTTGCAACGTGAAACGAGCTTCTCATCGGCGTGAGACAGCTTGTCGAGGACCGGCTGAGCGAAGGACAGCTCCGACGGCGCCAAGAACCAGCCCGCGTCGAAGAGCAACACCGCAATCGCGGGATCGATCTCATCCGGATCGAATCCCTCTTCATCGGTGAGCTTTCTTTTGGCCAGCGCCTCGATCTGGTGCACCGCCCACGCGAGTTGATCCGGCGTAGGATGAGCGAACTCGTCGTACCCATGCGGAATGCCATCACACGCCAGTGCGAAGGCGAAAAGAGCCTCATGGTCCCGGACCACCGACCCCGTGTTCACGAGGGTCTGCGCGGCCAAGAGCTTGGTCATCAGGGAGGCTGCGGGAGGCACGCCGTGCCGTTCCAGGTCTAGCGCGATGGCGTCCGGTTCCCAGTCTGCCACCGACGCTCCGAGGAGCTTCTTCAGCGCGGCCCACGCGACCGCGGGGCTCACCCGCGGATCTCGAAGGGCGTCTGCCGGTGACATATCAACCTCCGAGGGCTGCTCGCAGTTTCTGGCCCAGCAGCGACTTCATGTCTGCCGGGAGGGTCGGAAGGATCTGGGCGATCTTCATCGGGTCGCAGTCCTGCCCACCGGGCGTGCAGATCTCGCTGACGATGTCCGGGCCCAGGATGTCGCCGTAGACCTGCGGCGAGACCGAGGCGAGCTGCGTGAGCGGGAACACGTCCCCACCGAGATCGACCATCTGATCGGCCGTTTTCGTGAGACGGTCGGTGTTGAAGACCGTCCGGACCGGGTCCGACAGCTTGCGGTCGTAGTGCTTGCGCAGGCCCGCTTTCTCGTCGAGATCGCTGATGAACTGCGCGAGTTTCACTTGGGCGTTGCGGTCACGGAGCTTCCGCGGGTAGGCGCCGAGCGTGGTCGCCAGCTTCATGTACGCGGTCTGAACTTCTTCGTCCTTGGCCGCCGCGGCGCGCATCTCCAGGCTGGCGCGAACCTCGCGGAGATCGCTCTCCACGACGCCGGCATACTGGTAGCTGCGCGGGTCGAGGGGCTGTCCCAGCTCCGTAGCGCGTTTATAGAGCCGTCCGAAGCCCTGAGCGCGCTGCTCTGGGGTGAGCTTCTGAACCTGCTCCAGGAGGCGTCCCTGTGCCGCGAAGAGGTCCTCTGCGGTCTTCACTCGGTAGAGGCCCTGCTCCGGGAACAGATACTCGTCGGGGTCAGCCGCCGCTTCCTTCACCGTTGCCGGCTGAAGCTGTGAAGCGTCCACTCCGTAAGCGTCGAGTGCCTCCGCGATCTTGTCGAAGACGTCGTCCGGCACGTTCGAGGCCATCTTCGCGTAGAGGTGCGAGAGCACGGCGTGATGGGCCGCGTGGATCGGAAACCGACGTTCGCCCGGCCACGCGAAAGCGTCGTCGGGCAGAGCCGTGAAGTCCTCTTCGATCGCGGCCGTCTTCACGAGATCGTACGCGTTCGGATGGGTCTTCAGCAGCGCCACGAGGTGCGCGTATCCAGGGTCGTTCGTCTGGTCGATTGTGCTCATGTTCCGCTCCAATGATAGGCGCCGTCTACACCGTGGCCGGGTTGAAAGTCGGGCATACGGCCACGACTGCCGCCAGAGCAGCGGCTTCAGCTGCTTGCGCCGTGGTCACCGCGGCCTGTGCAGCACGCAGATCTTGCTCGCGCTGCTGGCAGGTTGCCGCCTCTTGCGCTACGAGCTGATTCTGAGTGATCATTGCGTTAATCTTCTGTTGATACAGTGTCTTAACGCTGCGAGGGTCGCTACCTTGCACGAACGACTTCACAACCGTCGTCTGGCTGATGTTGATCGTGTAGGTACCGGGAGGGTTCAGCGTGGTCCCGCCCGTCAGAACGAGCACTGCGGTTGCAGCCTCGGCCATGGGAGCCACTGCATCGAGGGTGGCTTGCAGCGCTGCAACGTCAGCTTGCAGCACCTGAAGCAACTTCACATCGAATGCGTAGGATGCGCTGCAATCGTCGCGAGCCCTTTGCGCCTCATCACGTGCATCTTCCGCCTGTTGGCGGGCCGTTCGCGCAGCCACGAACGCGGCCGTCAACTCGGACTCGACCCCGATCGATACTTGCGGAAGGGAGTAGTCCTGAAACGGCGGCGGATTCGGCAAGAAGCCGTCTCGGTATTGAATCCACTGCGTAACCAGTTGCGAAACACGATCGACAATCGTGCGGAATGCCGCGGTGGCCGTGACAGCGTCATCGTACAAAAACGATACAGAAGACGACAGGTATTCGCGCTGACCTCGGCCGAGAGCCGTATCGCGATCCCTCGCCAACTGAGTGAATTCCGCCACGTTGGCCACTCGGGCAAACGGGTCCAAACCGAACGTCTGGATGTAGGTCGGGTCGAGCTTCAGGTAGATCGTGCCGTTGTCTGCGCGACGGATCTCCATGGGAGACGCGACCCTTGCCAACACGTCGGCCTTTGGATCGAGCGGGTCGTTGATCGTGAGAACGAAGACCTCCTTGAAGGGAAGGCCTTGCACACCGCTTCCGGCGCTCGTCACCTGAGCGGTGACGAGAAACCCCCGGCTTCCGTCCGGCTTGGTCACGATGTCGCGATATTCACGAAGTGTGGGCTCAGCCATTGGTCTTCCCTTGGATCGTCACGACCGACTCGCTGGGGAACGAATTCGGCTGGTTGTCCCAGTCCTTCACCACGAGCGTCAACCGGCGTTGGATGTCGCCCGCCGCAACTTGCGCAAGAGCGCCGTCTTGGTAGGTCAGATCTACGCCTGGGGCGCGATAGAAGTCCAGACCTTGGGCCCGTGCCTCTTGTCGATCTGCTGGCCACTTCTTCAAGTCGTAGAGAGCGGCCACGTATTGGTAGACGGCGTCGCTCGTCCGGTAGACGAAGAGTTCTGAGTCGATGCCGATGGCTCGCAGGACCGTCATCTGGATGCGGTAGGCGGTAACCCGGTTAACGTCGTCGAGAACCGGAGACAGCTTCTGGTCTACATCGATGAACGACATGAAAACTCCTTACGGTCCGAAATCGTAAGGCCCGACCGAGCCGAAGGCCCCATCGACCTCGCCGAGTTGAGCTTGCAACGACCGGAAGTAGCTCTGTACGAGCGTGAAGTGGTTCTGCGCGATTTCGATCGTCGAGTTCACGGAGGTCACACGGTCGTCTCGAAACACTTCGAGTCGATCGTCAGCGCGCATCGTGCCACCGAACCGGCCGGCCAGGATCGTCGATCCCCCAGAAACGATTTCCCACTCCATCCCCGTATCGATCCTAGGGAACGGTTTCACGGCGTCGATGTTCAATCGGAAAATGCTCCAAGTCGCAGTGAGCGTACCGGCTTCGGTGACGAACGTTGCGTCCGTAATGGCCGTACCGCCTGCTACGTTCACAACAACCGCGTCAGTGTTGTTCGCTGAATTCGAAAAGCCACTGAGACGCACCGATCGGCCGATGTCTTCTTCGGTGAAGAGATAGGTAGGTACGGTCAGGTTGTGACCTGTAACCGACGGGGGCGGGTCACCCGGCTGCTTGTAACGCCATGCCGAGTAGTTCGTGATCGTGAACTCGATGTAGTCGTCGCCACTCGGTACGTAGCTCTCGCTGTTGATCGAGGTGGCGGTCGCCCAGTGGGGGACGTTCGTGACTTTGATGCGAAGCGTGTCCCCGGGGGAGGGCGGCCCGACCTCCACATCGAAAGGCTGCTTGATGTCGAAACCCGTAAGGGGGTTGACCAGCAGTGCACCGAAATCCGGTGGCGCCGCTACACGAACGAACGAATCTGGCAAGCCATAACCGTTCCGACGAAGCACGAAGGGCTTGTTGTACTGCGTAGTCGTATACGCAGGGTTCGAATCAACCCACTCGGTTGCCTGAAAACCGTTGAGTCGGATGTCGCCTTCTTGGTACAGTCGGAAGATTACGCTCATCAGAGCCCTCGGCGTATACTAACCCGATGTTGTTCCTGGGCGTAGATCAATCCCTGAACGGAACGGGAATCGCCCTAGTGAACCGAGAAGGCCGTTGTATCGGAGCACGAACCATCGTAGGAAAGAAGCTCCGAGGAGCGGCGCGCTTGGACATGATTCGACGTGAAGTTCGTGCCTTTTTCGACGCCGGAAACGGAGGCCCAGAAGGCCCGATCGTGAGGGCTGCGATGGAAGGCGGGAGCTTCAAAAGCGTCCACCGCGGCTTCGATCTCGGAACCGTGTTCGGAGTTCTACAGGCCGATCTTTTCGCACTGGGAATCGACCCAGCCGTAGTCGCGCCTGTACTCGTGAAGAAATTCGCGACGGGAAACGCCCATGCCAAGGGGAAGGGCGCGATCGTGAACGCGGTTAAGTTGACGTGGAACACGGAAGTGGGCGACGACAACCAGGCTGACGCGGTCGTGCTCGCACAGATCGCGCGCGCTTTGTTCCTCGGCCCCTCCCATTACAATAAACGCTACCAAGTCGAAGTGCTCGCCACGCTGCTCAAGCCGCCCACACCTCGCGGCGCGCGTGTGCGAATCCCCACCAAACTGACCAACGTCTAGCCCCGGAGCGTAGCTTCAATGCAAGAGCGCAAGCTGTTTTCTATTGCCCCCGAAAATCGTTTCCACCTCGACCCGGCCTTCGTCGCTCAGTTCATCGGTCGCCAGCCGAAGTGGGGCCCGGTCGGCCGCGTCACCTACTTGCGCACCTATTCTCGACCCCTCGCAGATGGCGGAATGGAAGACTTCTGGCAGACGTGCCAGCGCGTCGTGGAAGGCGTCTGGAGCATCTTCAAACAGACCGTCGTAACGGCCTTCAATCCGTGGAACGAAGACGAGGCGCAAACGAAGGCGCAGGACATGTTCCAGCGGATGTGGGACTTCAAGTGGTTGCCTCCAGGCCGCGGCATGTGGTTCATGGGCACCGAAGCCCTCGAATCGAAGGGCAGCGCGGCGCTCAATAACTGCGGATTCGTGAGCACGCAGGCGATCGATTCGCACTTCTCACATCCGTTCATCGTTCTGATGGACTTCCTCATGCTCGGCGTGGGCATGGGTTTCGACACCCGTGGCGCGGGCAAGGCCACCATCCACCAGCCCGAGATCGACGTGCTGGGCGTCTTCCAGGTGCCCGACACGCGTGAGGGCTGGTGCCTCGCGGTCGAGACGGTGCTGAACGCCTACGCCGGCAAGAACAAGCTGCCGGGCACGTTCGACTACTCGCTCGTCCGCAAAGAAGGCGAGCCCTTGAAAACGTTCGGCGGCACCGCAAGCGGTCCGAAGCCGCTCATGGATCTTGTCGCAGGCCTGCAGGCAATCCTGAACGACTTCGTGGGCCGCCCGATCGCCGCTAGCGCGATCGTCGACATCATGAACATGATCGGAAAGTGCGTCGTAGCGGGCAACGTCCGTCGTTCGTCGGAAATCGCACTCGGCGATCCGAACGACACGGAGTTCCTCGCACTCAAAGACCCCGGCGCGCTCAAGGATGCGTGGGCGAAGCAGACCGAGATCGCGGAATCGATCCTCGAATACGTCGTGTGGGATCGGAAGCTCCGCGAACTGCGTGAAGAACAGCGTGCTTACAGCGTGTTGTCGACGGAGTTTGCAACGCTGCAGACGCGGATCGACGAATTCGCAAAGGCGCAGCGCGCCGTCCTCGAAGCGAACGAAGAGTGGGCCGCACAGCAGCGCATCATCGACGCGCATCCGCTCTTCACGCACCGATGGGCGTCGAACAACACCGTGCTCTGCGATCGGTTTCAGGACTTCGGCACGCTCGCCGAGATGACTGTGAAGAACGGGGAGCCGGGCTACGGCTTCCTCGACACGATCCGCACGCGCGGCCGTCTCATCGATCCGCCGGACGACAAGGACCAGTACGTCCTTGGATTCAACCCCTGCGCAGAACAGCCCCTCGAAGACAACGAGCTGTGCTGCCTCGTCGAGACGTTCCCGACGAACCACGACTCGTTGGAGGACTTCCTCGCGACGCTCAAGGTCGCCTACCAGTACGCAAAGGGCGTGACGCTGGTGCCGACGCACCGCACGGCGACCAACGTGGTCATGACTCGCAACCGCCGCATCGGTACGAGCCAGGCGGGCGTCTTCAAGCTCTACGAGAAGCTGGGGCTGCAGGAGTGCATCCGTTGGTGGGACGCGGGCTACCGCGAGATCTGCAAGTGGGACAAGACGTACTCGCACTGGCTCGGCGTGCCGGAATCGAACCGTCACACGACGATCAAGCCGGGTGGGACGATCCCGCTCCTCGTGGGCGAAGAAGGCGGGATGAAGATCCCGACCAGCGCCTACTACTTCCGCACGATCCGCATGGACCACCTGCACCCGCTCGTGCAGGCGTGCCGTGACGCTGGCTACCGCGTGGAGCCGGACCGCACGACGCCCCGCACCATGGTTGTGTACTTCCCGGTGAAGGACGAGGCCGTGGCCAACGGTCAAATGCGTGCGGCGAAAGACGTGACCGTGTGGGAACAGGCGAACCTGCTCGTCGCCCTTCAGACCTACTGGAGCGACAACATGGTGAGCGCCACGATCAACTTCCAGCCGCACGAGGCCCAGGACATCAAGCGCGTCCTGACGGTCTATGCCGACCGCTTGAAGACGATCAGCTTCCTGCCGCTCTCGGATCACGGGTACCTCCAGGCCCCGTACATCCCCTGCACCAAGGAGGAGTACGAGAACGCGGTGGCCCGCCTGAAGCCCCTCGTGATCGAGGGAGTCGATACGCACATGGCCGACGAGAAGTATTGCTCGGGCGGCCTCTGCGAGATCCCCGTCCGCGCTTCCTGACCCCCCTCCCCCGGGGGTCATTAGACCCCCCGGGTACAGCTGGTAAAAGCCTATGAACCCCACCAAGTTCAGGAGGCTCCCATGACCAAGCTCTTCGCTCTCTTCCTCGTCTCGATTCTCTCGGCCTGCATGGTTCCCCCGGCGGATGCGACGGGGGACGTGACCGGCACATTCGAAGCCGCGCCCATCGCGGTCCACAGTCGCGGCACGGACGTGATGTGCGCCTACGATGGTACGGAGCTGACGCTCCACCTGACCAGCGGCACCACTACGTTCAACGTGACCGGCACGCCGGCGACAGTGACGAGCCACTTCCACGACCCTTCGGTCGATCAGTGGTTCGACATCTCGACAGCTACCACTCGCCTCGATGTCATTCGCAACGGCGACGACATCACGGTTCATCTCGAAGGCGGGTCCTACCCGGACCAGGCCACGAACCCGCATCACCCGCTCATGGCGGACATCACGGTCCACGGCTGCTTGTAAGCGAACCCCCTTGAACCTGGTTAAGGGTTCACAGGGGGTTTTCTTTTGGCTATCAGTTCGGTGCCAAAAGCATCGCGTGGAGGGTCAGTGTGACCGTCGTCGATGCTTGAGTGATGCCCGTAATAGAACCACCCGGAGCCCCGACTTGGAAGTAACACTGGCCTGACGTGTTCGTCGGAATGACGACTTGTGCATCACGTCGATAGGTCTCCGCGCCGGCGGTGGCCTTGTAGCCACTCAAACGGAAGACCGTTCGCTGATTGGCCGCCACGTTCGTCGTGCCCGGATTTGCGATGAGGCCCCACTCGAAGACCGTACCTGCAGCCGCTGCCGTCACCAGCGTCTCCGTGAGGATGTCCACCACGATACCGACGACATGGTATCCGGACGGGACTCCCGACAGCGCGTTGATGTACTGGGGCAACTGAGTGAGGTTAGGCGACGACCCGACCGCGTTGAAAGCCAACGGCGTGGTGGTGTTCGTCGGGAAGTAGTAGCGCGTGTAGTTTTCGCCGTGGTGGTGGCTGTTCGAAGCATCCACCGGTGCGGGCGCGCCAGCACCGCCGGCCTCGATACCCTTCAACAACACGTAGTCCGCGTTGATGAGGATGTTGTTCGTGTCCTTTTCGATCGAGTGCCCGCCGACGGTCTGGCCGACCTTGAACTTTGCGTTGTTCGGCGTCAGCTCCATGCTGGCGAAACCGCCCGAGGCTGCAAGGTTGTCCGGGTCGTACAAGCGAAGTACGACTGCGCCCGAATCCGGCAGTCCGTACACCGCCATCGCGCCCACCGTGAAGTGGTATCCGCGGAAGCGGTGACCCGTCTGGTCGTTGCCCTTGATGGCCGTGTTGTAGAACGTCATCGTGGCGGCCGTGAAGGTCGTCGTGCTGAAGTTCGGGGCCGTGCCATCGAGTTTCAGGAGGCTTACGACCCCCGAAACGCTGTTGATTGCCGTTACCAGGTAGTAACCGTTGTTGTCGGTTCCCCCGGTCGCACCCTGGATCGAGACGATCGCGTTGTAGAGCGGCGCGCCCGCGTCGTCTACGACGCCCAGCGCCGACTTCATCACCGTAGTGAGCGTCGTGAGTTGCGTTCCCGTGATGGGAGTGAGGCGAACCTGTGTAGCGCCCGCGCCACCACCGTGATCGAGAGGCATCGCGGCTGTGAGCGTCGCGCCGCCGCCGAGATCGTACGCAATCGGCTGCAGCGTGATCGACTCGTAATCGAGCTTCTGGGTGCTCCCGTTGACGTCCGACGGGGTGTTGAGCACCGTCCGCGTGAGAATCGCTCCGCCCGTGCCGCCCGCCTCACTGTAGACCTTTTCCAGCGGCAGGTGGCCCTTCATCCGATGGCCGTATTCGCTCACGCGGCTGTTGATGCCGCCCGACTGAATCTCGCTGGCGCCGTAGTTGAGCATCTCGTCGAGCTGTTGACGAAGACTGCCGAAGTTGAGCGTGTGAGCGAGGTTTCCGGTGGACGCAGAACCGGTGATGACTTCCCCGCCGATACGACGGGTACCCGCCTCGAACGAAACCATAGAAGCCAGGTCGTCAACGATGGCGTCGATCGCAGCTTCTACAGTCCCGGCTGGGACGTTGGTCGGTGCGACAAGCAGATCGGGGTTCCAGTTGCTGCTGCCGTCATAGTGAATAAATGAGGCGCCGCCCGAACCTGCCAGGCGAAGGATCGTGTAGATGCTCTCCCCCAATGAGAGAGAGGTTCCCGGAGTATCGAGCGCCGTGCCCTTGAGCAGAATCGTGCCGTCGATGAAACGGAACCCGGTCTGGATCATACGGCCGATCGGGATTGCACCCGGGATCTTCTCAGGGTGCAGACCGCCGTTGACGAGCATGCCGGCGCCTGCCGCGAGGCGTCCGGTGTTGTCGGTCGGGGAGCCCGTGCGCGCGCCCGGAAGGTCCTGGAGCGACTGGCGACGGCCGCCGATGCCCCCGCTCTGAACCGGCCCTGACGGGTACGCCAGAACGAGGCATTCGCCATCCTGAAGGCGATTGGCAGAAACGCCGAAGAAGGTCGAGAGCTGCGCCGGGGTCACGACGTGAACTTCGGCGTCATAACCGCCTTGGAGGGTCGTCACGGCGCAGCTGAGCAGGTTGGCGCCCGTGAGCACCGTGGTGGCCGGATTGACCGTAGTCGTAGCCCGGACCATCTCTCCGACACCCCAGGTGCCGCCGCCCTGCGATTGGGTCGATCCACCGACACGGTCGTTGTTGATCGCGTCACGGAGCTGGCCCAGCGTGGTACCGTCGCCGTAACGAACCGAGATGTGGCGTGTCGGGACGCCGTCGACCACATCGAACTGAACCGTTCCCGGACCGAGACCGCCATCAACAGCCAGTTCGAAGGTGATGTCGTTGGCTCCGACCGATTTCACCGACAGGTCATTCATGTCGGTGCCGTCTGCGTACGCCCGCTGACCGGTCTGGCCCGGATCAGCGAAGATCCACAGATCGTTCACGCCCAACGTGCCGAGGTAGCTGTTCGACCCTGCGAACAGACGTGCGCCTGCGAGATTGGCGCCGCTCGGGAAGGCGGTCTTCCGACCACCCGACTGAAACTCGTTCGGTACGAGCGGCGGAACGATTCGCAGTTCGGCCGTCGAACTCACTTCGTACCCGTCCGCGTGTTGCGTCAACGCAAACGTACCGGTCGATGCCAGCGTCAGACCGCCGCGTTGGTAATCCGATTCGAACTTGAGCTGCTTGACAGCGGTCCGGAGGATCTCCGTACGCAAACGGAGGTTTTCCGGCGTGCGGTCGAGCACCACGTGCCACAGGCGTTCGTCGTCGGCGATCGGCTGGATCGAATTCGAGTCGTCCTCACCGGTATCCCCGCCCTGCGCAAACCGAAGTTCTTCGTCGTAATTCGCCATGATGCCTTGCCGTTACGAGGTGAACGAGATCTGCCACTCGTAGGTGATCGTAATGATGTTCGTCTTCGGGATCGCCGGGTGAATCTGGCGCGCGAAAAGCGTCCCGTCCGCCAAGAAGAGTCCTGCTTCGGTCAAGGTTGAGCCGTTGGCGTCGCCGGCGCCGAGGGTTTTCGTGATGACCAATTGACTTGTGGCGATCGATTCGACGCGGTCTGCGTCCACGAGAGCCATCGTGAAGACGTCTCCGAGAAGCGCGACGTCCGCACGTGTTGGCGCGATCGTTCCGGTCCCAACATGCAGGCTGGCGATCTTCAGGTTTGCCGCCGCCGGATCGCCTGCGTTCTGCGCCAACAGGCGAATGATCGAATTCAGGCCGTTGTATACGATCGTGTTCTTGATCGTATACTTGGTCAGAATCTCACCCGTTTCCGCATCGCGGACGGTCATGAAAACGTCGCCCCGCATGGGGGTCGTCGAACCGAGATTGGCGACAGCGGTAGTCATCAGGCCTCCAAGCTTAACCGGGTTCCGGCTCAGAGCACGAATTCAGGTTACGGTGATTTTGATCGGGCGCTCGATGAGACCCGCCGTTGTCGCAGGGTCCATACCTGCCGGGCGCACGATCGTAGGATCTGCGCCGCCCGCCACAATGGCATTTTCACCGTTCGCCTGACTCGGAGACGCCACGTTACGAAGCAGAACGGCGACCCACGAGATGCTGTAACCGTCTGCCACCTGACCGTTGACGATCGAGACCTGGCCCGTCGAATAGTTCACGGCGTAGTCGACGCCCTCGCGTGCGATCCGCGAGCCGTCAGTGTTGTGCCCAGCGGTGAAGCGCGCGAATACGAAGAAGGTACGGGTCGGACCCACGGCCCACCCCGGAATGACCGGCGTGATCGTGATCGTCTGTGCGCCGCCAGCAAGAACACCCGCGGCGGTGCCGCTCAGATAGCTATACGCGTCTCCCGAGTGGAGCACGGTCCCCGACACAATGTCGTTGATGACTCCTGGCAGCCCTTCAGCCAACAGGATGCCGATGTTCAAGGCCATCGGGTCGGCCGCCGAGACAACTTCTTCGAAAAGAGTCGCCGGGTCGACGAACACGAAAGTATGCGACGGCTTCGTCTGCTGGATCAGCGTCGACAGTTGTGCCACGAGAGTCGCGTTCAAGTCGCTGCGGGTATTGATCCGCACCCGGAACGAGTGGTACTTCAGGAACCGGTCCATCACGACGAACCCCACCGTTCGACGGTGAAGGAACGGCGGTAGATCGATGTTCCGTCGAGGCGTTCGAATCGGAGTTGCCGGCGGTACCGGACCGGTACCCGGGGGCGGAAACCGATCGAGCGTGAGACGCAGCCCGTCGGCACTGACTGCGAGGATCTTGTAGCTGCCTTGCGCGAACTGCCGAAGGGTGTTGTCCCACTTGAACGGGTCGAACGCCGTTGTCGACGTGTGCGCGGTCGTGCACCAGTATTCAAAGCCGTTGTAGTAGACCTCGTCGTCGATCGCGTAAACGGTGTCCGGCTGCCAGAGCGCCGGGCGCTGATTGCCGATCGTCAGGTACTGGCCAACATCGGCGCCCACCCCGATAGGCTCGTCGAGGTAGACGACGTTGAACGGGGCGGCCTTCGTCCAAGTCATGGCCGTCTTCCGGGGAGGCGGCGGACGGCCCTCATCATCAGCGCCTGCAACGAGTCCGGGGTCTCCCGAGTTCGCACCGTCCAGCGCGTTGACCACGTGCGGAATGAGCGCAGTAGAGACCCGGCGACGACCGCCTTCTTCGCCAGCGAGTTGCAGCAGCTCAGCCGGAATCGTGAGGTTGTGGAACCACGTCGGGTCCACGAGATAATCGAGCACCTGGAAGGCGTTGGTCAGCGGCTCGAACGACTTGAACGTGAGGTTTCCGGCACTCGTAGCGAGCGAGAGATCCCGGCGCATCGGCGTGAGGAAGGGATACTCGTAGCTACGCTTGTCCGTCGTGACGATCTGCGTGTTCCGGTGCGTGAGCTTCCACGACAGGCCTGCCTCGTCGAGAAAACCTTCCGGAGCGTCGAGAAGTACCGTATGCGAGTTCACGACCGCGAGGATCTTGAACGTACCGATGTTGCCAGCGTTGTCGGCGCTTTCAATGACGATGTATCCGCCGACGTCGTCCGCATCGAAGGAGTACGACACCGCCGTGAACTGCTTGGTGATAGCGACGTGCGTGAAGCGCCAGATGAATCCTGTATCGACTTCAGCTGTGAGGGGCGCCGGCGTCAGATAGACATCACCAGGGCCGTTCACCGTCTGCACGACGTACGTGCCGTCGTTGCGCGTGTCGGCGGCGCGGCTGATCGTGACGGTCGCGAGCAAGTCCGACGGGAAGAAGTTCCCATCCGCCGTCACGAAGTGGCCGTCGGTCGTGAACGCCCCGTCGCGCAGGAGCTGACCGTCTGTCAGCTGCCCATCCGTGCCGCTGGCAATGACGCCATTGTCGTAGGTCTGGAAGACCTCTCCGTCGTCACGGACGACGGGCAGTCCGCCCATCACGTTGAGCGCGCTCTCCAACCGTTGCACCGCCGGGCCCAACACGAAGAGCTGCATCACGCCGAGGAGGAATGACCGGTACGACTCCGAGGAGTCGGTTTTCGACCCCGCCAAGAGATAGCCGAAGTTCTCGTAGAGGCGCTGCTCATCAAGCATCACGTCGGGTGCCCAGAAGGCCAGCTCCCGAGACGGGTAAACCGGGTTTACCCCGATCGGATTCATCCAAGGGCGCCACCGAGAAAGATCATGAACGAAGAGGGCGCTGGAGAGACCTTCTTCTACAGCGAACCAGTAGGTACCGTCAGGTGCGACGATGGTCTGGTGCTTGTAATAGAATCGTCCAGGCTCCCACGGCGTCGGCGCAGGCACGTCTCGATGAAAGATCGGTAGACGCCACTCGTAGTTCGCGAGGATAGACGCCGTCGAATCCCATGCTGACAGGTGGAAGATCGCGCCCGTCTCCAGGTCGATGACGTAGTCGATTCCTTCAACAACACCGCCCTGCGCGGGATACACCACGTCACCGACGCGTCGGTCCAAGAGACGTCGTGCGAGAATGGTCACACTTCCGTCGACAAGGAAGTTGTGAAGCAGATGGCTCACAGGGATGCCCGGCGGATTGAGCGTCGGGAAGTGATAGTCGAGAACGACAAGATCGAGCAGGTAGAGGGCCCACTTCCCTGTTGCCAGGTCCGCCGCGAACGACGCTCCCGCGGTGTGAGCTTCCAATGCGTAGTAGACGTTGCTGCCCGACGCCACGACCGCGCGCTTTGCGTAGGCGGTGCCGCTCACCCAAGCGACTGCTGCGGGATTGTAGAACGGTGCGGGCCGATCGACGTCGATCGTCTGGGCGTCGACGATGCCTCGGATACGGAATACGCCGTTGTTTTCGTCGTAAACGGGATCGTTGATGTAGAGGTACTTGTTCAGATACAGTGAATGGCCGCTACCGTCGGTCGCAGTGAAGTCGACCGTCGTGCTGCCTTGAACGTAACGGTAGGTGTCGTGAAAGACGCCTCCGATATTCGCCACTCGCTGATAGAGCGACGGTACGTTCGGGATCTCGACGCCCTGCTTCACCGTGTCGAACGGCACACGCAGCACGTCGATGCTGTACGGGTTGGATCGAAGGTCCACCGCAAGTTCTTCCGGGTCATCCGCCAAGACCAGACGGTCACGGACGAGAGCGATGGGTACTTCGACCGTCACGCCGCGAACGAACTGAATGCGGAAGATGTCCCCCGGAAGAACGCCTTTCGCCTTCCAATCCGGAACGGTGACATCGAAGAAGTCGTAGGGGAACTGGACTTGAACAGTACGCTGAGGAACGCCGAAGACAGCGCCACCTTCTCCGTCCACGTCGAAGAGATTCTTCTTGAAACTGACGACCCCGTTGTTGAGATCGTAATCGAGCTTCTCTTCGAGGATGACCGTGGGGAACACCACTCGGTTCATCAGCGAGCCGAGCTGAGTGAACTGCAGAGGTGCCGTGAAGACGAATCGGTTGTCCGATCGCGAAGCCCCTTCTACGAAACGAACCTGATCTTCACGAATCGGAACGTACTGGTAGTACCGCTTCGAGAAGAGAGGGACATCTTGCAAGCTGATGGACAGCACGTCCGATAGCAGATCGAGATAGGTCTGACCCACCTGAAGCTGCATGCCGTCGTACATGACGGCGAGCGCAGGCGCTTCCTGGAAGATCTTCGTCCAGAAGTCCGACAAGCCGAGGATGAAGTTGTTCTCGCTGTTCGGGATCGCCGGCATGGGTTACCTACGGTAGAACGATACTGCACCGTGCGTACATACGTAGCGAACGGTTCGAGAGCTGATCCCGAGTTGCGCCAGCTTCTCGCTGAGAGCTTCGCTGTACCCCGACGCCGGCAAACCGAAGTCCGCGGGGTTCAAGAGGGACGCGCCGTTGATCGTCGGTTGCGCGAAGAGAGAGACCTTGTCGGTCGTCTGGTAGTTGTAGAACGAGCCGTCCGGCCCGAAGAGCGTGTAGTTGATCGGGAAGGTACCGATCGAACCGAGAAGACCGCTCTGAGCGCGCGCCTGTGTGGCGAGCAGGCTGAAGTCCAATTCGTCGTCGGACAGATAGGCGTTGACGAAGTTTTCCAGCGCCAAAGCCGCCGCGTCCGGATCGAATACGCCGAGCGTCTGTTGAGCGAGCGTCGTCGGATCGGTGGAGAGCGAGTAGGGTACCTGGAAGCTCAGGTAGACCGTGTGAAGGCCCTTCACGACTTCGTTGGCACAGACAACGCGCGTCTGCGAGCCGCGGACGTAGCTGTCGATGGTGTCGAACGACGCCACTGAGTCGTACGTTACTTCCACCGTCTGCCCGTCGAACGGGTGGCCGTTGTAGCCCACGTCCACAGCGAACATGCCGAGCGCCGACTGCCCGTTCGAGGGATCGATGCAGGTCACGTTGTAGTTGAGAGCGCGGCCTGCCACGCCGACCGGATTGGCGCCGTTCTTCCGCGGCTCGAAGACGATCGAGTTCGACGTGGAGTTCATGTACGGCTGCAACGTTGAGGGGAACGATCGAACTTCGACACGCTTGATCTTGTAGACGGGGCGCGCGGCCAAGAAGACCTTTCCGGTTTGCTGAATGGTTCGCGACGTCCCTTGTGTCGCCTGCACGGCCACGCCACCGAGACCGGAGATCTTGTTGTTGAAGGCCGGCGAGTTGTTGCCGATCGAGTAGAGCACCGGGCCGAGGGAGGCGTCTTCGTCCGTGGCCAAAGAAAACGGCGTGCGAGCGCTTACCGTCACGGTGTCTTCTGTGACCTCGGTGATCGTGTACTGAAACGGCGCTTCGGGCAGACCGCTCTCGACGAAGAGCACGTCGGTCGGCACAACGCCCGCTGAGGCAAACATACGGCCCGCATCGCGCAATACGACTGCGAGGCCATCGTTGCGGATGAACCGCCCGCCGATGGTCAGCGACTCGGTCACTTCTTGCAACGGTAGGCGACTGTAGATGTCTGCGTGACCGCCCATGTGGATCTTGATGCCACTGGCGATCTCTCGGATCACGTCACGGAACATCTCCGGGTCGCCCATCCCCACCGTGACGATCTTCTCGATGATGGGGAAGAGGTCGCGCAGAGTAGCGTCGTTCGACCGAGCGTTGATGAGCGCGCGGAGCGAGATCGCAGTCCGGCTCTGCGCGATGAAGTCGCGCGTCGTCTGCATCGCCGTGCCGCCGCCGATGGCCGTCTGATGCTCGACGTACGTCACGTACGGGTTGAACCGGTCGAAGGCGATGAATCGTCCAGGATTCGACTGGTTGTAGTCCGTACCGACGCGCGCCGCGACGATCGGGAACTGGCAGGTCCAGTCCACGACGTTTCCGCTCGAATCGATGGTCGGCCGCAAGGACGATTGCGGGATGAAGAGCGAAGTCTGCGTATCCGGGAAGTACGCCAGAGCCGTCGTCTTCAGAAGACGGGTGCTGCTGAAGACCGACACGTCCACTCGTTGTGACAGATGAGCCACGGCGGTGCCGCGAGCGTACCGGCCCTGGGGGCGCGTCAGGAACCAGTTGGAGAGGATCGCGTCAGCGGAGTCGACGACATTCTCGTCGTCCGGCAGGTTGTTCAGGTCCCGCAACGACTGGCGCAAGCGAACGCCGTCACGCTCCTTCTGGAAGTAGGCCGCGATGTACGCGAGGGCGTTGACGGTCTGGTCGTAGAGGGCCGAGCCGTCCGAGACGTCGACATCGGTCGTGTTCGCCGCGATGAGCTGCTGGAGAAACCGCGCGGCGTCGAGGGCCTCTTGCTGCGAGATGGTCGTTGTGGCCATTACGGGTTCCCCGTGATGCTGCCCGGGATGAGGGCGGTGACGCGCTTACCAGACACGCTGCGAAGTTCCACGAAACACTCGAATCCGTCTGGAGGAAGGATGTTGAACGCTGTGATGCTAGCTGAAGCCAGCTTCTCGTCATCCGACAGGAAACGACCGTTGTCCAGATTGTCGAGGGCCTGGAGCTGGTCGTTGCAGTTGTCGACGTACAAGTGCATCAACGCTTCGAGGTCGGCGACCTGCGTGATATTCGACCCGATCAGCGACGGAAACCCGGTCCCCCGATCGGGGTAAAGCGGGTTCGAATTCTGCGTGGTGAAGAACATCTTCACCCACCGATTAAAGAGCTTCTGGGGGCCCTGAACGGCGACCGGTTTCGGGAATCCGAACGTGAAGAACTTTCCCGTCCGGGTTACCGCCTGCGTCGCAGGATTGATCACCTGAAAATGGATGTCGTAGAAAGGCATCGCCGTCCCAGAAGGTTAACCGGGTTCACACGGGATTCCTGTCTCCCCACTGACCGGTTCGGAAATTGTACACGAAGGCGTCCGTATTCGGCTGCTGAACCGGGGCCTCATCCGACCCCCCGTCGTCCGCGCCGGCGTCTGCATCGGCCACTTCCGTGGCATTCTGAGCCGTTGTGTTGGCCGCCTGGGTCGCCGCTTCGGATCGCCGCAAGAAGTAGCTCACCCGAGGTCGGTCTTGCATGTCCTGAGCACGGGACGATCCAGAGATGGCCGCGTAGTTCGCCAAGATCGTGGCGCGGACGCCCAGGGTGTCCGTATCGCTGATCGCGGTCCGCGCCAGCTCACGGCGATCGATCTGCTCCACTGAGGAAGCCGGGCGGAAGACGTCGGTCGACAGGTCGAAGTCGGGGAGGCTGTCGACGAAGGTGAAGAAGGCGTCGTAGTTGCTGCTCGTGAAGTCGAACGGCAGTCCAGATTCGAGGTTTTCCGTGAAATTTCCATTGCGGAAGCCTTCGGATGCGATGCGAGTGAATCCCGTACCGGCCTCTTCCACGATCTGCTGGAAGACCGTTTCGATCTTCGCCGTGAGCACCCCCAAGGTGCGCAGTTGCAAGAGCGTCAGGGGCGCCTCGACCATCGTCTGAGCGGTGACGCGATTGTTGGCATGGTCTTCCCGGGACACCACCACGAGCGACTCGTAGGCGACGTTCACCGTGGTATCCGTGGCGCCGTCTACGCACGCCACGTCGTCGATCGCGGCGTTGACGATTAGGTCCCCAGCGCGATTCACGTAGAAGTGCCAGCTCTTGGCCCGACGCGGAGTCGTCGCATCGAGAACGAACTCGACGTCCTTGTCCTCCGCGGTGGAAGAAGCAAGACAGTACCCCGGCATCACGTATCGGACGTCGTCGGTGTAAGGGACCACACCGGACCCGAGCCGCGTACGTGTTTCATGGAAACGACGGTCAGCGCCGTCACTGCTCGTCAGCCGCTGGACGTCGAACGTTGCTCCGTAGGGGTGGAAGACGATCTGCGTAACACCTGTACGGGGCTCGCTGCCGACCTGAACGTTCGTAGACGCAGGCGTGACATACGTGATCGAGGTGCCTGCCGGAAAGCCCACCGAGCTGACCAGACGGCGGAACTCCAGTCCGCCCGGCGCTGCACGCAAGTTGCCGTAATAGGCAGGCGACGCGCGCTGTTCACGCGAGATCTGCACGAGCAGGTTCACCAGGTTCTGACGACGATCCTGACCGCTCGCTTGCGTCATTTACGTCCCTGCGCCTTCAGCATCAGGTCCTTGATCTTCGTGAGTTCGTACGAGAGCTGGCCCTGAGTCAGCTTCAGCTCCTTCATGATGAAGGCGTTGTTCTGAACGGGCGTGTTCTCGTAACCAGTCTTCCACTTGAAGATCTTCTGCTGGACCGGGGTCATGTCGTGGTACGCGAGATCGATCAGGCGCTTTTCGTCCTGTTCGACCGTCGCGTCGGGATGCTCCTCGGATTCGAGGTACTCACGCTTCTCGACCTCTGTGATGAGGTCCTTCAGCTTGTGCTCCGGGATCGCCATGTGATCCGCGAGCTGCTTCATGCTCGGCGGGGCACCGAGCTGGTCTTCCAACATCGTTCGGGCGCGGGTGAACTGGTTGTACTGGATGCGCTTGTGCTCCGGAATCGACACTGTCGCCTGGCGCTCGTAGGCGATACGCGAGAGCTTCTGGAGCCAGTTGGTGACGTGCGTGTTGAGCGCGACCGGCGGAACCCTGTTCGGGTCGTATGTCTCGAACGCTTGAAGTGCGAGCTTCTTGGCTTCGTTCTCCAGGAGAAAACGCGGTGCAATGGATGCCCAGCGCCCCACCTGGCTTTGCATGGGCCCGGACATCTGCTTCATGAGCACTTCGAGGTCCGCGGGGGACTTCGAAGCCTTCCACTTACGCCAGAGTTCGAGGTCTTTCTCTTTGGTGCTCATCACTGCCTCGGGGCCAGACGCTGCCGAACGATCTGGCGATAGAACTGTAGCGCCGACTGCCAGTCCGCACGCGTTTGCGGGTAGTCTCCTGGCACCGAAGTCGCTCCGCCCGGGGTTTCCTGAGCGAGGTTCGGGTTGCTGTTCGCCACGCTGTAGTTGTAGTGAAGAGCCGTGTCGTCCGGAGGCGCGCCGGGTCCCTGTCGCAGCTGGTAGATGTACTCCCAGTATTGCGACGTAGACCGGGTGGTCGCCCCGCGGTCGATCGACGCCTGTCCACCTTCGACCTGGAAGGTCTCGATGTTGGCTTCTCGTGTCGACTGGTAGCTGTAGTCGTCGGTGGCCCGCTTGATGAGCCGCGCGCGTTCCAAGTCACCGATCGGACGGCCGCCGTGCCAGAATCGGATGTACTGTGCGAGCGTGCAGACCGGGCGCGCCGCGAGCTTCATCGCCTGGTCGTAGTTGTCGAACGCGCCGGCGTACGGCGTGTTCGGCAGCGGCACCAACCGACGATTCGGATCGAGGTTGTGTTCGACATGGAACTCCGTCGGCTCGTTGCTGACATCCGGAGGACTCTCGACTTCCGGGTCGTTCTGAGCTGCCAGCGCCTGCGTGATCCGCTGACGCGTCTGCACTTCGTCCGCTACCGAAGTGCCGTTCATCTGGAGCTGATCGACCGTCCGAGTTCCAGCGTAGCCGAGAGCGTTCAAGAAGTTGAACGACGCGCCCACTTGCGGCGTGCGAAGACGTGCCGCTTCACGCGCTTCCGGCGTGTTCGGGGGCGACTTCGTTCCACCGTAGAGCAGTCGGTTGTAGAAGTCTTCGGCGTTACCGAAGTCCTGCACCGCTGACCTGATCTCGTCGATCACTTCCGCCGGCGCGGACCCCACCGTCGATCCGAATCGCTCGGCGTCCGTGGCCACGTTGTAGATGAACTCGTTCAGCGTGCGGCAGAACGACAGCTGTACCGTCGTGTTCATCGAGCCCGACCCTGCGGCCGATGCCGACTGCGTCACGTGCATGATGTAGCCCACGGCGTGATGTTCCGTGGTGATCTTGTCGAAGATCATCGCAGGGAACCCCGGCACCGGATACGGATTGAACGCCAGGTTCAAGACGGCGCGCCGCTTGTCGTAGCGGGCTCGGAAGAACTCGTACTGCGCGTAGTTGCGGAAGAGGTCTGCGAACTGGCTGCTGCCGTTCGTACCGTCTTCGGGGGCGGTTACTTCACTGTCTTGGGTACGAGATCCCGGTCCCGTCGTATCGGGCGGAGCGCCCGAAGGCGGTTGTGCCGGTTGATTCACGTCGGCGGGTCGGCCGGTCTGAACAGTCGATACTCGGATCGTGCTGTTGACTGCAGGCGCCGACGCCACCGGGTTCGTGTTCTGATTCGACACGCCCGTCGTGTCCGGGTCTGCGGCTGCGGGCCGAGGCGGTGCGGTGATCTGCGCCGGGGCGCCAATCGTTGCCGAGGTGTTGATCGCCGGCGCGTTCTCACGGAGCTGCGCCGCGCTGATCGCCTGACCCGACACCGAGCCCGAATAGGCCTGCGCGATCGACTGCAGGCCGCGCGAGTAGGGCACGATGTACGCGAGGCGCGTCAGCTGATCGAAGATACGGTCACGGTCCGCGCCCAGTCCTTCGTCGAAGAAGGCACGGTTCGAGTTCGAAGCGAACGCGATGGTGCGAGCGACTTCGATCTTCTGGAGCGTACGCACCACCGAGTAGTAGGGGTTGTGGCTATGCGCGCTGCTGCTCGTGGTCGTAGCCGTATGCGAGCGGCGGCCCTGCACACCGTCTTCGCAAAGGAGACGGAGGAAGGTGCCCCACTTCTGACGGTCGGGGACCTGAGCCAGCTGCTGTGCGTAGGGGCCGACCCAGCGAAGAACGTTACCGGGGCCTGCCGACCAGGACATGAACATCATGGCCACGGCCCACAGCGAATCGATCGAGTTAAGGAGCCGCACCGTTTCTGTGGACGCAGCCGTCGTTGCCGCTGGCGTCGTTTGACGGGCCCGAGCTGCCTGGCGCGAAGTTCCGCTCGTACCTCGTGCCCCCGGCGGACGGTAGACCAAGCTGCTCATGAGACCGCGAGCGCGATTCCGCAGATTGACGATACCGACTGCGAGCTGTCCTTCGATGTCGTCGAGCGCCGGATGCGGCCAGGTACCGCCAACTGGCCCATCACTTCGTCCGATGGCGCGCATGCACTGAAGCACCGTCGGATCTTGAAGAAGAGCCGAGTACGCTCCCCCGATGATGCCGTTGTTCGTCGTATCGATGCCCAGCCAGCCGATGTCGGTGTGCGAGTTGTCGCCGTAGCCCGCGTTGTCGTACTGGCTCGAATTCGCTGCGAAGCCGAGAATCGCTTCCGGCGGGATGTTCATGACGATGCTCGTCATCGCGCGCAACGCGTCTCCCATGCGCGATGAATTGCCGTGCCCGCGGTACCACCACGGGTTAACCAGGCTAAGCTTTTCAGCCGCGTAGACGGTCGGATGGCCGTGCTGCCACGCGCCCGAAGAGTACCGGCGCGGGATGATGTCTGAGTAGTTGAGTTGACGGCCCGTCGGGGGCGGGGTCGATGTGACGGGACCGCCCGCCGGAATCGGTGCGTTCGTGGCTCCCTGGCCGGCCACGCTGCCCCCCGCAGGGTTGCCCCCCGTAGAGTTGCGGAGCTGCTGCAGCATTTGGAACCACGCCGGCAGCTGCATGCGCTCGACGACGGGGCCCTTGTACAGCTCCTCCGGGTAGAGGAGGATGTCCTTGCCAGTACGCGTCTGCCCCTGGGAGGTCGTTGTGCCTCCTTCGGGAGTTACGCCGCGCGCCGCACGGATGATGCGATCGGCTTCTTCCGGCCACCCCACCGAGAGGGCCTGAAGGATGAACTGCGCGTTGTTCCCCTGCGCGCGTAGAGCCTGGGTGAGCAGCGCGTCGTTCACGTAGACACGCGTCGGCTGCTGGATGTAGTTCTCGCTGTAGGTGTACCCCTGAATCATCGAGGGATAGAACACATTGCACATCGGCGGGATGCCGAAGTACATCTGCGGCTTCACGAAGTATTGCGCCAAGCGCACCGGAGTCGTGGGATCGATACCGCGCTGGCTCTGCGCGCGGGTCGCCTCGTTGTTGCCCGCCGCGAGTTCGGCGTCTACAGCTGGCAGCGTCTGGCTCAACGTCTGACCCGTGGTGCTGTTGAACGACAAGAAGTCGGGGTTGTCGCCCGCGGCGAGGTCTTGTGCGTTTTGCGCGTCGACAGCGTCTTGGTGCTGCTCAACGAGCGGGTCCGTGGAACGCAGAAGCGTGATCACACGTCCGGTCGTCGCTTCGGCCGTCACGCACGGCGCGGTCGGAAGCATGCCCACTTCCATGAAGACCATGGAGAGGACCTGCTGCATCGTGTTCCAGACCGGGCCTGCGCCGGCAGCACGTCCTGCGGCCTGGTTCTGAAGAGCGTCGAGCGCCTCGGTGGCGCGGGCCGCACGGAAGATCGGGAACGCACCTTCGCCTCGTGCGACATTCTCGCTGTCTTCGAGGATCGGCAGCGCCACCCAGCGGTTGTAGAACCGGGTCTTCCGAACGTGGCGCGCGAAGAAGTTCACCATCGCAGCAGTACGACGGCTCGAAGGCACCTGATCACTGATCAGCCCCGCCACGATGTTGTAGACGAAGTCGAAGGGTCGCTGGATTGGCGCCGCGGGGCTCGGGGAGCCGTCGTCTTCGGCTGCCGCATTCGTCGGACCGCCGGCTTCCGGCTGTCCACCCGGCTGACCATCCGAACCGGTAGTGAGGGGCGGCCCGATCAACCCCTGGTGGAAGAGGTTGTACGGATACGAGAAGCCCGCCTGTGTGATCGACGTGCTCGACACGGCGGGGTCGCCCGCGGCCAACATGTTGTCGACCGTGTTCATGAAGAAGAAGTAGAGCTGCTGGAAGATGTGGACGTGGGCGAGACAATCGAAGCTGATCGTCCGCTGGTTACCGAAATTGGCGTACGACCAGCCGATGATCTCGCCGTCGAACATCAGGCGGAACTCGGGGTTTCCTGCCCAGTGATCGAGATAGAAGATCGCCACCTGGACGCGGTCCTCATGACCGAGGCGCTCCAGCACCTTCTCCGGAAACATGTGGATGGTGGCGGACGGCACTTCCCACACGCCGTAGTCGACCTGCCAGCCCACCACCGGGACTTCGAGCCCGTTGATGTACACGACCCACGCCCCGGCGTAGTTCGGGTTGGTCGAGAAAACGGACCCCGGACGTGCTGCAGACTGATCGTATGCCATCAGACACCCTGAGCGGCGTAGAAGGCTCCGGCGAGGAGCGTCGCGCCGATTGCTGCACCGATACGGTTGTGGGGATAGCCGCTGTTCATAGCGCGTCGAAGAGTATCGACGGTTCCCGGACCGACACCAAGTCCTTGGAGACTTCGGAGCGCCGGCTCCCACAAAGGCAGCTTTTCCTGCAAAGCCAGGTCGAGGGGCTGCATCGGAGAGATGTCCCTGTCGACGAGATTGGTCGGTACGGTCAGTTGCAACGGCACCACGAGGGGCCGCGATACCGACGCTTCGAGGCGATACGCCGCAACTTGCGTGACGAGCCGCGGATTGGGCGAGAGGCCGTTTCCGAGGATCTGCCGGAACTGATCGAGATACGCATCCGGGTAGGGCGTCACGAATCGCAACTGGCAAGGCGCCAGCTGTGCCGTGTTCACAATCGTGGGCGGCCGATCGAGGACCGTGAAGATGAACGAGTCGGTCAGCGTCTCGCTCACCGGAATCGTGTCATTGGTGATCGTCGTTTCGACGGTCACGGCCTCACTGTAGTCGAACTCGCGACGCGGCTGGACGCGCAACGCGACGTAATTCGCAGTGAGAAGCAGCTCTCCGTCATAATCCGGCCGGCGGAACTCACCGTGTTCGAAAGCGACCTCCCCATTGACCGTCATGCGCAGCGTATCGAAGGCGATGCCGCCCACGGCGTTGGACGCCCCCACGAAGATGTACGTCTGACGGGCCGCGCCCGTAACCTGGTTAGGAAACCGGGTGAGGATCTGGATCGTCATCGAGTCACCGACTGGAGGTTACGCGGGGCCTGATGGCCGTTACTCATGCGCCCGGGCATGACCACCGTGTCTTCCGTGAAGGTAATCTCCTGCGTCGGAGGGTTGTCCTGGGGCCGAAGCGAAGTGTTGACTGCGGGTGCGTTCTGAACCCCCTGGGCCTCTGCCGGTTGCCCCGTCACACGCTGCTGAGCGCGCGCGGCCGGTTCTGCCTGCCCACCGTTCTGATTCGGATTCGTCGCCTGGGTCGCACCCGTGCTGCCCGCCGGCAGACTCGTGACCAACGTCGAAGGACCTGTCGACTGGCCTGGAGGGGTCGTCGATCCGCTCTGGTTCGTAGCCCCTGACCCTTGTACGACAGCTGCCTGCGGCGCCTGATCCGAGGTCGTGTTAGCCACCACGAGGTGCGGGTCCACCGTGAAGCTGCCGTTGACCGGCGTCGGGCGCCAACCCGCAGTGAAGTTCACCACGTAGACGCGCTTCACGAGCAAGCTGAAGTTGAACGAGATACGCATCTCGTTCTGAGCGTTGTGCACCCACGACGTATTCACGATCGTGCCGGTGACGATGAAGTTGTCGTATCGCAGCGAAACGACCTTGCCGCGGCGAGCAAGCTGCGTTCCGCGCAGGATCGCCACGTACATGCGGACCCAAGCCGACAACTGGTCGTCCTGAACTGTGTTCAGAAGCTCACCGGAATACTGCCAGACCGGCGCACTCTGGCCGAAGAAGTACGCCACATAGTTGTCGGACAACGTCTCGACGACCTGGTACTTCTCCTGGAGCGGGCTCTGGATCTGCTGAAGGAAGAAATCCATGTAGCCTGTGTCGGTCGCCTCTTGCGAGCCGGGGCCGATGAGGCGCGGGACAATGTACTGACGCAGGTTCGGGTCGGTGATCGACGACGCGAAGGTCGTACGCTCGCCATTCGGCACGGATACGTACATCCGGGCCATCGTGTTCTTTTGCTGCGTCTCACGGGGGCCCTGGTTGAGGGCATACTTCGGGGTGAAGCCCTGCAATTCGCCGGCGAAGATGCCTCCTGGACCGTTGGCCGGGTTGAAAGTCGCCGCGTCCGGGATTGCCCCGTTCAGAAGCTGGTCGACGCCGATGGCGTAGACTTGCCGAGCGGTCACTGGTTACCTCCGTCCGTCAGATCGAAGCTGTAGAGGTCGATGAACTCGTGTCCGCCGTAGACCATCTTCGCAAGCGTCCGCAACGACGGCAGGTGGACTTCGCCTGACGATGCCCGTCGAAAGTTCGTGATGATGTTCTGATTCGCGATACCCACGGCAGTCGCGCCAGTGGCTTCGAAACGGCGAAATCGTGGTGCGGTGTCAGCCATCTTCAGTTCCCCTGGTTGATCAAGTTGTTCATGTTAGCGGCATCAGTCTGACCACGCATTTCACGGACCGCTTCCCGGAACTCGTCTACGACTCGATTGAAGTTGTCGGTAGCAGCCATGAGACCCTGCGCACCTGCCTGACGCTCGGCACCGCTCACTTCTGCAGTACGGTTCGCTGCTGCCGCGTCTGCTTGGCCGCCGGCAGCATTCACACGTGAATCGTACTGTTCGAACGACTCGCCCATCTTTCCGTAGACGTCGCTGTCTCGGAATGTGCGGTTGAGGAAGCCGCCGATGCCACTCCGGCGGTTGTTGTACTGCCGGCGCCGTTCTTCAGTGTCAGCACCCTGATCACGAAGGAACTCCATCACGCCGCCCATGTTGCCGGAACGGCGTGCTTCTCGAATACGCGAACCAAACTCACGGTCGATTGCACTCGATGAGTGCAAGAACTCCTGTACGCGATCATTCGACATGTCGCGAAGACGTCCTTGAAGCTCTTCGTTACCTGCTCGGCTTCCGAGCTGGACGCCTTGGAAGACTTCACCGATGGCTCCCGAAAGCCGAGAAACCCGTTGAAAGCCCGAACCGATCGCGCCCATCGCGGATTCGTCGTACTCGCCGTTCAGTGCGCCGGTGACTGCGTTGATCATGCCGTTGGCGTCGCGCGTTCCTGAGACAGACCGCGAAGCCGCGAGACGGGCGTCTCGGTTCTTTTCAGCGTTACCTGCCTGTCGAGTCGCAATCTGGAGCATCCGGCTCGCATCGTTGCCGAACTCGGCGTGAGCAACTCCCGCGAGTTGCCGCAGACGACGAACGGCCGCCGCACGTTCCGGGCTGCCCTCAGCCGTCTGCTGCATCGCCACGTTCGCCATGGCGATCGAGGCCATGAGGCTGCGAGAGCGCTGCTGCTGCTCTTCCGAGCGACCGAATCCAGAGTGAGCGATCTCGCCGCCCGTGAATTCACGCGCACCACGGTAGAGGCTGTCCCGCTCGTTGGCGCCGACGTTTCCGAACAACGCCTGATAGCCTTCGTCACGGGCGTGCTCTCCCGCTCGACGAAGACCCTGGGCGGTGTTGTCCGCGGAAGCGCCGATTCCAACAGCCTGCTGAAGACGTTCACGTCCCTGGCGGGTCATATAGATACCGGCTTCACTCGACACGGCCTGCATGACTGAGCGACGATTCTGCGCCACCATCTGATCGATCTGCGCCGACGTAGAGCCGGGGTGTGCGCGCTGCATCTGCGAACGGATCGAAGCATCGACCCGGCCTGCGATGTCGTCGACGCGGACACCGGCCACGGGGCCTCCTCCATTCGAAAACCCGAACGAAGCGAGATTCGACGCTCCTCCGTACACACCGTTGACGATATCGGCCGTCGAGCGGTTCCCGAAGAGCGACCCCCCCGAGTTCATGATTCCGCCCACGTCGGACGCGATGTTGCTGAGCGCGTCCGTACCCAACACTCCGCGCAGTTGTCGACGCGCGCGGCGTTCGTCCCGGGTCGAGGTGTTCATGAGCGTTGAAGCTTCCATGCCGCCCAGCCGCAGTGCCGCAAGACGCGCGTTGGCGTCGGAACCGCTCAGCATACCGGCAGCGATACCGCCATTCGTGAGCGACATAAGGCCGCGGCTACCGATGCTCTCGGCAATGGTCTGGTATTGCGCCAGTCCGGGCGCTTCTTCACCCGGCATGTGGTGTTCCATCGTGCTGAGGAAGTCACGGCTCCGAAGACGCCGACGCATGGCCACGGCTTCACGACGAGAACGAGGAGCGAACATCTCCAATTCGCTGCCTTCACCGCCGATCACACGGTTCATGAAGCCACCGGCTCGCGCAGACAGAGAATCCAATCCGCGGCCCAGTGACGCGGCCCACCCGTAGTCGTTCCGCAGGTTGTCGAAGAAGCCCGGACGATCTGCTTCACGCTGGCGAGCTTCTGAGCGTCCTCGTTCCATACGGTCGACCGCGATCTGATCTCGCTGACGCTGGTAGTAGCGGGGGTCGCTCAGCTCGGAAAGACGCGCCGTCGCCTGATCGCCCGACATGCCCATGATCTGAGCCGCCGTCATGAATCCTGCGCCGCCGCGGTAGCCCATCGTGCGGGACAGGCCCATGACCTGACGGTCTTCCATCATGCGGCGCTGCTCGGGCGTCATCGCTGACATCATCGAGTCCTGCATGTAGTGCTGCATGCCGAGCATCATGCCCATGCCTGCAGGTCCCATGCGGCCAGCGATGTTCGCCATGTTGCCGCCGGCTTGTCCCACCATGTCGAACATGCCAGTACGGCCGGTCATCATGTTCATCATGTTGTTGGCGCTGAGTCCGCCACGGCCGTTGAGCATCGCGGCCCACACCGGCGACTGCATGAACTGGCCGCTGAAGGCCGTGTTCATTGCGCCGTAGCCCTGTGCGCCGCCGACGAGAGCTGCCATCTGCGGCGAGAGAACACCTTGATTGATCGATCCGGCAGCACTGCCCATGGCGTGCATGCCGGTCATGAAGCCCTGACCCTGCGTGAGACCCATCGATGCGAAGGTCTGCGCGCCCATGGCGCCACCTGTCGACGCCAGCTGCTGGAACGTCATACCAGCCTGACGCGCGAAGCTACGCCCCTGCATCACTGCGTCAGTCGTCTGGGCGAGATTCAAGCCCATGCCGCGGAGCGATCCCATCGTCTGGATCGCTTGGCGGACATCCGGCTCGTTGGCCAACTCCATGACCATGCGGAGGCTCTTAGCGACTTCACGCACACGCTGCGTCATCTCAGTCGGAGAACCGACGCCAGACATGAGCCCGTTTTCCGCGCCCATCTGAGCGATACGGAAGACGTCGTTGGTATTGAACCTCCCGCCCGTGTCGCGCTGGAAGTCCCCAGACCCCGCCATCGACGTGATCTGACGTGCGGCCATTCCTGACGCGTGACGGGAGAATCCCGCGCCCGCTTCGGACATGAAAGGACCACTCGTGATGAAGTTCCGCGAGAACTCCATGACGCCCGCCGTGCGCCCGGCCATCGCCGTCTGAGACGCACCGACAGTGTTCATCCAGAGGTTCTGTCCGAACTGGCCGAGACCTCCGAACTCCGAGAGGCCCATGCCGACGAGACCGCCGATGCCGCCACCGACTCCAAGACGACGGCCCAGCATTGCACCGACGCCGCCGGCGAGAAGATCAGTTCCAACACGTGCGCCTACGCCGCCCGCTGCGATGCTCTGCGAGCCGGCCATCTCCTGCTGTAGCTCGTTCCGGTTGTACGACGACATGAACGGCGTATTGAAGAACGGCTGCGGCAAGCGTGGCGCGAACGGGAAGGGCGAAAGCGGTGGCGTCTGCCCCATGTAGGACGGCGCCGGAGGCGGAGGCATGTGCTGATACGGGCTGGCGCCGAACGCGCCAAAGCCTGCGCCGGGACCCATCGCCGGGAACATCCCGGTCGGAGGCCCCATCCCGGAGATCATGTTCGGGACGGCGCTCGGCATCGGCATCATCGGCGCACTGCCGATCTGCACGAAGGGGTTCATCGTCGCGAGCGGCGAGAACGATCGCGCCTGCATGCCCATCTGCGTGACCTGCTGCGCCTGGATCGTCGCCATCTGCGACACCTGCGCTGCGAAGTCGCCCGGGTGCTTGGCCGAATACATCGGCACCAAGCTCGGAGGGACGAGCCCCATTCCGGCCTGCATCGAGTTGTAATCGGATTTCTTGTTGTCCTCGGGAGGCATGCTCCGAGAAGTCTAGCAGCGTAACCCGGTAAACCTCCTAGCCGGGAGGCTTGAGATCTTCCTCGGTTACGGTCATGGCCTCGACGACGGCGGCGGCTTCTCGCTTCTTCCGTTCGACTTCGGCGATCTTGGCGCGGACCGCGGCCGTACGGGCCTGGATCTCCGCGCGTTTCCGGGCGATGAAGCTCGGATCGTAGGTGTCGTGGTGCAGCTCCGCCTCGTAGAGATCGAGAAGAGCAGCCAGCCGGCTGTCGTCGGCCCCCAACGAGCTTCGGACAAGATCGGCCACAACGTACAACCTCGCGAAATCGAGATTCTTTTCTCGATTCGACAGCTCGATCAGCAGGTTGTCCTGAAACGACCCCGGCTGCGGGAGCGGCGCGCTACGAGCCCAGTGCTGAGCGCGCGCCACCCGCCGCGGGGACGTCAAAAACCCTGCGCAGCGCCCTCCGCCGTCGCCGCCGCGACGATGGCGTCGAAGTGGGCGAGAGCGACCGTCATCTGTTCGAAGACCGGCGCCGGGAGCTTGCCGACGAACTCGTACCGGCGCGTGTAGGCGTCTTCGATCTCGGCCACAGACGCCTTGGCGAGGTCGGTGTGGGGGAGGAGCGAGCCCTGGTAGGTCGCGAGCGAGGCTGCGACGTTCGCCCGGAAGAGGGTCTGGCTGATCGAATACTGCGACCGATCATCCAGTGCTTCCAACGCCTTCTGTGCGCGCAAGAGGTGGTGCGCGTCTCGGGTGCGAAAAACGCACTTGACACGCCCGTTCCAGAGCCGGTATTCCTTCTCCCAGTAGCCCTTCTGGATCACCGAATCGAGGATCGAATACGCCTCCTGCTCGGTGATGCCCGCTGCGGCCAATGCCTTCTGCCACCGCTCGGCCGGGGTCAGGTCCTCGGTCTTCGGGGTAGCCTCTTCGGGTTTCGGAGCCTCCGAAACCGGCACGGCTTGCGGTGCCGGTACAGTCGGTTGAGGAGATGCAACAGGGTTGTTCTGAATCGACGGTACGAACGAAGGTGCTTGCTGCTCGGTTTCCGCCAAGGCCTGACGGGCCAGAAGGTCGGGGTTTCCCGGCACCACAACGGAGGCATGTACAGGCGGTCCGGGGCGCATGATGGGACGGTTCGGTTCGGTCGGCATTCGCTTCGTCTCCGCGGGGCGATTTTTGGTAAAAGAAGTAGCTCGAACGACGCAGTTTAAGGAGCGAGATGGAATCTACATTGCGGTGGCTGGAAGATCCAGCCTTGGGGGTTGTTCGGAGTGTGCGTCCTAGCCAGGTCGCGATGGCCAAGTCGGTCCAACGTGTGCTGGAAGGCGGGTTCGAAGGCAACGAGACGCCTCAGTTGCCGGCAGAGATCGATCCGCTGGCGCTCCCCGAGGAGCGCAAGAAGGTCTACGTGAGCTTCCTCGAAGGGGCGACGGGCGTCGGCAAGTCGTACGCCTACCTGATCCCCGCGATCGAGTGGGCAGTGAAGTACAAGAAGCGCGTCGTCATCGCGACTGCGCAGAAGACGTTGCAGGGCCAGATCTTCGAGAAAGATCTGCCCACCTTGCTCGCGAAGCTCGGTCACGTGAGCTATGCGCTGCTGAAGGGGAAGTCGAACTACGCCTGCCACTATCGCATCAGGGAGGCGGAGAACGAAGGCGAGAATCACGTTCACTTGCCGATGTATCAGCCGTTCCGTGAATGGCTCAACAAGCACCCCACCGGCGACCTGGAAGCCTTTCCAGGTGACATCACTTTTTTGAACCAGGTTAACGTCGAGGAGTGCGTCTGGGAGAAGTGCGACCAGATGCACAAGTGCGGCTACCTGGGTGTGAAGACGAAGGCGGCGAATGCCCAGATTGTCGTGGTAAATCACGCACTTCTGGCCATCGACCTGCAGTTCGGTGGGGGCAAGTTGATCGGCCCCTACGACGCGCTCATCATCGACGAAGCGCACAAGGCGCCGAAGTTCTTTCGAGATGCCTACAGCCTCAAGCTCACGCTCGGCGTGAACAACCGTATCGAGCGCCTCCTCGACCGGATGGGCGTGAGTCAGCCGCCCGAGTACCAGAAGTTCCGGGAGACGATCTCGGAGCTGTTCACCGACCTCTCCACGACGAACCCGGGGGACTTCCAGCCGTCGCCGGAGCAGATCTCGCTAATCCAGTCGGCCGCGAGCCATGCGCAGGAGTTGCGACGAGTGCTCGGGGTGACGCTGCCCGCAGCGCCCGGTGAAGAGATCCCGGAAGAGGCGGTGGCCGAAGAAGTTCCCGAAGAAGATCCGAATGAAGGACGCGGGGGCCTCAAGTACGCAATGGCGAAGAAGTCTCTCGGAGATCTTTTCGCCAAGCTCGAAGACACGTTCAACGTGCTTCTCTGCCCTGTGACGGAGCAGACCGAGTACCTTGTTGCCCTCGAAGAAGAGCGAAGCAGCATGCGCAGCTGGCTCGCACTCAAGGCAATGCCGATCGAAGTCGGCCCGCTCGTGAGCCCCGCTCTCCGCAACATCGGCAAGGTCGTCGTGACGAGCGCCACAATCTCCGCCGGCGGAGAGTTCGGGTTCATGGCCACGGAATTCGGGTTCACGACGAAGCAGCTCGTCGAGGCCACCCAGTTTCATTCGTCTTTCGACTACAAGGGCCGGTCGGCCCTCTACATCCCCCCGGACGCGGTCGAGTACGACTACAACAACCGCGACAACTACTACAAGGCGAACGCCGCTGAGATCATGGGGCTCGTGAAGGCATCGTTTGGAGGAGCTTTCGTCCTCTGCGCGAGCCGTCAGGATCTCGACGCGTTCTACAATGCCCTCAAGCCGCAGTGTGACGCTGCCGGCTTGGTGCTGATGACGCAGGGACGATCGATTGAGCAGGACGTGGCTGCGTTCAAGCGGACGCCCGGCGCCGTGCTCATGGGCCTGCACAGCTTGTGGGAAGGAGTCGACGTCCCCGGGCTCGCGTTGCGTCTCGTGATCATTCCGCGCATCCCCTTCCCGAACAAGAGCGACAACCTGCTCCAGGCGCGGAAGCGTCTCGCCGCTGAGCGGATGGTCGAGATGGGCATGAAGGAGAGCGAGGCGAACTTTCGCCAGTTCACCGCTTTCGATGTGCAGATCGCAGCGATTCACCTCGCCCAGGGCGCTGGTCGACTGATCCGATCGGAAGCAGATCTCGGTGTGGTCGCGGTGCTCGACAAACGACTCTACGGCAGCACGAAGAACTACAGCGCCTTTCTTCGCCGGTCGCTTCCGCACCCGCTCATCACCGACCGCAACGCGGTTCTCGGTTTTCTGGCGAAATTGGGAGCAAAGGCCAAGAATACGGGCTAGGAGTAGCCCATGCCGAAACCTCAGCGCGCCGAAGACTTCCACGCCCCTCCGCGAAAGACCGACCTCACGCAGTGCATCTACTGCCGTCAGAAGTGGAAGGTCGGTGATCGCATCGTACAAGTCTTCCGAGTTGCCGGGATCGGCTACGACTCTCAGACGGCAATGACGTTGCCCGCGGCGGCCGAGGACTACGAACTGGCTCACGGCCGCTGCGTCGACCCCCAGGCCGATGGGGCGTCGCTCATCCTCCGCGGAGGCGATCTGTGACTGAGAAGAAAGTGCCCCCTCCCGGCATCATGAACTTCTGGGCTCCGCGCCCGGAAGCTCAGAAGCCGCAAGAGGCGCCGACGAAACCGAACCGAAAGGTTCAGCTGAACCCGGTTATCTACAAGGGACAGCTCTACCAATTCGTCATCGACGCGCCGGATACCGCTCACGCGGCCGGTGCGTTCGGTGCTTTGCTCAAAGCCATTCTGACCTCACCCAAGGCACAGAAGGCTTTCGAACAGCAGTCGATCTTCACCCGCCCGATCCTCGGGCCGACCACCGAGATCGTCCTCGGCGAGACGAAACTCTACGCCAAGGCCGGCTCTCTCAAACCCGACCTCGCTGCAGCGATGGCCATCGACCGGTTGGCGTTCGCGCTGACCGAGTGTCGAGGGACGGACTCGCAAGTCGAGAAGATGATCGAAACCGTAGGACTTCGAATCGTTACCAGAACGTGAGGAAAGACATGTCGATCAACAAGAACCCGTGCGGGAAGTGCCACTATCACGACCCGCAGTTTCGGATGGAAGGCAAGAATCGCCGCTACATCCACAGCTTCTGTGCCAAGCTGAGCAAGTACCCGGCGAAGGACGTCGAGGGGAAGGTCTTCCCGCCGGACGTGCAGCGCGTCGGTGAGGATGAGGCCGCGCAGATGGTGATCGTCGACCGGAAGAAGGTCGTCGCCCATTGCATTCACTTCCTGCCGGAAGAACCGAATGGCTGAGTGTCGTACCTGCCATCAACGGTACGTGATCCAGGGGTCGGACGGCGAGTACGTCCGGCCCCTGTGTCGTTGTGAGGCAAAGAAAGAGTGCGTTATCTGCGACAAGCCTGCAGTGCAGGCCCGGCTGGCAGACCCCGATCGACCCGCGGAAGTCCAGGCGTTCCATTGCGTACGCCACGGCCTCTCGGAGTATGTCGACGAAGCATTGGTGCCGAAGGAGCCCGAACCGCCGGCGAAAGAAGAGTTCGTTCTTCCGGGGCGTGACGATCCCGAGAGCCAGTTCATGACCCTGTGCCTGAATTGCCAGGACACCCACGTGAATGCGCATCGACCTTACGTCAAGGTCGGCAACACGTACGAGAGCCGCTGCCCGAAGTGCAATGCTGCGGGCCCGAGTCGCTGGCTCGACGACCCAGTCCCGAGTACAAAGGGACATGGCCGACGAAAAGAAAATCGTTCCCGAAAAGATGATCCAGGGCGGGGAGCACGACCCCGAAAGACTGGATAAGACCCTCGCCTTCTTCGCGAAGTCGGGGATTCTCAATCCCACTCCCGAATCGCGGCGGGTGTCCAAGCCCAATCGCACGCCCGAGGACCCCTACGCTCGGGCCAAGTACGTGTCGGAGAAGATTCGCCGGTTCTTCGAAGACTGCATGTTCGACGAAGGATTGGTGAATCATCCGCCCGTAGGTGGCGTCACCGCCCCCATGGAAGTGATCTACGTGATGGAGCTGCTCTGGCTCAACGTAGTCAACGCCGAGAACATCCCCGCCTCCAAAGAGGAGATCGAGCGTGCCCGTCAGGCCGCGTTCGAATACTACGAGAAAAACCGATGAAAGGGTTCGAAGCAGCGTTTCTCTGGTCCCGCGCCAAACTGCTCGACGATCGCGCACGAGCAGCTGCGGAACGCGGAGAAACGTTTCACCCTTCGGACACTTTCATGTCCCTCTCCGATTCAGTGATCACGGCTCACGCTGTGTTCCAACGCGATCCGACTCGTCTCGTGCTGCGCCTCCGTTACCTGTTGAGCGAACCGGTGACGGAGGACCAGCTCGACCGCATCGCGGCCATCTTCTATGGAGGGCGCCGCTTCACCGCCATGCCTTCCATCGTGCTCTCGAACCGCAGCGTGGTCGAACGCGCGTACTACTGCGAGGACCTTCCGTGGAAACCATCCGAGCAATCCTCACCCTGATGGCGGTGTTCAACCGCGCCGCTCTCAACAACCCGCCTCCTCACCTTCTCCGTCACGCCGAAGCCATTGCTGCGGTCACCGAGGACCCTCACGAGCGTCTTCTGCTCGTCGCCACCGATTGGGGCGAGACCCGGTTCGGGGTGTCGGGCGTGGCCTTCGGTGCCACCGCCTACGCACGCCATCACCGGCGTGACCGGGACCTTCTTCATCTTGCTACCGCCTCCCTGCGGTCGCTGCAGATGAGCGCCTCGGCCTGTCACGTCCCTCTCGGCACCCGCGCCACGTGGGTGTTCTTCTACAGCGGGAGGTGCACCGCGCCGGAACAGATCCGCGTGCGGGTTCGAATCCGTCGGCACCGAACGCGGTGGCTACTCCGGCGTAACCCAGTTCAGATCTACGCCAACGAGATGCTGGGACGTGTTCGGCGTCTCGAAAGCGAAGCCCTCTGATCGGTATAAGCCTCTGGTGACACTTTCGTCACAGGAGGACTACTCATCATGGCACCGCCCTTGGCTATCGCAGAGACCCCACGCGTCCGCGCTCGCAATGCACAGATCATCCCGCTCGACAGCCCGGAGCTGGAGAAGGTGGCGAAGAAGATCCGCAAGGAGTTCAACCTCGCCACCTCCTTCAGCGAGAAGTTCGTGAACGACGTCCACGTCGCACTCACACGGGGCTTCAAACTGCTCGACGTGCTCGATCTGCTCGAAGGCGGTGAAGATCGCTATGTCCACGTCTTCGCGGAATCGCTTCGCCGGAACTTGGAAAACGGATACAGCTACCCGGTAGTAGGTGTCCGGATGAAGCGGAGTCCGATCGTGATGGAGGTCTACCGTCACGCCGAGATCCTCGGCCCGTCGGCTCTGATCTACGATCGCTACAATCCCCTCCCCGGCAGCAACAGCCGCGCGATCTGCGTGATCCACACACGGTCGCCCGTCCTCGTGTTCATCGACCCGACCTACGGGAAGAACCCGCCGCCCGAGCGGCGCGGCTGCTGATCGACTTCGACAACGACCTCGAATGAGAGGCTGGAGGGCGCGAGCCCTCTGGCCCTCTTGTTTTCCCTCTGGAGGAACCATGAAGCGTGCATTGACCATCAGCATCGACTACCGCCGCCACTGGGACGCCGCCGAGAACGACGGCCCCTGGTGGCCTCTTCTTCGAGAATTCGCCCAGGGGGCGATCGACGAAGAGATCCAGAACCCTTCGCACAAGGCGTCGATCACCTACGACCCGCGCAAGCTGATGGTGAAGATCAGCTCCGCGGGTGTGAAGCTCCCCTTCTCCATCTGGCTGCTCGGCGAGAGCACGAAGATGGACGACGAGCGGACCATCGGCGGCTACGGCGAGGGCATGAAGATCGCGACTCTCGTCGCAGTCCGCAACGGCATTCCGATCACGATCCGCAACGGCGCGGACGAGATCTGGATTCCCACGTTGGAGGCTGACGAAGCCTTCCCGGACAAGCAGGTCCTCAAGATCGAGAAGAAGCGTCAGGTCCGCCTCACTAAGAGCTTCGACGTGGAGATCGTCGGGGTCACGCTCGACATCTGGGACATGTTCCGATCGCGTGTCCTGTCGCTCAAGGACCGTGTGAAGGTGCCCACGCCGCATGGCGATCTGCTCCTCGATGAAGACGAACGGGGCAAGATCTACGTGAAGGGGATCTATGTCCACTCGGACCGCCAGTTCGAGTACGGGTACAACCTGCAACACGTGAAGCCGGATCTCGACCGTCGAATGACCGACGCGTACGACCTGCGCAGCGCGACGTTGGACATCTGGAAAAGCCTCGCGAAGAGCGACGACCAGCGGTTCTCAACGTTCTACGCGCTCCTCACAGACGGCAAGGACGACGTCGCCCACGGAGAGTATCTCTACGACGACGGCATCCTCTCGAAACTCGCGATCCGCTTCCAGACCGAGCATGGTACAGACGCCGTGCCGGTCTGGAAACAGGACGACGTCAACCTCGCTGCCTTGATCGGCATCAAGGCGGTGCGGGTGAGCGGAATCTTGGGCCGCGCGCTCACCAAGCGACTGCCCTCTCTCGATTCCTTCATGAAGGAGCGGTCGGAGACCGTGGTTCAGACCCTCGAATGGGGCGCCCTCACCACGCCCCAGCAGGACGCCTGGCACGAAGCGCTCATGCTTCTGGCTCAGTACGTCCCAGACCTGATCGAGCACTCCCCGAAGGTCGTCGAATTCCTCGACAAGCAGCGGAAGTTCTCACCGGCGACTCAGGAAGCGCCGGCACAGATCGCTGCCTCGGCGATCACGCACAGCTCCGCAGAGGTGTTGAACCTCGTAATCGGGGCTCACATCGACGCCTGGAGCACGCCGTCCAACTCGCGCTTTGACAAGGCGATGGCGGTTTGGGAAAAGGTCATTGGAGGAATGCTCCATGACCGAGAACCAAAGTACCCCAGCAACGCCCCCGCCGTCGAATCCCCCACCGGTCTCGGACCCATCGTCGGGGTCGGCGACCTCCTCCGCGACCTCTAGCGTCCTTCTCCAGCTGCTCACGCCGGAGAACGTCGAGATCCTCCGCGCGGATCTTCAGCGGTGGGAAGACATCATCAACAAGAAGGCGATCAACGTCATCATCGTCGGAAAGAGACCGGACCAGAGCGTCGACACCACGCGCCGGGACGGTCTCGTCCGTATGATGCTGGTGCTGAAGGAGCTGTTCGCAGAACATGACCGTGCCACCGCCAGCGCCCCTGCCGGAGAACCCGGACTGGGCGGAGATCTTCCGAAAGATCCAAGCGCAGAATCTGCCTAAGCATTTCGCCCTTCAAGCCGGGGGCGAACTCAATGCCCTCATGCAGCCCTTACTCACCGCCATGAGCGTCCAAGGGGTGCCCTATCAAGGCTTCATCCAGTACCACGTCCCCGCGGCACTTGTTCCCGACCTTGCGAAAGAGGTCTGGGCCATGGCGCGAGAGGCGGCTGGCCGAAACCGCATCCGTCTGGAGTACCTCTTCCAGGGATTCGTAAACGAGGGGGCTTAACCGGGTAAAAGCCTTGGGAATCGACTTCCCGAGGCCCTTCAAGGAGGACCCCCCGACATGCACAACACCGACGTGAATAATCCCGATCGGGCGGCTAGCCGTCTGCTCGGAAAAGCGGTCGAGAAATGGCGAAAGCAGATGACCGATAACCAGGTCTATCTCACGAACCACAGCGTGAACCTGGTTATGCACGCGTTGGCGGCAGCGCTAACGAAGCACCTGACTGAGAACCCACAGGACAGCCTTCTGGCCATTCGCCTGGCCGTGTCCGATGCCCACCAGTTCGCTCTCAAGCGAGCCCGCCACGATGGCGCTCAACGTCGGAAACGTCGACGTGTCGAGCGCGAGACGCAGATTCGAACCAGCCCTCTTGCCGCGGCCCTCGCGGAGAAGAAACTCATCTAGGAGGCTGCCATGCCCAAGCTGCGATTGGTTCCGCCCCCTCCCCCGCCCCCACCACACGTCCGCACGTCTCTGGATGCGCTGAACGACCAGATCCAATCGGTCCGGAAGCTCTTCACCTGCCTGCAGTAATCACGGCCCTCCCTGCGAAAGCGGGGAGGGCGTCTTCCCTTTTGCACCCCCCCTCCCCTCCCCGGGGGGTTTCGTAAAGGGATGACCGAAAAGGGTAAAAGTCCATGATCCGCAACGAGGGCCCCAAACAACCCTCTGAAACCCTAGCGGAACCGCGAGGACTACAATGCAGAACGTTACCCAGGCAGCCGAGACACTCCAGGCCGCAAACGAGAGCATGAAGACCGACGCCCAGCGTGAAGCCGAGGCGAAGGCCGCTGCGCTCCAGGCGGAGCGCGAGGCAAAGGCCGCAGCGAAGAACCCGGGCGTGATCGCCAAGAACGCCGTCCTCAGCGCGCTCAAGAAGAGCCTCGCGGAGGACATCGACGACAGCATCTCCCACGGCGCCGATCCCCGTATGGAGATGGCGCTGACCGCCAAGCACAGCAAGGCGGGCGCGGCGATGATGGCGAACATGGGCGAGACGGCGCGTGCGTCGTTCTACTCCCTGCAGGCCGAGACGGCCGACCGCAACGACCAGTCCGCGTCGTCCTTGAGCTTCCTCAAGGGAATCCCCGTGCTCCAGGGTCTCGCCCGGACGCACGTGGATCGCTACGACGCACTCCGCCATCAGCAGACCAAGCTGATCGGCCGCCTGAACCGCTCTGGCGATGATCTCGCCAAGGCGCTCAACGCGGTCCACCGCATGGTGCGAGTGGAAGAGTAGGCCCAGCCTACTCGGAGGAAACGGAGAGCGGCGCAGGCCGCTCTCCAATTCTTTTGCTTTGCCTAACGTAAACACAACCCAACCAAGAGAACAAACACCCATTCATACCCACAAAACAAACCAATGAAAACCAACCCCGATCCGCCGTCGTCAGACGGCAGGAGTTCGTGTCATGGCCGAAAAGAGCAAGTCCCTGGCAGAGGCGATCCGCATCGGACGCCGTTCGAGTGACCCCGAGAAGCGCGCGGCGTACTACCGTGCCATCGAGCTGTTCGAAGACGAATCGCTCGCTGCACTGGAGGCGTCCCGTGCAGAGAACCGCGCAGACCTGCGTCAACGGTTCGGCAGGGTCGTCGATATGGGCGTGAAGCTGAAGGAGTGGATCGGTAAGGCGACGGGAACGTCGCCGGCGGAAGTGGTCTACGACCCCTTCGATCTGAACTAGCGCGCGTGGTGCGTGCGCTGAGCTTCCTGGATGGCGTGGAGCGCCGCCTGCATCTCGGGCGAGATGGCATGGCCAGGATTGCTGAGAGACGTGAGGAACGTTTGCAGATCACCGAGTGCTGCACGCGTATCTCGAAGTAGAGCGTCCGGGTCCGGCGGGTTCCCCTGTGCATCGGCGGCCACACGAAGGCCGTCCATCGCCACAGCGAGAGCCTGCCGGACTCGTGCGATCAACGCGTGGAACGTCGGCGCAACCTGCGATGCCGCGGTCGGGCTGATCGTGCTGAAGAGCGAGAATGCTACCTCTGCGAGGCTGATCGCGTTCGAGATGTACTGCACATCTTGCTGCAGTTCGGAGACCGGGTTGGTCTTCAGGTCTTGCCACCAGGCTTGCGCAGCGGCGCAGCCGTTCATGAACGTGATGAGCGTGGCGAGCGCCACGATACGGGTCCAGCGGAACATCAGGTCACCTCTTCTTTGGCTTCCAGGGTCTCGATTTCCAACACCGGCTCGGTGTGGGCCGCCATGGTGTTGGGCTCCACGGGCGCGTTCGCCCACTTCGCCGACTTCAGGTGGCGCTTCATCTTGCGCGTCGCGGCGTTCCTACGCCAGTCCGGGTACTTCTCTCCGAAGACCTGCTTTTCCACGAGCCCCTTCGAACTCAGCTGCAGGTACCCTGCGTACCCGCCCGGACGGATCTCGAAGGGCTTGGTCACGAGGCGGCGGAAGTCGAACGGGCCATTGGCCGAATCCGTGAAGTAGTTGGGGAGCACGAAGTTCGCGAGAACTACGCCGTGGGGGTCCTCGTAAAGGTCTCCCTGCACCGGATCGCACACCTCACGGTACCAGAGCTGCGGACCCGTTTTCGGATCGAGATGCTCGACGTAGAGGTTGATCCACTCATCCGCGAGGAGTTCGAGAACTTCGTGCGAGAGCACCGAAGACCACGGCACACCGTTGCTTTCCGAGAAAGCCGCAAGGACCATCCCTTCGGGGACGTTGGCGCCGCCGGTTACATCATGCTCACCGAGGAACCCAGCTTCGCCTTCACTGGGTTGATCCTTCACGATGATCTTCCAAGAGCTGGCCGGCACCTGAGATGGCGTCTGGGCCGCGAAGACGACGGCGTACTTCTGCCAGTACGGTGCGAAGTCCCGACGAACTTGGTCGTTCACGGATGAAACGATTCGGATAAAATCCGGATGCGAAACGGACTTGGTCTGGTTCACACAGCAGATGGAGTTGATCATGTCGCCCAAGTTTAGGGAGCTGACCCGGAGCTTCTTTCAAAAAATGTCGGAGTACCCCCTCATCACGAACATCGAGCCGGATCCCAAGACACAGGCTGCAGTCCAAGCCGTGCTCGAAGACCTCTTCCATCAAGCAATGCGAGAGGTCGTGATCGAGGTGCTGAAAGAGCAGCAACGTAAGGGCGGCCCGCCCTATCGAACGTAGTCGTTTTCTTGACACATCTCGCGGTCGCTGCATGATCGGTTTCGACCCATCCAGTGGGCATAGGAGACCCTCAAATGAGTGACGCACAGGAAAAGCTCAAGTCTCTCAAGCGCCAGCTCGGCGCCTGTGAAGACACGATCCGTATCCAGAAGACCACGCGGAAGTCGATCCTCCGCCAGATCGCCGAGGCTCGTGAAGACGACCCGAAGGCGTTCGAAGCGATCTTCCCGGACGTGGTCGCGGCGGAAGCACGCCGGAGCAAGCAGAGCGAGATCGAAGTCGAGTGATCCGCGATACAAGGCCGGGGCGTTTGAAGCGCTCCGGCCTTCGTGTTTCTGCACGTTAACCGGGTAAAAGATCAGCCGAGAGTGTTGCCTCTCGATGGTCTCACACCATAAGGTTAGTTCATGTCGCGTATCCTGATCGGCACCCTGATGGGTGCCACGCCCGCGCGCTCTGCGCGTATCCATCAAGAACTCGCTGACGCCGTGATTGGCGATGAAGCCGTGATTCGATTGCTGGTCGAGACCGAGCCGAAAGGCAAACATCCCGCCCGCGTCATGATCACGCTCGACCGCGACGCGCCTGCCCGATTGATCGGGCGGTATGAACTCGAACCCAAGGTCTGGCTGAACATCGAACGTATTGCCGCAGTGGCGCGCGTTCCGAAGGGCAGCTGGACGACGTACGAACGCCAGGCTCCGATCCCTCGGCGCCGCTCGGCGCGTACGCCCTGACTGTAGTTTCACGACAGTATCAATCGATCGACGGGAGTCCGGATGCGCGGTCCTCCAAGCCCTCACTCCTCCCACAGGCTCTCGTCGATCGTTTGATGCTGTCGTGACCGTTGGCTACCTTACTCGGCTCCGGGCATTCGGCCCGGGGCCGTTTCTGTTTTCACACAAGGAGAGTCTCTCATGGACGAATCCGTTCCCGCACCGATTGGTACACCGCCGCCGGCGAACACACCGTGGATCATCCTCGGCGTGGTCGTCGCCATCGCGTTGATCGTCTACGTCATGCGCCGTATGGCTCAACGCCGAGCGGAGCAAGAGCCCACGACACCGCTTCACGTGACGGTCACTCGGGCCACGGACTCGACTCCGCCCAGCCTCCCTCCGCCGAACGATGACCGCCTCACCGCGCGCGAGAAGCGGCAGGAAGAGATCCGACGTCATGTCGGCTCCCACTTCGACCGCCGGCACTGCCTCTACTGCACCTTCCAAGCGCTCAAACCCATGCCGGTGTTCAAGCCGGTCCGGAGCATCTTCGATGCAGCGCTGCGGCGCCTCGGCGTCTCTCGTCTCGATCGGTGGTACGTCGAGATCAACCCGGGGATCGAATCTCCACAAGTTCTTTGCGAGCGACACTTCGAGCGCGCCCGCGGCCTCATGGAACTCGAACTGGCCGAAGTCTCCGCAGAAGGCGCGGCCTTCATGGACAAGCTTCGGCGCCGCGTCCAGACGTACGAGACGTACGAGCTGGACGAGCAACTCCTCAACGACGTGCAAGAAACGAAGAAGGGCAAGCCGGCACGCCGCCACACGCGTTCTCTTCCCGAGCCCGCGAACGTGCGTCAGCTGACCACCGCCAAGGAGAAGACCGCCTGACATGAGCGCAATGGAGAGGGTCGCGGAACTGGTCGCGACCCTCTACGGCGACGACGCCCACATCGCCTGCGACTACAACGGGCACGAATACTTTCTGTGGGTCCAGCCCCACGGCAAAAGCGTCCGGACGACTCGCAAGAAGTCGTACCACAGCGGCTCCTCTCTCAACATGGCCGCTGCGAAACTCGAACAAACTCTCAACGACATTCTGAATCGCCGCATGAAGCGCTATCAGGGCTACCTGACAAAGCGTGGACAGCTTCGTGCTGCGAACTAGGAGGACCCATGAGCGAAGCAGCCGATCGCGTTTCGGACTTCAACAAGAAGGCCGAGCAAGTTCTCAACTCTCGTATTCAGAACCACCTCGCGAACACACAGAAGGTTCTGGAGAACATCGAGAAGCACCAGCCGACCGACAAGGTCGTGAAGGCTTCCGCACTGATCTTCGCCCCCAAGGAGGACGCCGTCGAAGGCGTGGTCGTGAAGCCCGGAGACCGTGACTACGAAGCGGTCCACAAGTGGGCTATGGGGCAGATCGGGGAGCGAGCCGGCATCCCGAAGGCTTTCCAAGACCGTCTTCGCAGCGAAGACTCGAAGGGTTGGGGCGGTGAACTGCTTGCTCACAACCTGAACGAGCTGTTCAAGCACGACAAGAGCAAGTACCTGCTCCGCTCTGTGAATGGGCAGGTCCGCGGATTCCTCTCGGACCGCTATCGTCGTCTCGACTCTCGCCCCTTGGTCGAGAGCTATCTGCAGTCGCTGCAGGCTGTCGGCGCGGTACCGTATGAATCGCACTTCACCGAGACCAAGATCGCAATCAAGTCGGTACTGCCGCGCCTCTTCAAGCTGAATGACCGGGAAGTCCTGGCCCTCGGCGTGATGTTCGGCAACTCCGACTTCGGCAATGGTCCGCTCGAAGTGTCGATCTTCGCAGAGCGCCTCATCTGCATGAACGGCATGGTGGCCTCGCGCGATCTGCGCAAGATCCATCTCGGCGCGCGCCTTTCCGAGGACATGGAGTGGTCCAACAAGACCTACCAGCTCGATACGGAAGCAAACGCGAGTGCCATCAAGGACCTCGTTCGCAACCAGCTCGGACCGACGCATCTCAACAAGTTCCTCGACACGCTGAAAGCAGCTAACGAGGACGAGATGAAGCCCGAGCAAATCACCCAGTTCCTCAGCAAGGCGCTCACCAAGGAGCGCACGAAGGAAGTCGTCGAAGCGTTCAACTCCGCGAACGTCGTCGACATGCCCGCGGGCCAGACCCGCTACCGTCTCTCTCAGGCCATCAGCTGGGTCGCCAACCAGATGAAGGACGAGGAGGACAAGCTCGACATGCAGCGCCTCGCCGGCGTCACCATCGAAAAGAGGCCGTCGTGACCACAGTTGACGACTTCTCGAAGGAACCGAAGTTCTTCGACGAAGACGACCCTGAAGACCCTGCGATCTGCAATCGTGATCGCGCGGAGTTCGCTGCGGCGGCCGTCCAAGCGTTCGGGGAACGAGTCGGCCTGGTCAGTGAAGACGGCGAGGTTGTGGAGGAATGGGAAGACCTCCTCGGAGACCTCATCGGTGACCTCCGTCACTTCTGTGACGGCCACGGCATCGATTGGATCGCCGTACTGAACAACGGGAATTTCCACTACCACTACGAAGTGGACCCGAGGCGGTTCGAAGACCCTGACAACTTCGATCCGACCGACCCGATGGGGTACGTCCGGCTGTAACCGGGTAAACTCGTCCCATGAGCGAGAAGCTGTACCGCACCCAGATCGTGGTGTGGACCCGAGAAGACCCGCGCGAGCAGGGATGGGACCTGCTCGACTTCTACGAAGCTGAGCGTGACGGCACAGCTCTCATCACAGAGAACGTCACGACCCTGGAGTCACCTACTGACAAGGTGACTCCTGAGATGCTGGATGAGTAGCCGCGCGCCTACTTATTCGGCTTCCCCGATCGCGCGTCGCACTGCGCCTGTTCGATAATCAGGTCGAACGCGCTTTTCTCGCCTTCCGCCTTCTCAGGCAACTTCTTCATGTTTGGCGTGTGGTGAGCCCAGCGGCGTGCCGTGCCTTCGGGCACGTCGCCACGGGCTTCCGCCGCGAACATCCAACGTGCCTGGCGCTTGGATCGGAAGGGCATGACTTCAACAGCATAACGGACGGCGATGGCTCAACAAGCCTTCATCGAGATGAGTACGTTATTGATCCTCACCGACATCCTCGCTACCGACATGGCGATGGAGGACCCCACGATTGCGTTCAGCCTCATCAAGTCCAAGGAGGACGGGCTGTGGGAGTGTACGATCCAAGTGGGCCCGGTGAGGGAACAGGTCCGCAACAAAAACCGCGCAATTGCCGTTAAGAATCTCAGTGAGGTTCTGAAGCTGCGTATTGGGCAAGCAAGTCGGAGGAGCTGATGGTCAGGATCGTCGGACTGTGTCTGATCGGACTGGGGCTCGCCCTGTTCTGGCTGTGGGGCCTCGCGCTCATGCTTCGGCATCGACAGCGCAGCCGCCTCATCGCAGACATCCGCGCAACCGCGCCGTGGCGGATGGAGAACGGGCACGTCGTGTACATGCTGAATCAAGAACAGATCCGCGGGCTGTTCGGAAAGGATGCCGATGTGGCGCTACAGCAAAGAGCGAAGGCTCAAGCTAATCGCTGAGCTGTACGAGTGGTTCTTCCATCACACCGAGTCCTTCGAAGAAGGCTACGGCCCGGATGGAGACAAAGACTCTGCGATTCCTCTGGGATCGGAGATCGCGTATCTCTTCGGAGCGATCGCTAACGATCGGCACATCATTCTGAAGGTTGGGAGAAGCCCCCTTTACGACATGCTGACCGATCGTTGGGGATGGCAGGACGAAGGCAAGCTTCCCGCAGATCACATGGTCTGGGAGTTCATCCATGTCGACAAGGACGAAGAGCAGTGAACCTGAGTGCATCGACTGCTGGTGCATGACTCAGATCTACAAGACCGACGCTCCGAAGTGCCCTACGCACTCGGGCGAAGAACCTGAACACGCAACGACCGACTCCGTCTACGTGAAGGCCGGTCGTCGCAATCGACATCGAATCGCACAACGAACGCGCGCTGCGCATGCCGAGGGCCGCACCAACCTCGGCATGCCGCGCACGATCAAGAAGGCCGCAGGAGGCAAACGATGACAGAGGTTCTTGTAGAGGCCGTGAAGATCCTGGTTTGCCGCGTGGGCCAGGACCCCTATCCGGACATGGTCATGAACGACCTGAAGTCGATCCAGGCGCACATCGGCGGCGGATTGATCGACGTCGTTTCACTCGAAGACGGCATCGACCTCATCTGCGATGACGAGGGACTGATCAAGAAGCTGCCGGTCAATCGGGTCTTCGACTTCCCGCACTACACCGAACCGTTGCTCATCGCGGGCGACTTTCTGATCGTCGGTGTGGACAAAGAGGGCGAGATCATCAGCCTCACGGATGAACAGATCGATCGCTGGCGAAGCGTAGTCGCGTCAGCCATGACCTGGGAACAGGTGATGGCGAAGGTCGCACAGATCCACGACGAGAAGCTCAACGGCACCGTTGGTACGCAGCGCTGTACGCTCTGCGGCTCAACCAAGATGGCACCCGAGGACTTCAAGGACGAACTCAGCAAGCGCGAGGCGAAGATCTCCGGCACCTGTCAGTCCTGCCAGGACAACCTCTTCGCCGAGGAACCCGAAGACGAATAGCGCTTGTTTTCTGCCACAGAATCGATGCTGAAACGGCTTCGGTTCTGTGGTAGAAGCCGATGGCCTAGTGACGTTCGCTTTTCAACGCGAGGAGACCCATGCCCACGAATTCAGCGGTATGTCCGCACCCCGGTTGTGGAAAGACCGCGACAACGGTCTTCCTCACCACGGCGTACTGTCCGACCCATCACGCCATGGAACTGGTCATCCACCAGTTCATGTGGAGCGGTATCGACGGGGCCCTCAATGCCGACGGGTCCTACAAGATCCTGTTGACGGAGGAGATGCTCAAGGACGCGCGCGTCCAGAAGCGCATCGAGGCTCTTCAGCCGGAACGCGCACACCGCATGAAGGCGGTGAACAGCACAGCCGCTCTTCAAGACGCGGCGCAGAAACTGAGAGAGGCAGTAGCATCCATGAACGGACACGCGGTCGGCAACGCCGACGACGACACGCCGTTGGTGGAGCGAGCTGCCCGACTGGCACCGCTCCTCTCTGCCAACGATGAACTCCGCCTCGGGCAGCTCAAGCAGCTGTTCAAGGACAACGAGAAGCTCGCGCCCTACGTGGCTAACGCCTGGGATGAATTGATGGACGACGCGCGTCATCGCCAGGGAAAGCCGGTAGTCGGCGCGCTCTGGGACCAATTGGCCAAGGACATGGCGCCCGTCCCGCGCAAGATGCTGAAGCTCGAAGTCTTCCGTATCGCGTACGGCGGCAAGTCCAAGTCCAACAACTTGGACGCAGCCAAGGAGATCTTCAATCACCTGACGCGCTACGAGTCCGAGAAGAATCCAGTCTGGAACGAAGACTTGAGTTTCCTTCGTAATCAGCTCGCAGAGTACATCGCGAAGACGATGCACGAACAGGCCGTTGAAGTTGCTGAGCGGGCCGCCGCTCAGTCGAAACTCAGTGTCGGGCCCCTGGCAGTCGGGGCCGCGGCGGGGGCAACGCTCGCGGATAGCGTTTCCCTTACCGAATCGGTTAGAGTCGAAGAAAAGAAACCGGTGAGCGAGGAGAAGAACATGACCGACATTTCGAAGAAGTCTCTGGGGTCTCGTATCGTCGCCACCGCCAAAGAAGACGGCGCGGATATGGCGTATCGCGTCGCAGCCCGCCAGGCTGCACGACTCGTTCGCGACCCGTTGGCTGCGGCGGTAGCGAACAAGTTCGGAACGACCGCGCGCGAGCGCAACAAGATCCGTGATCAGATCAGCGCGTTCTTGAACACCGATCTCGGGCTCGGCGTGGTCATGGCGCTCATGGGCGTCGCGGTTACGAGCCTGCCGTTCGACGACGAGCGCCTCGACGCGCTCGCCAAGGAACTGCGTGTCGCCGGTATCACCGAGTTCGGTGACATGGGCGCCGAGCTGCTCCTGGCCCCCTTCCGCGAGGTTCTCGTGGGGGTGGTGTCCGGACTGCCGCCCGTGAACAAGGTCCGCGTCGACGCGACCGAAACGAAGACGAAGGAGTCCATCGCCGAGAAGCGCAAGCAGCTCGAAGAAAAGCTCCGTGAACTCGAAGCCGAGGAGGCGGAAGTCGCCTCTAAGACGGCCGCTGTAGCTGCAGCCGGTTGATCTGATCCCCCATCGACCCAACCGGCGCCCCGCAGGGAGTGATATCCCTGCGGGGCGTTCTCTTTGAGGTACACATGGCACGTCAATACATGATTCGCGTTCGCGTCGAACATCTTCCCGGAGCCGCGGTGAAGCAAGTCGAACGCGCAATGGGAGAACTCAACATCCTGTTCGTTCGTCACAAGACAACGAAGGAAGAAAGCGGCGATCTCGTCACGATGCAGTGGTTCGGTATTGTCGAATCGGACTTCGACCGAACGCGCATCCACGAAGACCTGCGAGACGCGCTCGCAAAGCTCGCTGTCGAAACCAAGACTCCGCAACTCACCCTCGACACGGGGTGGCTCGACATCTTCGCCTACACCTGGGACGGACGGTACCGCCGAGATCAAGTGAAGGACGTGTACAAGGTACACAGGGACTTCGACGGTACGCACCCGAAGGAGGACGAAGGCGAAGAGGAAGAAGAGGACGGGGAGCCAGAGGAGGTAGAGGAAGAAGAATCGAGCGATACAGCCCCCGACGAAGAAGAGGACATCGAAGAGTCGCTCGTTCGGATGGTCGAAGGCAAACCGGTTTGCCACGGCTGTACGACCTCTGAGGAGGACGACTCCATCATCCCTGTTTCCGGCGGCATGCTCTACACGTGTTCACGTTGTGGAGACAAGATCATGTCAGAAGAAGAGCGGCCTCAAGGCTCTACTTCGATGTACATCCTTCCGGATGAAGACGCCCACTCTTGCTACGGTTGCCTCGAAGGCAACGAAGAAATCGAATTGGGCTTGGTCCCGCCGAGCGACACCGAGGCGTACAGGTGTGATCGATGCAATACCCTCTTCAATCCGGACGACGGTCCCAACTACGACATGCGTACCCATTACGAAATCGATGGGCATGATGTCTGTCACGCTTGCGCCTCCTCTGAGGAGGAGCGGAAGAACGAACCCCGCACTGACAGCGGACTGTTCCGATGTCGCCGCTGCGACCGAGTTCTCGACGCAGACCCCGACCCGCCTCACCCCGAAGCCGAGATGATCCAAACCGAAGGAGGGGGCACGATCATCTGCCAGGACTGCTGGACCGATGAAGAGCAGAACGATCCCGAGTTCACAGCCGTGGCGGGCGATGACCTCGCTACTTGCGACCGTTGCGGTCGCGAATTCCAGCCCACGTAACCCGGTTAAGGAGACCCATGAAGCTGTATCTGACCACCAGCACCGATGAGGAACACGACGACGTCATCGCGATCGTCGACCTCCCCGCAGAGCAAGCCCAGACCTACCTCATGCGGCGAGAACAGTTCCGCGCTATCGCCAAAGACGACCCCGGTCTCCACGAGATGCGATTCTGGGATGGTACGCCCCACTTTCACACCGGAGACATGGTCGACGACGCCCGACACGACGTCCATCAGAACGATGGTGACGAGATCTGGGGCCGAATCCAGGGGATGGAAGTCCTTCTCGGGAATCTGGCGCTCGATCCGAGCGAGAACGTCGTGGTCGACAACACCTACGGGGTAGTCACTCACCTCGGCGTGATGTGGATCGCGCGCCATCGCTACGACGAGAACCTCTACACGACCGCGCGCGTCTCGTGGGACATCATCGAGCAGATCGCCAAGTCCAAGGGCACGCGCGTGAAGGACGTTGGCGAACGTCTCCATCCCATCACCGGCAAGCAGTACCCGCCGGGGACGACGTGGATCTCGAAGGTCATCAAGCGGCCCTTCGACCAGATGAACGAATCGGAGATCGAGTATCAGATCGATCTCAACAGCCTCGATGGCTGGTCACTCGTCACGATCAGTGACTCGATCGCCGTGTTCCGTCAGCCGGTTCACGGACGCATGCGCCAACCCTCCTGGTAAGGAGTCCTCTTGAGTGAAGCCGACGATCTGCGTAAGGCGATGCGCAAACGCCTTATGTGGATTCTGCGCCGACAAGCGCAAGTAAACGAGCAGCTCCATACGATGGCACGCGAACTCGGACTCGATGTTCGAGTGCCTCGTATGGTGAACGGGAAGGGCGAACCGATCAACTGGAGATCGAATGCCGTTCTCGATGAAGACGCCACTGCTAACCTTGAAGTATGCGCGACCAAAGGGCCTTCCAAACCGCCCGCGAAGTAGAAGAAGCCGTCGAACGCATGTACAGGGCAGTGGACAACCTGCCTGATACGGAGGGGGATGCGATCCTTCACCCGGCGATGGACCGGGTGGTGAAGCAATACTTCGATCTGTACAAGGTGGCTTACGTAACGTGTGACGCGTGCGGCAACCACACCGCCATGATGACCGCGCGGCTCGACAAGCGGCGCGACAAGTGGGTCGGACGTTGTTGCGAACTCCCGCTGCCGAAGCAGCCTGACAAGCGCTTCAGAAAGCGGCATAGAAAGAACCGGTGAAGTGAACCCTACACTGCGACGCTTCGTCATCCGCGAAGCTCGCGAAGGTCGCCGCATCCTCGCGGTGACCGGTGCTCGTCTGCTCGACCGGGAGGACATGCGCCCGGTCGTGCAGACGTTTCTTCGCGAGCAACTCTCCCTCCAACCCTCCAGTACGCTCTACGTCTCAGGTGGCTGTGAAGGCAGCCCAGACGTCTGGGGGCATCGCATCGCCTACGAGTGCGGCATCCTCGATCACTTGATGCTGCTCATCAACGGACAGTGGCGACACTACCACCGCGGTCAGGTGGTCTACCAGGGCGTCTGGACGACGCCTGCCTTCCCGGCGGGTGGCCACAACCGCAACGCCGCCATGGTCGACGCGCTGGGGCTCTTCCGAGCCTACAAGGCGGTTCCGCTCCTTCTCGGCTGTCAGGCCCGCTGGTCTCCGGGAGGAGGCACGGGCCAGACCCTCGACCTCGCCAAGGGGGAGAAGCCGGAGCTTCCTACCGTCCGTGCGAGTTTCTACTTCGAAAACGGTACACCTAAGTACGAAGTTTCTGCTATAGAAACGAACGTACTTCCAACACCAACCAAACACCCACCATGACCAACCAAAACCCATCGAAAACTGAACTCGATGCGATGACGGTCGCACAGGCGAGAGCCTTCCTCAAGCAGCGCATGGATGGCCGGCGTTGTCCCTGCTGCACCCGCGTGGTGAAGCTGTACCGTCGCTACATCACGACCAGCATGGCGATCTCCCTCGCGGAGATTTACCGCTACTTCAAGCAGCATCCCGAGGTGGAATGGCTCCATGTCCAGAACCACCTCGGCGAGATGAAGTCACATGGCGCACGCGGTGGTGACGTCTCCAAGCTGCGTTTCTGGGGCCTCTTGGAGCGCAAGATGGGAGACGCCCGTAAGGACGGTTCCGCGAAGGTCGGCCTCTACAAGCTGACCGACCTCGGCCGCGAGTTCGTCCGCGGCAACACGCGTGTTCCGAAATACGTCTACCTCTTCGGCAACATGCAATACCCGGCACCGCCGGGAGACCCGTCCGTGTCGTTCCGTGAGGCCATCGGCGAGAAGTTCGACTACTCGCGCCTCATGGACGTGGAGCCGCCCAAGCCGCCGCCGGCGCCCACGATGATCCCGGACTTCAAGCTCGAACCGCCGCCCACGAAGCCACACAAGCCGGTCGGCATGCACATGGGCGGGCGCAGGGGATGAGCAATCACCGCTTGTGGGTCTGGGAGAAGGATCGGCGGGTCCTTCCGGTCTTCAAGGACCGCGGACAGACCTATTGCATCACTCAGGGCGGCCGGCTCTGGATGCTCGACCCCGAGGGCTGGCGCGAAGTAGGGAACGGGATGGAGGTGCTTCGTCGCAAGACGGACGTCTTCCGTGAGTTCTTGAAGCTTCTTCGCGCGCTGCCTCATACGCAGGAGAAGATCTTCGAAGGCGCGCCTCCAAGCGTGGTCGATCGAAGCGACTTCCGCGGACGCACGCTCACCGCCGGCGGTGAGACGTACACCATCGTCGGTCCCGACCCTATCGGGCCGATGGTGATGTGGACGGTGAAGGATTCGCGCGGCATCGCCGGGCACACGCTGCACGAGATGCTCGAAATTCTCTTCACATCCACCGAAGCCGAATTCGAACTGCTGACGGTAGGTTTCTTCCGCTGCGCTTGCGGTGGGAATCTGTTCTGGGCGAAAGTCACAACCGAAGACGGGAAGTTCGAACTCCCCCTCATCGACAATGTCATCACCGACTACACGCACGGCCCTGTCGCTCCACCCGAGCCCAGGACCAAGGCCCCTGACCAACTCGCGCCGCCCCCGGCGCAACCGCCCGCGTCCGAGGAAGCAATGCCCCCATCGAAGCCGCCGATTCCCCCGCTGGGCGCCGACGAGAAGCCGATCGATCTTTCGAAGGTCGTTTTCGTGCCGCGCCGTAGCTGGGCTCCGTCCGAAGACGAGGAACTGAGAAACCTTGTTCGCAAGTACCCGAACGACTTCTATCGCGTCATGCGAGAGATGATCCGCAAGTTCAACTTCCGGCGCAATGCTGGCAGTTACGGCGCGCGAATCTATCAATCGCGTGAGGTCGCCTCGCCGAACGACATCATGTTCGAGCAGATCAACGAGGTGAAGAAGCACGAGCAGATCCTGAACGGAGTCGTCAATCCGAACACCGGTGAGATCGAACTCCTGCCGAAGGACTACGACGAAACGCGTCACGACAACACGCTGCAGGACACGTGGTTCAACGATGACGTCCTGCCCGTGTCACGCGTCGCGGAAATGCTCAACGTTCCGCGAAAGACGATCGATCGCTGGGCCGAACAGGGCATGCTCGATCGGCATCTTGTCGGCAATGGCAAGGCCTGGGGCTACCCGCGCGAAAGCGTACTCCGCCGCAAAGCGGAGCACGAAAAACGTATGGCCCAGAAGAACGAGAACAATCCCCCGCGATCTTCGCTCCCACCGGAGATCCCCGCCGCCCCCAGCATGACCACGACGCAGAGCACCACGGTGGATCTGCACAAATGGCTGAAGGGCCTCGTTGGCGCACTCGACGCTGAAATCGTCACTCCCGACGAGTTCATCGCGAAAGTCCGATCCAAAGTCGGCGCGTAGCACACCAAAAACATCCTCCTTAACCCGGTAAAAGATGCCGGAGGACCTTTTGAAGGCTCTCTCTTCAGGAGGCTAGGAGGATGTAACGTGCTCGTATTCGTAAATGTCAGAAGGGGTGAAGCCGTCACCGAGAAAGGCGATGTGCTGATTCCACCGGATCATGTTCTTCAGAGCTTGCGCAAGGAATTGCGTGAGTCGGGCAACACGAACTTCAACGGGCTGGTCTGCATGGAACTGCTGCAGCCCGGTGAAGAACGCATTCCGGATGAAGAACGCAACCAGCGGTCGAAAGACGCGCTCGCGAAACTGTTCGGCGTGGCCCCGAACGCAGTTAGCGTGAACGACATGGTGCCACTGGGCGTGACGCCCAACAACGACGTGTGTAGCGAGGACTCAGGAGCGGGTGAAACCCCGCAGGAAGAGATTGTTCAGATGACAACGCAGCAGAAGCCCCAGCCGATTCTCGATTCCCGTGGTAACATCATCGCAGGGAACCTGCCCGACATCACGAAGATGAAGGTGGGCATCGAGCGCCAGGGCGACAAGATCATCCTCCCGCCGGGGATGCCGCTCCCGACCGTGCTCGCGGTGGTCCTCCGCCAGATGGACACCGAGGAGCGTATCGTCGAGTCGTCGACCGCGATCGACAGCTACCCGCTCGACCTCGCCCGCGCCCTGACGCTGGCAGTCGAACGCCGGTACAACTTCGTCGCGACGAAGAACTCGATCGGCATGTTCGGCATGGAGATCGCTCCGCCGCTCGTCGGCCTGGAAGTCAATCCGGGCGCCATCGAGCAGGTGTACTGGGGGCGCATCCCGCTCCCCGGCTTCACCGAGGACGAGTACGTCGAAGCCGGTGCCACCATCAAGGGCGGCATCTGGGTCGGCACCATCAACCTTCGCGTGAAGGGCAAGAACAAGCCCGCGGTCGACGAGCTGATCGATCTCGTTCGCCAGATCCTGGCGACCGAATCGGTCTACAAGGGCAAGGCCGTCAAGGTCGAGTTCACGCCGGCGGACCCGCGCAAGGGGTTCAATCCGGCGGAGCAGCCCCGCTTCCTCGATCTCTCGTCCGTGAAGGGCACGAGCGATCTCGTGCTCGCCGATGATGTCATGGCCCAAGTGGACATGAACATCTTCACGATCATCGAGAAGACCGACGTCGTGGCGGCCCTCGGCGTGCCGCGCAAGCGCGGCGTCCTGCTCGAAGGCCCCTACGGCACGGGCAAGTCGCTCACGGCTCTCGTGACGGCGAAGCTCTGCGAGCAGAACGGCTGGACGTTCCTCTACCTGAAGAGCGTCAAGTCCCTCTCGCAGGCGATCCAGTTCGCACGCATCTTCGGTCGCACGGTCATCTTCGCCGAGGACATCGACACGGTGTTCAAGGAGGGGAACGACGACGCGGTGACCGAACTCCGCAACACGATGGACGGCATCGACACGAAGAACTCCGAGGTGATGGTCGTCCTCACGACGAACAACATCGACGAAGTGCCCGAGTCGATCCGCCGTCATGGTCGCTTCGACGCGATCATCAACATCGCGAAGCCCGATGCGCGAGCGGCCGAACGCCTCCTCCGCAAGTACGGCGCCGAGAACATCGACCCGAACGAGGACCTCTCGGAAGTGGCGAATCTGCTCGCGGGCAAGAACGCCGCGGCGGCCGAGGAGACGATCAAGCGCGCTCGTCTCGCGGCGGCACGCCAGTACACGCCGGGACAGCAGCTCCAGCTCTCGGGCCAGCATCTGCTGACCGCGGCGAAGGGCATGCTGTACCACTTCAAGCTGCTCGAATCGAAGCAGGAGGACACGCGCAAGCCGCTCGAAATCCTCGGCGAGGCGATCGGCAGCGAACTGAACCGGGTCGTCAAGACCGCGGACGGCTCGGTGACCACCGCCTCGGATCTCAAGACGCTCATCGAAGACGTCATCAACACGATGCGCCCCGATCTCGCCAAGAACGGGCGCAAGTCCAACGGTCAGGTCGTCGGCGAAACCGCGTAGCCGCTGACGTGATCTACGGAAGGTAGTCCTCGCTACCGGCGGGTGAGACATGGGGTGGGAAACCACCCCGTGTCTCATTCGTTTAGCCATTGTTTTGGTAAAAGAAACCGGAGGTAGTTTCCAATGACCATCGATATCAGTCCCGACTATCCCGCCAACCTTCAGCGTGAGAAGGGCCCGAATGACTCCGTCATGGAAGTCATGGGCCGCGAAGGCGACGTCAAGGTGATGTGGGACAAGCACAACACCGACGAAGTCGACGCCGCCAAGAGCCAGTTCGACAAGCTCACCAAGGAGAAGCGCTTCCTCGCGTTCAAGGTGAACAAGGACGGTACGAACGGAGACCAGATCCGCGAGTTCGATCCGAACCTCGAACGCATCATCCTCGTCCCGCCGATGGTGGGCGGGTAATGCCCATCCCTGCGGTTGTGGTGCCCGACCTCGGTCAGGCACCCCCGCCCCAGGGCCCCGCAGAAGCCGCACAGCAGCTGGTCGATGCTGTTCAAGGCGCGCCTGCGACGCCCGAAACCATGCAGCGGGCGACCGCCGCATTCAATCAATACCTCCGCGACTTCACGATCTCGCACGACTACACGGACGAACTCGCGGAAGTCACGTTCACCTTCGAAGTTCCTACGTACGTCGCCACTGCCGCAACCAACACGGTTGCAGTTCAAGGCACGTTCTACGGCCAGATCACCAACACCACCAACGGGACTGCAACGACCATGAGTACCAAAAACTGGCCCGAGAAGTGGCTGGTCAGCAACACGTGTACCCACAACGATTGGGGCGTGACCACGGTTACCTATTCGGCGCGGGTCGAAGCGCAGACGTGGAACCGCTGGAACGACACGTACGAAAACATGATGCAGATCCGCAATCGGCTGCGTCGTGAAGCACATGTAAACGCGCAACCGCGAGTACCTGTGGCGCCCCACCGCCAGCCGATGAACGAAGCCTATCGGCAACGCCTGCTCGAAGAAGAGCGTCGTCGGCAAGGTCTCGCGGAGGAGCGTCAGCGTCAGTGGGATGCGCAACAGGCGGCAGCCAAGGCCGCGCGTGAGAAGGCTCAAGGCAAGGCAATCTCGCTTCTGCTCTCAGCCCTCACTGAGGAACAGCGAAAGGATCTGCTCACCCATGACTACTTCTTCGTGAAGAGTCAGATGGGCAATCTCTATCGCATCGATCGAGGGTCGCACCTCAACGTGCGCCTCATCGATCCGCACACGCGCAAGGTGATCCGTACCTACTGCGCTTACGCCTCGAACGGCGCGCCCGATGGCGACAGCATGCTCGCCCAGAAGCTCATGCTGGAGTGCATGGAGGAGGAATTCCTCAAGATCGCCAACGTGCATCAGCACGAGCCCCCACCCCATCAGAACATCGGCAGGGAGGACTTCGTCCGTCTCGTCGGTGCAGGTCCGCTCGCAGGCGTGGTCGCTCCCGGCCAAGCCTAGTCCTCAACCGGGTTAAGGATCGGGGAGGTGAATTCCTCCCCGATCCTTTTCCCTTTGCTTCCAGGTGATGTCATGCCCCGAGATCAGCAAGTTCAATCGAACATCCTCATCGCTGCGATGCTCCGTGCGAAAGAAGCCATGCAAGCTGCGATGCAAGACGAATTCATTCGTACCCATCCGCGAGAAGACACGGTCATTCTCGTGACCAACATGTCCGTGAGCCTGCACCCGACTGCTCAGGCGAAGGTGCTCGCCCATTCGGTCGACCAGATGCGCAAGGCGACGCATGTCTTGAAGGGCGAGTCTCTCAGCGAGTCGCTGGAGAAGCTTCTCGCGCTTCCGCTTCCCGAGAAGGACTACCGCGTGATGCTCTCTCTTCCGGGGGACTTCCTCTACGCGGTCTTCACGTTCAACCCCTCGACCTACGACGTCCATGTCTCGGCGTCCGAGGAGAACGCGCACCGTCCCTACGTGATCACCGAGATGCCACCCGACTTCCTGGCGCCTCCGCCGTATGGTCGAAAGCACACCTTTGCCGAAGTTCAGCAGCTCGTGAAGCTCGTCATGAAGACGGCTGCGGGAGGACTCCGGGACTCTATCCGCCAGATGAAGAAGGTGGGCGTTCCGCGAACCGTCGCCACGATCATGCTCACGGCGTCGCCACCGCCGGTTCCGTGGGAGGTCACCCCGCTCACCGACGATCAGCTCCTCGAAGCGGCACGCCGTCTCGATGAGACCTACGGTGTCGAATCCGACCAGATCGACAGCAACTACCAGAACGTGTTGAGGTTCAACCTCGATGAGGTTCCGCCCGACGGTATCCGTCTCGCCATCTGCATCCCCCACCACAAGTTGTTTCTCACCTGCCATGTGTCGGAGGACGCTTTCGAGGACGCGGAGAACATCCCCGAGCCGGCGATCGCACCGGACGCCGACCCAACCCGCAAACCCAACTGATCGAGGGCTGTCATGGCTGATGTAATGGACCGCCTCCATAAGTTGCTTGCCATGGCAAAGTCGCCCGTGGAGGAGGAGGCCCGCACGGCTGCGTTGATGGCCGTGCGGCTGATCCACGAGCACAAGATCGAACTTCGTCTACCCAGCAAGGGCTACCCCATCGGGGTAACCGAGCCGCTCACCTCATGGGATTGGAAACCCTCCGAGCCCGCGAAACCGAAGCCTCCGTCCACGCCTCCGCCGAAGCCTCCGCCGCGCGTACCCAAGTACCAAGAGGTGCCTGTGTCGTTGGTGGCCAAGTTCGGAGGCGTCTGCAAGCAGTGCGCTCGCCACTACTCAGCAGGCGAGAGCATTCTCTGGCTGAAGGGACGCGGCGCCACGCACTACAACTGTCAGACGTATTGGTACAAATAGGAGGACCGCAATGCTCACGAATACGTATCGTTTCAAAGAGGGGTTCAATCCGAACTCCCCTGAAGGCGCCGACCTTCTGGTGAATTATGTGCAGGCGACGTTTCGAAAGATCTTCGAAACGATCCGCACCATCCCGCCTCACTTCGTCATGACCTATGCGCACAGCCCGACCACCGGTGAGAAGCAGGAGCCGGAGATGCTGGTCTTCTCGGGCACCAGCGCCGACTTCGATTCGGCCGAAGGAAAGAACCGCTTCGCTAACATGATGCGCCAGGCAACGAACGCCTCCCACGCCTTCGGTATCGCGTTCGTGAGCGAAGTCTGGCTCGCCGCAGCGGACAAGGACGACCCTGGCGAAATGGAACGTCTCCAGAATCGGCAGGGGAGCCTCGCGAACTATCCGGGCCGAAAGGAGTTCGTCATGGCCCACATCGAGCACGCCGCGTGGGGCGGGCCGGCCCATCCGAGAACCTATCTCGCGGAGATCGTCCGCGACGTCAACGGCACGCCCACCCTCCAGGAATGGCACATGAACGAAGGCTCAATGCAGAGCGAGCGCTTCGGTGGGCTCCTTCCTGACGGCAAGGGGCCCATTCCGATCATCACAGCCCCTGAAACGCTCCGAAAGATGGGGGCGCCTGTCTACGAGATCCGTGACGAGGAGGAAGACGAGCCGGCGCCTATGTCGGCGGAGCAGGAGCGTATCCTTCACACGATCCAAAACTACCCGCGGGAAGTCCTGCGGGCGCTCGGGGTCAAAGTGAAGGCGATGGGCATCGACACCCTCACCGACGCTCTCGTCGTGTGGCCGGCGGAGGATAGGGAACCCCCGCCGCTCATCCGCATCTCCACGCCCAACGGAGAGGTGGTTCACAAGGTCATCCGCGGTCTGGGCGACGCTCCCCGGCCCGAAGATGCCGAAGAAGCCGCCATCCTGGTGGTGTGAGCATGAAACGCGCAGCTTGCTGCTTCGTCCTTCGAGCCGATGGGAAGATTCTGGCCATTGACCGTAAAGGACAATCACACAGTGTCGCGCTCATTGGCGGGAAGGTGGAACCCCATGAGCAATTTCGTGACGCTGCTGTACGAGAACTGCTCGAAGAAGCGGGACTGCGTGCAGACCCCGCACACCTTCGATGGGTCTTCACGCGGTCCGTCGAAGACTTCGTCTGCGAGACCTACCTCGTCACCGAGTTCAAAGGCGAGCCGCAAGGTTCGTCCGAGGGTCCGGTGCGGTGGGTCGATCCTGAAGAGCTGTTTGACGGGCCCTTCGCGGAGTACAACCGGACGCTCCTCGCCTCGTTGAGGAAGAGCGGGATCATTCCATAGTTCCAGAATTGACCCGGTTAAGGGGGAGGGCGGCTACGATATGTACACCCGCCCTCTCCCTCCGGCCTTCGAGGAACCGTGTCCCAGAACTCCGAACCACCGATCCCTAAAGAGATGAGCCGCGCGCTCAAGCAGATGGCCGACGTGACAGGCCGGGTTACGGCGATTCAGCTCTCTCAAGGGCTTGAGATTCGCGCGATGACACGGTACTGGGTCGTTCTTCTCTGTCTCACGGCCATGCTGCTGGGCGCAAGCGCTTATCTCCTGACCATCACAACCAAGAAGTTTCAGGAGATCGAACTGCGATGCCCGAAAACAAAATGACCCTCGGCGCCACGATGCGGACGCACACGACCAAGTGCCCACACTGTGGAGCTACTCACACGGCCGCAACCGGCGCGGGCGGGCTGAACTCACAGGCCCATGATGCCAGGCCTTCACCGGGCAGCGCGTCTCTTTGCTTCTTTTGCGGCTACTGGAACATGTTCCAGGATGATCTCTCCCTCCGCAAGGCGACGGCCCAGGAAGTCGAGGAGATCGAATCCATGAGCCTGCCGATGGCACTTCTCGCAAGGCGCATGCGTGACCGTGCGAAGCAGACGTCATAGGCTTTCCACATGGACAACTGGAACGGTATGAACCCTGACCAACTCGCGGTCTACCCTGCCGCCCAGCCCGGCCAGGGTCCGTACCGCACCGGTGCGCCGATCCTTCCGCCGCCGCCCAAAACGCCCGAAGCCAAAGCTGACCCGGAACTGCACAGTCGTGTGCAGGAGATGCACCGAGAGCTGCATGGGCAAATTATGCAGCTACAGTCACAGCTGGAACGGCAGCATGTGATTAATGCGACCATGTCAGCGGGCACAATGTGCGCGCTGGCAATCACCCTCATCTGGCTGGCTATCGTTCGTCACTGAATTCGACGTTCTACCGGGTATAAGTCCTTGGACAGTTTCGCTGTGGTTTCTAGCAGCGTGGAGGACACGTACCATGGAGATGACGACGGAGTTTTTGGGAGCCGTTTCTGACCGAGAAAAGGCCCAGAGGTTGTGGGACAGCGGCGTTCGCATGAGTGGGCATATGCGGTATGCGTTACTGCCCCTCTACCCGTGGCTCGCGCGCACGACGCCCGACTTCAGGCTCTTCTGGCTGAAGGACTTGGACATGAAGATCCCGAGCGCCGATGCGCCGGCGGATCTCTTTCATCACCAGGTCTTCGACTCCGAGAACTACCACAACTACTTGATGCCTCTGACGCTCCACGGTTTGGAGCACATCAAGCGGTTGGCACTCGCCGATCACGTCTACGAACTGATGTACAAGTTCGTAATCGAGAAGAAGGAGATCGTCATGAAGGACGTTCATGGTGATCTCCACCGTATCTTCCCGGCTCAGCTGAAGGAGATGTTCTGGCACTACTTCGAGCAGCATCGCATCAACTGGGACCAGTGGCGTACCGACGTGTTCGACCACGGTGTCGACGGCTTGAGGAGGCTCTATGGGCTCGAAGACAAGAAGCCTGATCAACCGGATCATTCGAGAGAGCAAAAGGCCAAAATCTCCGAGTGATCGACCAAAAGAAGGCTGGAAGGGCGTGTTCGAAAGGATTCGCTCTTCCGGCCTTCGTCTTTCTGTGGGCACGTACATTCATGAGGGCGTGCCCGATGCCTTGGCCTGCGTCTTCCCTGCAGTACACGAGCATGGCTCGGATACCGTAGGCGTCGTGTGGACCGAGAGCGAGAACTTCCGTAACCAGGTTCAAGCGCTCGGTCTGAGCCTGAACGACGTGCGAGAGTTGCAGATCTTCGCGGAGACGTGCGTGGGCGCGGACAACGACGAGGACACCCAGAAGCGGCGCATGACGCGCGTTCTGGCGTGGGTGAAAACAAGGGTGTGACGCCCAGGAGGCTGTGATGGAGAAACTCACGAACGAAGAGATCAGCAAGAAGTTCGAGCAGATGCTCGACCTCGTCATCATGGAACGACCGGAGATCTTGGAGCAGGCGACCGAGCAGGCTGCCGACGCCGTCCTCATCTTCGACATGAAGGGCCTCGACCTCCGCGAGCCTTCGGTTGTGTGCCAGTGGTACATCCGCAGCTACGAGGAGATGCGCAGTGCCGAGAAGGAACTCTCTCCCGACGGGGAAGAGTTCTACAACGACATCAAGCGCATCATCGACAAGCAGTGTTTGCCCGTCGTCTTCTCTCACGATGAGATCAGCCTCGTCGTCGGACTCTCACGAGCGGAGGGCGAGGAGAAGCCGGAGGGCGGTGATGGGTCCAACGCCGTCTGACATCAAGAAGACGTTGAACCTCATCGCCGAAACACTCTGCGTGAAAGGAGTCGATATCCTCGACTCTGCCACGGAAGAGTTCGGCGACAACGCAGGCCTGATCGTCGGTCTCGACAAACCGATCGGCGAGATCAACGTCGAAACAGTGTTTGCCGCGGAGATTACGTACATCGAAGTACGGATGGCTGCGGAAGACGAAGACTTCGGTACGCCCGAGTTGCGAAAAGAGATGCTTCGGATTCTCGATCTGGATCAGATCCCGCTGCTCGTCACAACGCCGGGACATACGTACGTCAGTGGAATCTTTCGCCACCGCATGACTTCCCGCGGCGGCACCGCATAGGAGGAATAGAACCAGAATCCACTCACCACCACACCGCCAAGAGGGGGCAAAACACGCTGGCAGTGCGTGTCCGCGACCTCGCCTGCCATGCAGATCGGACCCCGCAACCGGTCCTGCTTTCCAATTGAATTGAACCCATGGCTTGCGGAAGCCACGGGCCTCTCCGGCCCCGGAGAATACGAATATGAAGCTCACCGTAGAAGGCCACCTCAACGTGTATGACGTCACCGTCTCACGAGGTAGCTACCTCATCATCGAGCGCACCACGAACCGCAAATGGGACACGAGCGCCCTTTGCTTGAGCGACGAGGACGCCGCGTCGACAGCGATCGCCCTGATCGATTCTGTCGACGGACCCGTCAACGTCAGCTCGGACTTCCCCGCATTCCTGCGGAAAGTCTTGAACCGCATGAACGCCGCCTAAACCCGGTTAAGGAGCGTATGTCTGAATCCCACCCCAAGGACCTCTCCGCCCGTCTCGATCTCCTCAACAGGGCGATCGAGAAGGCGGAGAGGTCACTCTCCCAGATCAACGTTTGTGTGGCTGGTTCGGTAGATCTCTACCCGGACAAGCCGGACAGTCTTGATCGTCTCGGCTACGGAAAGATCAGGTCCACCTGGCATCTGTATGTCGATCTCCGCGGCACGCAGCACCTCCTGACTAACGCGTCGCAAGAGGTGAGGCTTCAGGCCGCTAATCGTCTCGGTGATCTGTTCAGCACGCTGCTCAATGAAACGAACTCGCGTGCCGACGCCATCGAGATGGCAACCAAGAACTTCGAAGCCTTCGCAGAGAAGGTGATGTCGACCAAGGAGGAGTGATGGCTGCGAGTCGCGAAGATATTCGCAACTGGTTCCAGCGCGCTGAGAAAGAAGGCGACAAGTACATGATCATCGTGTGCGACACCTTCGACCACGATGACTACCCCATCTTCTGCAAGGACGCCGTGACTTGCATGAATGAGTACGACGACCACAACGGCAAGAACATGCAACGAATCATGGAGGTGTACGACATCTCCCTGGGCTGGGAAGCTCAGTCACACGGAAGGGTGATGAATATGCCCAAGGCGGAAGATCGACCGAAGACGAAGGTCGACATCATGAAAGAGATCGTCGTCATCGGCGTGACCGAGGGCCCCGAGAAGGGAAGGCACTACACGCGCGGCATGTCCAAGTTCGGCAAGCCCGAGCTGGAGATTCGCGATGTACCCCTCTTCCTCGGCCCGGCCGCCACGCAGATCCTCAACGCCGTCGCGGACTACATGATCAACGACGAGGCGGACATCAAGCTGGGTCAGAACATGGCTCTGGGAGATCGGAGCCGCTGCGTCTTCAAGTTCGAGAAACTCAAGCCGTTGAATCCGGACTCCAAAACGGAGTATTGGACGTTGACGGACAAGCCGCTCACCAACGCGTGTGCGAACCCGCACTGCAAACACGACCACTGAGGTACCATGGCCCGCCGAACGAAGACCTGGACCATCGAGATGTTCTGGGATTGCCCGCATTGCCGGAAGCGCAACCCCGGCATGACGGGCGCGGAGCGCGAGAGCCTGCGCTGCGTGACCTGCGGCTACGAGAAACAGGAGAGCGATAAGTGGGTGATGCCGTCGGACGCGGCCACGGCGGCACCCCACTTGTCCGGGGATCTCGATCGCAAGGCTCGGGCGGGCGAGAACTGGTTCTGTGGCTACTGCGAGAAAGAGTCGCGGATCACGTCGTCTACGTGTGAAACGTGTGGTGCCAAGCGCCACCCCTACGCAGCGGTTCCCGAGGAGTTTCCGAAGGAGCCGGTTCCGAAGGACCACGGCAAGGACGTGAATACGCGTCCTTGGCGGTGCCAGCCCTGTGGCTGGGAGAACGAGTACAACGTGGCCTACTGCAGTGAATGCGGGTCACCGAAGGGAGCGCGGTGGAACGGCAAGCCCGCTATCACCGAAGCGGACCGGAAGAAGCAGGTGGGCGAAGCGATCGACTCCATCATGGAGCAGCTATCCTCCAAAGGTGAGACTGTCGCTTCTCATCCTGCTGATCCTCCTCGCGTACAGCCTGGGCCTGAGCCTCGGAAAGTCGTACCCAATCCGTCTCCGACCGTCAGCTATCGGCAGCCCGCTTTCGTGCCGTTGCCTGACGAGCCCGAGTCCAAGCTCCCCAAGCTGAAGGACAAGTGGCCGTTCGTGGCCGGCCCGCTCGGGTTGGGCCTCTTCATCTGGTTCGCGGTCTGGCTCTTCAGCCCGAACGAGACCAACGCCCGTGTGGCTGACATGCACTGGCATCGCGCAGAAACGCTCCAGGAGCGGCACGACTACTCGGGGGAGGGGTGGCAGGACCAAGAACCCGCGGACGTCTTCCAGGAGACCTGTGAGAGCCGGCAGCGAGGCACCGAACGGTGCCATCCGCATGACTGCAACTGTCACGACGTCCCCTACGACTGTCGCTGCACCGGGGGCGACAGCTACCGATGTAACTGCCACGAGGTCTGCTCTCGAAGCTGCAGCCCGAACCGCAATGGTTCGGCCACCTGCACCGAAAGCTGCGACGACGAGTGCGATACCTGCACGACACCCCGTCGGTGCGACACCTGCACCCGCACCGAATGCGACACCTGCTACGATCAGTGTCCCGTCATGGTCAACTGGTGCCACTACCAGTACCACCAGTGGGACACGCTCGGGCACCACGAACTCGACCGCCACGACTTCACGCCGATGTGGCCCGAGCCACCCTACGCCGCCTCACACGCGCTGCAGCGAGTGCTGCGTGAGGAGTCGTACCACGTGATCTTCCGTGACGATGAAGATCAGACCCGAACCTGGGACGAGTCTTTCGACGAGAACCACTTCCACGACTTCCGACCCCGACAGCACTGGCACGTGAGATACACGCACGCCGGGAGCTTCAATCTGCTCAACCAAGTACCGTGAGGGATTCCATGCACAGTGACATCGACGTTCTTCTCTGTTTCGACACCACCGGCTCCATGTACGGCGTCATCGACCAGGTCCGCCGGGAGATGAAGGAGACCGCTCAGAAGCTGATGAGCGCAATGCCTGGCGTGCGCATCGGCATCGGCTGCAACGGCGACTACGGCGACGCGCCGTACACCACGCAGTTCCTCGACTTCACGACGGACCTCAAGAAGATCCACAAGTTCGTGAACGAGATCCATCTCACCCAGGGCTTCGGCAACGGTGGCGAAGCGTACGAAGTGCTCTTCAACGAAGCGCGCGATCTCTCGTGGAACAAGACCGCCAAGAAGGCGATGGTCCTCGTCGCCGACGAGATCCCCCACACGCCGCAGTGGCGTGAGAACAAGAAGCATCTCAACTGGCGCGACGAAGTCGAAGCGCTCGGCAAGATGGGCATCAAGCTCTACGGCGTGCAAGCGCTCAACCACCCCGAGTCGCGCCTGTTCTATCCGGAGCTGGCGAAGATGACGGGCGGGTTTCACCTGCGTCTCAACCAGTTCGAGCAGGTGACGGACATCCTTCTCGCAATCGGCTTCCAGCAGGCAGAAGACGAGCAGGTGCTCGATGCCTTCGAGGAGGAGTGCAAGAAGAAGGGCCTCTACAACCGCGACATCGCCACGGTGTTCGACACCCTCCGCAATCGCAAGGGTGCGCGCGCCGCTGCCACGCAGAACTTCGGTGATGCGGGCAACCTGAAGCTCGTCGACCCGGGCCGGTTCCAGGTCATCAAGGTCAAGGACGACGCAGGCATCGCCGACTTCGTGAAGAAGAAGGGCCTGCCGTTCAAGATCGGCAAGGGCTTCTACGAATTCACCAAGCGCGAGACCATCCAGCATCACAAGGAGATCGTGCTGATGGACAAGAAGTCCGGTGACATGTTCACCGGTCACGCCGCACGCGAGATGCTGAACCTGCCCGACGGGCAGGACATCCGCCTCTCGCCCACGCAACTCGACAAGTACACGGTGTTCGTCCAGTCGACGAGCGCCAATCGGAAGCTCAAGGCCGGCACGCGCTTCCTCTACGAGGTGCAGGCCGACTGGTAGGAGGTCGCATGTACGGACTGTCGTTCATCCAAGGGCTCGCGGAGCAGCGTCTCTACAACGTCCTCAAGAAGTCCGCGGTCCCTTGGAACGAGAACTTCAAGTTCAACGACTTCATCGTGTTCAAGGCCTCGACCTGGAATCCCCCGCACCTGTTCGAAGGTGAGACGCAGTACGGGCGCTGGGGATTCCGTCTCAATACGCTGTCAGAAGGGCAGCCCCTCGACATCTTCAAGGGCAACCGCAAGGGGAAGGTCTTCTTCGACGGCGACGTCGAGATCCCCGTCCTCTACGAGATCATGGCGCAACGCCGCGGCAAGCTGTGGATGTCCATCACTCCGATGGAGATCCTCACGCTTCGCCCCGGCATCCGGTGGGCGACCGACAAGGTCGTCATCGGCGGCCTCGGTATGGGCTGGGTCCTCGACAAGGTCTGCGCAAAGAAATCCGTGAAGGAGGTCATCGTCGTTGAGCAGAGTGAAGAGCTGCTCGACTGGTACGGCCGGGATCTCTGCAAGAAGTACCCGAAGGTCAGTGACGTGATCTGCGGAGACGTGTTCGAACAGATCGGCAGGCATGGCGACGCCAAGTACCTGCTCGATATCTGGGAGAGCTACGGCACCGCGAACTACGACGAACGCGTGCTCAAGGCGAAAGCCGATGGGCACAAGATCTGGGCGTGGGGAGACGTCCCTGCGCCGAAGCGAGAGAACTGGAGTCTCTATTGGTAGACGTGTCCGGCACGATCCACAGGGGCAACTTCCAAGCGTTCAAGAAGGCCTACGAAGAGGCCAAACAGAAGAAGCTGTCCGTGTTCATGTTCGAAGGTCACGAGGTGCTCGTGACTTTCGCGAAGTACGTCATCGAATACCTGGAGGAGAAGGATGGCCCTTAGCACGACTGAGAAACACGTCGCAGGTCAGTTGCTCGACGCAGCAGCCGACGAATTCAGCAATCACGGCTGTAACGATCTCATCTTGGATAACACCGATGAGAACTGGCAGCTCATTCAGGACATGCACGCCTGGAACCGCACGCCGCCGGCGGACCTGCCCGAACGCCCCGCACCCGACGAGAAGATCTGGACCAACGACTGGTTCGTCATGCGCTTCCTCTCGGTGAAACTCCTGAAGGAAGCGAACGACGAATGATCCAGGCCCCGCCCGAGAAGGTCATGCGGCTCCGGTGTCCGAACGATACCGATCCCGCGAATTACGAATTCCATCACGCAGTGGACGTTCGGTTGCCTGTGTCGATCGACAAGATCGCCAAGGTGGCCAAGGCCCTTGCGAAGTGTTCCTGCGGCACGAATCTCGTGCTGTGGGGCACGGGAGAACCCGAACCATGGGAACCGAAGCCGACGACTTCTTCGCCTTCCTCCGAGAAAACCCCGACCCCATGATCTACCAGCGCCGAGTCGGCGACTGGGTCATGAGCATCATCGTCCGCGCATTCAACACCATCGTCACCTGGGGCCGGCTCGACGATCTCGTCGGGTACAACGACCAGTGGTGATACGAGACCCCTGAAAAGGCTCTTGCGGCAGCCGAGGCCTGGGACCCCACACAGTACCCAGAGCCCTCCGGCTGGTTCCGTAATCCGAAGACGGGGCGACGTCGCCCGGGTGGCGACGCGAACGCGGAATACATCGATTACTAACGGGCGTGATGCCCAAGGAGACACCGTGAACCCGGTTACCCCCGAACAAGTGAAAGAAGCAGCAGAGAAGTACCGTGAGGCCGCGCTCCAGGACCTCGACACCGACCCCCAGCTCCCCGAGTACGCCAAGAAGGAGCCGCGCGTCCGTGAAGTCGTCGTGGCCGGCTACTGGTTGAAACGCTCCCTCATGGAGGACCAGGGCGTGGGCGACGACATCGCCCGCAATACGACGTTTGCTCACGGGCAGATGTCGTTCTTCCGCGACCCCTACAAGGTCGCCGCGATGCTCTACAACAACGCGCTCATGGGGCACTTCCCGGAGCCCGGTAAGAAGCTCGCAGATGACCTCAACGAGCAGCATCTGCGGGTCAATCCCATGACCCCCGATCGAATGCAGCAGCTCGTTGCGGAGATCTCGGCCGCCATCGAGAAAATCACGCTCGTGAAAGAGGAGCCCGCCAAGGACTCCGGACTCGAAGGCTACACGCTCTACGGCGGTGCCGCGGACGGCTGGCGGATCATCTTCCTCAGCGACTTCCGTGGCGGAGACGGTACGGCGATGAAGGACCAGTACATCGTCCGTCTCGCACGCGAGCACGTGGCCCGCCTGAAGACGAAGATCTCCACGTGAACCAGCGAGTCCATCACGGGCTCGCACCACGCGCAGGAGTCACCGAGGAGCAGCTCAAAGCCTTTCTCAAGAGGCCGCTCTCCTCGGTGACCGATGCCGAGCTTGCCCTTTATTTCGAACCCCGGCGTACCGTACTCGGTGATCTTCCATCGAGCGGCGTCTGCACCAACTGCGACATCTGCAGGGAGAAACGCAATGGCTGACATCAAGGTCTTCGCTCCCGATCTGGTCCGCGCCCTCCGAGAACGTCAAGGCGAGCAAATCGGCCCGGACTCGCGGCTCGTCGAATCACAAGAAGACGCCGTCGTCGTCTGTGCTCGCACGGAAGACGGCCCAAGCAGCGTCCCTGGCGCGATGGAGACGCCCTGCATGGAGTGCGAGAAGAGCGTGTGGATCTCTCCCAGCAGTAGGGATACGATCTTCGCGCGTTCAACCGGACTGAAGAAGACCTTCGTCTGGTGCATTCAGTGCTTCGTACGCCACAAGAAAACATGAAAATCCTCTTTCTCGACATCGACGGAGTTCTCAACTCGTGGGACTGGTGGACGCGGCGAGCAGCGCTGCATGAATCGCGTGATGACGGCGACGAGCGCCCGATTCACGACCGCCTCTCCCATCTCGTTCTGCCGGTGCATCGAGAGGAAGACTTCGATCCCATCGCGGTGGCGCGCCTGAACGCTTTCATCGAGCGGACGGGCGCGACCATCGTGGTCTCCAGCACCTGGAGGAAGGGCCGCACGCTCCAAGAGCTGATCGACGTGATGCGCTTCTTTGGCGTCACCGGCCCCATCTTCGACAAGACGCCCGAACTCAACACGCGGCGTGGACGTGAGATCGATCACTGGCTGAAGAGCCACGGAACGATGGTGGAGAAGTTCGCCATCGTTGACGACGACTCCGATATGGACCCCCACATGGACCGGCTGGTGAAAACTGAGTTTGCCACCGGTCTTCTCGACGAGCATTGCGAGCGACTCGCGAAGCTCTTGGAGTGAATCATGCCGAAAATTCTGCTGACCAAGAAACAGATCATCAAGGCGATCAAGACCGAAGCGGGTCTCTATCCGCTCCGTCACTATATCGTCAAGATCGACTGGCCGAACCCCAAGACGTGTCAGGTGTGTGCGGTGGGAGCCGTGATGCACCAAAGCATCCAAGCACCCAAGAAGCTCATCCAACTGTCCAACGCGATTAACCGAGCAGGCCAGGCGTCACTCGATGGCGGGTTCGAGTGCGCTCCGGTCTCCTATGCGAGAATGAGCCATCGGGAGGTCACCGCCCAAGCGGCTTATTACGTGGCGGACAAGGCGTACATGAACGCGCTCTCCTACGCATTCGAGGGCTTCGCGCAGATCGTCACCCGTGGCGGTAAGAACCTCACGCCAGCGCGACTTCAGCGCGTGCGTGAACAGACGGTCGCCTTCGTGGCGAAATACTTCCCCGCGCAAATTGCGGTCGACATCAATGGCCAGCGCCCGATGAAGGGCATCCCGGTGGTGAAGGAGAAGAAGGAGAAGGAGTCATGACCGTCGTGCGCGTTACCACCCAGCGCCTCATCAAAGCCATTCGGACCGAGCGGCGCCTCACCTCTCAAACCGAAGGTCCTTCACGCTGGAGGCGGACCGGCAATAGCTCCCAGCTGTACGTCTGCGCTTCCGGTGCAGCTCTCAAAGCCATCGTCAAGGTGCCAGGCGACAAAGACGATTCCGACGTCGACGAGGCTCTCAACGAGGCAAGCTGGGCGGCTTACTTCCAAGCCGACGACCTCGCCCCCGAAGACCCGGAGCAAGTAAAGAACCGATGCCGGATGGAGTCACGTGCCCTCGACCTGCTCGAAGCAGGTAAGGTCATGAATTCCATCTCGTACATCTACGAATCGTGGGTCCTTCGCCTGATGCAGAAGTCGAAGAAGAGGGACTACAACGACCGACTCATCTGCCGCACCGCGGCCACGATGACCGTCGTGTTCATGAACGAATACTTCCCCAAGACGGTAGAGATCGACATCGGGGGAGCAGAGCCCGCCCGAGGGATCAGGGTGGTGGATCAGTAGCCGGCGCCCAAACCCGGTAGAAGTTCCTGGAGGACTACTATGAGCACGAAACTTCCCCCGACCCTCGAAGCGCTTTTCAATATCATCGGAATCCGAGCGAAGGCGCGCGAGGAGAAGCCGAAGAACCCGACGGACTCGCTGATCGAATCGTTCATCGAACAGATGTCCGAGATCGAAGCGCAGGCCGATCAGGCGATCTCCAAGATCGCCGGCATCACGAGCGTCGAAGGCATTGCAGCCAAGGTGGTCTGCGATGCTATCTCCGCCAAGGGGCACGACGCCATCGTCGACGCCATGCTCCCGGCGGATCTCGCCCACCCCGCCGCGACGGCGCTCTATCGCCTCACCGAGGACGAGGAGTGGCTGAAGCTCGGGACCTTCTATACCGCCCTCTTCAAGCTCTTGAAGGAGGCCCACGACAAGGTCTGCCCGTCGCGGGAATCAGCACCGCCCGGATCGCCCTCGATCTTCGAGACGCGCTACGGCAAGAAGCCGGTGGGGTTGGCCTGATGTTCGATCCGATGCAGATCGCGGAAGCGATGGAGGAGGCGTCGTCCACGCTTCCTCCGTCGATGTCCGAATTCGTCGACCGCCTCATCTGTGATGTCGGCACGAAGGTGGTCGACAAGATGTGCACTGAAGAGCGACAGGCCGCCGAGGCCATGCACGCGGCCTGGGTCAACCAGACGATGCTCGCTCTCAACAACCTCACGGTGAACGAAAAGAAGCAGCAGTACGCATTGCTCCTTCTCAAGAGCGCAGTGCGGTATCTCCAGGCGTTCACGCGCATGGAGGCCCACAACGCAGCCGCTCACGCCAAAGAAGTCGAAGAGCTTCTCGCCAGCATGCGGGCAGCTTAACCGGGTTATCGGTGCGGCGGGAAACCGCCGCGCCAACCCATTCTTTTGCGTCTAGATACGGTAAAAGGCCATGGAGGGTCCGCCATGGTCACCGTTCAAGACGAGATGTACACCGACTTCCTGCGCCGGCTCAACGAGCTGGCGCGTCTCAACGACATGATCCACGTGGAGCCGGACGGCACCGCGCAGGATCGCAAGCTCATCGTCGACGCCATCGATCGTGCCGTCGACGTCGCGGCTTGCGCAGCGGAGATCTATCGCCTCTACGGAGACGAATCCGCGCTTCAGTCTGCAGTCGAGCACGACGAGATGGTGGAGTCGCTCATCGCGATCCTCACCGTTACGGATCAGAACTCGGGCCTGATCGGACAGGAGATCAACTGATGCCACTCAAGCAGATGACGATCGACGAAGCGATCAAGAAGCTCGAATTCCTGAAGAGCCGATCGCGATTCGGAGGCGACACCGTGGTCGTCTTCTGCGGCGTGGGAAGCGGTATCGAGTACCTGCCCATCAACGCAATCACTCTCGAACAAGACAACGACGGAGCCATCTGCCGCATCGATGTGGAGGGGCTCAGGCTGGTGGACTCATGATTCAGGTCGAACATCCCAAGGGAGCAGGCCGTCACTACATGCTCCGCTGGTACGAATACAACGACGGACATCACGTCTTTCTCGCGAAGTCGCGCGAGCAGATCATGAAGCTCGTCAAGGCTCTGTCGCGGAAGTTCCCTACGGCAGCTGTGAAGGGTTTCTGGATCATCGACATCGTGTCGCCTACGCCGCGCATGCACGAGATCCGAGATCTTTCGAAGGAGCTGAGCCTTCGCGAGGACTTCTGGCACCACATCACCTACACCGCGAAACATCTTCACGACGAAGGTGTTCCTCTTCCTCCGGGACTTCGCATCTGTGAGAAGTGGGAGCCCGAGGACGAAAGCGATTACAAGGAAGCTCTCGCTGACCCCGAGAGCTTCGAGCGGAAGTATCACCCTTCGTGCAAGAACTGCAACAATCGGGTGATCATCGAAATCGAGGATCGTGAAGCGCTCTTCAAGGCCCGGCGCGACGAATTCATCGAAGGCGAGGGCCCTCGCTACAAGCGCCACAAGTTCGATCATTCGGGCGTAAGCCTGGCGCCTCAAGCGCCACGACTGAAGGGGTTGATGGTCGCTCTCGCGAACTTCGGTCATCACAACAACGGCGTGGTGCTCCAAGAGTTCAAGATGCCCAAGAAGCCGTCCCCACACGTCAACTTGGACGGGGCGCTCTTCTACTACTACGTCGTCGAAACGCTCGACGACACCGAACCCAAAGAGATCATGGCGCGTGCCGTACAGGCTCGGGACACGGAACGGAAGCGTTTTCGTGAAACCGAGCAGAAGCGTCGCCTCGATCACCAGAAACAAGATCGCGAGAAGTTGCTGCGCCTCTTGCGACCACTTCCCTTGGAGACGTGATGAAGAACAAGATCATTTCGATCGTGTGTGTGCTTGCCACGATGACGCTGTGGACGCTCATGATCCTCGCGCACGTGCATCCGCTGCAACGGATGTTCTTTCTCTTCATGGCGGGCGTTCCTTCGGGCGTAATGCTCTGGCAGGCCTGGGTGGAGGACCAATGATCCAGCTGACGAAGGTGGAGCCGCGCGAAGTGGTTCCGAACGAGTACCTGGAGTTCTATCTCAAGATCACCGGCCAGACGCTGGAGCAGGCGACTGGTGACGAAGAGAGCTGGTTCAACCGGGACGGCGGGCTCAGCGAGCACACGGCTCGTGACTATGCGATTCAGCGCTGGGGATTCGCCGTCCCCACCGACCAGGCCTTGGTCTCGATCGCAGCCCACAGCCCGATCATCGAGATCGGCGCCGGCCACGGCTATTGGGCGTATCTGCTCAAGGAGCGCTTCGGAGCGGATGTGAGAGCATTCGATCCGCATCCCGTCGAGACCGGCAAGAACGGGTACTTCAACGAGAAGCGTATCGCCAGTACCTACAAGAGCAACGAGTCGCTTGCGCGGTTGTCCGAGAAGGAAAGCTATCTCAGGCATCAATACAAGCAGCTCGACCTGCCGCCTTTCGAACCCAAGAGCTACGTCGAGGTGGCGCAGGACGAGAGCACCTCTCTCGTCAAGCACTATCCCGAAGCGGCGCTCTTTCTCTGCTGGCCCCCGTACGCCGATTCCATGGCGAACGACGTGCTCCAGCAATACACCGGCAATCGCCTCTTCTACATCGGGGAAGGCGAGGGCGGCTGCACCGCGGACGACGACTTCCATGGCCGTCTGCAATACGAGTGGACGTGCATCGAACGCATCCGTATTCCCCAGTGGTGGGGCATCCACGACGAACTCTACCACTACGTACGAGGGAGGAATCCCAAGCTGGAGATCCCGCCCAAGTGCGACTGCGACGACTGGCGTAAGATCCCGTGTGTGCTCTGCTGGGATGCCGGCGAGCGCACGAGCGGGCCCTGGCGCCGTGCAAAGGAGAAGGATGGCTAGAGTCGTTACCGACTACGCCGAGATCACCCTCATGAAGCTCTACGAGGCTCGCGTGAGTGCGTTCAAGGACACGGTCTTCCCCGGGCAGTGCAAGCACTGCAAGTGCCCGGTGATGGAAGGCGAGAGCTGCAAGGCCTGTCAGGTCTTGCTCGACAAGGGGTTGATCGATCCATGAGCGAAACACCGTACGAAGTGGTTGAGCAACGTCTTCTAGAAGCGTTCGAGGAGCGCAAGAAGAACAACCCTTCAGAAAAACAACGCAACAACGCGTCTTTGCCGGCGGGCTCTCCGATGTTCTTCTATTGCAAGCACTGCGGTTGCGAGACTGACGTGCTGCCCGAGAGCTACATCGGCCGTCCGAAGGTACGTTGTGACGCGTGTGCCGATCTGATTCAGCGTGGGTTGATCACCGCTTGATCAATGCGTGCCGCAGCGCTACTACTGCGGTCGGGTTCTTCCGCTCGGGAGACGCAAGCTGAGGTCTGGCAGCCAAAGGCCCGCTCCAATTCGGGGACGAATGGATTCGACGTAGGAAGGGAAGATCTGATTGCGTGGATGGGGCGTTGGCCACCGACGACGACCAACAACGTGAAACGCGAACGATAACGCGACCGCTTCGCCCGCCCTCCTGGCGGCCTGAGCCATCACACCCGCTGTACGGTCCGGTCAGTGGGATGTGGTGTAAATAAACGGATCTGGCGTGCTGAAGCGTGCTCTGCGACTTCAGCAGTGAGACAGTAACTGAGCTGGTCGGGACAGGGGAGATGCGACACTCCTCCCCCGGCGAGGATCGAAAGAGCCGCTACTCCACGTAGACGTCAATTGGACTGACTTGCGGACCCGGGTTCGACTCCCGGCGTCTCCACCAATCGGTTCGCAGCCGATAGAGGGCCTGGTTCTCACATGGGGTGGGAACCAGGCCTTCAGCTTTTGGAGGTACTCATGTTCGACACGTTCTGGTTGTGGACGCTCATCGTCGTCCTCACTCTGGAGTGGGCCTGCCTGCGCTTGCAGGGCAAGCCGGTGATGTTCTTTGCCCGAGGGTGGGGGAAGTAGCCATGGCTCGAATCATCGGCACCAACGTCCGCTACGTAGACAAGTGCGTCTGCAGCTCCTGCAGAGTGCTCTTCGAGTACGATGGCAAAGACATACAGGTGCGTACCGTCGAGCATTCGCATGGACGCGAAAGCTCTTATAACTACGTGCCCTGCCCCGGTTGTGGCAGGGAATGCTTTCCCGAAAAGAAATCCGACATGGTCTATGACCCGGTCGAAACGAAAGAGTAAGCAACCATGGAAACCGTGATCATCGAGATTCGCGCGGCAGAAGGCGGCGCGGACGCCAAGGACCTCGTTCGTGAGCAGTTCGGCTTGTACGTGAAGCGCTGCACCCGCCACGGTCTTTGACGTTGTCATCCTCGAAGAAGCCACAGGACTTCTCGTGGCTGAAGTTACGGGTCGAGGCGCTGTTGCCTGCTTCGCAAACGAAGCTGGAGGACACCGCTGGCAGCGCATTCCTCCTACCGAGAAGCGAGGCCGTGTTCATACGAGCACGGTCACAGTGGCAGTTCTCCGCCCGCCTACAGCTGCCGAAGTAAGAATCGACGACCGCGACATCGAGTGGCAGGCGTGCCGCGGCTCCGGGGCCGGTGGGCAACATCGCAACATGACTGACAGCGCTGTGCAGGTTTTTCACAAACCCACAGGGCTGATGGTGCGTTGCGAGACTGAGCGCAGTCAGCACCAGAACCGCGAGACGGCCATGAGCCTGCTGCGTTCGCGCCTGCAAGAGCACGAACGTAACCGGGTTACGGCCGCACGCGGCCAGGACCGCAAGCAGCAGATCGGCACCGGGATGCGGGGTGACAAGCGCCGCACGATCCGTGTGCAGGATGGAGTCGTTACCGACCACATCCTCAACGTGAAATGGAACCTCAAGAACTATCTGCGAGGAGAGTGGTGATGCTCAAGAAGATCCGCGTTCGATTGGCCACGTCGCTCTTCAGCTACGCGGCGCACCAGATGATCTACAACCGGCAGCATCCCGTTGACCCCGGACGGAAGGACTTCCTGAAGGTCATCGATCAGCGGATCAACCACATGAACCGGCTCAACCGCCTCATCGAATGGGTGGGCGGTGAGCCGTTTCGTAAGGCCCTTAAAGAAGTGTGTGATCACATCAACTTCAAGGAGAGAGACGATGGCTGACGTTGTTCATATGGTCTATGCCGACTACAACAATCGGTACGAACGCCGCGCCTTCAAGAACTACGAGGACGCTCTACGAATGGCCGCGTTCATCATCGCGGATTCCATCTTCCGCTTCGTCAAGGACGCTCACGAAAACACCTCACTCTCGCACGTTATCACCCATCTCATGAACGGTGAGTACGGCACTGCGCTCAATCTGTGGAACGAAGCAGTCTCGGCGTGGGGCGACGACTGGGCGATCCGCATCTACACACTCATCGTGCAGAACGAACTCGACGCGCGTGTCGATCCGGCCGCGACGTTGCTTCGGCAACGTGACCGCGTCGCGGGGGGCTTGTACGCCAACCCCATCGAACTGGAGGCCCTCGATGCGAATCGATAAGGTCTATGTAGTCAAGAACGACTACAAGGGCGAAGTCACACAGCAGGTGTTCATCAACGAGAAGGACGCCATTCTGTTCGCGGCCTGCATCATTGCGGACTTGATGTTCAAATACAGCGCGGATGCGGAGAACAACAAGCTCACCGCCGACATCATCGCTCACATCACATCGGAGGATACATCGAAGATGTGGAAGGGCATCCAGGACTGGAACGAAATGGTCCTGTCGGGCGGGGACTACGAAATCTACGTTGATTGCGTAGACCTCGAATACGAAACGAGCGAGCTACAGTCGCCGCTGGAGATTCTCATGGAACGGAAAGACGAGCTGATCGCCAAGCGAAAACTCCGCGACGAGAACCGCAAGCAGGCCAAGCAGATCGCCTTCCCACCCGCCCCACCGATCCTCTGATGCCATCCTGGGACGAGATGGAGGCCGACTTCGCTGAAGCACTACGCGATGAGTCAGATGAAGTCGACCTCCATATCGAAACCCGGGTTCACGTAGCGTTCGGCAAAGACTTCGAACGCCCCCACGCCAAACGGGACTACGAGGAAGGCTATCTCCTGACTCGCTGTGGTGTGCCTCTCGATGATGCCTGGGGATGGTCACACCACAGACGCTCGCAGCGCTACAGCCAGGACCCTCACGAAACGCGGAAGCAACAGACTGAGAAACGCGAGCGGCGACGTGTTCGCTTTGCGCAGTGGGAACAGAGCAACAAAGACCAGTTTCGAGAGAAGTCGAAACGCAGACGGAGAAAGCCCGTGAAGTACGCGATCTGGGTCATTGCAGACCAAACGTACGTGTACCTCGACAACGACGGTACATGGACGACCGAGCACCCGCACGCGAAACTCTTCGATGACAAAGAAGAGGCGCGTGCATTCGCAATCGCCCACGGGTGCCAGCCCGAGGACGACATCACCGAAGACAAGAACAAGGACGCCAACTCGCCCTGGTATCTCGAAGAGGTGCCGGACGAGAAGGAGTTCAGGGCCAGGGAAGATACCTGGTAGGAGGCACGATGGGCTGGTGGAACTACCGCGTGTTGCGGAGGGTCTACGGCGAGGGCAAGGACGCTGAGGAGAGCTTCGGCATCCACGAGGTCTATTACGACAAGGACGGTAGCGCTGAGATGTGTTCCGTTGATCCGATCGATGCTCACGGCTCAACGCCCGAAGAGCTGAAAGCGGATCTGGAGAACCAGCTGAAGGCGTTCAACCAGCCGGTGTTGGAGTGGAATGACTTCAACAAGCGCGGCACCAGCAAGTAGGAGGCCAGCATGGCCGAGAAAGAGCAATACAAGAAGCCCGGGTTCACCGAGGTGACGGACCCCGAGTTGCTGTCTGCCATCAAGCAACTGCAGCGAACGTGCATGGACCACGGTATCGAGATCTCAGGGGAGTTCACTATCTGGGTGAGCAATCGAGAGATCGCTGTCGGTTACGACAGCGTCAGCTATCTGAGCGGCACAGGGTTCGAACGAATGAACGGTTCGTTGGGTCAGGTCGTTCAGAACGAGGACGAGTAGTCATGGAGATTGCAAAGAGCAAGAATCCAATGACCGCAGGAGAGCTTCTGGAAGCGCTCAAGAAGCTCACGCCCGAGCAATTGAAGCTGCCCGTATCCACGGAAGGCTGCGATTGCGATGGCGACGTATACGCCGTAGAGGACCAGGGCACGGACATCTACCTGCGTCGTTCGTAGGGGTGGGGGGGAGGTCCCCCCATTCTTTTGGGCCTTAACCGGGTAAAAGAACCTGGAGGTCCGCTATGAAGTTTCTGGGAGAAGCCCTGGCAGGGGCATTGGCCGGGTTGCTTGTGTTCGGCGCCGTCGCGTTGCTGTCCAACTGTGCAGCGAACGTGGAGCCCGAAGACACGAGTGGAACGTGGTGCTTCCGCACCGCAGCGAATGGCAACACGGCTTGCTATTCGAACGGATACGACAGCTGTGAGGCAGATAGGCTGCGGCACAGCGGCGAGCAGCCTGATGAGGCGTGCTGGAGGAATGGACAATGAACTACGCAGAACGAGTCACTCAGACCGTGATGGCGTGCATGTACAGCGACGAAGATGTGGAGGCTCTACACGGTGAACCGCCGGAGGACGCGATCATCGTCGAAGGGCTCACCGCGAACTTCGGGTTCAAGCCCGAGAACGTTCGTGCCAACACGGACGCGATCAACAAGCTGATCGACGAGATCGTGCCCGAGGACTTCTACAAGGGCATGTCGTTCTTGAATCTCCCCCTGGACAAGAACGGCGAGTTGTGGGGAGAGCACCAGCAGGCGGAAGCGCTCTACGCCATGGCGAAAGCGGTGGGTCGGGCGGAGTTCGTGCTGCCGCGTGAGATGTGGGGCGCGTTTCCGGGAGGCATGCCCTACATCCTGTTTTTCAAGGAGCCGCGCCCCAAACACACCGAGGCAAAATGAACAAGCTCACCGAGCTGAAGACACGGCTTCAGAAATTCGATGAAGGGATCTCACGCGAGGTGTTCCTCGACGAAAGTCTCAAGCGAATCGGCCATCGCGCATTTCAGTGCGCAAAGGACCTCGCCAACAGTGACAAGGACGAAGCGTATATCGAGTCGGGGGTCTTGCTCCTGGCCGAGATCGTGGAGGCCTGCGGTCAGGTGATCGCAATCGTAACGTAATGGTCTTGGAGGACCACAACAGAGGAGGATGTGATGAAACAATGGGTGAATGCGAAGGAAGCAGCAGTGGTCGTAGGCCGGCCGGTGTCAGCGATCTATGCGCTGACGAAGAAGCAGGTGCGCAGGACGGGAGAGCGTGGAAGCATGCTCTTTCACGTCGATGACCTGCTGGCTGTTGCGCAGGATCGAGGGTGGACGGTCAGGGCGTTGAAGGAGACGCCGAAGGAGGGTGAGCCGCTCACCGCCGCGAAGTCGCTGGAGCTGGCCGACGCAGCGAGGAAAGAGTTCGGCGTACAAAACGCGCCGAACTACACAACGGATCTCATGCGGTGGATTCGCTTCGGATACGATGCGAAGTTTATCAATGCGGATCAGGCGGTGAAGCTCTTGTGGGGCGAACTGTGATCGAGCTGGTCTGCAAGGACTTCGGACAGAACCCGAAGTGCCTGCGCGAAGTCGATCATCGGTACACGATGAACTTCGACGACGTCGAACCCGGTGCGCGCATTTATTGGTGCGCGCATTGCGGGCCAGAAGCGCAACGTATCAACGACCTCTTGATGTCGTTCATGCAAACGGCGCCGCGTGAGAAGGTGAAGGACCTCGAAGACGCGATCGCTGCGGCGGAGAAGAAGGTACGACTCACCCGTAGCTAGACGCAGGCCAGCACGTGACGGTGAGGGTGGAGGTCTTTGCCGAAGGCAGCCTCCACCTTCACGCGGTCGCGGAGGTCAGTGACCGTGAGCCCCTTGCGCAATGCGCTTCGAACGAAGCGACCACGCAGACGCAGATGGCGTGCAGTGTATCCGGGGAACTGCGTGCACATCGCAGCGTACTCGGGTTCACGCATGTAGGGCTTCCAGTTCTCGGCCAGATACTGATCGAGCGCTGCAGTGAAGGGCAATGCGCCGCGGACACGCGCGCCTTGCGAGACGCGTTCGGCCTGCTGCTGATTGCGGTAGGCCGCCGTCCATCCTTCTTTGGTCTCCAAGCGCATCTTCGAGAACGGTTCTTTCAGATCGTTCACGAGGCGACCGAGAGCTGGGAAGTTGTTCTCATCGGCGTAGCGTTCGAGAGCGCCGAGAGGAAGGAACGTCTTGCCACCGAAGCGATAGACGATGTCCTTTACAAACTCCATGCGGATGTCCGGGATGTTCGAGATGTCGACGACCGGCATGTTCTTGAAGGCCACACCGATTGTATTCGTGCCCTCGGGCATCACGCCGGCGGGATTCACACGCAATGAGAGGACGTGTGCTTCACGCTTTCCAGTGGCGCGATAGAGCTGTGTGCCAGCAGGCTTGGGGCGCAGACGCTTCACTCTCGATTCAACATGCGTACGGAAGCTGTGACGATTGACGATCACATAGCGCGAGGTGTCGAGGCCTACGCTGAGAGCGTCCGAGACGTTGAGCTGCAGTTCCTTGGGGAGCGTGAGGTAACGCTCGTTGAGTTCTTTTGCGGCGGTAGCGCGAGTGCGGATAGAGATCTCATCGAGCTGGTCGGTGAGGAACTTGCGGGCACGCGGTGCGAGATACGCAACAGCACGATCGAGCAGCGGCTCGTGGCCATAGGGCACTTCGCCAGCGAGATCTTCGAGGGACTTTTCGATGTAGGGCGGACGCTCATTGAGCGAGAGTGCGTCGCGTACCATCTCGTGGGTGTCGAGAATGACGTAGTTGTGCGTCACCGTAATGCCTGCACGGTAGCCCTCACGGATAGCGAGGAACTCGCTGCTCTCGCTGAGATAGAGCGGCTCGATGATGCCGAGGGCGCTGGGGTCAGGGACTGCTGACCAGCCTTCTTGAGCGATGCGATGGAGCCGCACGCGCTGCAGATTGATGCCGAAGATCTGATGGTCTTCGGGGATGCGGCCATCAGCGCGCCATTCAGCGATCGTGGGGGCGGAGGCTGCAGTCACGACGAGTGAGGACTGCAGACGGTTCGTGAGGCGCTGGCGCAATTTCGTGTTGCGGTTCCAGACGTGAGCGGCCTTGAGCAATCGCAGCATGGCGACGCCGGGCCAGCCGTCCGGCATGTCGCGAACGATCTCGGAGAGCGTAACCCAGTTATGTTGGTTGCAGAGCCACGACTGCATGGGGAGCAGGCGGCGCGAGAGCGTGGGGGCCAGCTCTTCGAGGTCGCTGGGGAAGGTGACACAGAGCTGTGCGAGGAACGGGGCACCGTTGGCGCGGCGCTGTTCGGTGCGCGGGCCGAGGACAGTCCAATCGATGCCGAGCCACTGGACGGCGATGCGCTTCGTGGGCGGCAGCTCGACGCCCTCGTAGGTCTTGGTGCGGCGAATGATCTTGAACGAGGCGTAGGTCACCTCGCCAGTGAGGTCGGCGTACTCGTTGGCCAGGATCGAGACGAGGCCACGGATGGGTTCTGAGAGGGGCATGGCCATGACCCTACAGTTCCAGATTAGCGACGTCAACAAGATGTTGTCGTATTGCTAGAGATGGAGCCTCTTCTTCGAATCGATTACGGTTTTCGAGAAGTTCGAAACGGCTTCATATAAACTTTGGTGTAGGTGTACGTAGTCTTACCTATATTCTCAGATAACGGTTCGTTTTCTAAATTCCTCAATGATTATAGATTACTACATTGGATTCTACACCCAAACGTCTCTTCTTCTTTATAAATGTCTTCTATTTACGAATTGATAACGTATTGATTTTGCTTAGGTCAGAGGGCCATAGATGATGATATTTAGAATACGGATCAGGGGTAGTTTTCATGAGGCCCGGGGGGCTTGGGGGGCGGGCGGCGATCCGCACAACGGTGACGCGATGGTGGTACGGGGGAAGGTGTACCTGACGCGACTCGGCACCGTTGGGAAATTCGGCCAGTGGTGTCCGGTATTGCTGGTGGTAGGGTAGGGTGGTGATGCTCCCTCGCGCACGCGCATGTGTGAATGTGCAATGGGGCGAAAAGGGGTGCTAAGCTATCGAGATGCTGCTCAGCCCAGGAAAGGCCGCGCCAGACCGACTTGCGAAAATTAGTCCGAAAGCTTTAAGAGTTGTCAGCTCCGGTATAACGTCAATGATGTCGGTCAGTTAGTCACCGCGACATTTTGTAACGATGCTAACTCCGTTTCGGACATTCGATAGAACGCCGAGATTGCTCAACATTGTTAGCGACAGTTTTAGCCGTCAACTGAAGGTGTTGTCGAACATTTTTAGTCGTACCCCTTAGAAGAGCCGGAAAGTGCTTATACGGACCCTTAACTCAGGCCCTATGAAGGAGTTTGCGATGACAAAGCTCGTCTATGCCACCACTCGTCAACGTGTCTGGTCCGAAGACCCGACACAGCCCGGCCCTCTGTACGTCCTGGAGGTACCGCAGGAGTCCATCCTGGATGCCACCACGGAGCCCGCGAAGGCGTCATTGGCCCCTCTCCAGGTCAACGGCTCCCCTGCGATGCCTGAGAACCCCTCTTGGCTCCTGGCGCGCCCCTCAGCCGGCCTCCCGGAGGAAGCGGTGAGGGTGGTGACCTTGGCGATGCAACTGGGGCTCGCCTGGGCGCACGTGCTGGATGGCCAGAATCGCCCGGTCTGGGTGTGTCTGAACGATGCGTACAAGAGGGCCAGGCTGGTGAGTCCTTCCGAAGCCATGGCCAAGGCTAAAAGCGTGCCTCCACCGGCCTCGGAATCGATGTAAACAAGCGTTACATTCTGTGCAGAGGATTGGCACTGAATTGACGCGACGCATTGGTCGTGATTACGGCTAGGAATCGCTTGCACAGATGGCCTTCGTCTGTGTATAGTCCTAATCCAATATGGACGACGTTGCTGTACACGCTTTGCCCGTCTACATGGACACGGAAACAACTGCGCCAGATCGTAAAGAAACGGCGCCGTTGCCCGAGCCCAAACGAGACGGAAGAGGCGGACGGATTCATTCCGTTTATGACCTCGGTGCTGTCGACAAGATGAGTCGGGCAGCGCGGGCGAAAGTGGCCGCTGATGCGGACGCAGAAATCGCGCTGCTCCAGATCCATCTCGACGGTACGGAGGTGCAGCGTCCTCGAACCCGTGGTGATTGCCTGCCGGGCGGATGTAACGCCATTCGCCCTTGTCCCTACGTGGGCTGTGCGTATCACCTCTATCTCGAAGTGAACAAAGAGACCGGATCGCTGCAAGTGAACTTCCCTGGCCAAGAGCCGTGGGAGTTGAGCGAAACGTGCGCTCTCGACGTGGTGGATCGCGAACACGGTGTGACGCTGGAGAAGGTCGGAGAACTCCTTCAGCGCACCCGTGAACGCGTAAGGCAGATCGAAGCCGCCGGCATGGACAAGGTGCGCCGGCATTTGAAGGTCCTCACCGAGTAGGGAGAGGGCCTATCCTTTCGAACGGCACTGGGGCATAACCCGGTTACTGCCGCATACGAAAGGACGATGACATGGGACGCCGAGAAGAACGAAAGCGCCGCGCCGCTGCAGATGCAGTCGCTGACTTCACAGACATCCTCGACGAGGTGCTGAATGAAGAAGGTGCGGGGGAGCAGAAGGAATGTCCGCCGAGCCTGTCCGAATCGACGTCAGTGACGCTGTCGACAGCAACCGCGTCGAGCAGCCCTGTGTCCGAAAAGCTTCCAAACGAAGCCTCCGTGCGGCAGTACGCGCGGCTGTGCGCTCCTGTCGCGTACAACGCGGTGGGAGGGAATCGAACGGCGTGGGAGAAGCTTCCGTCGTCGTTTCGCGAAGCCTTCATCGAATCGACGTTCAAGATCCTCACGGGGAAATCTCCGAAGGATGCGAATCCGATGTTCGTGGAAGCAGCGATGCAGGAGTACAACCGTCTCCGCTCGATGTGACCGCTACGCACTTCGATCGGAAGGCCTGCAAGCCCTTGGCTGAAGGTGAAGATCCGGTCGATGACGTGCGTGTTCCGAATCCGACGCACCATCGCTTCGTGCTCTGCGGAGCGAACGACTTGATCCTCGGCCGCTTCGTTCTTTTCGAAGAGGCCCTTGCAGCCCAGAAGCAAATCACCGATCGTACGGTCGTCTATGCCATCAAGAGTGGCAAGGCGATGAGTTTCACCGCACCGCAGAGCGGCTCCGTGAAGGGCCGCGCTGCGTCTCTCAACCGCTGAGGAAACGATGAACATCCCGAGTACCCCGAGCGACTCTTCCAATCCCATCGCGCAAGCGCTGCCGCCGACCTCGAAGTGTCGTCAGCGCAAGCTCGCCAAGCGCGCGGCGTTCCAGTTCAACTGGCGCAATATCGCACCGGCCAATGGCAAGCCGATCCAGAACGGCAACAACGAGGGCAAGCGCAGCTACAAGGCTGCGGTGAAGGCCGAGCGCGAGTGGGCGCGAGACCTTCTCAAGAAGAAGGGTCTCTTCGGCAAGATTCGTCTCACTGCCTTCATCGCCAAGACGCGTGCCGAAGCGAAGCGCCAGGACGCCGAGGAAGCGGCCAAGGCCGCAGCCGGGACGGTGGTGTGATGGAATTCGGAGCGGCTCTCGAATACATGAAGAACGGCATGCGTGTTAGACGTCAGGGCTGGAACGGCAAGGGCATGTGGCTCTGCTACGTGAACGCGTCGCAATACGACGTCATCGCGCAGCCGTTGCGGCGGCTGGACAAGGTGCGCCTGTTGCCCTGGATCGGTATGAAGACCGCCGACGATTGCTTCGTGCCGTGGCTCGCTTCGCAGACCGACATGCTCGCTTTCGACTGGGAAGTGATCGAATGAAAGTCGGCACCAAGATCAATGGCCGTGAGGTGGGATGCTTCACGGCCATTGCCTGGTTCGTCGCCTTCTTTGGCGGCGGCTGGCTCTGGCGCGGGTACGTCACTATGCGCCTCTGGAACTGGTTCGTGGCGCCCGCGCTCCACGTCTCGAACATCAGCGTGGCGTGGGCTCTCGGACTCACCACGGTGGCATACGCTTTTCTTTGGCCCCGAGCTGACGATCCGAGCGAGGACGACAAGGAAGACACCGTGAAGGACATCATGCTGAAGGGCATGTTCCTGGTGCTCTTCAAGCCCTGGCTCCTCTTCTGCCTCGGCTACATCGCCCATCGGTACATGTGAGGGAACATGCCGCGTTACAAGAAGGCGACACCCCGCAACCTGAAGAAGGTCTTCGACAACATCCTCGCCATGGACAACGACGCGAAGGTGTTGATCTGCGAGAAGCTCAATGAAGCGCTCGACGACCTGCTCAACGACGACTACTTCGGCACGGAAGGGCAGAACGATCCGCGAGGAGATCAACGGTCATGAAAGCATCTGAACACTACTGGGTCGGCCATCCGGGATGCGAATCCAAGGGCATGCACGAAGCCGAACTCATCCGCCGTCGAGACGAGGTCGAAGTTATCGGCGAAGTGCAGGACGTCGAGGCCAACTACAGCTACGACGACTACGCGATCTGCAAGCTGGACGGGCAGTATTACTTGCTCGAAACGGCGGGCTGCTCGTGCCCGTCCCCGACCGAGACTTGGGGTGTCAATGCAGGGCCCTGCACGCTCGATCAGCTGGAAAAGTATCTTCACGACTTCCGCAATCAGTGGGGCGTGGTGAAGAACCAGTTCGACGAGTTCATCGCCATCATCGAGAAGGAGCGAGCGGCATGCGCTTCTTCTTGATCGCCGCGTTGCTCATGGGATGCAACGAGACGCAGCCTGAAGACCTCGCTCGCCGTTATGCCCACGACATCGAACACGCACAGGCGCTGAGCGCGTCGTGCATCTGGTGGCACGGATCGAAGTACCTCTGTGAAGTACGGACCGAGACACGTACGCTGACGCTCTTCTGTTCGACCTCGGAAGGCGATCATTCGGCGTGCATTGCGGCACCGGCCAACGCCCTGATTCAACCCTTTCCTTCTCGATAGGAGAACTCCATGACCGACCCCAACAACGGCCCGACCTCATCGCGCGAAGAAACGCTCCACAATCTGGAGAGCTTTATCACCAAGGCTGTGAACGAGGCCCGTTCTGCGATTAATCACAATCCCAGTGCCGCGCTGGATCTCATGGAGGCCGCAAAGGTTGCGGAAGATCTGCGCGCCACGATGATCTTCAACGACAGCAACGTGCTCGTCCTGCGGCGCCCGCAGGCCTACGCAGGTGACCCGATGCCGTTCAGACCCGAGGGTCTCTGATGCTCGACGTGAAGGACAAGTGTCCCGAATGCAACAACGAGAACCTGGTTATGGCTCTGCTCGACGGAGGTTCTCTTTACTGCAGCATCTGTGATTACAAATGGGTGCCTGACAGGAACAAGGCTCAGTACGACACTATGAATGGCGCACCGCTCGGCAACACGCCCTCGATCATGGACGCCGAGGAACGCGTCAACATCAAGATCTCGCCGGACCGTTTCATGAGCGAGTCCGTTCGTGAAGCCGAGTGGATTGCGATCGATAGCTCGCAGAAGCTCGAAGAAGCCCTGGACGTTTTTCAGAGCATGTTCGATCGCTACGCCAAGATCATGCGAGCCCGTGTGCTCCAGGGCGAAACGATCCGCATGAAAGCTTCGGCAGGCCGCGTGGGAGACGACCTCACCGTCTTCGTGAAATTCCTTAACAAGGAGCCGCGCTGGCACAAGGACGACTTCGGCGCGCGTATCATCAAACCGCCGGTGCCGACCAATCCCGTCTTCCAGGCGGATGATGGTTGGTACTTTCTCGACGAGACCTGGGCCGACTGTTGTGGGCCGTACGGAACCGAAGCCATGGCGAATAAGGCTGCCGCCGATTACGCTCGCTGGCTCCAGAATGGACCGGAGAAGTAGATGGAAAAGCCCAAGGACGAAGAATTCGTGCCAGCCTGTATGGAAGAATACGAGGCAGCCGGTCAGCGCAACAAGGCTCGTCTCGCCAAACAGGTCATCGTGATCCGCAAGGATCTCAAGATGCGGCGGGGCAAAGAAATCGCTCAGGGCGCTCACGCTGCCATGGCCTGGCTGACCCGGCTGATCGTGCAGCAGATGCCGCCGCGCCTCACCTCAGCGGAGACCGTCTGGTTGACCGGCAAGTTCACCAAGATCGTCTGCACGGTCGACAGCGAAGTGGAACTGCTCCAACTCTACGTGAAGGCCCAAGAAGCGCATCTGCGTGTGTGCCTGATCGAAGACTCGGGCGCGACCGAGTTCAACGGCGTTCCCACCAACACCTGCCTGGCCATCGGCCCTGACTGGTCGGAGCTGATCGATCCCATCACCTCTCACCTGAAGCTCTACTGATGGAAACGATCTATGACCATCCCGACGTGGCTTGCCCCGTCTGCAAACGCATCATCGACGCAGCACCGTTTTTCGACGGCGACGCCGATCCCTACACGCCTTCGCAGTTCCTGCTGTGCCATTGTGGCACGAAGGTTCGGCTGTCCCGTTACTTCACCTTCGGCATCGAAGTAGCTCAGCCCGGTGATGACCCCAACGAAGAGGAATCCCCATGAAGTTCTACCTGATCACGTTCGAAGGCGAACTCGCTCACATCTCGGCCCATGACGAAGCCGAAGCCCGTGTCATAGCGGTGCGTGATGTCTTCGGGGAAGAAGCCGCTGAGCACGGTGTCGAGTGCAAAGAGCTGAGCGAAGATGTCGCCAAGTCTATCTCAATCTTCGATGAAGACGAAGGCCGGGAGCGCACCTTCTTCGAGATCGCGGACAACACGCCCGGCGTGTGTGGCAGCTCGGTCTGGTAGTTAACCCGGTTATGGCCATCCGAGACGACGAGATTCCCGCCCACCTTACGCGCTGCTACGACTGCTACTACAAGCTGGCGCCGCGCAACCCTTTCTTTTTGCCTGCTCGCTGCGAACAATGCGCAGAACTTCTCGCCATCGAGAAGGCCAAGGTACAGCCGGAGTCGCCCAAGTAGCGCGGTGCCCTTCGTGCTTCTCTCTGGGAGAGGGGCACATCATGACCAACAAGCCAGAAGGCCGAACTCCGCTGTCAGCAACGGTTCACGGCCAAGATACGAAGATCGAGCTACACGAAGACGACGGCTTGATCCTTCTTCGTTTGGAAGACAAAGAAGTCCACATCACAGCGGACATGGCGCGGCTGCTCTCTGCCGAGATGACAGTCTTGGCTGACAAACTACAGCCGAACTAACCCCAAAGTAGGGTATAAGCCTCTAGCAAGGAGGCTTTCAATGCCCAACGCGGTGGTGGTTCATGGCTCGAAAACGCAAACCCAAGCGATCGGTGCTCGAAGCCGGCATTCCGATCCTCACTAGACAACGCATGTGCCTGGGCAAGGGCATCTTCTGGTCTCGCTTTGAAGCTGAAGCGAAGATCTACCAGATCGTTCGTTCCAAAGGCCCAGCGATGCGTACCTACCAGTGCCCCAACTGCGGGCAGTGGCACCTCACCCGCTTGGGGGTCTCATGAATGACAGTATTGGTCTGTGGGAGATTCTCGTCCCCACGATCCACGACAACGGCCGCCCGATCCGGACGCGTTACCACCGTGTGTGGGACGCCAAGATCCGTGAGATCTCGGGCGGCATGACGATCATGCCCGTCGCAAAGGGCCAATGGCTCTCGCCCGACGGAGCGCTTTTCAAGGAGCGCATGATCCCCGTTCGCATCTTGGCTACCCGGCCGCAGATTGAAGCGATCATCGCCTACACGATGATCTACTACCGCCAGGAGGCAGTGCTCGCCTATCGCGTCAGCGATGAGGTGATCCTCAAACACAGGGAGAAGAAGCTGTGAACACTGTTGATCAATGCCGCGCTTGCGGCAAAGAAAAGAACCTGGAGACGAAAGAGATCTACCCCTACGAAGGGGACGGACTCATCTCCGATGAACCCATCACACCGCTTCTCGAAGTCGATGTGCAGCCGACCTTGCGGACTGATGTCTTTCGAACCGCAGACATTTGCCATGAGTGTTACCACAAACTCGACGTTGATATGTGGATCTCTCAGGCACAGTGGGAGGAACTGAGTCCGGCAACGGAATTCAAAGACCTTCGCTACACATTCACGAAGGAAGGCCCTGTCTATTCGCGATAGGCCTGACACCAGGAGAAGAAGATATGAAACGGCTCCACCTCATCAACATGACCGTCACATTGGGGAACACCGACGTGATGGTTCACTTCCACAAGACGGTTGAAGACAGCGAGTTCCGTGCTGTTGGGGCGCGTACGGAAGAGGACTACGCCGCGCTTCGTGAACTACTCGTGGATCTCAAAGACCTGGTCGAAACGCTCGATGAGAAATTGGCAGGTGATCATGGCTAAGCCCCGTAAACCATGTCCCGTCTGTAAGAAAGACGCCTGCACCTTGGACTTCAAGGAACAGGTGGTCGACTACAACGACGGCTTCCAGGAATTCAAGCTCACCGCAAGCGTGCCGGTCTGGCATTGTCACGCCTGTGGGCAGGACTTCAGCGATTCAAAAGAAGCGGTGAAGATCCGCCAGGCAGCGATCACCGAATGGCGCCGGCAGCAGTGGCGCCTCATGCCGACCGGCACCTTGGTCCGCAAGGTGGATGAATCCATCGTGCGTATCTCAACTGACTTCGGGATGAGCGACCCGGCGCGTCCTCAGCAGGTCGATCTGCCGCTCTACTCCATCGAGATCCAATCGGTGGAAGGGAAGCGGCATTGGCGTTTCTGGCGCCAGATCGAACTCCCCCACAGCGACGAAGGCTTGGCGAGAGCGAAGCTCTATGCCGTCGCACTTGCTCGAACGATTCAATCCCTCACGGAAGGAGTGGAAAGCGAGAATGGCTGAGACCCGTACCTGCCCTGACTGCGAGAAGGGCGAATGCAAGAAGACCATCGAGAAGCAGGCCTTCCTCTACGGCTACAAGCAGCCGACCCAGTTGACGGCAATGGTGCCTGTCTGGACATGTCAACAGTGCGGATTCGCTTTTACCGATGGGGAAGGCGAGGAAGCACGCAGCCAAGCGGTGATTCATTACCGCAAAACAGGAGCTGTGGATTACCCATGATCTTCAAACTCGGCTTCTACAATGACTTCTCACCCGGCGACAAAACGCGCATGCAGCATCTCACCCGAGACCCGGGCGTGATGCGCAACTGGATCGCCATGATCTCACAGCATGTCGACAACGACATGTACTGTGCCGTGGCGGAAAAGGAAGGCCTCATTCTCGGATGGGCTTGCGCGTTCCACCACTACGAGCAGCCCGAGGGGCTCTACAACCTGGGCGTTTTCGTAGCGCCGCCCTATCGCAATCAACGCATCGGCTCGACCGTGCTGGCGACCATCGTGCGAACCCTTCACAAGGGGCGCTTCTACTTCGATCCTGGCACGGAAGAGCAGAACCCTCTCGGGCGCAAGCTCTACATGCCCTACAAGGGCGACCCGCGTTTCTATACGCGGCCGTCGGTGGCTCTCTGATGGCGTACGACTACGACGTCCATTACGAGCATCGGCGGCCTTCCCGCAAAGAAATCGAAGCAGCACTCCGCGGCTATCTCGGCACAGCCGCGACGGTCGAATGGAAGACCGATCGGTTCTTCGTGAGCTTCGATTCGAAGCCGAGCAACCCCTTCAGTGCCCCGCGTCGGGATGACGACCGGTGGTTCGAAGTCTGGCTCGGTACGAAGCTCGTAAGCTGCATCACCCGAATGCAGGACGAGTTCGTCCATGCCGTCACACTGGGCTTCTGCAAAGCAGTGGCGCGACGTTGGAAGGGCGTACTGTCGGAATGACCGTCACGCTCAAGAAGGGTGCCATGCTCGAACGCTGGCACAAGAACGGTAGCGGTCGCAGGCGCCTCGTCTGGTGCCCTGGCTACTACGTCGTGGTGGACGGCTCCACCCAACATCCTCCGCTGCCTCTCAAGGAGGCACGCGAACTCAAGAAACGCATCGAGAAGGAGAAACGCGATGGACGAAACCAAAGCGGACAAGCTGACGGATGAAGAGATGAAGACCATCAACAGTTGGTTCGACACCCAAGGTGGTGGCCGTATGCCGACGTACGCCGAATACGAGGCCTTCACCAACAAGGTGAAGAAGGACCACGACGGCTATCCGACCAACTGGTACGAGGTCATGATCGCCTCGGGCAAGACCGCCATCCTCTCGGCCTGGTTCGGTCGATGATGCCGCTCGAACCCCTCAGTAATGCCTGGTACGAAGAGAACGTCTTCGTGCCGCTCTTGGACGACGTGATGATGCGGCTCCGCATCCCCTCGCCGTTCCGCAACCGCCTCGAAGAACTGCGGATGCTCCCGTCTTCGGACTACGACGTGGACGACCTGCTCATCATGCTGAAGCTCAGCCTGGAATTGAGGTACTGACATGCCCATCGAGTGGGAGTTCGACCAAGCGGCCTCCGGGCCGCGTCTGCGCGCCTTCCCGGGCCGTGGACACCTCATCGCCTATGCCGACGGGCGTTGGTACATCGAGCTGTCCTACAAGGGCGCTCAGGCATCAGGCAAAGAAACCGACCAAGAGCGTGCGAAGAAGCGCGCCGAACAGGTGTACGCCGCCATGGCGACGGACATCGAATTCACCGTAGTCGTACATCCCTCGATCTGGTAGGAGAGATCATGGCAAAGCCCATCAAGACACACTTCAAGAAACTGGCGTTCCTCCTCGACACCTTCAAGGGCAAGGGGCTGATCGACAGTCTCTACATCGACATCGATCGTGACCACGAAGGGAAGCGCCCGAAGTACGAATACTGCGCGGTAGGCGCAGCGTTCATCTCGGCGGGGGGCAAGAGGAAAATCCTTCTGGATGAAGAGGACGGGGGCACGGACGCGGCCCTTTACAAGGTGTTGGCCATGCCGAGCACCGTTCTCAACGAAGTCACTCAAGTCAACGATGACTTCTATTCCGAGAGGGAAGACGAACACGTCGCACGCCTCTACTTCATGCGCCGCTACTCCTACGAGCGTGGCCGTGGACGCACGCGGAACCAGGCCTTGGTCGCCGCGACGAAACTGACCAACAAGGCGTTTCCCGAACCCACGGAGTGTCGCTGATGTTCCAGAGTGATCTCGATAAAGCACGAAAGCTGCAGAAGCAGATCTTCGACGGCGTGAAGGCTGCCGGCATCACCGTCGAATTCCCGGATCATACGAAGGAGGTTCGCTACGGCTATGACGTAGCGTTCGACAAGATCAAGACGTCGTTCAAGTTCGAACGTCAGGGCCTCTACGCCGCCGAAGGCTCGCCCCTCAAGCTGGTCTTCGGGCCGGCCGATCACTACCGCAAACGCCTCTACATTCGCGAATCGAAGAAGAACGGCTTCGACGTCGCCAAGGTGGTCGAGCGCATTCGCGCCTACGTGAACGACGAAAAGGAACTCGCGCTCAAGTCCCAAGAGCGCAAGGAGACCGAAGCCTTCAACAAGGACTTGGCGCGGAAACTGAATGCCAAGCACGGCCTCACCGATCGTACGCCGATCAAGTTCTCAACGCCCTGGAACCAGGAGACGAAGGGACGCATCAGCATGATGATTCATCTCGATGATATCAATGAGAAGACCGGCGACAAGATCGCCCTCGCGCTCAAGAAGGCGGCCCCTCATCTGATCGTCGAGAAGAAGCCCAAGGAACCGGCGCTCGCCAAGGGCGCGTTGTCGACCCGCAAGAAGAAATAACCCGGTTACGACATGATCTGTGAATGTTGTAACGGATCGGGCCTAGCTGACGACCAAGGAGATTGGGCCTGCCCGGAATGTGGCGGGCTCGGTTTCTTTGAGGGGTCGAAAGGCCAAGAACCGAGGAACGAAGACATGGGCTGGGCATCCCGATACATCGAAGAACTCCGCGCTGGAAGGCCCGTGTCGTTCCGTCCCCACGGCAACTCCATGGTTCCGCGCATCAAGTCTGGACAGCTCTGTACAGTGGCTCCATTCAGCGAGGGAGAGCTGCCGGAAGTGGATGACATCGTGCTCTGCACGGTCCACGGAAGGCAGTTCCTCCATCTCGTTTCGGCCACGCAGGGCGACCAGTTCCAGATCTCCAACAACAAAGGCCACATCAACGGATGGGTCACCGCTCGTCAGATCTATGGACGACTCATCCGAGTGGAGAAGTGACATGGGCAAAGGAAAGCCTCGTCACAAGGATCGTGATCCCAACGCGCCGCCGGAAGGCACGGTACCGTTCTACTGGACGTGCACCTGCCGTTGCCACCTCGGTGAGAAGATCCTCGAATTCAAAGCGTGCTGCACCAAGCAGGGAAAGACACGTCATCCGATGACGCGTAAGGGCACCTACGCCGATTGCTTCGATCCGGCAATCGGTACGGTGCCGCAACCGGTGGTGCTGACGCGCGATCCCTACCTCGTCGAGGAGGGCATCGCAGTTGACGTGTTGATTCCAGCGAGCGGCACCCGCCACGAACGCATCTCGCTGGTGATGACCATTCCTCAACCGAATCGTACCTACGGCGATCACTTCGGTCACCCCGGCTGTCATGGCTGCCAGATCTGCTGGGGCGAAGACCCGCTCGTGCGGGCCGCCCTCGAAGATCCGAACTTTGGTCCGGACGAAGTAGACACGGGTGAAGAGCTGGACCTCCGTCTCTTTGGAGACGAAAAGAAATGAACCGACTCAAGTACGCGCTCGCCTCGTCCGCGCTGATGTTCATGGCGACGCCCATCCTCTTGCTCGGGGGTGTTCTACGCATCCTCGGGTGGGCTCTGAATCAACTGGCCGAACCCTTGCTCTACATGTGCGATCGGATGCTTGCCCACAGTCAGCACTTCGAAGATCAAGCATTCAAGGAGGAGCCATGTTCACCGAACTCTTACAAGCCGAGGTCTGGAAGAAGCGACTTGAAACCGCCCAGTACCGAGTAATCCTCGAACCGTTCGACTCACGAGATCGATACGATCGCCTCGGCAATCGAATCCAAGAACGCGACACCCTGCCTCCTACGGAGGAGAAAGCACCAGCCTCGACATGAGCGAGAAGTACAAAGCACCCTATCCCCACTGTGACAGCAAGGTTCTTCACGCGCCGGGTGAATGCGAATACTGCGACCACTATCCGGAGAAGCAGGAAGAGCGGGTCGCGAAGAAGATCAACTTCACGGGCCACAACGATCCCGACAAGTCGCAGTGCCCGGCGGAGCAGGCCCGGCCGCTGGAAACCATCAACCGCTGGCACGGCAATGTGCCCGAGAAGGACAAGCGATGAGCGAGACTCGCTACTACATCACCTACGAAGTTCATCATCATCCCGAAGGTCTCACCAAGCAGCAGGTGATGGCGATGGGGCCGAACGTAGGCGGCACCCACAAGTTCCTCCTCTGGTCGATCATGGACACACCGGAAGGCGGATCGAGTCAGATGGCTGTGGCCGTGGACGGCACCAAGCCCGACGCGCCCATGCTGACCGACGAGGAGATCTTCAAGCAGTGGACGATCATGGCCAAGAACCTGAGCGAGCGGCTACCGGCCGGCTCTCGCAAGGATCTCACCAAGATGGTCTTCGAGACCGTTCAGAAAGCTGTTCTCGCTGCGCGTAGTGAGGACCATGCCGAATCTACGTGAGCCTTGTGCCCCTGGTACGATCTGGGTCTGTGCGGCCTGTGGCAAAACTTCGAAAACACAGGCACCATCGAAGGAGTCGTCCCCCGGCTGGGACGAGAGCTGCATGTTGAATGCAGTGCTGTGTCACGAACAGAAGTTCCCCAACTCGGAGGGCGTGATGGTTTGGTGGAGCACCGAACATCCGCTCGACGAACTCAAGAAGAAAGAAGTTTCCGATGCCCAATAACAACCTCACCTCGTTCAATGTGATCATCGACCGTTCGGGCTCGATGATGGGTCTCGTCGCCGAGACCGTCGGCGGATTCAACAAGCTCCTCGAAGATCAAAAGAAGGTCGACGGCGAGTGCATGTTCTCGCTGACGCTCTTCGACAACAGCGTCGCGGTCGTTCACGACTCCGTCGACCTGAAGGACGTGCCGCCGCTCACCGAAGAAGCCTACCGCGAAGGCGGTGGCGGCTGGACCGCTCTCAACGACGCGCTCGGCATGACCGTGCTGCGTGTCTTCAATCGCATCAAGACGATGCCCGAAGATATGAAGCCCGGGAAGGTGCTCTTCACCGTCATCACTGACGGCCAGGAGAACGCCTCGAAGGAGTACGTAGGCAACCGTCTCCGTACGCTCATCGAGAAGGCTCGTGAACAGTGGCAGTACGAGTTCACGATGATCGGTGCCAACATCGACAGCGTGATCACCGCGAAGGCGATGGGCATGGATGCGAACAACGCCATCAACTACAACGCGACCAAGGGCGCGGGCGGCATGATGGACGCAGTGCGCATGGCGTCGGTCGGAACGCAGGTCTATCGCGAGCAGAAGAACCTCGGGCGTAACGTCCGCGGGATCTACGGCAACATGGGTCATGTGGGCCAAGCGGTCGGCATGAGTGACGAAGCCCTCCGCAGCGTGGTGGCCAGCTCGATGTCGACCAGCGATCCCCAAGCGCAGGTCGTCAACGCGGTGGACACGCCCATCGTGGACAAGGACATCATGGACAAGGTCTCCAAAAAGGCCAACGACGACTCGGGGTCGGCGTACGACACGCACGGTTCCGACGAGTAGTTTTCATGGGAGTGGGCAAGCGGTTCTACCGCCACTTCGTCCACTGCCGTGAACGTGCCCGCGAGCGGTACGGACTGGACCTCACCCTGTTCGATTACCGCTGGCTTTGCGGACAGATCGAGCGCGCGGATTCTGCCAACACCCGGTTCATGGTGCGGCAGACGTTCGAGCGCTCGATCTGGCTCCTGCGGGTGAACGGCATCTGGTGCGTCGTGGCCTGGTCCGAGCAATACAGGAATATCCTGTCGTTCCTTCCCATCACGTCGGAGTTCGACGATAATACCGGAGCGCCCTTGCTCACTGTTTTTCGCAAGGCACGCTAACCGGGTTAACCATGAACCGAGCACACCGTCGCGCGGAGTTCCGCCGCTCCGGCCAGGATTGGCGAATCGACCGCATCAGCAGCGTTCCGCCCAAACCGACACATCCGAAGCCCGTCCAGAGCTTTACTTCGAGAGACCTCGGTGAAGGAGAGCATTGGTCGAGTCCGGCCAACGCGCTCATGGCCATCACGCTCTCTGTTTTTTGGCTCGCCGCGATCTTCGGGATCATCAAGGCCTGTGGCGGATGAACTTCTCTTACGAAGAGATCGATGTCCCGGGCTGGACGGCGCTCATCCACAGCTCGCCCGGCCTCGACATGGCGCCCTTCTGGACCGCGCTGCACGAAGCACAGCTGGATCGGGCCCTCCGATCTCAGAAGGTGGAGATTGCGGACATCAAGTGCTCTGCGTGGCACTACTGGGTGACTTCGAAAGTTCACATCTTCCCGTCACCTGAAGATCCTGCGGGCTGCTGGACTTACTGGGCCCGGGTCGAAGTCTCGGTATCACTTCGTGAGGATTCTCCCGCCACGTTGACCATCTACGGGCATGGAGGCTCGGTCGAAGAAGCTTGGGAACAGTTCGACCGAGCCAAGTATCCAGGCGAACTGAGAGGTTACCTGTGATCGAAGGCCTGACGTACTACTGCGACAGCATGCGGCATCTGGTCTGCGTGCCCTATACGGTCGAGAACCTCCACCGTATGGCAGATGACTTGGGAATCAAGCGATGCTGGTTTCACAGCGGGGCCAGCTATCCGCACTACGACATTCCGAAACGCCGGATCGCGGAGATCCAGGCGAAGTGCACCGTGGTGGCGCCGCGTGAGACGCTGAAGATCGTGAAAGGTCAACGATGATCGTACTGGTCGATATGGACGGCGTTCTCGCCAACTTCGTCGAAGGCTTCCGCCAGGCCTGGAAGAACAAGGGCTTCCCGGGGTTGGACGAGTGGAAGAACTGGAACATGTCCCACCACATCCCCGAATCGCATCACCACCTGATCGATCCGGTGATGTTCGAAGAGGGCCTCTTTGCGAATCTGCCCGTGATCCCGGGCGCACAGCAGGCCATCCAGGAGATCGTGGCGGACGGCCATGTGGTCTTCGTTTGCTCCACGCCGGCGGCATCGGATCACTGCACGACCGAGAAGACGGCCTGGCTCCGCCGGCACTTCGGTCCGGAGATCGCGCGGAAGGCGATTTTCACTCACGACAAGACCGTTGTCCGGGGGGATATCCTCATCGACGACAAGCCCGAGATCACGGGCGTCCTGGAGCCCTACTGGCGGCACGTCGTCTTCGACTGCCCCTACAACCAGCACGTCACCGATCGAAGCCGCCTGACCCGCTGGGAGGACTGGCGAGAGGTGGTGCGCCGATGAAGTGGCTGGCCCTTTCTTTGGCCCTCGGCGGCTGCGCCGCGACGCAGGCTCGTGCGCTCGTGCAACCGATGCCTGGAATGCGCGGCGCGCTCATCGCCATGTCCGATCAACAGTGCCGGGACATGCTGACCCGTCGGCGTGTTTTCGGGGCCCTTGGCGCCGGCGCGGCCTTCGCCGGCGGGAGCGGCGGCATCCTCACCGCCTTTCCGACCAGCGGCGACGTTCGTTACGCAGTCGGCGGCGCGTCTCTCGGCGTCGGTATCCTCGGAGCAATTTTCATTTTTCTGGGAAACGCGCAAGGCGAGGACTTCAATCGCTTTTGCACCACCGCGCCGCCAAGTCGGTAATCAGTCGCTCGCCCTTTTCCCCAGGTCACCCTAGCTCGCCCTTATACTGGGGACATGAGCGGGATCAATCTCAACGAGTCAATCGGCAATAGCGCTGCAGTTCAGAGCGGTTACGCCGCGAACGTTCGGCTCGATGAAGAGCCGATCGCGCTTCCTCGTGCCAAGGGCACCATCGAACATCGGCGCGCGATGCGCTTCTTCGGACTCGGCGGGCAGGTCTACACCCGCGAGCAGGTCGAGGAAGCAGCCGATCGTTTGGTTATGTTCCCGACCGCGGAAGCGCGTTGGGACGCCACCGTCGTCGGCCTTCGTCTCCAGCCCGACCCCGACAGCTACGAAGTCGTATCGGTCGAGGAGACGTACAACGTCATCACCACCGCCGGCCGTGACTTTCTGCACCTGCAGGGATACGGCACGTCGGGCCTCGGCACCAACGGTCTCAACTACATCGCGTTGTCGAACGACACGCTGACCGAGACCTCGGCCTCGACCACTCTCTCGACCGAGATTGCGGCCAACGGCCTCACGCGCGCCCAGGGCACCTACGCCCATACGGGTGGTACGAACACGACGACCATCCAGAAGGTCTTCACGGCCACCGGTGCCCAGTCGGCTCAGAAGGCTGCGCTCTTCACCGCGTCCTCCTCGGGCACGATGAACCACGCGCTGTCGTTCACACAGCGCACGCTCGCCAACACCGACACCCTCACGATCACATTCACCATCACGCTGGGGTAATATGCCCTACGCGTTGCCCGTCCTGCAGGAGGAAGAGCCGCAGGAGTTCGTCCTCGCAGACGGGCGGAGAGTGCGGCGCACCGGTTACTGTTGCCGCTGTGGCGCCTGTTGCCAAAGCGAACAGGGGCCGTGCGTCTATTTCGCGCGCCGAGAAGACGGTTTGGGTGAGTGCGTAGGCCGTGATTCTGCGTTGTACCTGAACGGTTGTAACGTCTGGCCGTCCAAACCGGAGCACGTCGCACTGTATCCGGAATGTACGTATCGCTTCGAGAGGATCGAGTGATTCGTGGCGATCAAGACGTTCTATCTGCTGAACTCTGTCGCAACAGGCGCCAACCACGGCCAGTTGCAAGACGGCGGGTCTGCGCCTGGTTCTGCCACTACGAGCACGGGTTGGACGGTCGCCAAGACAGCGGCCAGCAACTACGGTTTGATGGACTTCGGCGTCAAGCAGGCGGCGACGGTCTTCTCAACAACCTATCCGTCTAGTGCAACCGCTCCCAACAACACCACGGGCGATTGCTTTCGTTCGCAAAGTGCGTTCAGTGGAACGTTCGGTGCGAATGGGACTACGGATCAGTGGCAGCTGTCCATTTCGGTAATCGCGGTTTCTAGCGGCAGTGATCAAGACGGTCAGCTCGAATTCTGGCTCTACAAGAGCGCAAATGCAGATGGATCGAGCCCGACACTCATCACGTCGATCGATACCCGTAGCAGTGGTTCTCACGCAGGCGTCGTCAACCTGACGACATCGGCTGCCCAAGTCACAACTTGTACTTTGGTCGCGCCGAGCAGCGTTACGTTCACAAACGAATATCTGTTCGTCAAGCCTATCTGGAACATCACAGGTGCGGGCGGCAATACCAGCCGTGACGTTGTCATTCAGATTGGTTCGAACTCGTTTATTACGACGCCGACCTTTACTGCGGGCAGCACCGCCTACACCGGTAATGTGTCTGAGACGGTTTCTCTTTCGGAGTCGGTAGCGGCTTCGAAGGGAATGACCACAGGGGTTTCAGAGACCGTCACGCTCTCGGAATCGCTGGCGCAGTTCCTTGGGTACGTAGTTCCCGTCTCGGAAACAGTTTCGAACAGTGAAGCGGTTGCAGCGGGCTACGCCGCGAACGTCGGCGTAAGTGAGACGGTTGCGAATACCGAAGCCGTTGCGGCGACGAAAGCGACCACTGTTGATGTAACCGAAGGCGTTGGCGCGGTCGGGGAATCGCTCGCGGCAGCTTGGGGAGTCACGGTCGGCGTTTCCGAGACGTGGACGACGTGGAACGAGTCGCTCTCGGCAGTGCTCGCGGCTACCGTGGGCGTGAGCGAGACCGACGCTTGGACGGAAGCCTTGGCCGCGCAGAAAGACGCGACCGTAGGCGTGAGCGAAGGCGTGTCCCTCGCCGAAGCGGTTCTTGCCGCCTACGCCGCTATTGTCTCGACTACTGAGAGCGTGAGCGTGGCCGAAGCGCTCGCAGCCAGCGTAGGGTTTACCACTGGGGTTAGTGAGAGTGTCTCTCTCGCTGAATCTCTTGCTGCCACTCGCGGCGCCACCGTAGGCGTCAGCGAAACCGTTTCGAACAGTGAAGCGGTCTCAGCACAGCTGGCGGCAACGCCGTCGGTTTCGGAGACGGTGACCAACGCCGAAGCCGTGTCGGCGCAGCTTTCCGCGACCGAGGGCCTCAGCGAAACGGTAACCAACGCCGAAAGCGTGGCGGCCTCGAAGGGCAACATCGCCGGTGTATCCGAGACGGTGACGGTGGCAGAAGCCGTGGCGGCCAGCGCTGGGCTCAACGCTGCGGTGAACGAGACAGTGGCTCTTTCGGAAGCCGCAGCGGTGCAGGACGCGGACTCCGTCAGCTTGTCCGAGACGGTCTCGTGGACTGAAGCGGTCGCTGCGCAGATGGCCACCTCGGGTGCGGTATCCGAGAACGTTGGCGTGGTGGGTGAGTCGTTGGCGGCGTCACGTGGAACGACCGGCGCCGTGAGTGAGACCGTCACCCTGAGTGAAGCAGCCGCAGCCTCGCAGGGCTTCTCGGCCAACGTCAGTGAGACCGTCACGAACGCGGAAGCGGTATCGGCGCAGGTCGCGACGACCCCGTCGGTTTCGGAGACGGTGACAACAAGCGAAGCCCTGGTTGCGCAGAAAGACGCAACAGCTGGGGTCTCGGAAACGGTCACGACTTCAGAAGCGGTTGCCGCCCAAGCCACGTACAACCCGGCGGTCAGTGAAACGGTCACCCTCATCGAATCGGTGGGTACTGATGGCGGTGGAACGAACGTCGATCTTTCCGAGACTGTCTCTTGGACGGAGGCTGTCGTAGTCCGCGTCGATCTTGGCCTTGGCCTTTCCGAGACGATCAATCTCTCGGAGAGCGCTGCAGTGAGCCAAGGTTCGACAGCGTCGGTATCCGAGACCGTTACGACCAGTGAAGCTGTTCAGACGAGTGTTGGCATGTCCGCTGCGCTTAACGAGACGGTTGCCAACTCGGAGGCTGTCGCGGCCAGCGCAGGACTTTCTTCGAACGTCGCTGAGACGGTGAACGTCTCGGAGTCGATGGCATCGAGCGCAGCCTTCACAGAAGGCCTCGCCGAGACAGTGTCGAATGCTGAAGCGTTGCAATCGCAGTGGGGAACGACTGTCGCGCTTGCCGAGACGGTAACGCTGAGCGAATCGCTTGCGGTCCACGCGGGGTACGTAGTGAATCTCTCTGAGTCGATCGGATCGATCGGGGAAGCGCTCGCTTCTACCGCCGGTTACCACGCCAATCTCTCGGATCTCGTCACGCTGAGTGAGATGATCACTGGCAACGCGGGAGGCGCGATCGAACCGTTCTCTGGCCATCTACCGCACTGGTCGGTAGGCGCCTGGAAAGACTCGGACTACGGTGCGGCGTGGGCCTACCGTGCCACCTGGCGTTTCAAGCGGCGCTGAACTGGGTTAAGGCTCGGTTCTTTACAATGCGGGCCCAGCTGACGTAGTGATATTGCGTGGCTCCCACCATCGAATGGACGGGTAACTGTTGTGACGGTCTTCACCGTTACGGCCAGGTACGCGTAGGCCGAACCCACCCGATCACGGTGAATGTCCACAGGCTGGACAAGCGCCTCTTCGAAGTGATCGTATACCGCGGTGGGTGGACGTGTAGAGCCCCCGCGGGATCGTGGCGCGGGGCTGAACGGAAAGCTCTCGAACTGGCAGTGGCCCTTGCAGGAGTAAAGCGATGAAGGTTCTCGGACTCGTCGGAAACATGGGCGTCGGCAAGGACACGATCGCAGAGATCCTGCGAGTGAAGCACAATTGGATCGTGGCGGCGCTCGCTGACGAACTGAAGCGCACCACGGGTCTCATCTTCGATCTTCCGATGCACGTGATGTTCGGTGAGTCGAAGCTCCGTGCTACCCGCGACGACCGCGTCTTCACGAACGAGTATTGGGCCGAATGCGAGGATCGCATCCTTGCCAACAAGCAGCGCATTCTGAATCTCTTCCCGCCGAAGCATCAGGAAGAAGCGTGGATCGCCCTCTACCGCGAGCTGTCCCACTTCGCGTCGAACCGTGAGAAGTGCACGGCGCGCTACTTCCTGCAGCGCATGGGCACCGAGTGGGGCCGCTCGGTCTACGTGAACGTATGGGTCGACGCTCTCGGCGTGACGATCTCGAACCTGAAGACCGGCCGTTTCGGCTACAGCCGCGAGTACGGTCTCTCGCTCGATGACATCCCGGATTACCCGGTGGACGTGCCGGTCGGCGTGGCGGTCACCGACTGCCGCTTCGACAACGAGATCTGGGCGACCCACCACTGGGGCGGCAAGGCCATCTGGGTCGACGCCAGCGGGCGCGTGAAGCCCTCTGGGGACACCCATGCCAGTGAGCCCACCTACGAGAACTTCAAGGCCCTCGTGGACGGCAAGATCGACAACAACGGGTCTCCCACGGACCTCGAACATGCGGTAGACTCGCTCGTCCAAGACAAGGAGTTCTGGGCATGAAGATCACTGAAGGAATGGTAGGGATCGCACCGCTCTCGGGAGCAGGTCCTCTTTTCCCCTCCATGGCTATCCCGCCGTACGTCAAAGATGGCGAGGCCATCACGTTGGAACACCAGAAGCTGATCGATCGTTACGCCAGCGATCCGGCATACTGGGGTAAACGGGTCAGCGCAGCGTTGATGAACGAACTCATCGACAAGGAGCATGCGAAAGCGAAGGCTCTCGCAGACGCTGCGGCGGCGGGCACCGCTCTGATTCGGGAGACGATGCAGCAGGAGAGCATCCTGCGGAAGATCCTCCCGTCCAAGGCGATCGTCGACGATTACATGCAGTCGCCGCCGGCGGCAGAAGGCTTCCACGGCGACGTAGAAGTTCGTCACGAGGCGCAGGACTTCGTCACGGACACGACGAAGCGCCCGTACTGGTACGGCGCCGACTTCGACGATCAGTTTCCGCGCAAGAAGGGCCCGTACCTCATGAACCTCGTGAGCGACTCGGGAGAGCTGTTGAACCATCTCAGCGGAAAGACTTCAGACACCGCCGTCTCATACGACCGTGAGAAGTCGACTCGTGCCCACCCGGTGTCAGCACCAGCATGGCTCATCGGGTTCCGCGAACTCGATAGGCAGTACCGCGGTCGTGCGATCAACGACGAGACCCTCGGAGAGATGCGCCGGACCGCTGAGAACCTCGTTGGCGCGGCAGCCGCCACCGGCGCGATCACGGCCGACGACCACCGCGAGGTGCTCGCCCGGCTCAAGGTCACGCCGCACGGGCCGGAAGGCGCTGTGATGATCACGGGGACCGAACTCCTCGTGAGTCTTTACAAGCAGCGCCTGCTCGAACGCTCGGCGAAGACCGAACCCGCCATGGGCCCGGTGCCGATGGCAGTCGGAACCCTGCGTGAGAACGCCGGGACGCGCGAAGTGTGGACGGGCACCGCCTGGGAGCCGGAAACGAAGTTCTTCGTTCTCACTGAGGGCTTCTACACCCACGAGAGCAGCAAGCGCCTCGCCTACGTGCTCGGCACGGGACGTCGACGCGGCCACAAGACGAGCGCGAACCTCGCGTTCATGCAGTGGGCGGACACGAACGAGATGTTCTACGTCCCCGTCGACGAGTTCCGTACGCCGGGGCTCTGGAAGAAGTTCGAGGGCTGATCATGGACGAGAAGAAAACCGAAGTGATCGGTGAGCGCGGCCCCGACGGCGACGCCAATCGAGACCTGAAGCCGAATGGTCAGCAGAAGGGCTACGTCGTCCTCTCAGACGAGGAGCGCGCCAAGGGCTTCGTCCGTCCGGTGCGTGACAAGTACATTCACGTCGGCCGCAAACCGAAGTACCCGCTGCGAGATCTCACCTTCGAAGAAATGGAGCAGCACGGCAAGTACGGGTACGTGAAGTTCGAGGAGTACCCCGAAAGTGAACGCCCTCTGACGGGACGCTACTGGACCCAGAAGCAGATCGACGGCGGCTGTGGCGTCGTCACCACCATGGGCTGGAAGCTGGCCGAGACCTACGCACGAGATCCTAGCTTCTACAGCGGGACTTTCTGCTGCGGATGCGGCGCCCACTTCCCGGTGGGTGAAGACGGTGAGTTCGTCTGGGACGGAACGGACGAGCGCGTAGGGACGTGATGGAACGCGCGGACGAAACCCCCGAAGCCACCCTGGCGGCGATCCTCCACCAGGGTGTTCGGGCCATCCGGAACCGTATCGACGAGCTGATCGAGAAGGGCGAGGACTACGCGGAGTACATCGCCCTGATCGTTCCCGGCGGCGATACCCCGGAAGTCCGCGTGTTCAACGTCCGGATCATCCCCCGCAAACACTACGCCACGTACATCGAAGACACCTTCCCGAAGGTGGCGCAAGAAGTGCGTGCCGAGCTGCCCGAAGGTCATTTCCGGATCGTCATTCTTTTCGACGGTCTGATTACCGTCCGGACCCTCCGGTTCGAGGACGAGGGCCCGATCAGCACGACTCCCATCAATTCACGCGGTGGTTTGGCGTGACCCGTTGAGGTCCGTACACTTTTGGGTGAACCCGGTTACGGGTTTTCCCCATGAGTGACAAACGCGCTAGCCACATTCCCCCGCCCCGCTTCAAGTCAACGGCCCGGCCCTGGCGCGACATCCCAGGGCGATGCGGCTACTACGTGGGGCAGGCGCCCCAGAAGCATCCCTGCTGCAAGCCCGCTACACACCGGTGCCGGGGGACGACGGCCGAAGGTGAGATGCGCCGGTACGGCTGGCTTTGCAAGGACCACGCGGCGGCCCTCAACTACTCCACGAAGATGCTTCCACAGGACCAGCCCCTCTTGAACGAAGGGCGAATCTGTGATGTATGGAAGTGCACCCGGAAGGCTTCGAAGTGGACGCCTGACGGCTACGCGATCTGCAACTCTTGCTCGGGGAATTGAACATGTCGAGAATGACCGTCATTGTCACTGGAGAAAAGCTCGACGACGTGCTTCGCGAAGCCCGCATCGCGGTCGCAGCCAACACGACCTCCGATGAGGCGCTGCGCGAGATGTACGCAGTCGAAGAGCGCCGCCTCGGTGCTCCTTTGGAGCACATCATCGCGATGCTCAACTCACATTGCGAAGTGAACGACCACGGCAACTTCGTCTACACGAAGGGGGAGACGACCCACACCTTGACGGTGGAGTTCCCGGCGGCCTACGCGAGTACGTTGCGCATTGATGCAGATGTGCCCACGAGCGTGGAAGCGGCGCTCACTCAGCATCTGGTGAACGACTTGGTCTTGAAGATGCTCGACACGATGGAGTCGACGTACATGACCTTCCCGACGTACGTCCGCTCCGGTTGGCGAACGAGGGAAGACCCCTCACCGATGTACTACCACGCCATGGCCACCGGACGGGTGAGTGCCTAGCTCCGAGACGTACACACTCGTGGCTCGCTGTTGCGAGTGTGGCGCGGAACTTTTCCGGGCCCAGGGCGTTACGCTCGAAGGCCGACATGACGTCTTGATGGAGATGCCCGAGAAGGCCATCTGCAAGACGCCAGAACACAATACGTTCCCGGAAGTTCCTCAGAACTACGGAGCGGACGTCGAATGTTTTCGTGAAAAGCGGTCGAAGAAGGGTAAGCTCACGCTCGTACCCGAGCCGCTGCGAGGTTTCAATGGATAGCGTTACACAGCAGGAACTGGACCGAATCTTCTCGACCGGCGTGTCGATCGACGTACCCGCGGGCAGCCTCGTCGTTGTCGTGGGCGAAGACGCGAAGTTCCGCCAGCAGTGGTCGATGGAACTCGCGAAGGACATGAAGGCCATGACGCCGGCTGAAGTGCTCTTCTGCGGCGACGTGATCGTGAGCGACGCGAAGCACTTCGCGGAGAGCATCGACCCCTTCTTCCAGAAGGGCGCGTCGGTCGTGCTCTCGTGTCAGTATCCGGGTAAGCAGCTCATCGACAAGGCAACGATCGTTCTGCTCGTGGGGCCGAACCACCGGCCGACGCTCGTGAAGCGTCCGGTGCTCGTCACCACGGAAATCACCCCGGAGTTCATCTTGATCGAACCGATGACCCCCGAGCGCTTCGTAGCGGAGCTGATCAACGTGACTGAGGAGCGCGATTGGTTCGGCGAGTTCGACGAACTCCAGTCGCGTCTGGAGAGCGCCTACGCAGGGTTCCGGACGACGCTCCCGGACTTGAACCGGGCGCACAAGCTGAAGGATCTCGACTTCAAGTACGACAGCGCGCGCAACCCGGGCCTCCAGGTGTGGTTCAAGGGGAAGATCTGCGCGGACAAGTACGATACGAAGTTCGGGGCGCAGTATGAAGAACGGAGCTGAGTGGGCTTCTGAACTTCTTCGAGTGCAGGATGACGACGACGTCGCTATCCTGTATGTGTGCGGCGTGGAGCTGAACCGCTACTTCGACATCGAACTGGCCGAGAAGGCCGCCGACTACTTCCGAAAGGAGATCGGCGCGAAGATCGATCAGGCCGTCGCAGCCGCCCTGGCGGCCCGTTCGGAGGGTGGATGAAACCGCGGTCCCAGTCCGAGGTTGCCGACTACGTACGCAAGAGCCTGGAGCAGTTCGAGGGCAAGGCTCTCAACCAGAAGGAACTCACCGAGCATCTCACCAAGGTGCTCGGTGAGCTTTTCGACCGCCGGCGGAAACCGTCTTTCGAGCTGAAGGTTCAGCACGTGGGCGATGACGGGCGGTTGACCGTGGAGTTTACGGTCAACGATCCGCGCCTTGCTGATCAGTTGATTGATTCGCTTGGGCGACCCTGTAAAACCTGTAAAGGACGGGGTATGTACCGAGAGTCCAACGGTCTCGACACGGATACCTACGTCTGTGAGACGTGCAAGGGGCGCGGAATCGTACCCTTGTAGTATGACTGACGAACAGGCGGAGGAGATCCTCACGCGGGTGATCGAGCCCGTGCTGGAATTGGAACTGCCGCCATCCGTGATGGAAGTCGCCATCTGGATGGAGTTGGAGGCACAGTTCGGCCCGCTCGTCAAGGAAGCTTTCTACGTCGACCTCGACCACGACGAGAAGACGCTCGGGGTCGGTCCGCTTGACCGCGTTCTCGCCGAGAAACTGCTCAAGAGGCACTTGCCACAAGGCTACGCGTAAGCGTAGAAGGCTAGATGCGATGTGCGCATCTATCCATGAGAACGATATTCGAGAAGCAATGGACAACGCCGTCCGCCGCACGGTCGACGCCGTATCGGACCATTGGGACGACATCGAAGTCTGCTGGCTCGCTGAAGCGGAATTGAGAGGGGCGATGAAGGCCGTCAACGACCTCGCCAAAGACTCGGCGTGGCGAGTCGCCGAGGTCCGTTTCGACCGCAAGGCCCAGCGGGTCGGTTACACGTTGGAAGGCCGATGAAAAACCGCCGCGCCGAAGTCCGCAAGGTCAAGCACGACCTGACTCGCGCCATGAACCAGCGTTTCGCTGGCAAGAAGCCCACGGCCGAAGAAGCCCAGGCTGCGCTGGAGACCGTGTTGAAGTTCTACTCGCTTCCGCGTACGATCGGGGTACGCCTGAACCGGGTTAAGGACGGAACGCCTCCAGTCCTCGAATTGGAGATCTATAACCCGATCATCGAAGCCCGAAACGAGATGCTGAAGCATCTCACCGACATGGCGCCCGAAGCGGTAACACGCATGGGCCGGCAACTCGGCAAGACCGAGTCTGTCATGAATTTCGTCAAGGCCGCCACCAATACCAAGTAGGTCACTATGGGAATCGTTCACAGCGCAGTGAAGACCGTCGAACGTGAAGCCAAGGAACGCCGCAAGGCCGAACAGGCCAAGGCGAAGGACCCGGTCCTGAAGAAGCTGCCGGTCGGCTTCGCCGAAGAGGCGGAGAAGATGAGCGAGGACGAGCTGAAGCAGGCGATCGTCCAGTCGAACAACAACATCAAGCGCATCAAGGAAGAGATGGAGGCCGACGACAAGCTCAATGGAGCGAAGGCCATCGTCCAGGACCTGATGGGCCCGTACAACGACGCCAAGAAGGCGCAGCAGGCGAAGATCGACTTCTGCCTTCGTCTCTGTGACGAGAAGGGCGTTGACCTCGGCGGCGGGGAGGAAGAGTGATGCGTTTCATCCCGGCCTTCATCCTTCACTTCTATCGATGGCTTCTCACGTTCGGCGCGCGATATGCGCAGTGGCGCCACAACCACTCTCTCGGTGTGTGGTTCGCCTACCGGTACATTCCGGTTCACGCGGAGATTGTGGGGCGACACAACCGCGCGCTCGCGAAGTTGGACAAGCAGCGTTCGCAGTATCCGGCCCCTGGCCTCAAGCGCTACGACAGCCGTTACAAGTACGTCACGACCATGACGGACGCTGACGTGAAGGTCCAAGACCCCAATGCAGAGATCGAGCCCCGGTATGGCCGCGCCACCGACTGAGCTTCGGCGGAAGCTGGTGATGGAGGCGCTCAAGTACGCGCGCTCCGCGCGGCTGGCCGCGACGAAAGAAAACGGGCGTTTGGACTGCTTGAACCAGGCTGTCCGGGCTCTCGAAGGTGCTCTCAAGAACATTGAGTTCGAGATCAAGGAAGCCAAGAAGAAATGTCCGGTCGAATCGAAGTGATCACGGGCCCGATGTTCTCGGGCAAGACCGAAGAGTTGGTGCGCCGTGTTCGAAGGGCGCACTTCGGCCGATACAACACGCAGCTCTTTCAACCTCGGACCAATACGAGAACGTCGCGCTCGCTGGCGACGATGCTTCCGGAAACGGTCATCCATTCGGTTCCGACCGGATCGAATCTCACCGACTGCGTCGCGCCCGACGTGAGCTTGGTGGCTGTGGACGAAGCACAGTTCTTCCAGGAGAATTCGTTTCTCACCGAAATTCAATCGCTCGTCGATCGCGGCGTTACCGTCGTGATCGCGGGCCTCGACATGGACTTTCGCGGACGCCCCTTCGGCTTGATGCCGCAGCTCATGGCGATCGCTGATGAGGTCTTGAAGCTCACCGCGGTGTGCTTCAAGTGCCGCCGCGCGGCGGCGAACCGAACCTACCGAATCCCGAAACCGAACATGTCCACGGCACAGATCGTCGTGGGAGACGTCGACGAGTACGAAGCGCGCTGCCGCGCCTGTTTCAGCGAGGCCACATGAGCGAACCGAATGGCGCCGGGCACAGCCCGGGTACGCATCCGCATTTCACGATCTGCACCCAGTCGGGATCGAAGTTCGATCCCTTCGCCCCGAAGAAGGAAGACCTTCACCTGGAGGACATGGTCCTCGGGCTGTCGAACTGCTGCCGGTACCAGGGCCAGGGGATCTTCCACTATTCGGTGGCCCAGCACTCGGTCTATCTGGCGCGCGAGCTGATGCGCTGCGGGCTTCTTGAAGAAGCGTTCTGCGCGATGCTCCATGACGGCAGCGAAGGGTTTCTCCCCGACGTACCGAAGCCGATCAAGGTGCGCCCGGAGATGGAGATGTACCGACAGGCCGAGAAAGCTACGCAGGATCTGATCTACCAGATCTGGAGCGTGCCGGGCGAGTATCCGGAAGTGAAGCGGCTCGACCGCGTCATTTGGGGTAACGAGATCCCGGTGCTTTTCCCGGACGGCTCCGTGAAGTGCACCCACGACGAGTTCATCCGCGACCTGCGAGTCGAGCGCTGGACACAGGAACGGGCGTTCATCGAATACACGATGCTCTTCCACAAGCTGCGTCGCTGGACCTCGCGCAAGGTCGACGGCAAGAGGACGTGGGAATGAACCCGGTTCAGCCTTTCGTCTCGAATCTCGATCAGGACGTCTTCGTGTTGCGTAATCTTCCTGAAGAAGTCGCAGCAGTCCTGTTCGCCTACTACAGCAGGTCGCCCTATGACCTCCGCACGAACCTCGAAAAGCTCCTGGCCGATCAAGATCTTGCGGTTCTGCGCCCTGTGCACGTGGGATCTTTTGATGGAGGAGATCTCCAGCTGGCGCGCGACAAAGCTCGCGCGTTCCATGAAAAGTACGTGGTCGGCTATGGCCACAAGAGTGTCGCGGAACACGCCAAAGTTCGTCTGGCGGTGGAGAATTGCTCGATCCTTGCAGCGAAGGCGATCGAAGACTCGCGCCTGGGCAGCTACACCGAGAAGTCGACGCGGTACGTAGAATTCAAGGACGACAGCTTCTTTCGAAGCCCGAACCTGCCGCCGGCGTTGCTCGAACAGTACCGGCAGGCCGCCACCCAGCTCTTGAAGACGTACTCCGCCCTCACCAAGAAGGCGGCCAAGGTGCTCAAGAAGCTCAAGCCGGCGGCGACTGACAAGCAGTGCCAGACGAAGGCTTTCGATCTGGTGCGCGGTGTCCTTCCCGCAGGGACACTTACGAACCTGGGTGTCACCCTTAACGGGACAGGGGCCGAGCATCACTTTTCGAAGATGCTCGGGCACCCGCTGAACGAGGTACGCGTCCTCGGCGCCACGATGGCGGAGGAGACTCGGACGGAGATGCCGACCCTCCTCAAGTACGTCGAGCCGTCTCGGTCCTTCCCGGCCACCCTGGGGCTCATCCGGGCGATCGACAAAGACCGATGGCCCGAACCCTCGATCAACCAGGCGCGGCGCGCTGTGAGGAAGCTGGAGGCCCCGCAGAACGCCCTATGGAAGCTGGCGTCCATGATCCTTCTGGAGGCGCGTCCGGAGTTGGAGCACGCCGAGGCGAGGTTCCGCACCTCTCTCGAAAAGGACGCTCGCCCGATTCTGGATGCGTATCTCAAGGATCGTGGTCCGTTCGAACTCCCGGGTCGGCCGTTCGAGGACCTCTCCTGGAAGTTCGAGATCGTCTGTGACTACGGCGCGTGGCGAGATCTTCAGCGCCATCGCATGGTCAGCCAGACGAACCCGCTCCTCACCTGCAACGAGGACTACGCGATCGACCCGTTCCTCAATGAACTCGGGCTCTACGCCGAGATGCAGGAAGCGCTCGAAGCCGTTCGGCCGGTCTGGACCGCCCTAGCGAACGTCTCGCCGTGGGAAGCCCAGTACGTCGTCCCGCTCGCCTACAACGTGCGGTACGTCCTGCGGGCCAACCTTCGGGAATTGTTCCACATCATCGAGCTGCGCTCGAAGAAGGAGGGCCACCCCTCCTACCGCAAGATCGCTCAGGAACTCGCCGACGAAGTCCTGGATGACTGCCCCTTCCTGAAGTCCTACCTCCGCGTCGACCGTCAGCACTACGACTTCGCCCGCAGCGCATAGCCGGCCGGCTATCATTGCGGGTATGGACGCAACCACCCTCTTCCGGATGGCTTATGAACAGGGCGTGAAGCTCGCTCTGGACGACGCAGGAATGCGGGTGGAAAGACCCGGCGTTCCGGTAGAGCGTCCGCTCCATCACGACGTGAAGGACGGGCAGCCGGCGCGCTTCGGAGCGAAGGGGCGGGAGTACGCTCAGAAGCGAGCTGACGTGGAGCCGGATTACGTGGCGAAGGCTCGCGACTACGCGGATCGTTACCACAAGTCTCTCCTGGCGCGCTTCAAGGCAGAGCACGAGGCGAAGAGCAAGCCGCCGGAGCCGAAGGTCGCCGACCACGACGTCTGCGAACACGGCCTGGAATCTTGTGAAGAGTGCTGCGAGCACGGTAAGATGCACTGCGAACACGACCACACGTGAGGCAGTACATGAACGATTGGAATTTCGATCCGATTCCCCCTTCCGGTATCTCGACCTACGACGCGGCGCATCCCGATGACGTGATGATCCTCAGCGGTCCGGCGACCGTGGAAGAAGCGGCGCAGATCGATCCCGTGAATGACCGCGGCATGCTCGCCATCGGGATGCTTTCGGCGATGAACGTCGACTCGCGCGGGATCTCGTTCCTGCGGCCGGCGATCAACGGCCGCTCCCTGAAGCGCGCTTTGATGGCAGGCACGACGCAAGCGCAATTCGGTCTTCTGGTCCTTCTTCGCTCGAAGGATCGCCAGGTGATTCGCGCGACTTACTACGAGAACTGCAACATGCAGGACACCTCGATGACGGTCAGCGCGGGGAGCAACCTGGTTAACGACCAGGCCTACGTGTCATACAGCATCTCGCGGGAACTCTCACGGGACGACCTCCCCTGGCTCGCCACGGAGTTCGATCCGCCGCCCCCGTCGCTCATCAAGTCGAGCGCGATGGACCTCGTGAAGCGCTTCACGCGGAAGAAGTCTGTGTTCTCTCCCCGGGAGCGTGCACGGCACGAAAAGGCAGGTTTTCGCCCGGGAGATAGGGTTATCTTCAGGGCCAACCTTCCAGGTTGGAAGAACGTTGGAGACGTCACCGGAACGGTGGTAGAGGTGGCCGATCATCTCCTTGGGAGGAAGATGCGGCACCTCGCAGTGCAGCGCGACGACGGCCTCTCGGGTAACGAAAGCGGCCTCTGGTACGTTACCCTTCATAACGCACGAAAGTTGTAAACGGTCTACTTCTTCGTAGGCACCCAGAGCGTGTAGAACGGACCGCACACCAGGTTGTTGTGGTCCGCTGCCGCATGGAGCGCGGCCTCGACGCGCGCCTTGGCGTTCATCTTCGTGTTCGAAGCGAGCGAAAGCTGCGCGTGTTCAGCGCCGGCGCCGGCCGCTGCGACACGGCGCAATGACCGCCACACCCCGTACTCTTCGTCCATCATCCAGACCTTGCCGAGGGCTACGATCACCGCGTTCATGTGCGGCATGTGCCCCTCGTCCCCGCGGCCGTCGTTCGCGATCACGCCGGCGTCGATGTGGGCTTTCCGGACCGGCTCGACGATCGTACGGATGACGTAAGCCACGTCCGTCTCGCGCGATCGACGCGCCCCTCCGACCTTCGTGGACTCGGCGATCTGACCCGGGCGGACGTTGCCCGAGGTTGCGATGACGATCGTGCCGTTGGCGTGGACCGACCACTTCGGTCGGTCGTAGAGGTCTCTGAAGCGATCGTCCCCGCAGAACGAGTCGCAACCGATCCAGGCTCCACCTCGCGTCTCGACGGCAACGATCGCAGTCATCAGGCCTTCTCCCGTTCCTCACGGACCCACAGCGGGGTGACGTGACACTTGCCGCGCTTCGAATCGAGCAAGTAGAAGAGCTGCTGAGGTGCCTCGAAGCTGGCCTTGATCCAGTGCGAGTACGGCCCGAAGCCGATCATGCTTCCGTTCACCATCGCGCGGCCGTAGTCGCGGAGCTGGTGGAAGTGGCCGATGTGGTGATAGTGCGCGTAGCGGATCTCGTCCCAGGCCGGAACGGCCTTGAGGAGCGGGATGCCGAGACCGCCCACGCCGCCGGCGTACTTGAGCGAGTCGCCGTGATGGAAGTGCAGCGTGAAGTCGTAGACCTCTGCGTACTGGTGAGCGGTCGGCGAGGTGTCGAACTTCACGCGCGGGTCGTCACGGAAGTCGTCTTCCAGCATCAACCCGAGCATGTGCTCGTAGCTGTTTTCGGCACCGGTAGAGATCTGCGTCTGCGGGGTCGTTCTTCCGTGGTTTCCGTAACTCCACGGGATCAGCAGGTTCCGCAGATCGAGCGCGTCGAGCAGTGTGATGAGTCCGTTGCGGATGCGCCGGCGCAGCCAGATCGCTGTCATCGTCGGCGAAAGCGCATTCGTTTCACGGAGTTCTTGGTGGATGTAACCTGACATCAAATCGCCTGTGAAGGCGCAAACCATGTCGCGGATCACGACCTGCTTCGATGCGCGGTGGTGTCGAACGAGATCGATCTGTGCTTGGAAGAATCGATTGATCGACTGTTCCGCAATCGACATGTTGTATTCGTTGCGGAAGCCTGCCTTCACCGCGGGGACCGTCTCTTCGACGTGCCAGTCGGAGGCCATCGAGACTGCCGTCATCTCTCGCAGGCCGCTCGACTTCTCGCAGCGAATGATCTTGGGAGTCGACTTGTCGCGTCGGAGCGCGCCGAGGAACGCGTTGCGTTCGCGTTCGACGCGGAGCATCTCGACGATCTTCGCGTGCTCGTTCTTGTAGTAGAGCGAGTTGCGACGCTCGACCTCTTTGTCGACCGGGTCGACGTACTCGATACGTACCGGACTCTTCTTGGCCTTTCCCGTCTGAGCGCGCTTCTTCAGCTCGCTGGGGTAGGCCGGACGCGGCTTTGGCTTGGGGCCTTTTCCTTCGCGGTACAGGGCCCACGCCTTCCGGCGTGCCTCTTGTTCCCGTCGCGTCATCGAACGACCGTAGTGAGATTCATGCGGCCTCCGTGGTGAACGGCGCTCCCAAGTATAGGGAGCAGAATTCACGGCCCGGATTCGTGCACGAAGCTTTACCGGGTTAGCTCACACGGGTAGAACAAGGGCAACGGGGCCACATGTGGAACGACTATCATGAATCTGACGGCCGCCATCGCGACGACCGCCATGAGGAGAGCGCGATGGTTCGACGTGAGGAATACGATCGCGTCGTCGAAGAACTCGGCGAAGAGCGCGTGGCTAACGCCAACCTCCAGATGGAGGTCGAAGCCTGGAAGTACACGGCGGCGCGGGGGCTGAAGGTGCTCGACCAACTGCTCGAAGCTCTTCACAACGGCTATTCAAGCCGTCGAATCGAAGAACGAGCTGAGGCGCTGTTGAGAGAGATGAAGGTGTACTGGACGCTCCCACAACGGGAGCGTGACGCGGAGCTGGACGCTCTGATGCGAGACGTCCTGAAGGACTAGGGCGTGATCGCCCAGAGCACGAAGCGGCGGTCCATCTCGGTCGGGAAGTTCTGAGTGATCTCTCCGACGTCGGCCGATTCGAGGTCGCCGTTCCAGCTCGACATCGTGGAGGTACCGAGGCCGGCGAGAACGGGGCTCATCAAGTTGTTGTGCCCGCAGTCGCCCGGCCAGCACTCGGGAGCAGCCACGCCGCACTCACAGATGTGCATGCGCGCCCGTTCCGGGTGCGGCCCGTTGTAGATGTACCAGTGGATCAGTTCGTGGTTCGCGACGCCCGAGAAGGCGAACTCACCGTTGGCGCGCGCCGGGTCGATGTGAACGGCGAACGAGCCGAGGGTGTAGTAGCCGGCTTGAGGACCACACGCCGCGGAGATGTGGAAGTCCATGCAGTCCGAGGTGAAGTCGTTGCACTCGATCTCGACATCGAGTGTCGACGCGAGGTCGGTGCGGAGATGCCAGGCCGAGAGACCCAGCATGTTGAGGTTCTCCACGTTGCGAGCGTAGGTGGCTTGGGGCTCGCGGCAGAGGTTGGTCGCCACGGTCTTGGTGCCGTAGTGAGCTGGATCGGGTGACACGCAGGATGCGAGCACGAACAGCAGAGCGATCAGGTAGCGCATGCGTCAATCATATAGCGGAGTGCCCGGCCGGTCTTGAACCGGCTTGGACCGGGGTTGCAATCCGGTGGTTCGGCCTCTTCACCCTCGGGCACATCAGGGGTGACGCGCTTCATGGAGCGCCCACCCGATGCAGCCGCTGATCAACAGCAACAGGATGTACAGATAGGGAACGAGAGGGCGAAGTAGCTCACGGATTTTCTCACGCATGCAGGAATGATATTGGGTTGATCGACGGGACTCGCACCCGCTTCTGAAGGTTCACAGCCTTCCCACTCGACTCTTCGTGCTCGATCAAAGTGTGGCGGGCAGGAATCGAACCTGCTCTGGCAAAAGCCCTCTGATCTACAGTCAGAGCCCATCCCACTCGGGTACACCGCCACGTATGCGTCTATCGGGCCGCCAGCCCGAGGCGCTCAATACGAATGGCGATGACAATGAGTGAGGATCACGTGAATAGCCTAGCGTGTTTCAAACAGGATGCAAGAGAATTCAGTGGACCCGAGAGGAATCGAACCCCCATCGGCCGGGTGCAAACCGGCAGCTCTCCCATTGAGCTACGAGCCCGTGTACTAGTCGGAGAGACAGGAATCGAACCTGCGCTTTCCTGATCCCAAATCAGGCGCCTAACCATTCGGCTACTCTCCGATGGTCTGGGCGGCAGGACTCGAACCTGCGATCTCTGCTTCCCGAAAGCAGCGCGATACCTGTCTTCGCTACGCCCAGCAATCATCCGTCGTTTGCAGCTGGGTCTGAGCGAAGCTCAGAGACCAGCGACGGTAGGCTGCGGGGCGCCGGGCGCTCGATACACCGCCGCGTCGCACGCCTTGGCGGCGGCGAACAGGGCTGCGATGTGGTGCGAGCGCTTCATGATGACTTCCAGAGTGTAACCCAGTTCAGACGATATACAAGTGGCTCGGGAGGAGGGACTCGAACCCGCACCGGCCCGCTTCAAAGGCGGGTGTCCTGCCAATTAGACGACTCCCGAATTAGCTCGGGGAGAAGGAGTCGAACCTTCAACCAACGACGTCAGAGGCCGCCGCTCTGCCAATTGAGCTATCCCCGAATACAGTGGACCCAGTTACGGGCGCTGCTCGGGTTGCTGCAGATGATGGCACGGGTAGTCGGAATCGAACCGACGCGTAGCGGATTTGGAGTTCGCACGGCGCCCAGCGCGTACCCGCATGCGGGATACGTCGAAGGGTCGCCAAAGAGGACCGAGGTGCCGGAGGTCCGAATCGAACGGACTCCTCTCCCTCTTCAGGGGAGCGCTAGTCACCATGTCAGCTTCACCGGCAGACGCGAAGGCGCCGGCGGTAAAGTGATCCAGAACTCCCATGGTACGTGGGGCGGGGATCGAACCCATCGTCTCTCGATTATCGGTCGAGTGCTCTACCATTGAGCTACCCACGCATACACCGCTGCCTGCGAGCGACTCGCAGGCGTTGGTAATGAGGGGCGTGCTCTTGTTCATCATGGTCTTGGAGCCGGTGACGGGAGTCGAACCCGTTGAGTCTGCGTTACGAGTGCAGCGCTCATCCACATGAGCCTCACCGGCGTTGGAGCTGGTGATGGGATTCGAACCCACTGCCTCCCGCTTACCATGCGGGTGCACGTCCAAACGTGCTTCACCAGCGTTGGAGCTGGTGACGGGATTCGAACCCGCTGTCTCTCGCTTACAAGGCGAGTGCTCTTCCAATCGAGCTACACCAGCACATACAGCTGCCACCGAACGCGTTGTTCGCGTTCGAGTGGCGGTCGTAGTGGTGGTGCGCGTGAGGTTCATCTTCTTGGTCTCGGTGGTCGGATTCGAACCGACTTCCTGCGGATTAGAACGCCGCTGCTCGTCCTTGTGAGCTACACCGAGAGAGCTTCAATTCAGCTCTCTCGGCCTTCGATTGGTGCCGGTGGCGGGACTCGAACCCGCCGCCAGATCCTTATGAGAGATCGACTTGACCTTCACACCGGCGACGACTGTGACGACTCGCGTGCACATTCGATTGCCGGTACGCGCGGAAGGGATCGAACCTCCATGAGCCTGGGTGTAAACCAGGTGCCCAGCCATTAGACCACGCGCGCGTTCATCAGTCCGGTCGGCGGGCAACGATCCCGCAACCTCGCCCTTAAGAGGGGCTTGCTCTGCCAGTTGAGCTACGACCGGAAGCAACAGCTCCCGAGGTTCTCCCTCGGGGCCGGGCTTCAGACGCAGGATCGTGTTGCTCAACGTGTTCATCGTATTCCTGGAGGAGCGGGTGGGATTCGAACCCACGACACCCGAAGGTGTGACGATTTTCGAGACCGCCGGAATAAACCACTCTCTGACACCGCTCCAGAATTCGCCGTCCGAGACGGCGATGTCTTGGACAGCTAGTGATTCAGGAGCGCGATGACTTGAACTGCTTCGGACTGCTCGTGGTCGTCGTAATGACACACCACGAGCGGAGCATCTGCGATTCGAACGCAGGGGTGCCTTGCGACACCGCACGCTTAGCAGGCGTGCCCAATCGGCCGCTCTGGCAATGCTCCAAATTGTGATCCATGAGGTTCACGAGGGTCAGTATAGAAGGGGTGAAAACGAAATGCAAGTCGGCAGTGAATTTAGTGGCCCCGGAGAGATTCGAACTCTCACACCCGTAGGTACCCGGGTTTGAACCGGGCGCGTCTTCCGTTTCACCACGAGGCCGTAGTCCGTGAGACAGGAGTCGAACCTGCACGCCCTTTCGGGCACCAGCTACTCAGGCTGGCGCGGCTGCCATTACGCCACTCACGGAGAGTGGCCGGGAGGGGAGTCGAACCCCTACGTCACAAGGACACTGCGGTCTGAACGCAGCGCGGCTTCCATTACGCCACCCGGCCGAAGCTTGCTGCCGGGGTCGTGTGTTTACACACGCAACAACGCCCCGGCGCCGCTAAGCAACTGCTCCAGCGATAGGCACGGGGTGATGTCGATGTACGCGTTCATTGGCTTGGTTGCGTGCGGCAGGATTTGAACCTGCGATCTCCGGCTTATGAGGCCAGCGGGAACGACCTGACTTCCCTACGCCGCAATCGAAATGTAAAGGAGGCTTTACATATACGCAAGTGAAACTTTACTTAGAGCGGACGGCGAGACTCGAACTCGCTTAGCTGGGGTGGAAACCCAGAGATCAGCCTATGACCCACGTCCGCGAAGAGCGGGTGAAGGGAATCGAACCCTCGAATTCCAGCGTGGCATGCTGGTGCTCTACCACTGAGCGACACCCGCGAATCTGAACCCGGTTCAGGTAGCGCGCCTGACAGGACTCGAACCTGCGGCCCCCGCCTTCGGAGGGCGGTGCTCTTCCATTGAGCTACAAGCGCATGGCGTACCCGGAGGGACTCGAACCCCCAACCTCTGCGTTCGTAGCGCAGCGCTGCTAATCCATTGAGCTACGGGCACGTAATCGGACTGGCTGCCAGGCTTCGTATCGCCTGGCTGTCAGCGCCGTCGCGTGCCCACACGACCGCTCGCAAGTGCCCCTCCGAGGCACCGCGTCAGCTTGGTCGTGTGTGAGAGCTTCATGGCTGCTTGAATCCTAGTCGTGAAGGCGATGCGCGCAAGGGGAATCGAACCCGCTCTTCGCTAGTTGAGAACCAGCTGTCCTGACCGATAGACGATGCGCGCGTAGCGCCTCCGAGGGGACTCGAACCCCAGACCGACCGGTAGACAGCCGGTGGTGCATACCCGATGCGCGAAGGCGTGGCGCCCGCACTGGGAATCGAACCCAGCTCTGCCGATTGAAAGTCGGCCTGTCCTGCCACTAGACGATGCGGGCGAACGGACTCAACGAGGCGGGCCTTATGCCCGCTCGGAATCCTGTTCGCGTTCTCGCATCGTGTGAGTGTTCATGGTGGATCGTGCGGGGATCGAACCCGCGCCTCATCGCTTAAAAGGCGAGTGCGCTGCCGCTACGCCAACGATCCGGCGTTGGAGGCGCCGGCGCGTTTGGTGATGGCTCCAGGGGTGGGGATCGAACCCACGACCATTCGGTTAACAGCCGATCGCTCTGCCGCTGAGCTACCCTGGAATACGTACGCCGCTGCCGAGGAGTTGACCTCGGCGGTGCGATTCAGGGGGCCGTTGAGCAGGGGGTACATGGCTGAACTTTCACGGGAATCGAGGTACGGCGCTCAACGAGATTACTTCTGCTGCGTCTATGGTGTAGCTGAGAGCGACTCAGCGCGGGATAGCTTCCGGTGCACCCCTATCACATCTTCTTTTCAGAATCCCCGGCTGCAGCTGGGGCGACGACTTGGCTGAAGAAACCTCGTTGAGAACCGTCCCCCGATCCCCTCTGGGGGCCCCCGAAGAACACCGCGGCGTTGATAACCGTGTTGAACTCAGATGACCCCAGAGAGGATCGATGGATTTGAATACTAGCGCCCTGCCTACCGCGCGTCCAGAAAAATCGACATCGACCCTGAACGCGCGGTAGGAGGTCTGCGACGAATGAGACGAGGCTATCCGGTTGACCGGGGCGGTGTCAATCGGGTTCAGCCGGTCTTCATCTCGTCGGTGACCTCGATCCCGAGGGCAGGGATCGTCTCACCGTAGCCGCAGCGGCCGTCTTCGGCGATGTCCTGTTCCTTGGGATGCGCGGCGTTCCAGGCCTTCTGGAAGTCCTTCACCGCGGTCGGACCGGTGTGTCCCAGCTTCGCCAGTTCGGTGACGACACGCATGCCGAGAAGGGCGTTCTCGTTCGGAAGACCCTTGTCGCACCAGAAGAACGACGTCGGGTTTGCGAGAAGGGCGTCGATGAAGTCCGGGAAGATGTCGCTCCAGCCGTAGGCCTGGAAGGTCATCATCAGAGGGCGCTCCAGTCGCGAGCGGCGCAGACGAGCGTTCAGGACGTCCCACTCGTGATGGAAGCGCGGGTTGAGCGTGTCGTAACGCGACTTGCCCTTCCAGTCGTTGAAGTAGAACTGGGCGGCGCGCGCGTCGACGTAGCGAGCAATCTCTTCCCAGGGGAAGCGGGTCCAGTGAAAGCCCGGCGACGCCCACGGCTGATCGCAGGTCCAGACGTCCACCACGCCGTTCGGGAACTGGCTGATGAAGCCCTCCCCGATGTCGGCCGCAGCTTTCTTCCCGACAGCGATTTCGAAGGCACCTTCGAGGTCGAAGAGGACGCCGGCGCAGTCCGGGTGCTGCGCGACCTTCCCGATCCACGCGCCGCGGTCGTAGGCCTTGGAAGGCCCGAGACCGAAGGCGGCATAGCAATTCATACCCTTCGACTTCGCGAGCTGGGCGTACTTGTCGAACTTCTTGACGTCGAGGTCTCCCTCGAAGCCATGAGGGGCAATACCAGTGACGCCACAGGCCTTGTAGCGGTCGATGTTGGCAACGAGCTTGTCGAAGCTGAAGCCGCTCGCCCCGCGGTAGAGCTGCAGGATGAACCCTGAAGGGGGGAACTTCGTTCTCATGTGCTTTACCGGGTTAGGGGGGTTGATGAAGAATAAGCGAGACGAGACCGGTTAGTGAACACCCGCTCCCAGAAGCGCGTTGCGGTATTTCGTCGCGCAGCCAGCGCCGCCTGTCGGTGAGAAGTGGACTTCCGCCGTGTTGCCGCCGCCGAAGTCATCCAGGGCACAATACGTTCGGTTGTGTTGCCAATTGAGCGCGCCAAGAAGAGGGTCTTGAGCGGTATTGGCGATCAAGATCCCGAGCAGGGCTGCGTTGTCGAGATATGCTTGCGCGAAGGTTGGGAAGTCGGTGTGGTAAAGCGGGTTCTCAGCGTAGATCCCGGTTCCGCTGCGATCTCCACCGTTACCGAAGACCATTGGTGCGCTAGCATCGCGTGCTTTTAGCAAAGCAACGTAGTTTTGTACGTCAACAAACGCAGCCGTTGCGTTACCAGGGTGCACGGCGCATGTGTTGACCGCGCATTCGACGACAACGATCTGACGCATTCCGCAGGCACCCGTGTCGATCATCAAGTTGCCTTCGCGCGAGTTGAAGTTGGTGACCATGTCGCCGGTGGTTTGTCCGCTAAGACCCGCGTTGTGCGCAATGAGACCAGGCGTTGTCATCCCGGTCGCGATCATCTCGACAAGTCCAACACCTGCGTCCATTCCCACCATACGAGAATCGCCAAAGCCCCACATGATCGTGCCGCCGACCGTCACAAGCGCTGTGGCATACGGGCTCTGCAAATATGTGAAGAGACTATCGTGATCCGTGTCACTGCACGGTGTTCGCGCGAACAGCAGCTCGTTAACGCTGCCTTCGAAAGTCACAGTCGCATTACCGTTCGTACCTACGAAGAGAGCGGAGTTGAAGTCAGCCCCGGCAGCGAGCGTACCCGATTGAATCGTCGTTACGCCGGTGACGAGGTCCTTTACCGAGACACGAACGACGGTCCCGCGCACCGTCACGACGATGACCGTTTCGTTGTACGCGTTTGATACTGTTGCCGTGTTGGTGAACGTTTGGCCTGCCGTGTTCTTCACGACGACGCCTGTACCAGCGATTGCGCCCACACCAGCAGTTACGCCACCGAAGCCAAAGAAGTATCCGCCGCTCGACGCACCGGGGCAGATACGTGCTGCGAGCGTCCACCCGCCTGTGGTCTGTACGGGCGTGCTCACGCCGGCGTTGTTCACGCACGAGATGAGCAGCGTTGAGCCGCTGAAATACAGTGCGGGACGACGCACGGGGCCGAAGCGGCCGAGCCACTGCGGCATGCCGGCCTGGTTGCCGTCGAAGCGCTTGACCGAGTGACCGTTCAGTCGACGGTCGCCCCAGTTGTTGATTTTGTTCACGAACCCATTTGGGCTTGTGGGTTCGATCGGGCAATCCGCGCCAAAGACGGACGGCTGCCCCCAGAACCACACGTCACTCACGTTCGAAAGCTTGGAGGGAGTCCAGGCGTTCGACGGGTTTACGTAGGGTGTACCGTCATTGCGGCTTCTGGAGGGGTTGCTGTAAGGCATGGCGTCCCTCAGAACGCGGTGGGTGATTCGGCCCGCGCAGTTACGCGCACCATGCCTTGAGCGGTAGCAGTGATGGTCAACGCCTGACCTGGCATCACCGGCGTCTTCATGTCTTCCAACGCCGCGTAATTGTCGGTCGTCGTCGGTTCCCAAACGGCGACTTCTTCGTTCGTAACCGGGTTAAGCGCGTTGTCGATGTTTACGATGGCGATTTTGATCGGCAATCCGGCCGCTGAGAAGCGCGCGGTTACCGAGCTGATGACCCATGCCCTGGTCTGTTCGAAGTAGAACATGCCGCCGTTCGAGTTCGTGGCCTGAGCGAACTTCAGCAGGGCCGGGTTCACGACGGTGGGATCGATCCCGCCGGCGAGACTCGTTGCAGCGAGAACCGCAGGGATCGTACCCGCGGTTCCGACCGCGGCGGTCATTTTGAGATCGGATGAAGGCTTCGACGAGAAGAGCGCATTGACCGCGGCTACGACTTCCGCAGCGGTGGCGGAGATGACTCCGGCGGTTCGCTTCAGGAAAACCGTCACGGTCGTTCCATCGAATCCGGCGACGGTCTGTGTCGAGTCCGTCGGTGCCACGAGTGCGAGCTTGAGCGCGTTGCCGGCGGTCCCAACCTGAGTTGCACGGACGGTGAAGACCACTCCTCCGTTGGAGTAGGTCAAGCGTGCGTAGCCGACCTGAGTGCCGTCGTAGACACCGGTCCCGCTCACCGTTTGCTGAAGGCAGATGGTCGAACCCGTATCGAACAGAATCATGAGGTTCTCCGCGAGAGATCGGCGTTTTTCTTTGAAACGACGAGATGCACTGGTAGCGTTGCTAGTATAGGAGCATGAGTGTTCGCATCGAAGACTTTGTGAAGGCTGCGGAACTGGCGACGCCAGGGCAGCCTCACCAAGACCGCGTTGTCGAACGCATCCAGCAGCCGGACCAGCCGGGGCTCGTTGTGGTCCATGGCCTGGGAAGTGGTAAGACCCGCACGGGCATCGCGGCGGCCGACGCGCTGAAGCAACCGGCTACTGCCGTTGTTCCGGCGTCACTTCGTCCCAACTTTCAGAAAGAAATCGTCAAGCATACGGTGCCCAATACGGGACCGAATATCGACGTACAATCGCTTCAAGGATTGGCCCGTTCTCGTAAGCCAATCCAGACCGGAACGCTGATCGTCGATGAGGCTCACCGCCTCCGAGATGCAGAGAGCGCGTCGGCGCAGGCCGTGCGAGCGGCCCAAGCGCAGAAGCGCATCCTCATGACGGCGACCCCGTTCTACAACCACCCGTCGGATATCGCGTCGCCGATCAATATCGCCGCCGGACGCCAAGTGCTTCCGGAGTCGCCGCAGCAGTTCGAGAGCCGGTACATCACGCACGAGCAGGTTCGCCCGAACCTCTTGGGACGTGTTCTCGGCATCGAGCCGGGTGAAGTGAGCCGGCTTAACCCGGCTAAGCAGCAGGAGCTGCGCGAGATCTTTCAGAAGTGGGTCGACTACCACCCGAACGATCCGAACGACCCCAACTTTCCGATGAAGGCCGAGGAGACGATCAAGGTTCCGATGACCCCGCGGCAACGTGAGGTCTACGACGTCGTCATGAACAAGGCTCCGCTTTGGCTGCGATTGAAGGTTCGCATGGGTCTTCCTCCGAACGTCATGGAGGCACGACAGTTGAACGCCTTCTTGAACGCTGCTCGACAGGTGGCGAATACGACCGCGACGATGGCGCCGGGCGGACCAGTTCATCAACCGAAGCTCGAACGCGCTGCCCAGGACATGGCTGAAGCGCTAGCCGCAAACGAGCGCGCGAAGGCCGTTGCGTACTCGAACTATCTCGACGCGGGCCTCCACCCGTATGCTGAATTGCTTAAGGCGCGCGGCATTCCGTACGGTCTCTTCACGGGGCAGGAAGATGAGCGCACGAAGGCAGACCTCGTGCGGTCGTACAACGAAGGGAAGATCCGAGCCCTCCTGCTCTCGTCGGCCGGAGGGGAAGGCCTCGATCTCAAGGGGACCCGGCTCTTGCAGCTGCTCGACCCACACTGGAACGAGGAGAAGCTCCACCAGATCATCGGGCGCGGGGTTCGGTACAAGTCGCACGAGATGCTGAGCCCCGAGGAGCGTCAGGTACAGATCCGTCGTTACCTCACGACTTACCCGGAGCAGACCGGCATCCTTCATCGCGTCGGGCTGCGGCAGCAGGACAAGGCCGTGGACGAGTACCTGGCCATGCTCGCGACTCAGAAGCAGGGCCTGATCGGACAGTTCCAGAGCTTGTTTCCCCAGGGCGGTTGACACCCTGGGGACTGTATCAGACTCCGCCGCCGAGACGCGCGAGGACGTCGGGCGTGAAGGCGCTCTGGAAGGAGCGGCCGGCGCCCACCGGGACCTGCTTGCCGACCTGCGTGGCAGCCTGTGCCATCGGCTTCGCAGCGCCCTGGGCGAGGGCCTTGAGGCGCGAGGTGGCGGCCACGACCGAGGGGATCGGGGGCGGCGATGCGGCCATCTTCATGATGTCCTCGAACGAGAGTCCGAGTTCGTCGGCGGCGATCTTGACGCCCTGGGCATAGGCGAGCTGCAGGTAGTTCACGTGGTCCTCTTCTTGTTCTTGAAGTCTTTGAGTCGGTCGACGAGATCGTAGACGGTCTTGTAGACACGGTGGTTTTTCAACTCACCGCTGTCGTACAGAGCGAGGACCTTCTTCCGTTCACTTTCGGTCAGACCGATCATGAACTTCGTCTCGTCCTCGATCAGCTTGCCACCGGGGCCGGGCTTGAGCTTCATGAAGCTCTCGACGGGCGCCGAGGGGTCGTCGCCAACGAAGAAGTCGAGGCCTTCCCCGTCTTCGCCGGTGTGGCGGATCAGGTACCCGTAGTCCACAGGGTACGTGTACTTCTTCTCGCTGCCATCCGGGCGCTTCCACGTCTTCACGTAGCCCTTGGGGCGATCGATTTTGAACGTGAAGGGGCCGAACTTCTTCTCGGCGAGTGCGAGCTTCACGCCGTAGCCGTAAGCCAGCCGGAGGTTGTCTTCGTAACTCATGCTGCGATTCGCCGGCGTGCAACGGGGGTGGCCATGTCGCGGATCGAAGGGGTAACTACCGGCGCGGCGCCGCCGAGGCCCGCCAGCTCCCGGTACATCGGGTGCTGTGCCATTGCGTCGATGTGATGCGGGGTGAGGTTGATGCCTTCGCCCTTCGCGGCTTCCATCATCGAGGCGAGCGCACCGTGAGCCTTGCCGCTGTAGACGCCTTCGGGGCTTACGACATGCTGCATGATCGCGCCGTGCAGATCCGGGTGACTCTGAAGATGGAACGACCCTGGCGTGTGCCACTTCTGGCTCAGCACCTTCTCGTCGTTGAGCATCTGGCCGATCCCTGCGTGCATCTGCTGAACCTTCTGCGGGTTCAGCGCGCGGGAGAGTTCTTCGTGGACATTCGTGGGAATGCCTCCGCCATGGCCGACCATGCCTTGCGCTCGCTCGACAGCGAGCTGCTGCGGGGTCATGCGGGTGATTGTCGAGAAGGCATTGGCCGGAGGCGCCGAGGGCAAGGGCGGATGTGACGCTCGCGGAGCGGGGGCAGCGTGTGCGGCCAGGGTCGGGGCACCGGTCATCGCATTGGCCACCGGACCGGGGTGTGGAGCAGCGGCCGGCGTTGGAACGTGCGGCGCAGCGCCCGGACGGCTCATCATGTGACCGGCCCCGTAGCCCAGGGCGCCGCCACCCACACCGCCGAGGAACGCGCCGCGCCAACGATTGCCAGAGTCCGCTGCGGCGCCCACGCCTGCGCCGGCAGCTGCACCGATGCCGGCGCCCATCAGACGCGGGTTGATCGCGAGGGCGTGCTTGAGCAAACCCGCCTCTTCGAGAGCGACCGCCAACCCGAGGCTGTATGCGGACTGTGCCGGGTTCATCGCCTCAATGATAGCCGGCCGCGGCTGCTCAGGTGTAACTGATTGAGGAAGTCCGGCAGAGGCCTTCGACGCGGGCCATGGCTTCGTGGAGTTCGTTCACGGTCAAGTAGACTGCCAACGCGTCACGGATGGCGTGTCGAGCTGCGAAAACGTGGGATCGGTAGAGGGGCTTGGTGAGATCGATGCCTTCACGATGAAGGGCACGTTCGAGTACGCCCGTAGCGATGACTCGGGAAAGACCGGAGGCTTCAACGAGTCGATCGAAGAGAGAGGTCACCCTGGAAGGGTAATCAGGTGGCGGTCGGTTCGGGGCCGGGCGGGAAGTAGTTCAGGATCGCACGATACACGCCGAGCGTCGCCTTGACGTCGCCCATGGCGGTGTGGGCTGCTTCGTGGGGAACGCCGAAGAACTTCGAGAGGGTAACGAGTTTCACGTTGTCCACATGGCCCTTGGCCACGAGCGGCTGGCCGAGGGACATCGTGTCCACGTAGTGGTAGTAGAACTTCGGAACGGCCATTCCGGCCCGACGGATGCTGGCCTTCAGCATGCCGATGTCGAAACTGGTGTTGTGGCCAGCGAGCTGCACGCCGAACGGCATGCGCTGCACGACCTGGAACATGGCGTCTTCGAGTTTCATGGCGCCGGCCCACTTCTCGTCGGAGTAGCCGTTGATGCGCAAAGCGTCCTCGGAGACGGGATAACGGTCCCGTTCGAGAACGATCTTCGTTTCGAATTCGTCGATGATTCTGCTCGCGTCCGGGGTGGTACGGATACAGGCGATCTCGATGATTCCCGGAACAGGATCTTTGGGATTGTCCGGAAGGAGACCGGTGGTTTCGGTGTCGAAGAAAACGAGGTCCATTCGGGGCATGAGACGAGCGTCTCAAACCCCGAAGAATTCGTCAAGCGGGCGGGGGAGGTGGCGGGGTCACGCTCGAAAGCGTACCAACTGCGATGGACTTGAGCACCGGGCTGCGGTTCATGCCCAGAACTGCATGAATGCGGTCCTTGACCCAGTCTTCCCCCTTCTTTTCCAAGCCGTATTGATCGATCAGCTTGAGAGCTGCGGACACCGCTTGCTGGAGCTTCTCGTCACCGTTGGGTGCGGTCTTTCCGTGCTGGGCCACTTGTTTGTGAGCCCACTCCTCGGCAGCACCGATGGCTGTGAAAACAGCCTGATCGTACATAGCCTGAGTCTCGGCGGTGGTGCTTACACCCAGCTTCTTCAGACCCTTCAGAAGAAGGGCGCCGAGAAGAGTGGCGAGAACTACGCCGAGCATTTCGATGAGTCGATCGGCAATCGGCGCCCACCACGCCGTGGGTGCAGCGGCGGCGTCGGCGAAGGCGCTCGGAGTGCTGAGAAGAACGGCGAACAGTAGAACCGTCGCCACAAAATTACGGATGAAACGCATGGCAGCCTCCTAGTGCAGATTCAAGACTTTCAAGACGATCGCCGTGACGACCGCACCTGCCACACCGCCGATGCCTGTGATGAGCGGGAGCATGAACTTGGCGCGATCCACGAACTGAGAAACGGGCTTCAAGTCCGTCTTCAGCTCAGCGAGGTCCTTGGCCATCTGCTCTTGTTTCGGAGCGAATTCCCGGTGCTCGTTTTCGAGCTTCGTCACGCGCTTCTCGGTTTCCGACCCCCGCGCTTCGATCTGCTGGATACGCGCCTCGTTGATCTTTTCCGTTTCCAGTTGGCGCACGCGGGCGTCCACGCCGTTCAGCGTGACGGTCTGCTGAGACTGTTCGGTCTGGAGACGGGTGACCTTGGAATCGGTCTCGCGAACAGACACGGCCACGTTGTCGATCTTGTTGTCGATGAGGCCGATGGCAGCGAGAACGGCGTTCTGACCGCCGCTGTCAGAAGGGACGGCACGGCGGCGAGGCGGGTTTCGGGATGCCATGGCCTATGATAGCCATCGGCGTACCGAATCTGGAGTGAGATTGTCGCGCTACTGGACGTCGATCTTTCGTTTCTTTCGAAATACCCAGCGCCCCGAATTCGATAGTGTGCAGAACGTCTACAGATACCGTTTACCCGGTTACGGGCACAGCGTCGGCTGCTTGGGGAGGTGCTTCGGCCGGTGCAGGTTCCGGTACCGGGAACGGTTTCCCTTCGGGGTCGAGAACGGTTCCGGTCGAGTAGCCCCCTTCGTTTTCGAGAACGATCGAACCCAGACGGAGGTTCTTCAAGCCCGCGCTCTCGATGAGAGAGGCCGTGTCCTTCTTGGTCTCTGTGAGGAGCATTTGAAGGTGATTGGCTTGCGACTGCATGAGCTGCAGCTGCGCTTGCAGCTTTTCCTGACGCTCCATCAGACGCGCGATCTTGTAGCCCGTGACTTCGGAGACGGTGATGTATTTCGGCTTGGACATGGCCGGATCTTATCGTACTGGACGCTTAGAACAAGAAGTTCCCGTTTGTCGACACCCCTGCTACTGCAAACGTCGCTATTGTTCGCCTAGGTGATCATCGCACAAAGTGCCAGTCCGTACCATCCGATACGAGGAACCCGCCCACTCCGGGTGTCACCGCGAAGTTGGCGGCGGTACCGTTGATCTTCTCCGCCGCGTTCCGGACGAGAGTCACGTTGTTGGCCGTTCCGATGTTCTTCACCCAGAGTCCGAATCCAGCACGATTCGGGTTCGGAAGCTGGAAGTTGAACGCCCCGCCCGTCGCGTCACCCAATGCTACGTTCTCGGTGTACGCGATCGTGTGGTTCGCCGTGTAGATTCCGAGACCACCGAACCAGAATCCGCAACTCTGGAAGTTCATCGAACCTGAGCCGAACGAGACTTGTGTGGGACCGTTGGCGCTCAGCACCAAGCTTCCTGCTGCTCCGGCATCGACATAGATCGCATCGATCTGGGATCCGCCACCGATCGTGAGTTCAGTTCCGCCCCAGTTGAAGATCGATTCGTACGCCCCGCTGTTGTAATTCCAGGTCTGAAAGGTCAGCCCGTCTTGCTGCTGGAAGCGCAACGTCATCGCGCCGGCCGTAGCGTTTCCCATTACTACTCGGTCGCTGCTATCGAGACCAATGAGACCAATGTTTCCGCCGTTCGCCGCATTCCGTCCGTAGAGAGTCTTCGTGTTCCCCAGCAAAACGTTGCCGTACCCTGGATCTGACGCGGTCGTGAACACACCGTCGTTCACCATCACGCCCGCGCCGACTGTCATACGAGAAACGACCGACTGCGCACCGGTTCCTGGACTTGTCGGAACGTTCGTCTGCAACGCAATGAAGGCGGTGGCGCCAGATCCGCGTCCCGAACCTGTCGCGAGATTCAATGCACCGGGTGCGATGTTGGACGCTGATGCGATGTTGGGTGTACGAATCGTCGAAGCGGCTGGCGTCGTCGTCCCCGTATCGAGAACTGCCGGTCCGATGACGTAGGTACCGCCATCCGAGAGCATCCGGTGGAAATTGTCGACCCCGTTCTGGACGATGAACGCGCCACCGTTGACCGCACGAGCAACCGCGTATTGGGACGTGACGTTGTTACCGAGAACAACGTTGTTGCTGCTGTCGAGAGTCAGAAGTGAGAGATTCGCGTTGTTCGCTGCGTTTCGTCCGTAGAATGTTTTTGCATTCCCCAGAAGAATGTTCCCTGCACCAGGGTCCGCAGAACTCGCCGTGAAGACGCCGTCCGCGACCATGAGACGTGAGACAACGGCGTAGGACGTCGTATTCGTTGTGCCATCGACTTGGAGTTTGTAGGTTGGGTCGGTGTTCGTAGAACCGATCCGAATGTTGCCTGTGCTCCAGATCTTCAGGTGTGTTGTGAAAGAGTCAGGCGTGAACCCGAGATATCCAACGTGTCCCGCCGTATCCGACTTTCCCATCGTAAACGTGTCGTAGTATTCGAACACGTTGCCGAAGCCTTCAGAACTTCCCAACGCAACCGCGTTCAACGTTCCGACACCAACAACGATCGCTGCCTGCGTAGCGGGGAATGACTGAGCACTTCGTTGGAAACGGAAGATGGTCGAACCCCCAATCGAGAGGCCGAGCGTTCCGTCTTGTGTACCCTGCGGCGTGTACCCCCATGCTGCGTCCTGATTCGCGCTCGACGAGCCATTCCACGCCGCGCCGCGCATCGTGAACGTCGGAGAGGAAACAAGCTGCGCACCGCCTGTTGCAGCTGTGGTTGTGGTGAGGATTTCGTTTCCTTCAACACGCAGGACACCCGTTCCGGGATCAGTTCCGCTTGTACCGATAGTGACGCCGCCGCTCCCTGCGATGCGCATGCGCTCCGTGAGCGAACCGCCTGTGAGGGTCTGGAACGTCATGGCGCCGACTTCCGTGCCAGCGCCTGCATTCGACCACACCGAGGTGATACGGCCCGAGACCACACCCGTTCCGGCAGCGTTGGCGGGCTTGAACGCGAGCGCGGAGCCGTAGCCGGCTGCGGGCGTCACGAAGATCGTCGGCGACGTCAGCGTGAGAATGTCGTGAAACGTGTTGTTGCCGCTGTTGATGACAGTGTTAGCAGCAACAGCGTTGTTCAGATAGAGAACACCCGTCGAGCTGAATGACGACAGAGAAACGTCGTTTCCGTTCGCGCCGAGCATGATCGCTGGAAAACCGAACAGGTCGATGGAGTAGATTGCTGATCCGGCACGGACGTTTTGGTTCGCGATCAGGACGCCCGGATACGACCAGGTCGTCGTGTCCCCGATCTGTAGCCCGAAGGTAGACGTGAGACGTGCGACGTTTGTAGCGGTCGTGCCGTTCCACGTCTGGAACTTCAAGTTGAAGGCGGCAGGAAAGCGAACCGTGAAGTCGTTCGAAAGTGTGTATGCCGTCAGGCTGGCTACGTACGCATTCGTCTGCGCGACGAAGTCCGTGCCTTGGACCGTGAGACCACTCGTGAACGTCTTGGCCCCGCCGACGAATTCGGTTCCGGTGAGGTGTACGTAGTTCGCGTCCTGAGAACCTTCGAGAGCGGTGCCTGCGGTCGTACCGTAAAGCACTGAGAACTGGGTGCCGGTGAGATCGAGGCCTGTACCAGCGCTATACGCGCCCGCGCCGGAGAACTGTACCCAGTTGAGATTGTTCGTACCGACGATGTCGTTCGGCGAGTCCGAACTGCAAACCCAACCGGTGTCGGCGTAAAGACCGCCCTGTTCGACGAATACGAACGAACCGCCGGCGTGCGACCCTGCCGGCATATCCGCGTGACGGGCCCAAGCGCCGGCGTGGACGACCCACATACCGTTTTCGATCGGATCCGTTTGGCCTCGCAGAAGAACGATGTTGCCATCGACGGTGTTGACTCCGTCGATCATCTGTGTACCCGACAAAACGATGTTCGTTTGCGATGTAACCGTGGCCGCTGGCTTAGCCGTAAGCCCTTGAGCTACCAGGTCGACGTAGTTCTTAGTGGCCGCGTCGAATGGGTTAACCGGGTCAAGGAGGCTTGTGATCTTGTGCCCACCGATGTTCCAATCGGCTGTCATCGGCGTGGCGCCGTCGTCCGAAATGAACCCGGAGCCGCCCCCAGAGGTTTCGATACCGATCTGCAGGGCCCGAAGGTTTACGCTCTTAGGAACCAGGCTCATTGTGCGGCGTTGCCTCGGCTCTATGATAGGAACCGAGCATGCCTTCGCCGCCCACGATCGATGCCTACGGTGCATTCGTCCTCGACGGCGAGGACGCGGCACGCGTGCCGATCGACGCGTCAGCGCAGCTGAATTCGGAAGCGCAGCCGCCAGAACCCGCAGCTCCGCCTCTCCAACGGCCGCACTATCTCACGTTTGAAGAGCTGATCGACCAAGAGTTGATCCACACCGATGTGGTGAACCGCGATGAGTAGTGTGCGCGTTTTCTGGCGAAAGGCGGGAGATCCTGCCATCGCTAACTATCAGATTTTTCGAGCAGAAAGTCAGCAGGGGCCGTTCTGGCTTTTGGCTACGATTCCGGCTGACGTAACCGGGGCCAATTTCGATTCGAATCTGGATCGGTTTTTCTACGACGACTCCGCCGGCGCGTTGGACGCGTTCTACCAGGTGAATGCGCTGAACGCGTTCACTCAGGTCATTGCGCAGAGTGCTCCCTTTACGCCCAGCGCGATTCAAGACACCGCGTTGGCCAATCGAGCGAGGGTTGATCACGACTACGGCGGCGTCGATGCGCTCCGGTATCTGGCCCCGGGTGGAACTCCGATCCCGCAAGCGGAGATCCGAATCTATCTTCAGCCGGACTACGCACAAGGGCGGACCACGACGCCGTATGCGATCCTGATGACCCGTGACGATGGCCGTTGGGTCACGCCGGCGTACCTGCCGGTCGGCGCAAACTACGTGATCCAGTTTTTCAAGCCTTCTGGCTACGGCCCCGACATCATCACGATCACCGTGTGAGGACCTCTCATGGCAGTTTCTTTCGATCTCAGCAGCGTTGTCTCCATGCAGCAGCTCCTCACGGGGCCGGGCACGTACAACGGCTCGTACGTCGGGCGGGCGTCATTGGACGTAGGCGGAGGCGGCGCGTTGGTCCGCTACCGCGCACGTGCGTACGGCTTGGACGGCAACAGTGTCACGGTGGAACAGTTCGATTCGGGAGCGCCGAATGTCGTGCCAGTCACGACCGTGCAGTTGCTCAGCGCGAACTCCGTTCGAGTGATTCTTCGGCGCAGCGCAGGAGCCATCCTCGCTACGGCTGATGAGGTTGCGAACGCGATCAACAACTTCCGCAACTCGTCGAATCCGACGCAGCAGTTGCCGGTGGTTGCTCACGCCGGTGGCACGAGCGTCGTGGCGGCGGCTGCCGCAACGCCTCTTGCAGGCGGCGCCGATCCGACGATCGTCGCGCCGCAGCTCAAGTTCACCACGGCGGGAGCTGGAGGGCTTTTCTACTTCGATCAGACCGATCCGCTCGTGATCCGTCAGATGGAGTGTCAGTTCGTAGGCATGGTGGGCGCCGTCAATGTGTCTTTCCAGATCGCGAACCTCGACGCCGGACTGGAGCCGATCGCTGCCGAGACCGCGACGATCTTCAGTGGCGCAGTGAACGTCGGGCAACCGTTCGTGTCGTTCGCCGACGCGTCGTTCCTCCTCTTGCCGCGTCAGGCATTCCTCGTAGTACCGGCCTCGCCCTTGACCGGCATGGCTCGTGTGAACGTCCAGCGCGAAGCACGCTTTTCGGCAATCGTCTGATAGGAGATCCCGATGCCTGTAACCGGAACCCCCGTCACCACGCCCGTCGTTACCACGGATGACGTCCGCGGCTTCTTGCGTGATGTGGCCGGACAGATCCCGAATACGGGCGTCCTCAACGTTCTTTTGGACGGGCCCGAGTATTCCGACGCAGATCTGAATCGCGCCATCAAGTTCACGGTGGCGAGGTACAACGCGATCACTCCGATCACGTTGCTCGACCAGAACTCGATCAACCCGTGGGTACTCCTGGTGGGTACGGCGGCCTTTCTCATGAAGTCGGAGGCGTTCCGTCAGCTTCGTAACCAGGTTACGGCACAGGACGGAGACGTTGCGCCGATCGGCGTCGACGACAAGCAGGCGTTCTACAACCAGATCGCCAAGATGTGCGACGAAGAGTTCATGGGGATGGCACGCGGCATCAAGACCCAGCTGAACATGGAAGCGTGCTACGGCTCGCTTGGTTCAGGCTACCGAAGCGTGTCTCGCTTCCATCACTACTGAGGCACCATGCGAAACCTCGCCTATGACCAGGGGATCGAACGCGCCTTCGCTGAAGCAGGATACGCTAGCTTGCGCGAATTCGTGAAGCACGGCTCGTCGCTCGCCGAAGACCTGAACCGCATCCCCCGTTCCGAGTTCCTCTCCAATATGGAAGAACTCTCCCGCGAGATGCCGGACATGGCAGAGAAGATCCGGTCGCTCCACGAAGACTCTTCGCGCGGCGTGATGAAAGAAGTCGATAAGCTGAAGCCGCTTGGAGGAGGCCTTCTCGACAAGATCCGCGGCGTGTTCAGCGCGGAACCGCACGTGCCCGAGAAGGCGCAGTGGTTCTTGAACGAAGCGAATCACGGCATGCCGTCTCACGAAGTGATTCAGGTAGGCAGCGGCCCCGGCGAATTCGTCGTGAAGCGTTTCGAGATGGGGAACATCCCGACGCATCAGGAAGCGGCTGTTCACTTGTCGAAAGACGTTCTTCACGGGCCCGAGGCGGAACAAGTCGCTGCCAACATCCGTTCCGGGATGGTTCCGAAGTGGGTTGGCGGGGGCGGTCTTCTCGGAGCCGCCGCCGGCGTTGGAATCGGACATCTGGCTACCCCGGACAACGCTGACGACAAGGAGCACGAACGCCGGATGATCATGGGCGGGACGCTCGGAGCTGGTGTCGGTGCCGTCGGGGGCGGCTTGCTCGGATACCTGCGCGGAGGCGCCCTCGGACGCGCTACAATTGCAGGCAAGGACCTCGCACAGCAGGCCGGACAGGCCTTCGGACGGTGACCATGAAGGATCTCGCGTACAAGCAGGGAATGGACAAGGCGGCGCAGGAGTTCGGCTACGAGACGTGGGCGGACTTCGAGAAGGACGCTGCCCCGCTCTTGTCGCTGCCGGGACAGGTGGCTCGCTCGTTCGCAGGCCGTGGCGCACTCATCGGAGCAGGCGTTGGCGCCGCGGGTGGCGCGTTGAGCGGTCCCTCGGATCAGTCCATGATGCAGCGCGCGAAGCGCGGCCTCGTCGGCGCAGGCGTTGGTGCTGCAGGTGGCGCGGCTGTTGGCGGGGCAGGCGGCTACCTCGGACAGAAGGCCTATCAGGGGCACGTTCAGCAGTTCGCCGGCGCGCTCAAGAATCGCGGTGTTTCGCCCGGTGCGGTGGGGCAGCTGACGCGCGAGCAGTTCGCGAACGCACCTCACTTCCTGAGCGGTCCGATGGCCAAGGCCCGCGCGGCCGTAGGGTCGGCCGTGGCGCCCGCACAGCAGGCCGTTTCAAATGGCATGCAGCGAGCACGGCAAGCCGCAGGGAACGCCGGTCAGAGCGTCCGCCAGGGTCTCTGGGGAGCGTTGCCGGGCGCGCATAAGTAATGCCGCGCGTGTTCCCGTTTCTGCGAGAGAAGGTCCGCGAAGGAACGATCGCGGCCCGGAAGCGGTTTCACGCCAAAAGGGCAGAGGATGAAGGGGTAGCGCACGGAGCTACCCCTGATCCGGACTTCGACGGCGAGTATCGCCAGCTGAATCTCAATGACGCGATCGATCGGGCATTCGAAGCCAACCGTCAGTACGGGGAAGATCCGAGTGCCATGACACAGCCCGGGGTTCTGCACGGGGCGTTGAATCAGATCAACCGCGCCGGCGTCGCTTCGCCGGAACTCGTTGCCCCGCCGCTCGTCATCAGCCCGACGACAAGCGGCGGTTCGGGCAACTGATCACTGAACCGCATAGATCTTCAGGACGCACGCCTGGGCCACGGTGAGAACCATGGCGAGGGCGCCGAGACCGGTCGGATTCGACATCGTGAAGTTCGAACGGTCCGTCACCTGGGGCGTCGCGCCGAGTCCGAGGTTGATGACGCCGACGTCTGCGGTGTTCAGCTTGAGTGTACAGCTGCCGCTGATGATTTCGATGTACACGGCCTTCGGGTTCGTCATCGTACCGAGGGCGATCGGCTGGTTCGACGCCGGCGCGTTGTACACAAGCTGATCGACGTGCAGCTGGGTGAAGGCAATCTGCTGCGAGATCGGGATCGTGGCGTTCTGCGCGTCCGGCGCGGGCGCGAACTGGATGTTTCCGTTGACGATGTACAGTTGCGTCATGGGCGGCTCCCGGGGAAGAGGTCCTGGTGGTGCTGAAGGATAACGTTCCGGGCATGCTGGTCGCCCATGTTCGCGCGCTCGATGAGCAATCCCTTCGTGGCCGATTGGGATTCTGCGTCGATTCCTTGCTGCATCCGACTCTTTCCGAGGTACCCGGCTGCGAGACCCGCCGCGCCGCCGCCCAGCCAGCCCGTCGGGGTGTTCTTCAAGGTTCGGCCTACGAGGCCGCCGAGAACAGCCGCTGCCATCGGCAGGTAGGTGACCTTCGGGCTCTTCGCGCCGGCGGCGACCACGTCCTCGTAGGGCTTGCCCTCGTCGAGGGCCTTGCCGGCACGCTCGATTACGTCACGGCCAGCGTAGGAAGAGGTTCCTGGAAGGCGTTCACTTCCGCCTGAGTACGAAAGACCGAGCGATCCTCCGGTGCTGATCGACGGTGTGAAGAACCCCTGCTTTTCGGCGGCGGTCACAGTGTGACCCGCGGGCGCGCCAGGAAGCTTGTCCCACATGTACCCGCCCAAGGCTCCGATTCCCGCGCCGTTGAGCGCGCCCCGGACGCGATCGTCGCTGTCAACGAGCGTACCTGTGGCCGCGCCGAGCGTTCCGCCCAGCAGCCAAGAGGGCACTCCCTTGAGAGCGTCCTTCGTGCTGTCAACGACCGTCTTCACCGGGGCCGCGGGCGGCTTCAGCGCCGCCGTCGGGATAGGAGGCGGCGTGGCCGGGTGAACCAGATGCGCGTGTTCGCTCAGATCCGGCAACTCGCCGCGGAGAGCGTTCCAAAGACCGCCCGCCGCACCGCGTCCTCGGCGCCACAGATCGCCAACGGCTCCGGATTCTTTCTCGAATTCCGCTGCGATCTGGTCAAGGTTTGCCGGCATTCTTGAGAGCTTCTTTCACCGACGTTTTCGGATCGGGCCGGTACATCTCGGCGACCTTGGAATCGACTTCCCTCGGTCGCGACATCCCGCCCGGACCGGAGACCAGCTTGGTAGCGGGCCGAGGTCCGTGCGAGTGCTGAAAGCCGGCAGAGACGGCCTTCGAGCCCGGATACATCGGAACAATAGTAGTGCAGAGGACGGGTGCCTGGGTGATGACTTGATGGCCGGGCTCTCTGCACTCGGGACACCGGTGCAGTTCCGAGTCCTTGGCTGCGATGGAGCAACGGACCTCGAAGTCTTCGTGACCGTTCGGGCAGGCGAAATCGTAGTTCGGCATGCCTCGATTCTAGCGCAGATCGATCAGGTTGCGCAGTTCGGGTCGGGCGTTCCGGGCGGAAGAGGCGTGCCGTCGAGCGCGAAAGTGGTCGAGGGCGTAACCGTCGGCCCGAGAAGGGCGTCGAGCGCGGCCTGCTCCGCCTGAGCGACGGTCTGGTTGATCTGCGCGATGGCAGTCTGCGCCGGCGTCAGTTCGGCGGCCGAACTGAGAAGGGCTTGGAGAAAGCCGAGAGACAACGCGGCTTGCGCGGGGTCCGGACTTGCGGCGAGGAACACGATACCGGCGGTGAACTCCGTGCCGTCGTCGAAGGGCGGGCGGTTTTCGTCTTGCTGATTCGTGATCGCTTCGACGAAGTCCGCGATGAAGTCCCCGACCGGCCCCTGGCCATTGCCGAAACGCACGTAGGCACCGCCGCCGGTCGGCGCGCTGAAGATCTGAATCAAGCGCTCTACGTTGTTGGCGATCGTCTGCGCCTGCTGGGTGTACTTCGCGATCTGTTTGTCGATGAACTCGACGTACGCCTGTTGGTGATTGGTGAATGTCTGCGAACCGGCGGCGAAGCTATCGAGGTAGACCTTCACACGAGTGAGAAAGTCCGCGAGGGGCGGGATGAGTTCTACGATCGACGGGGTGCGCATCCAATCGGGCGGTACGCTCGGCGTGAGCGGAGCCTGCTGGCGCACCGTGTAGTGGAGCGAGACTGCGGGTGAGAGCGCCGCGTAGTCGTTCAATACCGGCTGCGAGCCCGGCACGGAGAGCCGCGTTTGAAAGGCCACGTGGTAGTAGTAATCGTGACCGTCTTCGAACGGGCCGGTGTCCACAAACCGATTCGTGATGCCGTCGAAGTCTCCTTCGAAGATCACCTGTGCGCCGTATTGACCGGTCGTCCCCTGCGTGAGGTTTCCTGAGAAGAGGTCGCTCACACGAAGAGCGTTGCGTGCACGGAAGTCTTCCGAGCGAATCACGGCCATGCGGACCGGCGTGAGCGTTGCTGATTCGAAGGCCGACAGAATCCGCCCGACCGGGAGAGACGGCCACGTGAGGATCACGGCGGGGTTCGCCGAAGATTCGGGGTAGGCGACTGTCGCTGACATGGAAGTGGGAACGAGCGTGGTCTGGCTGCGGCTCGTGTTCTGACTGCGTGCGGTCGCCCCGCTGAACAGGTTGTCGATGAAGAGCAACATGTTCGCGATCTGCGTGTAGTCGGGCGAGCCGACGATCAGCTCACATGTGGCCCAGTACATCGATCCGCGCCAACGAGGACGCTGAAGATCACCGGCGTCGTAGAGCGACTCCGCGAGCGTCTTGATCAGGTACGCGTTTCCGCCGACGTTCCCAGCCCGGGGGTCGAAGAGATGAGCAAAGTCGATGCGGTCGTAGAGTCGCGCGCGCTGAGCCGCCGGCAACTGCTGAAGAAATGGGCCTACCGGGAAGTAGGTCGGATTAACCAGGTTACGGTCCTGTTCGTCGGTGACGGTACGCGGATCGACGAGCGACTTCTTCGGAACCGGGATCACGAGAACGTAGCAGCCCGTCGAGAGAACGAGCTGATCGATCAACGTCTTGATCTCTTGCACAGCGGCCTGGATGGCCTGGTTGATTGCCTGCTGTTGAGTCGAGGCAGGATCTACGGCTTGCGCCTGCGTCGTTTGCAGCGTGACTTTCAACGACTGAAGGGCGGTCGTGAAGGTGTTCAGCCCGGTGGAAAGGAGTTGTCCCAACTGAGTGACGCCCGGGGGCGGCGTGACTTCCAATGCCTGCCAATTACCCACGGCGGCCTCCGTTGAAGAGCTTACGAAGCTCTTCAGCCTGTTCCGGTCCGAACATCTTCGAGGTGTCCACGCCTTCCATCTCCAGCTGCTTCTTCAGACGCACCAGCCGTTGGAGAAGGACGAGACGTTGAAGACGCAGCAACGTCATCGGGACATCCTGTGCGAGCTGCAGTATAGTCGGCTTCTGTGTCCATTGGGACATTCCACGAGTCTACTACGAGGTACAGCAATGGGTAAGGCAAGCGAGTCGCATCAGATGGACATGGTCCATGTGGTTCTGGAGATGGTCGAAGACGGCCAGCGGCTGGAATTCGATGTCGGTCCGGGCACCGAACGCAGGAAGATCCGATTCGAGATCGGTCATGTGCAGGGCTACGGCGAGCTGTTCATCGAACGGTTCGAACCGCTGAACGACATGGACGAACTCGATCTCCGTGTGAAGCTGATCGTTCCGCCGGGTGCGGGTGATCGGCCGGCCGCGGGAGGTCCGACGATCGTCGGAACCGCGCGTCATCTCGCACAGCTCACGAACGAGCAGCGCGCCAAGGCGGTGAACCTCCCCAAGGGCGAAGACGGCGAAGCCTTCCTCACCGAGGAATCGCAGTCGGCTTCGACCGACGCTCCGGGCGCACCGACGCCGGAAGAACTCGGAACGACGGCGGCACAACGCATCGAAACGCTCGTCGCGACCGAAGTGCCCTTGTCCGACGGCCTCTCCACCATCTCGATGGAGCGACAGCTGACGGCGCCGGGTGCGGAAGAGGAGACCGAGCTGATGAAGCTCGCGCGCGCGGAATCGTCGATGCCGACGGTCATCGTGCCGCCCGAACCCACCACCGAAGAGGTGGCCGAGATGGTCAATACGACGCCGCCGACGCCGAACGAGGAAAAGGAGCTGGAGGCTAAGGCCCGAAAGAAGAATTCGGGCCTCGGAGGAAGGTTGCGCTGATCAGGCGCTGATCAGCTGCTGGGCACCGACGATCGAGAAGCCCACCAGGAGGTTGACCACGGCGTAATCGCCAGCCGCGTAGCCGGCGAGCGCCGTGCCATCGACCGTCGCCACGACCTGCGAGTCGGTGTAGGTCGTGATCTTTGCCACGTAGCTTCCGACCTTGAGGACTGCGTCCTCGCCGGCGCCGCCGTGCAGCCAGTTCTGAGCGATGACGCCCGTCGATGCCGCGCCGACACCCGAAGCCACGACGAGAGCCTTCGCCGCCGTGTCCGCGTTGATCTGTGCCACCACTGCGGTGACCGTGTCGCTCGCCGCTGCCGGCGTCACGACGATGTCGTTGCCCGTCACCGCGACCGATCCGGCACCCGAAGCTGCGAGGATCTTGAGCGAGATGAGGTTCCCGCTGCAACCCGGCTTGCGAGCCTGCACCGTGAGGCGCTGGCCCGAGCTGTTCACGTAGTAGGCGTATGCCACGCCCGCGCCTTCGCCACCCGAGAGGGTAACCGAGGCTGCGGTGACGGTGCCGGTGCCGCCGCCCGTGGCCTGCACGAAGAAGTTCGCGAGCGAGTCGGCGTTGATCTGCGCCGCGATTGCGTTTGCACCCGGACCTGCTGCAGCCGGAACGACCGTGATGGTCGTCTTCACGCCGTTGAGGTCGGCCGTCTGCGTCGTGGTCACGCTGCCCGCGCCGCTCGCAGCTTGCACCACCACGGTGATGGCGTTCGCTTCCGGGCCCTTGCGCTGCGCTGCGAACGAGAGCTTCGCCGTGCCGATGCCCATCGAGCCCGACGCGGCGTAGCCGCGGATCAGGTTCTCACCGTTCAGGGTGAGGGTGTTCGTCGCCGAGGCGAGCGAAACCGCGCCCTTCACCTGAAGGAAGCGCGCGCGATTGCCCGGGATGGGCTCCGCGGAGTAGGTCAGTACGTTGCGGTACTGGCCGGTCGCGAGACCGGTCGTCGCATCGACCACTCCGAACATCTTGTACGACAGCTTGTCGAGAACCGCGCGCAGGCGCGCCCACTGGCTCTCCGAGACGTCGAACGTCTTCACATCGCCGGCGTTGAACGACTGGCTCACGAAGGGCTGGTCGCGTCCGATGTCCTGGGCTTCGAGGCCGAGGTAGTCGTTGAGCGCGAACGGCGCGAGAGCTGTAACCGTAACTCGCATGTACATGTTCGAAGTCTCCTTGCACCCGCCCGGGATGCGTCAGAAGTATAGAAGCGCAGCTCAGCCGCCCAACTTCAATTTCTGGGACTGCATCTGAGGAAGACGTGCGCTGAGACCAGAAGTGGAATCGATAGGCGGGCTTGCGAGACCGGTCTGAGCGGTCGCAGAACCTGCTGTAGAGACTTGATGAGTGTGACCGACGTAGTTCGAGATGAACTCGCTGAGGATCTGGTTCAGTTCGTTGTAGAGGACCGCGTTGTTCGTATTCCCAGCAACTTCCATAGCTTGGCAGGTGAAACGCGCGAGGTTGCCGCCGGCATCACACTCGAAATTGCCGTTCTGACAGGTCACCATGACCTTGTCGTTGACCGACTTGACCTCGTTGACGCCGTCGGCATACGAGTGCTTGTGCCCTCGGATGGTGTCTTCGGCATCGCCTTGAATCGTCTTCAGTTCTTTGCCGCCGACCTGCTTGTTGTCGTCGCCCACGACGCGACGGGACATGCCGCCACCGGCGCTGAGTTCAGCGTTCCGGTTGGCTCGGACGTTCCAGTCGTTCCCGACCCGTTGCGACAGGTTGTTCGAAAATTCCTCGGTCGCGTCGGATTCGACTGTGGTCGAACGATTTCCAGTCACAGTCTCCGTCACCGCACCCTGGAATGTACGAGAGACATCGCCGTCGAAACGCTGGACGTGGCCGGAGCCTGATCGATTCGTGAAGGTCGAGTCCAGCCCCGCGATCCCGAAGATCTCTACGTGGCCTTCGCCCGTGATGTGCGCCTGGAAAAGGGTCTGCTGGTCGATCGTAGTGATGCGGAAGTTAACCAGGTTACCCGTTGCTCCCACATCCAGGTGGATCGTGTAGCGTTCTTCATCTGAACCCGTTTCGGACAGCTGGTTGGCGCCGCCCCTCCAGATGAAGGAGGTCCGGCCACCTTCGTTGGTGATCTTCGATTCGCCCATCCAGGTGATCAGCCGGAAGATCCCTGCGATCAGCTCTGCCTTGTCTTCGTTGCCGAAGAGAAGGAGCTGGGCGAGGTGCCCGCCGTGAAGAAGAGCGGTTTTCCCTGACATTGCTGCGACGGTCGCTCCGTCCGGGCTGCGTCGGACGAAGTCTCCCGGGAGGACGTCAGTCGGGGCGCCTGGCGCGCGGCCGTTGGCGCCGTAGTTACGGTCGAGAACCGGGTCATTCACCCCGAAACCCTCGGTGCCGGTCGGGTTGTCGACCGGATTCTGGGTCGAATCCGGAACGTCACCTTCGGACGGAAGGACTCCGTCGATGTACGGGAGACCCAGGCTCCAGTCGATCCGCACGTCGGTGCCGATCGGCAGCATCGCGTGGTCCTGGGGAGATTCCTGGATACGCAGGCAGGTCAGACTCCGCCCGCCCAGGGTCATGACCCGGTACGCTCGCCGATTGGCGTCTACGGAGGTGATCCGGCCGCGTTCGCGGATGGCGCGCGGCGGCTCGTTCCAGGTGGAACCTCGCCGGACGTTTTGAGAATCGGGGGAGAGAGGGTCGCCAGTGGCCTCGGGTCCGAGGTTGGCGGGGCGGCCGGAGAACCGGCCGTTTCGGGCGGGAGGTGGGGGAGACATGCTCCCCAAGATTACTACGTGATGGACGCGACGTCCGCGACCGCGATGTCGCTGTCGTCGAACGTGTCGACCGAATCACGGACCGACGGCGGCGGGGTGGTCGGGCCGAGGCCAAGGATCGAGTCGATCGTCGAGCGCGGCACGCCGTTGCGGCGGCCTTCGTCCGACGGCGCGAAGCGGTTGACGCGGTCGCAGAGACCCGACACCGACTCGACGATCAGAGCCTGGCCGGCCTGGACGCCGGCGCCCCAGGTACCGATGCAGCACAGCTCGAAGTACATCGAGGCGATGAGCGAGTGCGCCTTGGAGCGCATGATCATCGCGAGGCCGAACGGCACGTAGTACAGTTCGGAGTCGAGGTTCGTGTAGAACGCGTCGTTCGTGCTGAATGCAGCGGGGTCGTCGAACTGGCTGACGTCCACGCCCGCTTCCACGGCGCTGTGGTAGAGCGCGCGGAGCAGGTTGCGGCCGTTCAGCATGACGCGCGTGATCTGCCACTGCGTCTGCGACTTTCCGCGGAGATAGAACGAACGGCCCGATCCGATGGCCATCATCGGCTGCACCGGGGCGGTTGTCGTCCAGTTGAACGACTGGAACATGCCGAGCGCGAGAAGCGTCCGGCCGCCAGTGTTCGAAGTGGCGTTGGCCGATCCCGCGCGCGCCGGACCGGCGAGCAGCAGGGTGTCGTCCGGGTGAGCGGCGTCGTAGGAAGCGTTATCCTGCAGCCGCTCCACGTGGTGCTGCTGGAAGTTCCAGGTTGCAAGGCCCTTGGTTACACCGATGGGGTACGTCATGGCGTCTCCGAAATCTTAGTGACCTGCGGGCTTCAAACCCGGAATGTGGTGGCGAGCAAGAATTCCGAGGCCGAGTACGTCGGCCGCGGCGAGTTGTCGGTGATTGTGTTCAGCCCATTCGGGCTTGGCGATTTCGGCGACCGGGCCCGCCGCAAGAAGGCCGTAGGCCCCCAGATCGAGAGCGTCGTGAAGACCCATGGCCAGCGCGCGCTTGGTGAGCGAGGCCGTCTTCGGCTGGGAAGGGTTCATGGCCCCCCAGGCGGCGCTGCCCGCGCCGGCGACGGTCATGCCGGTACCGATCGCGTCGATGCCGCGTGACAGGAGACCCGGCTTGGCTGCCGTGGTTGCTGCTTGGGCAGCCCCTCGGCCGAACATGCCGCCCATAGCGCTGCCCATTGCCTTCGCACCGGAGGCCATCGCCCCGCCGATCCGACTGAGGACAGGCTTCGCCGCTTGAAGGACGGCCGTGAAGGCCACCTTCTCGCCGTCGGAAAAACCCGCCCAGCGGGCCGCGATCTCGTTCTCGGAGAGATACGGGATTGCAGCCTGAAACCGGGCCAGTTTTTCGAGCGAAGCCTGCTCCATCAGATCACCAGGTGGAGGCCGATGCGGTTGAGCGGGCGCGGGATCTTGAGATCGAGGTAGATCTCGACGCGGTCCGAGCTGACCGACGAGACCGCGAGCGACGTGACCTTGCCCTCGATGAGGGGCGGTCCGATGCGCGCGACCTTGCGGAGCTTGAGGTTTTCCATCCCCTGCACCACCGCCCGGTTGATCTCCGAGAGGGTGTCCTCGGTGACGTTGTACCGGCCGATGAAGCTGTTCAGGATGCCTGCGAGGTACACGCTGATGAAGTCGAGGTCCTTCACCACCGAGATCTCGCCCGTTTCCACGGCCGACGGGTTGGTCGTCAGCTGGTGGACGCAGTACGGAGCCGCGATCGGGTTGTCCTGCTGCAGTACCAGCCATCCACCATCCGAGAGCTTGGAGATCTGCGGATCGGTGAAGTAGTCGGTCGAGTGGATCACCGAGGTCGCACCGGCGAACGCGAGGTTCGTAAGACCCTGCTGTGCCGGCAGACCCGCCATCGCGCCGCCCACCCAGCACGCACCGTAGTAGCCCGGCTGCGGGCCGGCCGACTGTGCCACGAGCGGCGAAGAGCGCGGGAGCGACCCGTCGACGAGGCCTGCGACGAGGCACTGATCCGGCCAGATGAGGGCGGCACGCTTCGACATGAAGCTCTGCGCGTATGCGATGAGCGCCGTGACCTGCGCGTCCTTATTGAGAACGCGCTGCACGCGGTAGCGGATCGCGGTCGGAGTCGTCACATCGATCAGGCCCGAACCCGAGCGGCTGTAGCCGTGCGGGATTTCGGTCGCAACCGATGCTGTGTCGTCCGAAGCGGGGGTCAGCTTCAGGCGGTTTTCGCTGATCACGCTCGTCACGACGTACGAGGTGAAGGCTCCGTCGAATGCGCTGTTCGAGTAGTCGTTCGGGTTCGCCGGGATCTCGATGAGATCGCCCGGGAGCACGCCCGACGAGAGGAACGTTGCGGTGTCATCCTGAAGGATGTCGTAGTAGTTGTCGTTGACGGCCGTGCCGATCGCCGACGTCGCACCGGTGAGCGCGAGAGGCGTCAGGGCCGCTGCCGTCACGAGGTCTCCGCCACCGGTCAGAGAGACCGTCACCACTGCGTTCGCATCCGCCGCTGCTTCGATTGCGGCCTTCACCTGCGTGAAAGTCGTCGTCGCGTTGACGAAGGTGACCGTGATGTTGAAGCCCGAGACCGTCACGGCCAGGGCCGCGCCGGCGACGTACTCGACCTGGTAAGGACCGCCCGAGACAACCGGGTTACGGTGCGTGATGACGATGGTCGAACCGCCGACGGTGCGCGACAGCGAGGCGAGCTTGCTGTACTTGACCGCCAGGCCCGACGCGTCAGTCACGACGATTTCGGCGCCCGGGTTTCCGCCGCCCGTGAGGCCGATGTCGTCACCCGCGTCGTTCCAGGCCGCGTTGGTCGGAACGAGTTCGAACTGCGTCGTCGTGTTCAGGTGCGACACGTAGTGCGTGCCGCGGCGGCCTGCCCACGTACCACCCGAGGGAACGAGGCCGATCGTCACCAGGTCGCCCGGAACGAGCGCGGAGAGATTCGCGCCGCCCGGCGAGAGAACGTTGATCGTGCGATGCTTGGTCGAGCTGGCGCCCGACTGCTGCGGCGTTGCCTGGGGCGAACCTGCTGCCACGGTCGAATCCGTCGGAAGCGTGCCCGATCCGAGCAGCATACGGAATTTCTGAACGACTCCCGTGTCGCTCGCGATCGTCGGATCGGCGAGCGTCTCGTTGTCGATCTTGTAGGCGAGCAGCGTGCTCGTGTCGGTCGTCAGGGGGACGATCGTGTAGAGGTCCTTGCGCGAGCTGACCGCGTCACGGAACTTCGCGTGACCGAGTGCGTCGTTCGACGACACGCCGTAGAAGTTGATCCGGACCGAGCCCGAATTCTGAAGAGCGCAGAAGAGGCCGACCGCGAGCGGGTTGCGCGCGTCGATCTTGCCGACCTTCGTAACGATCTCGGTCGCGTTGCAGCTGTCGACCTGCTGGAGGTCCTGACGGAGCGCGCGGTAGGCGAGGTAGCACTGCGCGTACGCCACGGTGCGCTGTACCGTCACGCCGGCCACAGTCACTCCGAGCTGAATGCCGCCCTTGATGAGCAGTTCGTTCGAAGTCGCTTCCGGGAAGACGAGGATCGTGCCGCTCGGGTCCGAGACCTGTTGGGTCACAAGCTGACGCTCGATACGAGCGCCGCCGGCGTTGTCGAAGGTCCACCCCGAAGCCGGGAGGTTCTGCGTCACGCGGAGTGCGTTGACCGTGGTTCCGCCTTCACCGACCGACAGAACGGTGCGCTTCAGTGTGTTGCCCGCCGAGTCGGTGAGCATGATGATGTCGCCGGCCTGGATGCCGTAGGTGGCAGCGAGGTCCTGGCCGATCGCAAAGGTGATCTTGTTCAGGTCGTCCGGCGCGCCGTTCGACGTGGTGATCGCTGCGCCAATCGCCGGAGCAATACCTCCAGCGAGGTACGTCGAACCCATGATGACGCGGGGAAGCTTCAGCCAGAGCTGAACGCTGTCGTGGTCGACGATCGCGCCCGCAGCGTTGTTCGGGTACGAAGTGACGTCGATGGTCGTCACACCGGAAGCGGGCGGCTGGTACGCCACTGCGGAACCTGCCGTCTTCGCAGCACCATCAGCGGTACCGTATGCGTCGCTCAGCAGGATGTTCGCAGCGTCGTCCGGGTAATCGTTGATCACGTACGCGGGCCCGACGATGATCGTCTGCAGGTCCGGCGTCACGGGGGTGATCGACGTGTTCGCCAGCTCCTGGAAGACGAGGACGATAGGACGTGCCATGTTCTAACTCCGAGGGGCCGAGGGCCGGTTGATTCGTCCCTAAGAATAGGGGCGAGGGCCGTTTCCACAACGCACATCCGCAGGGACAGAGCGGAAAGAGTCCGTTTGAAAAACGGGCCTGTTTTTGAATCGGAATCAGGGCTTGTTTTTGATGGGCGGCGGTGCGCCGTTATAGAGCGCCATCGAAAGAGCGCCTTTGGAAAGGTCGCCGTCTCCAATGTTACGGAAGTTCGCCGCGATCTCACGAAGGACTGGCGCAATGGGCCGCGTCGTCCATCGAAGTTCGACTTCGACTTGGAAGGACAGCTGGCATTCCCAGAGGTCCTTGTCGCGACGATACGGTACCACCTTGCTCTTCCGGGGTTCGGTCATCTCGTGGATGCGGAACGCCTCTCGGATCAGCATACGGCAGGCGAGCAGGTGCATACGGACGATGTCCGAGAGGATCGAGCAACCCCCGCGGGTCTCGTCGATCAGAAGCACTTCCATTGCGTGCGTGTCACGGAAGTAGCCGCCTTCGATCCCAGTCGGACGGTGGGCTCCGGCACGGTTCGCAACCACGTCGCGATTGCCTCCGGACTCTCCCGCGTCGATTAGGATGGCCGGCCGGTAGTTCTTGGCGTCGGGGAACTCCAGGTACTCGCTCTCGATGTAGAGCTTCCGCGGGTGCCCGCCTTCGTTGGTCTCGTCTGACCCCGGCGTCGGGTCAGCCGCCCAGTAGTAAGGCAGGTCCGGAGTAAGATTTTCCCCACGAAACCGAGACCGGATCACTTCGACGAAAACTCCCTGCAAGGCCAGGGAGCTGCCGTAGAAGATGTCGTCCGACTGACCTTCGATCTTCGCGAGCTGTGAGACAGCTTTGATTTGTTCGTCACCCATGGCGCCCTCACATCAACGGCGGGACCGTGGTCTCGTCCACCGGGAATCGGTAGATGATGTGTGATCGCGGCAGTTCCAAGGCAAACACCGTCTGATGGACAGCGACTGTACGAAGGCTCGTTTCCGACTGCTGGTCGACGACGAACCGACGTCCGTCGGACAGGAAGACGACCACGTCGCTCTGTTCCACGCGAGGGATATTCAACATCATGAACCGGGCGGTCGTCGACTCCACCTTGTTCTCGGGCGCGACCTGGATGTTCGTCTGCAGGGGCGCCCGTCGAGCGTAGGTCAGAATGGGGTTCCAGTATCCGCCCAGAAAGCCTGTGCCCCAGCAGTCTGTGCAGTGCGCTCGCAGGATCTCTTTCGTGATCTTGTCGACGCACTTCACGCAGCGCGCTCCCCACTGCTTTCGCTTGAGCACGGCAACTGGCACACCGGTGTACTTCCGGAGCTGGATGTACTCATCGTGAATGAGCTTCCGCAGAAGCTGCTTCTGCTTTGGGGCGAGCGTCGGCGTCAGTTCGGTGACGTCTTCCGCGCTCTCTCCAGTCGTGCAGACCGCAGTGAGTCGGTAGAAGAAGTTCCGAGTGACCGCCAGGTGGTTAGGCCGAAGGAACGTCGTCGGATCGGTGGTTGCCGGCTGAGGAAACTTGTCCACGTAGCAGTAGACGTTCTTCAACTTCGACGCCACCGGTTCCCACGGTCCGTGCATTGAGCCGGAGCGATAGAGGTCGAACCAGTAATCGCCCTGGGGCGCGACGCCCTTCAACGTCCATTGGATGAAGTTCGCCTGCGGAATGAGCGGCGTGGTCTTGGTGAATTCGACGCTCAGAGCCACGCGTTGTATCGGCGACGGGCGTCCAGTCGGGCCCGCATCGCCGCCTCCTTGCCTGACAAGGGCGCGCCGGCGGTACCGTCGCCCTGGGTGTTCATCGTGCTGGTTCCGTTGTCCATCACGCGCAAGTCGTCGAATGCTTTCGCCACCGCCTGATCGCCGGTGACGCCAGTGCCCGTTCGGAGGGCCTGGTCAAGCAGATTCTGCAGGGATTCTGGCATGCGCGGATCGATGTGGTCCGTGTCGAAAAGCCCTGAGTAATTGAGATCCTCGGCACCCTTAACCAGGTAATCCCAGAGGGCTCCCGTGACTTCCATCGGCATCACCGGCTGACGATCGCTCGTGTTGTAGAGGTAGGGGTCGGCGTCGACGGCATTGGTCGGTGACCACCCGCCGTAGCTCTGAAAGCGGTCATGGTCCGCCAGAGCGGACGCAACTTCTTCGAGAGTCGGGCGCGCAGTCGCATTGCGACGGCCTGGGTAGGCGTCGCCGGTGCCGGGGATGAGCCCCAGACAGTCCTTGCCAGGCGGCTGATCGTCGATCTCGCGATCGGTGCCGGTGTTCAGCCCCGGTGCGTTCTCATCAGTGAGCGCGTAGCCACTCATGCGTTCGGGTTCGGGTGTGCCGGGTGGATCATGCCAGGGACGATCGGAGCGGTGTTCACCTTGTTCTGGTTGTCGCCGTGCGAGATCGTCTGCTGATTGAGCGTTGCGCCCGTGTTCTGGGCGACACCCAAAGAGTCGAGCGGGCCCGCGGTCGGCGTTTGCATCTTCAGGTTCGGCGCCGGCGACGGGAGCTTCGGAGCGGCAGTCGTTCCGGCACCCGGGGTCGCCATCGAGTTCGAGCCGAGGAACTGGTTGCTCGCGGCCATCGCGCCAGCGCGAGCGATCTTCTGCAGCCAGGTATTCATGAGCACCTCAAAATGCGAACGCCCCACCAAGCATAAGCCTGGCGGGGCGTCCCGGACAGCAGCGGGAGCCGCTATCAGAAGTTGATCTGCTGAACCGACAGGCGGTTGCCGATGCCGAGGCCGATCGACTCGTAGGAGTAGAACGTGATGATGTCCGCCTCCTGCTTGATGAAGAGCGTCGCGTCCTGGAGCAGGAAGAAGTTCCCGAGGAAGTTCTCCGGCGAGAAGACGAACGCGGTGCGCGAGCTGCCGAGGACCGACTGGAAGATGTCACTCTTCACCGTGGTCACGACCGGCATACCCCAGAGGCGCTCTTCCTTCTCGATGCCGTCGTGGTAGTGATCACCAGCGACCTGGTAACCGACTGCCGACGCCGGGAGGTTCTGCGCCTCGTAGAAGAGTTCCTTCGTCATGAGGAACTTGCCGATCGGGCGGCGGCGGGCTGCCATCGCCTGCTCCGCCTTCGTCCAGGCCACGCTGTTGAACGCAGGGGCCGGCGTCACCTGAGCGGGGTTCAGGGCGATGATCGCCTTGATCGTGTTGAGGAACTGGGTATCCTCGACGTCCGCCATGTCCTTCACGCTGTTGTCGCTGAGGATCTTGCGGATGTCGTTCTGGTACGTCATCAGCTCGAACTTCGACTTGGTGAAGCGCTGGCTCTCCACCTTGGCGAAGCGGATCTCGTAGCGCGGGCCACGGAACCAGACACGCGGGCCCGACCCGGTGAAGGGCACGTACGTCGCGATCGACGCCGGTTCCTTCTCCACGATCTTCTTCGGCTGGTCGTGGTTGACGTCACGATCGATCTCGTCGTCCTGGAGACCGACGGGAACGATGATCTCACGCGCGAAGGATTCCTGACGAACCTTCTCGCGAATGAAAGCGGTACCTTCGACGGCCGCTTCCTTGATCTTGCCCTCGTCCGTGATCTTCCGGACGAACGCGGCGTTCAGGTACTGGGCGCTGACATTCGTGGTTTCGGTCTTGTAGCTCATCGCGCGGCTCCCACTCTTTCCGAGTGAAACGTGTCCTTTTCTTCGAACTCTTGTTCAGGCCCCGATGTTCACCGGAGCCTGGTGATCACATGCCCTGGGCGAGGTAGCAGTCGAGGATTCCGTCCTGGCTCACGCCCGACGCGACCCAGCCGACTTCCTGGATGTGGTCGTTCGCTGCCGCCTTCACGGTCAGCTGGCCGCTCGATGCGATGAGCGGCATCCCCGGCGTGTACGTCGGGCCGACCACGAACTCGGTCGTCTCCATGCGGAGGCCACCGTGAACCACGGTGATCGCACCCGCCTGCGCGCCCGAGTAGTCGTCGTCGCCTTCGAACACGACCCAGAACATCTTGCGGAAGTTGGCGGTGAGATCCTGGCTGTTCGCGAGAACGAGCTGGAAGCTGGAGTTCAGCTCCATGATCTTTCCGCCCGGGATCGTACCGAGCTGCATGGTGCCGGTGGAATCCGGAACACCCGCGCCCGAACCCGCGGCCTTCGCCAGTGCGATTTCGCTCGGGACAAGTACGTCCCAGATGCCGCCCATCGCGAGGGGCAGCGAGTCCTTGGTCACGAGATTGAACTTGCTGTTCAGGACGGTCATCGGTGTGTCTCCGCTGTGGCTGTCAGAATACTAGGGGCGCCGAAAACAATTCGGACGCAAAAGTGTTCACCCGTTGAGAATCCAATCGCCGAAGCGATCTCCCGCACGACGAACACGCTCTTCAGCTGTCTTCGGCTCTTCCGGTGCATCCGTTTGTTCTGCGGGACCGCCGAGAGATTCGGCGCCTGCAGCGTGCTCCGCGAGCTTCAAAAACGTGTCACGCATCGCATCGTCTGACGCGAGCTTGTTGAGTACGGCGGCGTCGGGCGCAGAACCCGTGACAGCCTGGTAGACCTCCGAGAGGTACTCCGAGCCTTTCACGTTCGCCTTCTTCTCTTCCGGTGCCGGAGCAACGGGAGAGACGGCCGGCGCTGCCATCGCCTGCTGGAACGCAACCTTCGTCTGCGCATCGAGATGATCCGCAGTGGCGTCGAGCACGTTCGCGAGCTTATGCAAGAGGTTCATACCAGCCCCGCACCTTCTGCTGCATACGGAGCAAACCCTTGCTCGCGCACAGCACATGAGCAGCCTTCACGGTCCGCTCGTTCTCGATCTTGTCGCCCATTTCGCGGAGGCTTGCGGCAAGCTTGCGCAGCTCTTCGGCCTCGGGGCTCTTGGAATCAGCGTCCATAGAGAGCCTCCTTAACGCGGTTCAGGTCTTCGTACGTGACTCCCGGTTCGGGTGCCGAACGCAGGAGGGCAGCAACCTTCCGAAGCTCGGAGGCGATGGGGGCTGGCGCCGGCACGCTCACGCGAGCAGCCTTCGCCGCGGCCTTTTCATGACCGATGCGCGTCTCGGTCATGAGCTGACCGAGGGCTGTCTCCAGTGATGCAGTGGGGCGTCCCATTCTACTTCCGAGCCTCCTGAAGAGCGGTGAGGAGAGGCGCCGCCAGTGCTTCGAACGCTTGTTTGCGCAGCTCCGCGTGGCGGCGGATCAACTCCTCACGGGTCATCACTTCGCCTGCTGCGCGGTGAGGATCTGATCGGCCTGCTGGATCGCGGTCCAGCCGTGGACGAAGTGTTCCGTCGCGGTCTTCTGGATGTCTTCGATCTCGCGCGAGTAGCTCTGGTTGTAGAGGTCCTGACCGACCTTCTCGATGAGCGACTTCGCGTCCGCGTAACCCTGCTGCACCGCCGAGCGGTACGCTTCCGGGTTCTCCGAGGCGAACTTCTCCAGCTGCGAAGCTTCCGACGCGGTCTTGTCCGCACCGGTGCCTGCTGCCGTGTCCCACTGGTTGATGCGGGCAACGAACGCATCGGCCATCGCCGCGCCCACAAGCTGCGCGTGCTTGATCTCGCCGTCGCGGTCGATCGCCACGATCTCCGTGGCCATCTTCACGAGGTCGTTGACCGGAGCGGCCGTCGGCGCCGCGGGCGCAGCCGGAGCCGCTTCCGAAGCCACCTTCGACTGACCGAGCGTCGCCATCACATCGGCGAGGGCCGACTGCATGGGCGCCGGTGCCGCCGCAGCCGGAGCCGCGCTGGCAACCTTGGTATTCGCGTTCTCTTCGGTGTCGAGGAAACGCATGATGTCTTCGATGCGAGCGGGCTGGGTCGCCATGGGGTCTTTCCTTTGGTCAGTCGTCCCTAAGAGTAACGGGACGGGTTCACTTCACAAGCAGAAGACCGAGTCGGTGGAACGCGTGGTTCAGATCGACGTCGGGAGCGTCGGTCGGGTCCTCGGAACGCACCTCTAGATCTCCGAACAGAGCCGCTACTTTCGTTTCCAACGGGTAACCGCGAACAACGGCACTTTCGGGTGCGCGTTGCGAGATCTTTCCGGCCAAGAAACCAGGTAGATCCGAAGCCGTCTTGAATCCCGGCCCGAGACGTTCGATGTAGTCAAACGCGATCAGGTCCAAGAACTTCGTGGCGGGGATCTCCGGATCGAACGCGTTTTCCTTCACCATCTCGGTGGTGTTAGGGATTGCGTAGCCTTCGTCGGATACGAGGTGACGCCCCTGCGGATAGTGGTTCAGCAGCTTGTGAGCGGTGTACGCGCCAGCGGCGAGGGGCACGCCGTGGCGTACGACGCCGTGCATCGAACCGAGGTTCGGAAGCATCTTCCCCAACGCGAGTCGGTAAGCTCCTGAGAGAGCCAGGGTTCCGCCGACACGGCGAACAAGGTCGGCCTTTGCGTTTTCATCGTGCGAGGCCATAGCCGCGCCGCGGGTCGTCGAGTATCGCTGCCCGGTATTCGGGTCGGTCACGTAGAGCATGTCCGTCTTCGGTGCTTCACGGTCCCGAATCCACTGCGTGCCCGGAAGGCCCGAACGACCGGCCGCGCTCATCAGGTAGTCGCCGATTCCGGCCCGCTTGTCCAACCAGGCGCCCAACTTCTGAGCGAGTTCCGGTCGAACATGCTTCGGATCGATCTCGACCATCGTGGCAAGCTTTTCGGCTGCCGAGGGAAACCGGGTAAAGAAAGCCGTCACGAGCGGCTGCATTACCACCGCTCGGTCGAGCAGATCTGCGTCCGGCGACCCGAGGCCTGCACGCTTGAAGAGCACGCTCATCAGCTCGCTCGTCGAAAGGCCTGCGCCCTTTTCTGCCAGCGTCGAAGCGACTTCCGGCAGTGTGTGATCGGCCATCGCACCGATTTCAGCGTCGCCGGCGGGTTCCAACGCGATCACGGAGCCGGGCATCGTGTTCGCCCGGTACCGCTGCATCATCTGTTTCACTGGGTCGAGCTTGGCGTATTCGACTTCGCCGACGATGACCTTTTGAATGTCACCCAGCTTGCGGATCTGCGCCTGCTTGGCTTCGAACATGGCGACCTTCTCGCCGAGTTCGGCCGCAACGCGGATTTCGTAGACGGACTCCGCCACCTTCTTGATCATGAAGCCCTGCGGGTCGGCGGGGCGGAAGACCTTCGAGATGTCGAAGAACCGAGCGGACGGGTTGAGAGCGCAGTTCCTTACCCCGGTTACGGGGTCGATCTTGCGCATCTCGAACTTGAGATGCTCGCAGTAGTCCTTGCGGGTCGGCGCGCGGTGCCCGCAATTCGAGCAGACATCCCACCGAACATGGCAGCCCATCGAGACCGGCGCGTAGATACCGGATTCGATCTCTTGGACCCACTCCGGGGCGAGCGCGTTCTTGATCGACAGGAGAAGCTCGATGCGGTGCATGCGAGCGTTCCAGAAAGCCTTTGTCACACGGCCCAAGGACTTCGTCGGGTCCTTGTTCACGTGGTGCTGGTAGATGCCGCCCTTTTCGAAAGTCTTGTAGTGCTGGGTGACGACTTCTTCGTCGTTGACCCAGCCCCGAGCCCAGTCGATGTTGCGGCAAGCATCGCAGGTGCAGAGAGGCTTCGTGCCGACCCGGTACGGCATCTCGTTGAAGCCGTCTCCGTTCCGGTTGTCGTCGTAGTATTCGAACACGCCGAGCGCATTGACGAGCACCATGGTCTCGCCCGGAACGGGCTCTACAGCTGCGACGTAGTCGAACGCCTCCGAAGCGAATTTGGTCGAGTAGCCCTCTGAACGGAAGCTCGCCGCCTTTTCGTAGACGTGCGTGCGTCCGTTCCAGTGAGCGAGAACCATGACGGTCGGCTCACCGGTCGCGAAACGCTCGGGCAGCTCGATGATCTTCTTCATCGGTTACTTCTTCGACACCGGCGCGTGGCCGCTCGAATTCGAAAACGCTTCCGGCGCGTGGAAGGTGCGATCGGTCTTGACCCCTTCCATGCCCTTGATTCCAGCCGCGGTCGGCGTCGGCTGCTTGAGGGTCATCTCGTGAAGCGCGTCGATCATCTCGGCGTTCATGTCGACCGGCTTTGCCCCTTCGAGGGCTTGAAGCACTGCCGCCTGGTGTGCCGGGTCGGCGTCGGCGAGCATCTGCTTCTGCAACGACACGATGTCGCGCATCCCGCCCAAACCGTTCTGACGTTGAAGTTCGTGCTTCAGAATGCTGTCACC